GCAAGCACGGCTACCACTTACGGTGTGGGCGATGGCACTCACTATGGTCATATAAAGTTGTATGACAATGTGGACGGGGAGAATACAGATGGTGCTCCGGACCAAAACTCTGTTCACGATGCTCTTGCTGGTAAGGCTCCCACAGACCATGCAAGCACGGCTACCACTTACGGTGTGGGCGATGGCACTCACTATGGTCATATAAAGTTGTATGACAATGTGGACGGGGAGAATACAGATGGTGCTCCGGACCAAAACTCTGTTCACGATGCTCTTGTTGGTCTTGATAATGACAAGGCTGACAAGGTGGCTGGTGCTGTAAATGGTCATTTGGCAGGATTGGACGCTAACGGTAATTTGACTGATAGCGGTAAGGCTCCTGGGGATTTTGCCGATGTTCACCATTCTCATGGGAATATAAACGAACAGGGTCAAATCCTTAATACGGGTGCTGCTCCTATTTCCAATGGCTGTGCTATCGTTTATACCGACCAAACTAACCAAATCAAGAAATCTACTGTTCTGTTTGATGGTAGTTCCGATTACAAGGCTTTGACGCAGAAGGGTACGTTTGAGGAAATTGTAAAGGACATTAAGGTTGGAACAACCGCTTTACCGAAGTCTAATGGTGTAGTGACCCTCCCGAATGCTGTGGCTACAGGACAATCCGGTGCAACCGCTGGCTTGATGACCGCAGAGGATAAGGCGAAGTTGGATGGGCTTGAAACAGATGCAATTACCGCTGCGGATGTTGCCGATATGTGGGCATCTTTAACGGCATAGGCTAAATTCTAGTAGAAAGGAAATATTATTATGCAGAAATACATTAACTTGTATGACACTGAAACTGAATATGGCTCGGATGCTATTAATAGACCGGGTACTTCATCGGTGTCGTATGTTATTGGGAGTAATACTGTTCATTACGATGGTACGAACATTATTACTAATGCAAGCCCGAAAATAGGGGATGCCGTGTATGGCGACGCTACTAATCATAAGGTAATATTTATTGACGGGGTTTCCCTTAAAGTGGATAATAATGGATTACCAGAAGGTTCTAGTGGTCTTACCAAAATTGGGCAGGTTGTTTGGCGTACTGGACGCAAGGTTCTTATTCATTGGTGGGAAGACCCCGGTAAACAATTTGCAAAGGTATGGCAATGGGTTGTTGCTATGACTGATGGGGTATATGCGGGTAAAGTGCTTACTATTAAGCATTGGGACCCTAGTAGCGGTACATCCGGCGCTATGGTAGATGTTGGTACGTACACTGTACCTTCAACTGTGACTACGATGGCTGATTTTGCTAGTGGCTTGGACACTTGGCTCCGGGCTAATAACCCCACCGTAGGTGGTACGGCATATAATTGGCACTGTGAAGTTGGTACTGATTATCTAGGTAATGAAGCGGTTCTTGTGACTTGCGATAATAATAGCCCCTATCAACGCTATCAAGCCCCTATATCGGGTACTGGTGTTTCCTGTACTTTGTCAATGTGTAATTATTTACCGGAATTTAGTTCGTTTGTTAGAAAAGATGGGTTTAGCGGCTATGACACTGTGATAAATGCAGATAGGTTTATTATTAACAATAGCAGTTCGGAGCATATTAAGAATCGGTCCGGTTTTGATGCTGATACGACTTTGGTTAATAAGTATGGTAGTGGCGATGCGGGTTTCCGTGCTTATATTGAGGATATGATGGCTCGTATTCCTTGTGCCACTGGTGGTATTGCGGTTACTTATGGGAAGTCCCGTGAATGGAGTAAGTGGATGGCTAGTAGAATTTATACTCCGTTTGGCGGTGGCGATGCTCAACCGCAGTTTACCGCTGCTTCGTGGTGTGACACCGTGGGTGTGTCCGGAGTTCCACAACTGGCACCAGGGTCGTTCTATATGGCTGGTGTTGAAGAAGTATTCGCTTTTTTGGGTAGGATGAAATACTCGTCCACCGCTAGTGAACGAGATATTGTGGACTTAACCCGTGCTAAAATGGGCAGTACAGACTCGTTGTTGGCTAATAACCGATGGTTGTGTGCTAGGCGTACTACTTTTTACGCGTGGCTTTACTATAGTGCAGGCTTTTCGACCTACGACGGCGCCTTCAATAGCACGACTCGTGTGTCGGCTGTGGCGCTCTTCGATTTGGATTCTTAACTTGTTCTTAATTTCCTTAACAACTTAAATCTTTTGAAACTTCTTTAATCGTATAAGGGTATTATTTAATGTCAAATAACAATAGTCTTTTGTCTTCGCACATTTATGTAGACTGTATGCAGATGCTTGCACTCATAAATGAGATAGTTTGCGGAATGTCCGCTTGGCAAAAGGGTTGTTTAGGTTCTCGTTTGTTTGATACTATGACTACGGCTACATTATGTTATTCTCGTGCATATAATGAGCGCAAGGATAGGTTGGCAAATGTGGATAGGTGCATTAGTGCATTTGACGAGGTTGTGATACTTATTAGATGTGGGGTTGAGGTTAAGTGTATTAAGGAAAATATGATGGCTCGGTTGTTTATTCTTATAGATAAAATAGCAGAGGGCTTGGATAAATATAGGGGATTCGCTGCTAGGGGTGGGCAAATAGATGCTTCGTCAAACTACGGGGGCAGTGATGCCATTTAAGAGGGGGCTGTGGTTTCATTTAAACCGATGTCGGTAAGCAGCCTCGTCATTAGCCCTCGTTGTTGGCTAATAACCGATGGTTGTGTGCTAGGCGTAATACTAATAACGCGTGGAATTACAATAGTACAGGCTATTCGAACAACAACAACTTCAATAACACGAATCGTGTGTCGGCTGTGGCGAACTTAAAGATACTCCTAGTGGTTGAATCTCCTTATTTTGGAATTTCTAGTGATAGCATTTGAAGACCTAATTCATGCCTACTTGCTTGCTCGTAGGAATAAAAGGCGTTCGCATGATTCGGTTGTGTTTGAATTAGGACAGGAGCGTAAACTTGTTCGCTTGTGGAAATCGGTAAATTCTAGGGTGCTAGATACTAGCGATAATTATACATTTGTTACCCGTGAACCGCATATACGTGAGATTTTCGCTACGGCTATGTCCGTTAGGATTATACATCATTACTTGGAGTGGCGGTTGCGTCCTATCTACGAGAAGGTGCTACCACCTAATTCTTTTAATAACCGGAAGAATATGGGTTTGCATAAGGCGGTTGATAAGGTGTTCCGGGATATTAGGGTGATGTCTAACAATTACGAGAAAGGTGCTGATACTTGGATAGTTCATTTGGATTTCAAGGGGTATTTTCCTAATGCTGATGTTGAGATTGCTTTGAAACAGCAGTTGGACTTGATAGACGGGTTCTATGATGGGTATGACAAGGATGATTTGAAATATATGGTTATGGCTGTTATGAGGGCTGACCCTGCTAGGCATTGTAGGAGGTTAGGCAGTATTCGTGATTGGGATATTGTCCCAAGTCATAAGTCACTATTTAGTAAACCCGTTGGTGTTGGTGGGGCTATTGGTTTTTTATGTTGGCAGAATGCTATGGGGATTTATTCTAGTGATGTTATTAAATGGCTTTCTCGTGTGGAGTTTCATAGGGTTACCGTGTTTGTGGATGATATTTATATTGTGAGTAATGATAAGTCTAGGACATTACAGATGATTCCCGAATTTAGGGAGCGTTTAAAAAGTATAAATGTGGAACTAAATGAGCATAAGTTTTATTGTCAGCATTATAGTAAGGGTTGTATGGTACTAGGTAGTATGCTCAAATTTCATAGGTGCTATTGCAAGAGAAACTTGCTTAAACGAGCATTGAAGCGTGTGGTTTATTGGTTAAATCAAAGGGTAACACATAAAAATTTGGATGGGTTATTAGGTTCTTTGAATACTTATGCTGGTATGTTTTATAGACACAACAACATAAAGGAATTGTCGGTGTTGAAAATGGAGGGATTGGGTAAGTTTGGTAAGTATTTGGAGTGGAATTACTCAAAGAATTGTTTTCGTTTACAGAAACCATATAGGTTTAAGGCTCGTGTTGCAGAATTTTTCGGGTTGTCGGATAGAGTTGGTTGCAAAAAATGCTAGTAATTATATATATTTAGTGTGAGATACATTGTTTTATTGTTGAGGGTCGTATCGTATGTCTAAAGCTATTGATGAAAAGAAAAGACCAATAACCACCGCTGCCGTGTATGCCATATTGTCCACCTTGAAGACATACGTGGACACTAGCGACGATGCCTGTGCAGACTTGGCTAGGGCTACGGCAGAAGCCCTTTGTGACTTGAACGCCCGTATTCAAGGCTTGGAAGACTTGCAAGGTCAGCCATTCGGTGATATTATTGCAAATAGCATAAACACACAGGTTGTTCCTCTGGTGGGGGGCAAGTCTATGGTTCTTGTTGGGAGCGGAACACCTGCAAGCAACCCGGACTTCGTTGGGCAGATATACATTGATACCACAGGTCCTAATTTTTATTTCTCCACAGGAACGGGTAGTGGTGGTTGGGAGAAGGTTGTCTATGATGCTAGTTATGTGCATACGGACAACAACTTTACGAATGCCTTGAAGACTAAGTTGGATAATCTTTATACCAAGGCACAGTTGGACACTATGTTTGGTGATAAGGAAGATTCATTTACACTCACCTATGATGCACAGAATCACGCATTAGTAAGTTCCAAGACGATTACAGTGTCTTAATTAGTGGGGGTGGGTCATGGCTGATTTCCCTCTTGAAGAAATCCGTAATGGTGATAATACATTTACATTTACTCCGGACCAATTTCATGCCCTTGCAGAAGCATTGAATAACATCAATGCTCGGTTCGATGCGTTTGAGAAGTTACTTGGTCAGCCTTTAGGAGACGTGGTTGCTGATAGTGTAGATGCCCAGGAACTTCTTGAGGGCGGTAAGACTATTGGGCAGACCCACGGGCACGGAAATATTACTTGGGATGGCAAGGTTGGAAGTACCGCCAACAAGCCATTGATTACTGGTACTGGTGGCATTGTGCAGGCGGGGTCTTTCGGTAATTCCGCAAATACTTTTTGTCAAGGTAACGACAGCCGTTTAGGGTTGGCTTCCTCGGCATTGCAGGCTATTGTGGCAGCGTCTGGGTCACATATAGGGGATGTAGGCACTCCTAGTGTTACAGCATCTACGGATACTACTTTAAAGAAGACAACACTGACTTTTAATTATTTGAAAGGCGAAAAAGGTAACCCCGGAACAAACGGAACGAATGGTACTAACGGAACTTCCGCAGGCTTTGGCACTCCTATTGCTAGTGTGGATGCCAATACAGGTACTCCATCCGTGACGATTACTGCAAGTGGTCCAGACACCGCCAAGGTGTTTAATTTTGAGTTTAAGAATTTGAAGGGTGCTACTGGTCCCGCTGGACCGGCTGCTTATGAATGGGTAACATCGTTTCCAACTACATACGTCGAAGGTACAGTCTATCTTCTCTAAGGAGTTAAAGTATGATTTCTTATTCGGACGGAACTACTATATATACTCCTAAGTATAGTATGACACACGGAAGAGGTTTATATGTATCGTCTATGAACGGCTCTTCCGAAGTGTTATCTGCTAAAGATATGTGGATTCCGACAATGCACTTAGGGAGAAACACGTCTATTGCTAATTCACCAAAAGAATGTGTATTTCCATCGTCTTTAGTGCATTATGTTCGTACCACTTATCCGAATATGAGCCATAAACCGAGCATACCAATGTTTCAATTCGCAAAAACTCAACGTTTAGCGAATTTCGGATATGCTAAGTTTAATACATACACAAACTCTCCGTTTCACCCTTCTGACGGTGGTTTCTGTTCTCATTTGTGGGCAGCTACCACTATGCAGAATACAAATATCGGTTACGCATATATACAACCACTTGGGTATGTCAATAATGCTTCTGTTATTACTAATCAAACTGCGTATCTGAACGGAACTTATACAGTAATTGACGGTGACTCTGGATATATTAATCTTGTGCACGGACCAAGTACTGGGTGTAGATTTAGTGAAATGGACCATTTAAACAAAGTTCTAACAGATGCAACAGATAGTTATCAAGTGTCTGATAAATGGTGTCACGTAGCTCTTAACTTTAATATATCACTTCATTCTAATAATTATGATTTAGTACGAGCTAATCTATGGCCTGATGCTAATTGTTATGGTATAAGTATTCCTATTGAATATTACTATAGAGATTCCTCGATGTATAATGATTGGTATTATTATGTTGTTGACGACCTTCATTTGGGTGGGAAATTACAAAATTGGCATACCGACTCGGCAGGCACCTTATATTTAGACGGAGATACTGACGGTTCGTCTTACGGATTCATTAGAATGAATAGTTTTGTAGCTGGTGGATATACACCTGATGCACGTTATTATCACGAAACAATGTATGGTTCAACATATACCATGATGTGGCTGTCAGGTCAATTTCACTTTAAAGTTCAAGGTGGTTATGGCAGTTCGTGTCCCTACGGATATACAGGGATTCAAGTTGGGTCACCCATTGTATCATTAAGGATGAATCCTGATTATTTACTAGATAGTTCTAACCATTATGGTGAGGTTTGGATGTGTTGTGCAGAAACCGTGGAAGTATATGCAGAACATTAAAGTAATAACCGTCATTCCATACGTTGACAAGATTTACTCCAAGAATTATTTGGGAGAACTTGTTACTTTCAAACAATGCACCGACACTCATAGCCATTTCAGAGAAATCAACATCAATTATAATCGTAATGATTTACAACAAGTAATTCGTGATAATTATAAAGATGTTGATTTAGTGTTGCTGATGGATTCTGATGTTATTGCTACTAAAGAACAACTTCAAGCTTTATTGGACAATTTCAAAGGAACTCCATTAGCTCTCAAAACTAAAACATTCAGTACTGGTCAACATATTTGCTGTGCATGTTGTTTGCTAACTCTTCAAGATTACTTATCTATAAAATACATAGACGAATACGTTGATGAATGTCAATGTACCAAGATTATGAAATTATTTGGTGTTAAGTATCTTGAAGGTTATCAAGCCCACGAATATAAAGAATGTTCGGTGCAGTCTAATGTGTTGCATAATACTATTATACCCGATTATCTTGAATTGAAAAATACAACGGTATGATTAGAGGTATTTAGTGAAATGGTTAGTAGCATTGGTCTTGTTGGACTTGCTTATTTATGGTCTGCTAATGTATGTTACTCTTGAGCAGTAAAATGTTTCATTAGATAGTATCATGCTATATAGATAGTATGAGATACTTTACCATAGACAGCATTAGCGATTATGCTGGTAATTATATTCAATTACCAAAGAAAATTCGTGTACCTAGACGCTCCGATAGTTCCGTTCCGAATCAAGGCGAACTAATCTATGCTCTGTGTAGGTTAATTCCTGGGGCTATAGTTCATCGTGTCCGTAAGAAGATTTCACGTGGATAGGGGATTATTATGAAAAATAAGAAATATAACACATTCGATAAGATATTTTATGAGAATACCAAAACTCATATTCAGTTGCCCCGCAGGATTAGGGTGCTGAAATGTTTGGATGGGTATGAAGCTGTTTTTGAAACACTAGCTGCTATGGCACGGATGATTCCGGGTGCAAAGATAATCCGTGATAAATCGGCTAATATAGCAGGTACGAAATGATGGAGCCAACATTATTAGCATTTGATAAAGAAGGTAGATATTATGGAATTACGCTGAAACGAAAGCCCACGGCTAAAGCCGTGGGATGATGAAACCTGTTGCCAACTAGGGAAAGTTTTTGTATATTGTTTATAAACTTTTATATGATAAGGGTTCTTGGCAGTCCCCCTATCAAGGTTGAATTTTTAGAATGTCCTCGGAATGCTGACTGCCAATTTTAAGTGTTTCGGGGACATTTTGCTATTTATGGTAGAGTTGAAGACATACAAGTATAAGTTATACAATCGGGATGCCTTGAAGTATCTTGATGAAATACTTGTAGTCGCAGGGCATATATACAATCATTGCATAGCTCTCCATCGCAAGTATTATGCTTTATACCATAACTCTTTGAATAAATCTGTGTTATCCCGTCATTTAACAAAATTGAAGAAACATCACCCCGAATGGACTAAAGTTCCCTCACAGGCTATACAGGATATTACGGACAGGATTGACAGGGCTTATAGATTGTTCTTTTCAAATCTAAAGCACGGGATAAAGACCAATCCTCCGCATTTTCAAAAGACTAGCAAGTATCGTTCGTTCACGACTAAACAGGCGGGATATAAATTTCACGACAGCAACAAAGTCCGTATAGGTGTAAAAGAGTTCGCCTATTGGAACAGTAGAGATTTTGACGGCAAGATAAAGACTTTAACCGTAAAGCGTAAGAACAACGGCTACTACATATATGTCGTAGTAGAACAGGAAGCACAGATTGAGAACATTGCAAAATCGGGTAAAATCGTTGGCTTTGATTTCAGTCTAAAGAACTTTCTTGTATCTTCGGACGGCTCGGATTGCAGTATGCCTAAACTCTTGCAGCGAAACCTAAATTCCCTGCGGAACTTGAGCCGTAAATACTCCAAGTCCAAAGGGAAACGAGGCTCGCTGCGGACGCTACAGAAAATGCACGAAAAGGTGACAAACCAAAGGGCAGACCTACACTGGAAACTTGCTAGGAAACTATGCAAGGACTACGATGTGATGGTGTTTGAAACCCTTGATTTGGCTAGTATGGACAGGCGGTTCAAGAAATCCATAAACGATTTCGGGATGAATGCTTTTCTGTCCATTTTGGGATATGTGGCACACAGGACGGGAAAGACCGTTATGTATGCGGACAAGTATTTTGCATCTTCGCAGTTATGTAGTGAATGTGGTTTTAAGAACACGGCGTTAAAAGACATAACAATCCGAGAGTGGGTATGTCCTAGTTGTGGATGTTTGCACAACAGGGATTTCAATGCTGCACTGAATCTACAAAAGGTAGGGGCATCTACCTTTGGGAAATGTTGTCCGTCTGTGGCAACTCCTAGAATCCCACGCCTTTAGTCGTGGGAGTATGTCAATATCAAATAGATGGTGGAGAAAAAGTATATGTGGATTATGGGGTAGTCGGCTCCATTTGTAATTGTCCATAGATACTCAACTTATATGCCCTAGTTTGAGTATTTGTTCCATAATATTCTCGGTTTAGTCGTTTATCATTTTGCCAATTCCGTAAGATTTATATACATTTAGGGTGTATAGCAAACAAGGATTTTACTGATGGCAATAATTCCCTCAAAGCAATTACATAGGTCCGGCCCAATGAGTGACCTTCTCGCCAACTTATCCGAGAGGGAGATTGGCTTTTGTGAGGATGATAACCGTTGTTACATCTGTGTTATAGACCATACTAAGTCTTATGGAGAACCCGGCTACAAGCGTCTTGTTGGTTTAGGGGATTACGACCATATTGTTCCAGACCCTACTACATCTAGTATCTTTATGGGTTATAAGGTGCAGGAGGACGATACCTCCTATACTTTTGGTTGGAAGCCTGCTACTTTTGAAAATAGCCCTTTAGATAGTAATACAATATTGCTATCTCGCATTGATGGTAAGGGCATTCTTGCCGAGTATGCCAAGAATACAAATGTGCGGACCATAGAATATGGAGTTACACAGTATGCTTCCATTATTTCTGCTGTAAATGCTAAATTAATTGCTATTTTAGTTGATAGTAGTCACAACTGCGTAGCTCCTTTAGCCAGCATTACTGAAAGTTCTTGTACATTTAGGTCGTCAGCGGATAGTTCAGGGAAATTTTATGAGTACACGGTTACATCCGAAAATGTGTGGACGGTAACACAGAAGGGTCTAGCTCCCTTTGTTACGGAAAATGCAGACCCCACCGAAGCACCTACAAATTATGGTTATTTGTATAACAATAGTTCTACTGGCGATATTTGGATTGCACTCGGAACATCGGATGTGTCCGATTGGAAGTTAATCTACAATCGTAATCACGACTTGATTGTGCAGATAAAGTATTTGAAGGTCAGCGAGAGTGACACGGGTCTTACCCCTCGTAATGTGCTGTGTGACAGGCAGAATTACAGTATTAATAATGGGAACATTATTTTTAAGCCAGTAACTCCCGAAGAACTTGCCAAGTGGTTTAATCGTGGGGATGTGATTCAAATTGATGGGGCTGTGGCATCGGACCCGTGGGGGGACCGTTACCCTATGTATATTACGGAGGTACAGTGTGACCCTGCTAGTGGTACCACTCCAGCTCGTTGCACTAATATTGAGGTACGAGGGTATAAGTATAGTTCCGCCGAAGAAATGTACTGGAGCAACCTAATTACTGATTATACCGATAATAAGGTTTATATGGAATTTCAAGGTTGGTAGAATTTCTCGTGCAATTATTCGTGATACTTTGTGGTGTCTATAACAATTCATTTTAACTAAAGGAATAAACATTATGTCTATGACAATTAAGGTACATACAACAGAAAAACTGAACAAGGGCGATTCTGTGAAGAATGAGGATTCTTCTGCTTACAAGGTGTTTGAACAACGGAAGAGGGATGTATTAAATCGCCTTGAATATTTGAAGGGTATTGTTGATAAGTTCTCCCCATCCGAGGAAGAAATCAATGAAGATACTATTAGCGATATGGATTATATTCTTGAATCGTTAGATGACGTGATTAAGGACACCAAGGACGCTACAGGTTTGGGTGATTAAATTACTGATTCTTATGGAGGGGGTCTAGGTATTATGCGTATAACAAAAGTAAACCACCGCATCTCCAGACTTGACGAGCAACTGACCAAGCTACTCCGGTTGAAATCACACCCACACATCCGTCTTCAAGAATCCCTCTCGGACTGGGCAGAACGTGAGGTAGCCATTGCCTGCAAGGGAGAGGATTCCTACGGTACCGGATGCTACAAGTCCGCACTCAAGGCATTCCGCTCCCTTTGCAACGATGGACATAGCGGATTTTCCATAGGACTTACAAAGCAGATTCTTGACCGCCTAATAGACGGCAAGCCCCTCACACCTATTACGGACTCTCCCGAAGAATGGAATGAATGTTGCGACTTCGATAGGGATGGCAAATCCGTATATCAAAACTCCCGAATGTATGCACTTTTCAAGTATGTGTATGACGATGGCACGGTAGAGTATAGCGATGTTGACCGCACCATCCTCATAGAAGTGAAAGATGACGGAACGGAAACATCGTGGCATAGCGGACTTGCATCAAAACTTGTCAACGAGATTTGCGGACCAATTACGCTCCCTTACATCCCTAGCGACAAGCCATACAAGGTATATGCCCAGCAGTTCGACTCCGTGAATGCCGAACCCGGATGCTTCGATACATCACGCATAATCAAGATAGTTGACCCAGAAGGGAACGAAATTCCTTGCGAACGATTCTATGCCGAAACCTATAGGGATATGGAGGAAATCAGCGAGGAAGAATACAATCGTAGGCGGTTGTCATACGAGCAGGCGTTGCAGCGGAATAAATAATGATAATGTAATCATACTTTGTTTTTAACTTTGTTATTTGTGTTTTATAGGTATTTATATACAACTATTATGAGAGTCATTGAAATTTTTATAAATCAGCCTAAAGATAAGATTGGCATTTGTTATGTAACAATGTATATTTAGACTATGAAAACGGTTAAACTCCAAATATCAAATGCACCCGATGTGCTAGACGATATGCGTGTATTTAGCAGTATCGTCCGTATGGCGTTTAATCGTTACCAAGAAGGACTTTCCGAAAAGGAAGTCCGTGCCTATGTTAGTTCCAAGTTCTCCCACAATAGTTGGTTTATTCATTCCGCTGTGAAGGAAGCACAGACTATCTATCTAGCCCGTGGAAAAGAAAAAGTTGTGTTCGGGGGCAAATGGAATTTAACGCAATACCTTAAAGGATTAATTACAAAAGACCAATTCAAGCGAACTCGAATGATACCTGTCTGTAGCTATGGTGAAATGGCTAATATGGGCAATCGTCTTATAGATTTTGATTTGTTGAATAGTCTTATAATATACAAACCCTCACGGTATGTTCATAAGGAAATCCGGTTTTTCCCTATAAAGAAGAAACTAGCACACGAACTTTCTATAGTACAAGAACTTGCGGCCCAAAAGAAGATGTCAATTACGGTTAAGTTTACGGATAAGTATCTTTATCTTACTTATGATGAGTCCTTGATTTATAATGAAGCCTACAAGGGCTTGAAGCATAACAGAGTTTTAGGGATAGATATGAACCCCAACTACATTGGGGTATCTATTATTGAGTTTGATAATAAAGATGAGTTTAAAGTCTTGCATAAAGAGGTTTATGATTTAACGGCACTTACAACATCTAGTGGGAAATCGTCTTCGGATGCAAAATCCAAGTACCGTACAAATAAATTAAAATATGAAACAATAGCGATAGCCCATAAGATTAACAAGTTGGTAGATTATTGGAAGTGTTCTAAATTTGCTATCAAAGACCTTACTATTAAGCCTACAGATAAAAAGAAAGGTAAGAATATCAATAGGCTCTGTAATAACAAGTGGGAACGAAATCTATTTGTAAACAAATTAAAGATGCTTGCCAACATCCACAAATATGAGTTGGTCGAAGTAAACCCGGCTTACTCGTCCATCGTTGGTAACTTTGCCTATGGCAATGAAAATACCCCCGATATGGTTGCGGCATCTATCGAGATAGCTCGCAGGGCATACAAGAACTTTGAAAAGGGGTGGTTCTACCCCAAGTTCAACGTTGAAACGCTAGATGAGCGATGGAAGCAAACACTAGCCGGAGTGAAGACTTGGAAGAATCTATTCCTAAAAGTCAAAGAAGCGAAACTGAAATATCGCTTCCTGTTAACAGACTATGTTTGTAATGCAGTCTTAAGCAAATTCTATAGGAAATGTATGTGGAAAATCTATATTTTTGCATAGGTGGCTATAGTTTTTGTATTTTAGGAGGTCTTAAAGTTATGGAGAAGTTTGTGGAGATTTTATCTGGATTGTCGAGCATCATAGGAGTGCCAGCAACGCTTTGTCTTGCCTGGGCGGCATTCGTCATCCGTGACCACTCCAAGAGAATACAGAAGTTGGAAGATACCATTGCCGAAAATGATAACAAGCGTGCCGATGAATTGAATCAGTTGTATAACAAGATAAATTCCATCTCTAATGATTTGTCCTTTATCAAGGGTATCATTTCGGAAAGGTACAAGAAGGAGGATTAGGTATGAATGTGTATTCAATCGTAATGGACAAGCCTTGCCTTGCCGTGACACCGCTAGGAAACCGCTATTACAAGCTCTCACAAGATACAAAGATTTCCGTCATTACGGACATTGGGTGTTTGGAGTTTGGAGTCAAGCAAGGTTTTGTAACAAATTTCAGGTCCGGTGGCATTGCCGTTGATAGGTTTGTGGACCAGATAGGGGACCAACAGAAAAGCCTAATTTACCTTATTCATGACCTCTGCTACACAATTTGTTACGATTGCAATGGCGAACATCCGGTAACTCGTGAACTTGCTGACGAGTTCTTGAGAGCCGGTCTTGAATGGGCTGGGATGGGAAAGTTCAAGCGTAATGTTGTCTATTATGCCGTTCGTGCATTCGGCAAGTCCGCATACGAGGAAGACGACGATTTAACCGATACCAACAAGGTGCTTTTTACTTTCAGTTGGTCTGCAAAGGAAGCGGCATAGTATGACTCTTACAGAATATCTAAAGCATTTCATCGGTGTTCCCTACATTTGGAGTGGGGATGGTACCGGTAAGAAATCCCAAGGTTTCGACTGTTCCGGTTTGGTTCTTGAGGGTCTTTGGGCTATGGGGATGTACTCCGGTTCCGACACCACGGCACAGGGTTTGTACAATTCCCTTGTCAAATCGGGAAAGTGGGAGGGGGCTGACTGGAGCAATGTCCACGATGGCGACATCCTCTTCTTTGGAAAGTCTATGTCCAAGATTACCCACGTAGCGGTAGCCCTAGGGGATGGGCTGATGATTGAAGCTGGTGGCGGTGGCTCTTCGTGTAAGAGTGTTGCCACGTCCACGGGCTTCGTCCGCATTCGCCCCATCCGTGGCGATGTACTGGCTTGCTTGTATATGAAACGGTAGGGATTGCCTATGGAACTCTTGAACGAACTCGTATCGTTGATTATCCCATTGGGCTTGCTGATTGCTTGCCTATATCTGGTTTACACGGTACGGAGGGCGGTTGTGCAGTTCCGTAAGTTCGAGAAGCTGTTCCGTTTCTTGAGGGAAGCCAATGTCCGCACTAGGTTCTTGGCATCCCGTGCGAACGACAAGGCTATCCAGCTAAACAATGCAATACAGGACCTCCAATCCCAGATAGATATTCTGTTGCATAAGGATGGCAAGACCACAAAGACCGAGGAAAAGAACGATGACCACAACTGAAATTCTCATAATTTGCCTAGTCGTTGCCGTAATCGGTGACATTTTCTTGGGCATCCGTGTAGTAGTTCTCCGAAATTACTTACATTTCTTTGAGGAAAAGCTCAAGGAGATTGAAATTCGTCTTTCTCCCAAGAAAAAGGATATGACCAATGAACAAGAAAAAAATCAGTAACTTGAAGAACCTCATTGCCCAACGCCGTAGCCGTTTCTTGCAGAAGGATGCAAAGCCGGTCTCCAAGTCCGCTCCGTCCGAAGGCAAGGCTGAACAGCCGGAGATTGAAGAACCGAAAGCACCCGAAGTGCCTACCGCCCCGGAAGAACCGAAGTCGGAAATCCCCGAAGTACCCGCTGAAACTCCGGTCAATGAATGCGTAGGCACGGCAGAAGCCCCGGCTGAATCCGCAGAAGACGGAATGCCGGTAGACTTGTGCGAAAAGGCTACCGCTGAACCGATTGCCGAAGCACCAGTTGCCGAAACCGTAGAGCCGGTTGTGGAAGCCCCGATTGCCGAAGAACAGACCACCGGCAAGAAGAGCCGTCGCCGCAAGAAGGAGAATGCATAATGGCTACGAAGAAGGTTGATAAATAGGCGGTCACAAGCCTACACGCTTTAGGGTGAGGGTAAGGCCTGCTAAAAGTTAGTTGTGGGTATTGCATTTTAGCCAGTAATTAGTTATATTATGCATACTGGATATATCAAAGCATTCTTGATAACTTTGGGTGTCCCAACTGAAACAATGATTGGATGAACACACATAATGAAGCAAAACGAGTATTCAGCGATAACTGATTTATGCGGTCTTGCTAGAACCCGTAATCTAGCAGGGTGCTTGGAACAAGCCCCCGCAGAGTGTGGAATCGCTACCGAAGATAGCCTGCCAATGGCTGCCTATGGCAAGTTCCCACAACGAAGCGAAGACAAGAAGCCGACACCTTTTAGGTCATCGGTAGTTCACGAAGTTATAGTGAAAGTCCCGCAGGGCGTGAAGACGGTCAAGATTGAGTTCGACTCCAAGCAGACCGCAGAAAGCACTAGCGGAAAGGCTTCCCGAAAGAAGATTTGCGACTAACGGAGAAATGTCCTTTTGGATATTTTAATTCCTTTTGTTGAAAGTGATGACGATGCTTGGCTTGAGGTTTTCTGTAAAGCCAAGCATTTCAAGTTTCGCACGGAACGGGCGAAGAGCGTGATGTTCAAGCCATTCCGTAGGCGGTATTCAAGCCACGGACTCTTCAAGTATTGGTGGAGGGCGTTGGAGAAGAACTACAAGTCATTGACGAAAGTCCACTTGCTCCTTATGCAACCCTCCCAGTTCCCTTCCTACTTGAACAAGGATGACCCCCGAATCGTTGTGCATTACCACAACGAGTTCATCCCGGCTAGTTGCAGGCCGTGCTTCAACTCAAGCACCATTGAACTCTGTGCCATTAAGGAACTGGACTTGAAGGGCAATTTCATATTGTCCAACGACGATATGTATGTGAACTCCCCTTGCGATGATTCCTTCTTTGAGAACGATGGCAAGCCCCTCACGTTCATCGAAACTCGTGAACCCTATGGAACTCACAATCAGTTCCGGCAGACCTTGACGAACGGGCATCGCCTAGTATCTACTCATCTGGGCAGACCCATTCCGTACTTCAAGTGGCATCATCTGTTCCAGGTCTACAATGCGGAGTTCTGCAAGGAGTTCTTGGACAAGGAATGGGCAACTATTTCAAAGGGCTTGGGCAAGTGGCGAAGACCGGACGACTATAATCACATGGCATTGATGATGTTGCAGAATGCAAGCGGATTTGCGGAGAACAGCGAGAAGTTCCCGCATCTGGGCTATTTCGAGATGCCTACCTTTACATCCGGGGTCTTTGAGAAAGCCGATTCTCGTAGGGTTGTGTGCTTCAACGACACGGACGGACGGAGTGTCCGTATGACCGCAGAGTACCTTGCGAACCGCTATCCAGACAAATGTTCCTTTGAGGTCTAGGGCTAAATTATATATATTTAAGCCATGGACTTGTCACACGATTACGATGGAACTAACGAACTGCTCGTAGTGGGGAGCAGGGAACGCTTGCAGGCTTGCAAGTGCGTTATTCTCGCATTTGGCGACCTCGGCTATACAGACCCCTCCATCCCGGACTTGAGCGAAGCCATCGGGGATTTCACGGACTTCAACGGCATTGAAGCGGTAAGGTCCAAGATTTACCAGATTTTGATTCTTTCGCACGTGGTCAAGGACAACGAGATTTTGTCATTGGAAGTCACATCCCCACAAGGTGATGACCGCTTTACGGTTGACTTGCAGTTGACTTTCGGACAAGAAGTTTTCGACATTCCTTCGATTAGGTAGCACCCATGGCAGATACTCCGCAATTCTTTGACCATTTCACTCTGGCGAATATGTCCTTGCAGGAACGATTGGGTCGTTCCGGTGCGGCATTGAACAAGGATTCTGCCGTATTTGGTCAGCAGGTCCGTTCGCTCTTGCAGATGCTCACATACGGACTTGACTCCGTTACCGCCCGTGCCGCATCGCATCTGTTGAATATGGACATTCTGTATAGCAACGATGCCTACCTTCTCAAGATGACGGAAGGTCTGTTGCTCAATAGCGTCAAGTCCATCACGCCACCCAAGATTAGTGCCGCACATCCCTTTAGGTTCTGGAGTGAACGAGATTACACCTACTGGAGTTCCGTTGGCACTATCGGATTGAAGGATGGTTCGAAGGTCAATCTTATCGTGTATGACATTCAGCGAACGGGTGTTGTTGAAGGTCAGGACACCAACGATAAGGAATATGAAGCTCTCTATTGTGCCGGTAACTATGTTCAGCAAGAAATCAACCAGGGTTTCGACGGCTATACTCCGGGTGTGTTCGCCCCTATCTATGTGGCTGAAACCTATAAGGCTATATGGTCCGAATCCGTTGAAGTGAAACTTGTGATGGACGGGGATGATACCCCCGTTCCGCTCGACATTGCTTGGTCCTTGGATGAACTCCTTGGGATGACGAACAATGATTATGCCGTGCTTGCACAGAACACCCCTCGTGGTATGACCATCACTCTCGGTGATGGAGAAATCTTCGGCAAGGGCTACAACAACAAGACCGGCATCGTGTCCGTGAAGGTGTCCTATGTCAAGTGCGATAACCTCGCACCCGTTGACCATTCCACCATCAAGTTCAACAAGGACATTACACCTATTTTTGCAAAGGGCGATGGCATCCCCCTTTTGACTCCGTTAGACATGGGCGACACTGCCAGTTCGCTCCGTTCCCGTTCCATTGCGGAGTTCTTTGCCGCAAGTAAGATTACGGACGAGCGGGACCTTGCAACGGAAGTTATGAAAATTCCGTTCGTCAAGTCCGTGGGTGTCCGTAGGGAATACAACTGGTCTGTGTGGAAGACCATCCGAATGCTTGCCCAGGGCTATGCCTACTATAAGACCCCGGCAAGCACATTGTATGCCCAGGGGGTGGACAAGAAGACTAGGGAATCCCTCATCATTTTCTACAAGCGATACCGCTATAGTTCTAGCAAGACCTACCATCCGGGGGATATGGTTGTTTATGGCGATGGGGTGTGGATTTGCTCCGACCCCAACTACATAAGCGGTGTTCCGTCCGCTCGTAAGGGATGGACGTTCTTCATCAACCTCTCCAACGGTTCCGCTATCGGGGCTATGTACGAGAAGTATTATCCGTCCGCTTGTGTCTATGACAATGCTACGATTGTAATGTCCGGTCTTGTCTTGAAGAACAGAAGGTACTGGAGTCCAGATAGCCACTATAGCCGTGGCGATGTGGTCTATCATTCCGGCACGAAGAAACTTTGGCTTGCCATTCAGGACGGTGGCGAGGTGGTCGAGCCGGGTAGCGAGGAAAGCGCATCCGTGTTTGGGGATGATGGAGTTACCCTCATCCGTTACTGGGCTACCCGTGACGAGGGCGAACAGCTAGAACAGAACTACGATGCCAACAACGTGAACAATCCGTTCGCTAATGTGGCATACCGCTTCGACGATTACGAACAGATGACCCAGATGATGTTCGAGTCCGAAATCAAGGGTTACTTCAATATCGCTGGAAAGCTGGGCTTCACATCCGTTGTAGTTGAGCCTTTGGCACAGATTGGCGTGACGGTCAGTTGCAAGTACAAGGCACCGTATTCTATGCAACAGAACATCCGCAATTACATTGAGGATTATGTCTGCTACAATGTGAACAAGGAATTGAGGGCTGACGACTTGAACTCCCAGCTTACGGAAAAGTTCAGCCTTTCTGCCGTCTATGTGAACATCCGTTTCACTGGCGATGCCGCTAATGCTGACTTGGCTTTGCAGTTGCCCACCGCAACCTATGTACCGCCAAGCCTTTTGGAAATTGAAATTAAGGAGAACTTATAATGGTTCAGCTTCCTCATTCTCTCGTAGATTTTGCAGATGCAATCAAGGCACTCGTTTCTTCGCAGAGTGATGTTACCCAGCTTGTTACCAAATGGGATGAGATTGTAAACACCACCACTCCGACAACGGTCAAGATTCGTTTGAGCGATGGAACGGAGCATTCCGTGGACAACCTCGCCAAGATTCGTAACGACTTGATTGAGGGTCTTTCGCTGAACCGCCCCACCGTTGACGAGATAAACTTTAGGTCTAAATATGGTTCTAGTGGTCATTTGATTGCTACCCGCTATTCCGGGTATGCAACTTATGCTGGGGTGGATAGCCAAGGGAGCGGTCCGTCCGAAGACCCATTTGACAAGTACCAGGGCTATGCCGGTTTCGTGAGGGCTATAAGGAATGACTTCTTTACCACTTGCATCCCGAACAAGGCTGTGACTACCTTCAATATGTTCGAGTTGCCTAGGGTAATGTGGCTCGGATTTATTGACGCTAGAAATAACGATGCCACCATAGACAACTATACCTTTACGGTGCAAGCCCCTCCGCAATCGCTGATGGCTCAAGATGTAACGGCTGCTTGGCAGTATTGTGGCATCGTCACGCTCATCAATGCTTACACGAATAGGGTGGGAACTCCGCTTGGGGATGTGACGGTCAACTTCATATATGATGTAAGTGGCTCAACTAGAACGATTGTCATTCCGCAACAGTCCTATGTGACTCTGTTGTTCTGGGCGCATCCGGGGCAGGATTCTGTGAATATTGGAAAGATTGGAGAAGGTTCTACGGTATAAGGAAGGAAACCAATGGCAAGCATAGCAGACAACTCTACGGCTCTTCAAGTGATGTCCGAAGCGAATGCGGACTTCCTTTCGCTTATTCTCAACTTGCGTGCATTCTTGAACGGAAAAGAACCCGTGACCTTCACTGTGGGCGGTCAGGAGATTACGGTCAATAGTCTTCTCAAGGTCATCGACGATTACCGCAGCGGAAATTTCGAGCAGATTACTCTCGGTGGGCAGGATAGCGAAACCCGAATCACATTGTCCGTCAATGCTAATGGCGACTTGTCTATTACGGACATCCACGGAAATCTAGCCACCCTTACTTGCGAGAAGTTGAGTACATCCACTTTAGACAAGTGCAGGGTCAATGAAGTGACCGCAAACGGGGCTACTATCAATTCGGCAGAAGGAACGGTCAATGTCCGTGGTGGCAATTTCAGCTTCTCCCAGCTCAAGTTGAACAATCTCGATGTTGGTGTCCTCAATGCCGGTGGCATTACCGCCAAGGATGTGCAAGTGAATGGAAGGGTCACTTGTACGGATATGTTCGTGACTGGCACCCGTAGGTTCACTCCGCAGTATGTCCGCAATGTGTTCTATCGCAACAATGCCCCTCTCAACAACGCCGCCAGTTTGCTTAACATTACGAACCAAGTGTGGGATATGTCCTCTGGGCTGAACCCCGGCGACTTTGGCTTTGTGAAGTATAATGCTTCCAACTTTGCGGCTGGCTTCGTTGTGCCGGACCTTATTAAGATTTGTGGCAATACCAAGTATAGTTCGTTCACTTCGGGTAGCTTGTTTTCTACGGCTATGTTGCGAGTTCCGAACAATGTGAATGCCGAAGTTACTTTTGAGGGTACTACGAGTTCCACGACCATCGACTTGAACGGAACTAATTTTGTGTTTGCCGCTCTTATGTTGTGGCCCACCGGCATATTTGTGGATAGCGGTGAGGGTTCTTTGAGGTTGTGTACCTTTGCGGATTCCGACATCGGTAAGGAGGTTTACTATCAAGTGCTGGAGAACACTTGGAAGATTTATAGGTCTATGACCCTAAATTATTCTAGTCCTACGGAGATAGTTCCTAGTTCCGTTGTCTTTGGCGACCTCACGGACTTGCAGGCATATTCGTGTCGTAGGTTCATCGTAAACCGCCATACCATCACGGATGATACCTCGAAGAAGGTAGTTTACGCACTGGAGTAGCCCGATATGACGATGTTGAATGCACATACCGCCACTCGCAGTTTTAGGGAATTGCAGTATGACATCAAGGTTTTCCTTGATGGTATCGAGCAGATTTCTCCGCTTGAGAGTTCGCAAGGCATCAGCATTGTGGAACTCAAGTGGGCTGACGGCTCTATAGACCTTGTTCCCTCCACGGAGTTTATCCTTGGACTCGTTTCTCGTCTGTTCCCGAAGCTGACCCTCGGTGGCAAGGCTGAACTCCTGCCAGATGGCAAGGACATTCCCTTGCAGAACGGGAAGTACCACAAGTATTATTTGGACTTGAAGGTGTCCAATGCCGGTGTGCAAGCTGACATCAAGGAGTTCGGCGACGGAACGGAATCCATCACAATCAATGGTGGCGCTATCAAGACCCTCAAGGCTGATACTTTGACTCTCGGTAGTGGCGTCCGTATCGGCAAGATGCAACCTAGCGGAACGGTCCACACGGATTACTGCATTATGAACGGGGGCATCACTGTTCGAGATACCTTGTATCTATCCGATAGTAGCATCTTCAAGAATCTCCACTTGAACAAGATACATCTTGATTTCCCTATTAAGATTGTCACGGACAACACTCCCAAAGCGGACTTGTCCACCTACACGAACATTGGGCTGTGGGCAGACGAGATGGTTTTCGGGCTGTACACCGTTAAGCACACGATGAGCTATGCTGATTACTTCAATGAGGATGTTCAAGCGGAACTGGATAAGCACAAGGCACACATCTTCGTGCAGATACCCATTCCAAGTGTTGCGAACAACGGGGTAGTGACCTACTCCTACAAGCAGACTACGGCAACCTCGTTTCCCGATAGGATGGATAAGCCATTCACTACGAGTTCTCCGGCAAGCCTTTTGACCTTGTACCCGATGAAGAGCTTTAGCCGTGTGTCCGCATACGGAACGATGTACTTGAAGGTTGAAATCCCCGAAATGAATAATTACCTTACTACCGTGTGCAATCCTACGGACTCTTCCGTTAGGGTCTGCAATGCCTGGATGTTCACGGAGGAAACGGTCGAGGATAGGGGTACGATTGTTCCGTTGAGCTATGTTGTACTCCCACCCTATTCGTGTACGGATTTCTTGTTCAAGAACGAAATCAAGGGCGGTTACTATTGTGCGTATATGATGCCTACCGTTGAGTTGGCATCCAAGTAAGAGGGTTTTATAGATGCAAGATTATTTTATCAATACATCGTATGAATGGTTAGACCCTATAACTAAATCGGAGCGTAGAAGGTATACCGTTGTAGCCACCACGAAGGATGGCGTTATTCTCCGTCCTATCGTGGAAGAAGGGGCTGACCCGATACCCTCTTACTGGAAGGAGTTCATCCGTGAGAATACGGACGAACCCATCCCCGAAGATGCCCTACTTACAGTGAACCTTACCCAGTTGCCAGCGGAAGTCATCTCTGTGGATGCCTACGTGGAATATGTGGTGGAGTACCCCCGTGTGGAAGTCCGTGTGGGCAACATTTCCATAGATGTTTCCAACCGCGTTTCCTGCAACCACCCGAACCCCGAAACTCCGGGTTTGTATGCCCTCGACTTTATGTTGTCCATAGATGACGGAACGGGTTACACAACCCAACCCATCTGGCGTTCTTGGGTGTCCATCGACGAACCCCCGATTCTCCGTAGGGTCATTACCCCGTGGAATAGGGAGAGCCGTACCATTGCGGACTTGAACCGATTGGTTATTGAACCGCAGTTTATGGAAGCACTCTACGAAGCCGGTGTTCCGCTCTACAACTTTCAGCAGGCGAACGCCCCCGCTGCCGTGAGCCAGTTCTATGCAACTAGCTACAAGGCTGCTCGTGCTTTCGTCCGGGGCGGTAGGCTCTTCATCAGCGGTCCGCAGTTGCCCGTGGGTACGGAAGTTGTCGTGAACGGGGTCAAGAGGGTTCTCGGTGTAAAGGTTCTCGTTTCTCCGTTCGGGCAGTTCGCTACCTATACGGAAGGGGATATTGTTTCTTACGGTGGTAATGATTACTATGCCCTGATGGACATCCCGAAGCACGAAGTTCCCGACCCAGACAACCCCGAACAGACTAGGGAGGGGAGCATCATCCCTGATACCTACTACGATGATGACGGCACTCCTACACTCTGTTGGATAAGTGGTGTGTACTACCTTCTCGACGAACCCATAGGCGGTATGCCCGATGGCGAGTACGAGATTACATCGCTCTGGAGTGTCATCGACGTAGGTGGCTATCTGTTCAAGATGGACTTGCTCCGTGCATTTCCGGTTCGCCACTACTGGGGTCACTATGACCGCAAGTATTTCTATGACTATGCACCCGGCGACCTCGTGTCCGTGGTGTCTAACAATGTGATTTCGCTCTATCAGCGAAACGAAACATCCATCTCCGAGAAGGACCTTGAGGAAGCATACCGTCCGGGGCATTACAAGAATCCGCATTGGACGGAGGTCTATAGTGCATCTAACGACTCTATGCTCCGTGACCCCGCAATCATTCCGTACACCAATGCTACGAATGCGGTGGTCAGCAAGACCTACCCAGTCCGTGGAGAAGCATTCCGAATCTATGCAAGGCTCGTTGGGATGCCGGTTGAACTCATCAATGCGATGGGGTCGAAGTACAGCGTCCTTCTGTGGGCTATGCTCTATCGCACTAGGGAAACCTACCCTGGTTTCCGTTCCGCTCTCCGTGCAATCGGCTTGGATGCGGAAGACCTCCATAGGGAAACCCCCTCCGTGAAATACTTCGATTCCGATGGAACGGAAATCAAGAACATCTACACGGAAATTGACAAGGTAAAGCAGATTGCCGAATCCGTAAAGGCTGACAAGGTTTGGACTGGAAGTGGCGACCCCAACACTAGCGATATGAGCGACCCCCGAAATACTATCAATGCCGATATTCCGTGGATTCGTTATTCCAGACCCGGAGAGGATGCGGATGTGGTGTGGGCTTGGTCTTTGGAAAATAGCGAGTGGACGCCCATCTACTCGTTCAAGCACATCGGTTCGGATAGGGATGTCAAGGACTTCCGCTTTGACGTGAACAACCGCTACTATCGTGCAACAGTGAACTTGCTTGATAGGCTTGCGGAGGATTGTGCCGTAATCGACGAAAATCAAAAGCAGTGGATTGACCACAACTACTTCGGTAGCATCGCACCCTCTCTGGCTGAACTTCTCGGCTACGAAATCCCTATCTACATCTACTTCCGCTTGAAGGTAAACTTGATAGCGATTGGTAGGGCGAGGGTCAACGGGGTGTCCGGGGCTGTTGGCTTGTTAGACGCTTGGGGAGGTGCAATCGGGCTGAAACTCTTCCCGTCGAAATACTTTGACTTCATCACGATGTCCGTCAAGTATTACTACCCGAAGCTGCTCTTCTCTTACACGAAGCTGGACACTCCGTATGACGATGACACCGGATGGATTGAATATATGGACTATGTGGCTGGCAACGGATTCCGCTATTTTCCGTTCGAGCAGGCGGTGTACATCCGCTTGAAGTTCGTGCCTACGGAAACCGGAATCGTGTTCAAGGAAGATGCCGATGGCAAGTGGATTTCCAAGTTTACCATCGGATGCCTAGGCAATGACGGCTCTTCGGGTACTGGCGATTACAAGCCTAATCCCGATGACCACGGATTCAGCGGATTCATGGATGCTACCCAGATGGGGAGCGGTGCTGACTTGTACTTGTGCAAGGGATTGGTGGGATGCACTATGCGAATCGCACCTAGCCAGCTTACCCCGTCCGTAGAATGTCTGCAATACCAGTACATCTTCGACAGACCCGAAGAATGGGTTATGGACGAAATCTTGAAGTTTGGCGGTTGGAAGTCGATTGGAGTGAAGATGCTCGGCTATTGGTCTGGACCCGTTTCCGATTTCAAGACCGCCGTAGTGAGAATCACTTCATCGGACATCTCGCAGTCTATTTCCTTCAAGTGGGTACCGGATGAACCGGCAACGATGCTGATTGGTGGTGGCGCTCCCAAGCTCGTCTATCTGTGGGATTGGAGGGGCTACCTCTTGGGTATGCTCCAGTTCGATTCCGTGGACAACCTCGTTACAGACCCCTCGGAAGTGGAAGTGGATGGTACCGGCTTTGCCCCGATGTACAAGGTAATATTCAACGCATAAAAAGGTATATTGTAGTTATGTCGAAGTTTAGGAAGAATGAAGCATTGAACTTGGATATTCAAGAGTTAAAATCCGAAACCAACCGCAGACTACCAGCGGGGTATTCTGCCGCTTGTATGCTCTCCGAAGATGGGGTGGCAATGGAAATCTACGATGGGGATGTGATGATTATTTCCATACCTATAGGCGGTATGGACCAGAAGGAAGCATTGGACAAGATTGAAAAGGAAATCGAGGAGCTTTAGCTATGTCAGTTCAAATAGATATGCCTACAAACGAAGGAACTCTTGCCCTCGCCCGTGCGGTTTCTACGGGTGCGAAGATTGTCATTAAGGGTGCGAGGGTCTGCAAGACGGACGGTGCTTTAGGGACCGTAGCAGATGTAGCCAACGCCACTTGGGGTACACCGCCCGAAGGTAGCACGGCACAGGATTTGTCCGCATACGTGCTTGAGAATGTGGGTATGATTCCGTGTACTTGCTTCCTTCCGTCCATCGTGGACACGGAGGGGCTTGATAGGGGCAATGCCATCGCAGCCCTCGACATTGAGTTTACTTGGATGCCTGATGGTCAGTACGAGTACGATACCATTGCCGTGCTTGCGGAGATGTACTACGAGTTCGCTTCCTTCCAGAAGGGTAGGAACTACAATGTTGGTGCAACCGTGTATGTGACCTTCAACGACAACTCCATCTGCTATTACAGATGCATTGAGTCCGTGGAACGGAGCGAGTTGCCCCAGAACGATAGCACCCACTGGGAAATCGTTCTCCCGAACTCCGAACTTGAATCGTCCGTGACCGCAGCCGGAGAACCTATCTACAAGTCCATTTCGGATAGGCTCACGCTTTTGTATGTGACTATCGCATCCAATGCCATCGTGGTCAGCCCCGAAATGGAAATAGACTACAAGGTAAGGGTGTACCTTGAGGGAATTAACACGGTTGAGAAGTTGAAGGAAATCGTTCTGTTCGATACCCTCGGACCGGAATTTATGGCTTCCGCTGAACTTGACCTTCTCGCATATTTTGCTACCCAGTTGCGTTACATCCGTGATGTGGCGAACAAGGTAAAGGACTAGAATCATGGCTGTATCGTTGAGAGATGTGCTCGATGAAGAATTGAACATCGAAACCGAAGAACTTATTTCGGATTCGGCAGTAGCCCGTATGTACAAGAAAGCCTTGCACTGGTATCGCAAGTACCGCCTGTTCCCTCGTACCAATACTTTCAATTACTCCATCGAGAGTGGCGACTATGTGCCGGACATCTTGATGGACCAAGTGGTTACGATTGATGGAAAGACCGGCAAGTTGTCCGAGTTCGTGGACACCCAGACGAGGACTTTCAACGGAACGGCAACAATCCAGGTTGTCATCGCCTTGAATGCCAACAATGCTTATTTGGCTGGGCTGCCCGAAGAGTTGGAGAATCTGTTCGTGGCTCATTGCAAGATTGCCATTGGTCAGCGATTGAAGTTCTCCAAGTACCCCTCGCAGCCGTTCGAGTTGGATGGCGATGGAATGTTCAACGAGGGTACGGAGGGTGTGAAGTATTGGAAGGAATTTATTATGATTAACCGTGACGAAGACCCGGAGAACATCACGGACTTGAGGAACGAAGCCTACACGGGCATCCCCGCTCCGTACTTCTTGCCGGGTATGGTTATTGGCGGTTCAAAGACCGGATTTTGGAGAAGATAGTTATGGGTAACAGATTGACTAGGGGCAACTTGCTTGCCACATTGAAGGAATTGAAGAAGATGCCCCGCCCGAAGGTGGGGGTGGCAAATGCTCCGGCATCAGTGCAGGCTATTGTAGGTAATTCAAAGCCAGTTAAAAAGGTTGATACTCATAGTAATGTTACTATGGCTATTCAGCACCGAAGGGTACTATTTAGTGATAGTCATATTCCAATGATAGGTAGTGCCGAATATAATAAAGTGGTTTCCGAATTTGAAGATTTTATGATAAAATTCCATGAGTTAAAACAACAGAAGGATAAGAGAGTTTAATGCAGTTTGTATCGTCCGCACCCCACTTTAATGATACTTTGGATTCTTTGAAGAATGAGTATAGTTCGGATGCTACTAATTCTGTGGTTATATTAGGGGCGCACGATTTAAGTAGGCATCAATCTTTTGAATATTATAAAAATAAGTATGATAAGGTGATTGTATTTAATCAAGAGCCACTTTTGGCAGAGCAACGCAATTTTTTGCATCCGCTCTATTATTATTGGTTGAAGAAAGCTGATGAAGTGTGGGATTATGATGAAGAAAATATTAAAGTGCTTTCTTTAATTAGAGATGATGTTAAGTTGCATATTTTGAAACCTTATAAGGATTGGAGTGCATATTGTAATAGTCCTAAAGATATAGATATTTTATTTTACGGGTCTATGAATGCTCATAGAAAAAGAGTAATAGACGCATTATCTACGAAATATAAGGTAGTAACATTACATACTTTTGATAGTCTTCTATTAGATAGATATATTTCTAGGAGCAGGATATTGCTTAACATACATTTTTATGATGAATGTGCTTTACAGGAGCAAGCACGAATGATTCGATGGATAGGTTCTCCGTGTCGAATAGTTAGTGAAAAATCTGTTACGAATTACTTGGGTGTTGAAGAATTAAGTTATGCGGAGTTGTTTACATTATGAATGACCCTATAGATATAGTTATACCCTGGGTAAACCCGTTTGACGTAGTGTGGCAACAAGATTTTAGACATTATAAACTATTAGATAGTGGAGATTGTGATTTCGGAAGATTTCGAGATTGTAATACATTGAGATATGTATTGCGTAGTATAGAGAAAAATTGTCTGTGGTGTAGGTATGTATTTTTGGTGTTAGCTAGTTCTACACAAATACCTAGTTGGTTGAATACTATTTGCCCTAGATTAAAGATAGTTTATCATAAAGATTATATCCCCTCCGAGTATTTGCCTACATTTAATACTAATGTTATTGAGATTTTCTATAGCAATATTGAAGAATTGAGTGATAACTTTATTTTATGTAATGATGATACTTTTTTTTGCGAAACTTTGCCTGATACTTTTTTCTTTATTGATAATAAGCCAGTTTATAATTTGGCTAAAGAATATGGGTTTTCTGACACTGATTGGGGAGTGCAGTTATCAAATAGTTTAAATGCGGCTAAACTGGTTATGCAGACTAATGTGGATGCATATTCAACTCATCATTTGCCAGTATCATATAGTAAAGGTATAAATGCATTTTGTTTATATAAGTTAGGGTCTTATATCTGGGGTAGCTTGGGTAATTCTAGATTTAGGACACGTACAGATATTTTGCAGAATTTATTTTATTATGTTACTATTAAACTAGGTAGATTTGTAGCGGATTCAAGGGTTCGTGGTAAGTTTTATTTCTTTGATAATTCTAAACCTATTTATGATTTTAATTATCCTATGGTTTGTTTAAACGAGAGTGGAATGATTTCAAATGAGGATATAGGCTATATGGTGGCTCAATTAGATAGACAGTTTCCTAGTATATCTTGTTTTGAAAAGCCTGAATGAATTTTATAGCGGATTCATACGGGGATAATGTTTCGCATCCTTTTAAGATGTGGACATTAGCAAAATTTTCGATTTGATGTAGTTGGTCTTCTGTATAGATTGCATCACTATAAATGGTTTTGAAATTACAAATGCAAAAGTGTGGTTTTTCATTGGTAATGAGTTGTCGTTTTAGACGAGTTTCATATTTTTCAATGATATATTCCCAAATGTGTTTGTATCTAATATTTCCTATTTTATCTGTAGTTGGTATATTGCAGGATAGGTCTAATTTGTAATGAACATATTGTACGAGTATGCTATTACATATTCGTATTGAAAAGTTCCATTGGTCATCTTTAATTAGTTCGTAATCATTAAAGTTGATTTCAGTATAGTTTTTAATTAGGGTAAGCATACTATTAAAATCAATAACCGTCCATATAAAGGGGTTACTATATGGAATATTATAGTGATTATAGATATGACCCGTTAGGCAATTTTGACTGATTAGATTCATTTTATAAATTTGTTCCTAGTAGTGCATTGTAGATAGTCATATCAGGGGTATGACTTTTTCTTTGAGATGTTATAGACGTTGATTTATTTATAGATTTTATTGGGATTATCCAGGATTTATAGGGTATGTTTAGGCTTATGGGTGTCACATTATATTTATGCCTAATAGCCGCATAGAAATCATCGTCATCTATGCAATTTTTCATTAGTAGCACATCTAATAGTTTGAAATCAATGAGCCTAGAGAAGCGTGGAGGAAATAATTGTGCATAGCCCCATAAAATTTTTGTTTTATATTTATTATTTCGGTAACTATGTGTATAGCCTATACAATTTGTTGGATGTGTTTTCCAAACATTATATAATACTTGGGCATAGTTAATTGGATATATTAAGTCGTCATCGGCAGAGATGACTGGAACATCCTTATACTTGTCCATCGTGAACAATACTTTTTTGAACGATTTGTAGTTTTTGTAAACCCACAGAATCTCAATCAAGTCTTGGTCCACGAATGCCATTACTGTATCTGGCAACTCCGCTTCCTTTTTGGGAAATTCCTCTTCGCTTAACACAAGTACGATATGGAATCCTGGACACCGCTTTACAAGGCTGAACAAGGTCAAGCCCACTGTGTTGATTCTGGCTTTCCATGAAGTCAAACTGATAATTGCCTTTTCTCCGTTGTACTGTTTCATATACTAATACCAAAAGCATTGGGCATAGCAAGCCTTTTTGCGTTGTCCTTTTGTTAGGGGTTGGTTGTCGTTGTGGAATACGAAAGGAAACTTCTTGCTCCCAACACTCGTGTTTATCTTGACTCCGTTACGGAGCAAGAAGCTGGAGAACACGTGGTCATCTTGCGATGCCCTAATCTGCTCGTCCGTTAGGGAATCTATGAACTTTCGTACAAGTGTAGGGGATAGGCTATACAATGTGCAAGGTCCTTGTGTAATCTGTTTTGACCTAGGTGTATAACGAATCACACTAGCTCCAGTCTTTAGCCATTGCTGATATAGTTGTTCCGCATAGTTGCAGATGTACAGACAGTCATCGTCCGCACTAATGACGGGGATTCCCTTGTATTTCTCGATTGTAAAAATGACTTTCTTGAATGCCTTATAGTTCCGCTGAACCCACAGAATCTCGATTAAGTCTTGTTCCACGAAAGCCATAACGGTATCGGGTAGTTCCTCTTCCTTCTTCGGGAACTCATCTTCGCTCAAGACAAGTACGATGTGGAATCTGGGGCATTGCTTGTATAGGCTGAATAGGGTCAAGCCTACAGTGTTGATTCGGGCTTTCCACGATGTAATGCTTATGATGGCTTTTTCCGAACAATATGCTTTCATAGGTAATTACTAATATAACAAAATTTACTTATATTTAGGGTATGAACTTTGACCTCGGCACAGCGGCACTCCGAAGGGCATTAGCCCCCAAGACCTACACCCTCCGGTGTACGGTACTTGAAGTAGGCTCTCCACTCAAGGTGCAATGCACCCTCAACGCCAAGGAAGAACTCCACCTTGATTTCTGGGCGAAGCCCTTGCTCCCCCAATCGTTCTCCTACGAGGTGGACGACGAGGTTATCGTGGAAGTCCGCTCCCTTTGTGAAGCCTATGTCCTCGGACTCGCCAAGGAACTTGCCGAAACCAACATCGAGGAAGAGTTCCACATCCGCTTGGGCAAGAACATCCTCAAGGGCAGAAAGGACGGGACTACATTCGAGTTCCAGGGTGGCGATGACGGATTCCGCATTGAGCATACCCCCGCTGGTACAACCGTTGAAACCACGGGTGTCCTCTCCTTGACGGGCGATATGATTATGATTGGGGATGGCATGGGACTAGGGCTTAATTGCAACACGGTTTGCCCCCTCCAAGGTCTGCACGTTCCAACCCAACAGAAGGTTTTATTCTAAAACGAGGTGAACTACCCATGCCCTAAAGGGTGTGGGCTTCGGGCTTCAACCCAGCAGACTTGCCTTGCCCAAGATAGGACAAGATAGAGGTCTGCCAGTCAGAGCTCATAAACTCCCTCTGTTCCAGAGGTACTAATTTCCTACCTTCCTGCAACATGCGGTTAGCCGAATGAAGGTCCCTGGGCATATACAATCCACAATCACACTTGAAAGTGCGTTCGTTTTGTGGCATAGAATGTTTCTTGCCACAGTTGATGCACTGCTGCGTAGTGGGTTCTCTGCGATTGACAACATATACATTGTCTTGCGATTTCAGCTTCGCCTTGACGCTGCCCAAGCAACTATGTTGTACCGCCTTGCCGTGTCCAGTCTTATGCCATCCTTTGAGATTTTCGTCTTGGATGTATATAAGTCCGAATCGCTTGTTCAAGTCGGCGACAATCTTGTTGGCCTTGTCGTTCTTTCGGTTTACCAATCGCTGATATTTCTTCTGTATCTTGTGGATTGTTCGTCTTCGACTATTGGAGCCTTTCTTCTGTCTGTTCTGCTTTCTTTGCAGTCTTTTCAAGTGCTCCGGTTCTTTAACCTTGACATCAATCTCTTCGCCCGTGGATAGGGTAAAGGATGTATGGCAACCCATGTCGATACCGACATCAGCGTGAGGTCGGTTGGAATACGGTTTTCTTTCTGTATAGGTCGTGACAGCAAGATAATAGCCATCCGCCCTATTCAAGAGTTTCGCATTTGCGAACTCAACATCATCCTTAATCTGGTCAAGACCGTTTACTCGCACCAGACCGTGAATATTCTGTATCTTTACTAAATGGTCATTGTGGAATTTATATGTTGTTCCATATTGTTTTAATGAAACGGCTTTTATTTCGGATTTGAATTTTAGCTGACCTACCTTGAATCCTTTTTTCTTTAATCTTGCTAAAGCCTTTATAGATGCTTTGATGTCCGTATAGACGGATTGTTTCATCTGTGAACCGATATGTTCAAGATTTCTACCATTAAATGGCCCATCGGGCATTTTGATTTTTACGGTATTTCCAAGTTCGTAGTCAAATATGGATTGTCCCTTAATAGCACCATAATTAAGAATGTCATTGTAAAGCCATTTGGCTTCTACGAACAGCATCTTGAAGTCTTCTTTTTGCCGTGCGGATAGCTTGTTTTTCTGTACCTTGAGCATATAGACACGGCAGACTTGCGACTTACGCTTCTCGTGCGTAGCCTTCATAGCTTCCTTGATAGAAACATTCTTTGCAAGTCGCTGTTCTTCGGTCATAGCAATAATCTAGTTAATTTTATTTAAAAATGCAAGCCATTTTTATAAAATTTAACTACATTTAGTTGTGTATGAGCAAATATGAACGATTCAACCATGCAAAAACCTTTTTGCGGTATCACCTAATTTTTTCTACAAAATATCGTAGGAAGGTTTTAAATCCTATACGGGATGACTTGTTAGAAGCTATGCGGATTGCCCAAGAGAAAAACCGGAACTTCGGCATAGAGATAGACGAGGTTGACCAAGACCATATCCATCTGCTCGTCCGTATCAAGCCGAATGAGTCTATCTCTAGGGTGGTACATGAGCTCAAGCAACAATCTACCTATCTAATGTGGCAAAAACACCATGATTATCTATCCAAGTTCTACTGGTCCGGTCAACACCATCTATGGACTCGTGGATATTTCGCATCTACTATAGGAGATGTTTATGAAAAAACATTGGTGGAATATATTAAAAATCAAGGTTGAATGATGATTAAAAAATTGATAAATTTATGTACAAGGAGTTGGTTGCGTTCATACGCCACCCTAAAGGGTGGCATCTTTCCCGTAGCCTATTGTCAAAAGGAGTTACCTTGATTCAGTCCATAGCCATACAAGCCTACTTCAACCGGATGCGGCATTTCTTCACTCGTCAAGGATTTGACGAGTCTATGAAGGTTGTGTACGGAGCGGATGCCGAAGGTCCGCAGAGATTGCTCGACCAGGATATGGCTGACAAGGATATGGACCGCAAGTCAACAACAGATAGGGAAACGGTCCGCAAGAAGCCATACACATACCTTTTCTGGACCCGTGACTCGCTCAAGAACATTGTTAGACGCTCCATCAACCTCCAGGACGGAATCACGGAGGACGGAAAGCGGAGATTCAAGAAGACGGTTTCCGCATATTTCGGGATGGGCTGTGTACTCGTGTCTAACAAGGCTGAACTCATCGAGGACTTCTCCGAAGCGTTTGCAGCGGAGTACCAGAATATGCACAACATCCCCATCAACTACAAGTTCGGCTATGATGACAGAAGGGGCATCGTGGAGGGCGGTTTTGATGCGGAGTGCAACATTACCGCCATACAGGAACTTGGAACGGAAGAGCTTGTTTCCTTCCGTCAAGGGAACTTGTTCTCCTATAGCTGGAATGTCAATCTGTATTTGAATATCGTGTCCGAGTTTGCCGATAGGCTGATGGCCCCGCTCCGCAAGGTGGTGGTGGACTTGTACAATCCGCAGGGAGTTCCCATCGTGGCTATGGATTTCAAGGTTCAGCCTAGGTTCAACGAAGATGGCACTATTGCCAACCTTGATGAACTTACGGAAGTAGAGTCCAAGTGGAAAGACCACGTGGCTACCGATGGTACGGTGGTTCAAGTTCCCGAACGAGCCTATGTGGAAACCGATGTGGATGATGGCTCGGACGATGGTTCGGACGATGGTTCAGGCATCTAAAATAATTTAAGAAATCCTATTGACATCTGCCGGTAATTTGTTGTTCGTGTTTTATAGGTATTTATATACAACTATTATTAGAGCTATTGAAATTTTTATAAATCAGCCTAAAAAATAAGATTGACATTTGTTATATAACAATGTATTTTTAAGGTATGAAGACGGTTAAACTCCAAATATCAAATGCCCCTGATGTGCTAGACGATATGCGTGTATTTAGCAGTATCGTCCGTATGGCGTTTAATCGTTACCAAGAAGGACTTTCCGAAAAGGAAGTCCGAGCCTATGTTAGTTCCAAGTTCTCCCACAATAGTTGGTTTATCCAGTCTGCCGTGAAGGAAGCACAGACTATCTATCTAGCCCGTGGAAAAGAAAAAATTGTGTTCGGGGGCAAATGGAATTTAACGCAATACCTTAAAGGCTTGATTACGAAAGAGCAGTTCAAGCGGACTCGTATGATGCCTATTTGTAGCTATGGTGAAAAGGCTAATACTGGTAATCGTCTTATAGATTTTGATTTGTTGAATAGTCTTATAATCTACAAGCCCTCTCGTTATGTTCACAAGGAAATTCGATTCTGCCCCGTAAAGAAAAAACTCGCCCACGAACTTGCTATAGTACAAGAACTTGCAGACAAAAAGAAGATGCCTATTACAGTCAAGTTCACGGATAAACATTTGTATCTAACCTATGATGAGTCCTTGATTTACAATGAAGCCTATAATAACTTGAAGTATACCAGAGTTTTAGGTATAGATATGAACCCCAACTATATAGGGGTTTCGGTTATTGAGTTTGATAAGAAGGATGAATTTAAATTATTGCACAAAGAAGTGTATGACTTAACCATTTTGACTAAACTTAGTGGCAAGGCTTCTACGGATGCTAAATCCCAGTATTATACAAACAAATTGAAACACGAAACAATCGCAATCGCCCACAAGATTAACAAGTTGGTTGATTATTGGAAATGTTCTAAACTGGCTATTGAAGACCTTACTATCAATTCCGGAGATATACAAAAAGGAAATACTTTCAACCGCTTATGTAATAACAAGTGGGAACGAACTCTGTTCGTGAACAAACTTAAAATGCTTGCCAACATACACAAGTATGAGTTGGTTGAAGTCAATCCAATTTATTCATCTATCGTAGGTAACTTTGCATACGGCAATGAAAATACCCCTGATATGGTGGCAGCAAGCATCGAAATAGCTCGAAGAGCATACAAGAAGTTTGAGAAGGGGTGGTTCTACCCCAAGTTCAACGTTGAAACGCTAGATGAGCAATGGAAGCAAACACTAGCCGGAGTGAAGACTTGGAAGAAACTATTCCAGATAGTTAAAGAAGCGAAACTGAAATATCGTTTTCTGTTATCCGATTATGTTGGAAATGCAGTCTTTAGCAAATTCTATAGGCAATGTAGGTGGAAATTATATATATTTTCACGTAGTTGACTATAATTTTTGTATTTTATTTTTCCTATCGTATAAACTGAAACATTTTTCAAGGAGTTTCACGATGGTTTACAAGGTTGACGATTCCCTTACCAATTTCAAGTTCTGGAGTGGTGCTGCTACGAATGCAGAACTCCTTACCTATGATGAACTAAAGCAACTTGACGATATTCTTCCGGAATATTTTGGTGAAGAAATCCCGACGCAGACGGAAATCAACGATATGTTCTGGTTTGATTTTCCGACCGTTGTGGAAGCCCTCGGTTACACCTACGATGAAGACAATGGCGAAATCATCCGCGACTAGGAGTACAACGATATGTCTAACAACTTGAATTGGACCATCGCATACAAGACGGTCTTTGGCGAAAAGAAGGTGGAATCTTTCACGGACAAGAAGGAAGCTGACGCTCGTTATGAAGCCCTCCTTGCACGAACCTATGGTAGCCTTGGCGATATTGCCGGTGTGACGAAGCCGGTTCAGTCCGGGGCGAAGGTCACGGAATCCAAGGAACAGAAGACTCCGAAGAAGTGCGAATCTTGGGTGGTTGACTACAAGCGTCTGTTCGACTCCGAAATCGAGTCCGAAGAGTTTGACAACCTTACGGATGCGAACGAGTTCTACAACCGCCTTATGGACGATGCCGAAGGTTACGAGTTCATAGACGAACCCCGTGAAGTTGAAGGTCTTGAAGAATGCGGTGGCTCTTCTGCCGCATCTCTCGGTGCTATTCCCACGGGTGTTGTTAGACAGAACGATGAATCCAAGAAGTCCGAAGCAACGGGAGATACCGGCATTGATGCACAGATGATTGATGCCCTCCGCAAGAAAGCCAATGAGGACCGTGAATGGTTCGGCAAGTTCAACGATATGTTCTCCGAAGAACTCAAGGAAGCTGGTTTGGGTGGTTTCGTGATGGTGTTCCGTCCGAAGGACCCAACCAAGGTTGATGACCGCTTCCAGTACAACGTGGAATGGCAGCCGTATGACTTGAACTACGATTTTGTTAAGAATGACGAGTTTAACCAGAAGACCTATGGCTTCATTGATTGCGAATGGGATGGCAAGTCCGTTGTTACGCACGACTACCGCCCATTGGACGAACAGAGCATTGACGATTTCTATGACACCGTTGTTGCAAGCGGTTCGGGCGATGAGGGTATCTTCCTCTGGGTGCTTGAGCAGTACAAGCAGAGCATCGGCAAGACGGAAGCCAAGAAGTCCGAAGCGGACGGTGATGAAGCCAAGCTCCAAGCCGCCTATGGCGATGGCGGCATCATTACTCACGAATCCTCCGCAGACGGCTTCTATGTGGATGACCATGACCCGATGGGCTATGCAATCCTCAATAACGATGTGGCTACGATGAAGGAACTCTTCGCAGGCACTGCACCCGTTCCCGAAAAGCCTTGGACCTATGCCGGTTGGCACGAAGACACGGACGCCCCGGAAGACAAGGACGGAAACTATCCGTATGTCTATGACTGGGAACGAGAAAACGATACCAACTTCGTGAACGACTGGAAGCGAGTTGTTGGCGAAACGAACAACGAAGAAGCCCTCAACTTTCTTCTTGAAAAGGCACCGGACTTTGTTCCTACCGCAATCGACTTCTACAATGCATTCCATGCCGGTTATGACAAGAAGCTGCTCCGCAAGTTGCTTGACAACATCAGCACGGTGGTTGACAAGGAAGACATCAGCCGTGAATATTTGAATTATGAAGACTTTGGCGAAGATGCCTACAACAACCTCGACAAGTTCTTGGATGCATCCGAATCTTGTAAGTCCGAAGCCTTGCCCCCGAAGCAGTGGGGCAACCGCGCTCGTAAGTTCCCTTCCCGTGCCGCACTCGTCAACAAGGCGAAGACTCTCGGTGCTACCGAAATCATTAGCCACGATGATTACAAGAAGTTGAATGACGATGTGTTCCTCGACAAGATAGGCTTTGCAATGGACATCAACGGAAACTGCAAGGCTCGTCTGTGGTGGGGCGAAAAGGATGGAAAGTATTACTACACTATTACCCGTGATGTCCTCGACAAATCTGGCTGGTAACAAGGAGAAAAAAAAAGATTATGTCCAAATTAACTATCAAGACTAACGAAGAATCTGGCGATGCATCGTTGCGTGACCTCATCCATGATGACAAGGAAAATACCCTTCTTGCAAAGTTCGGTACTTTGGGTGATGCCAACCGTTGTTTTGCGGCACTTTCTGGTGTCCTTTTCGACAATGGCGAACTTGCACAGCACGAAACCGTGGCATTGTTCCCGATTATGTCTAATGTGGCAGTCTTTATGTATGATAAAGCCGGTGCTGATGCCGTGGAAGAATACATCCTTGAACATTTCGGAGTTTAGTTATGTCAAAGTTGGTAATTAAGGCTTACGAACATAGGGTAAAGGAGTCCACGGACTCTACCACTTACTCCATCATTTCTGCTTTCGGAAAGTACGAGGATGCCGATGGGCATTCCGGTACTCTCTATGATGCAAGCACCCTCGTAACTACCCGTGAGTTTGCTTCCGCAGACGAACTTATCCAGTTCGTTTATCGCAAGTTGAAGATGAACCCGAAGAACTGCACGGTCAATTCCCTTGATAGGGATGAGGGCGAATCGTACATTAGCCTTGAGGTTGTGTACAAGACTCGCTCTACTACCCAGTCCTATCTGTTGCGTATCGTAGGTTACAAGCGTATCGCCTGCCCGAAGGACGAACTCGTGGATGCATTCAAACCTATTTTGTACAAGGAAGGTTGATTTTAATTCAAGGAGACTGTATTATGGCAAAATTTAAATGTTCTATGCAGAAGAAGAAGGAATCTCTTGCCAAGGAATCCGAAGCAAAGAAGAACGAAGGGTTTATGAATGACCTTCCGTATGATGCATCGGTTGCAATAGAATCGCTTTGTGCCGAGATTATGGCACACCCGGACACATTTACTATTGAAGATTCTGCCGTAGCTGAAATGTGTGGCAAATGGTATATCCGTAGTTATGCGGATGGCCCCACGATGGCACATAATGAAGATGAATGGGTGGAAGAAGTTACCGCTGGGTTGTCTGGTAGCCCAGTGGATGGTTCTCCGTTTGGAGCTGCCGAAGCGGAAGAATATGCTCACAAGGTATTCCAAGAAGAACTTGCAGAATAATATTTTTGAATAGATAGCACGGATTAGCTATAAATTTTGTATATTTATAGCATCAAGTTTAATGAATTAGTGGCTTTCTTCATTAAACGATAAGAACCATTTTACGATGGCTCGTTTGGAATTGAAAGCCACAGTAAGTTCCGAACGAGTCATTTTTGTATCTATGAGTAAGCATTGTTGGACATTGAAGGATAAGTATGAGTCACAGTTCTCTGTGTCTTTTTATCCATTTATGTTGTCCAACACGAAGAAAGCTGAAATCCTACATAGGGCAGAAGAGATACGAGCGGTTAGAAATGAAATATCGGAAATCGTACATAATGATATGTTACGGTTTCAAGATATGTCAAAGTTTAGTTTTCAAAAAGTATTTAATTCTTTATATAATCATAGGCTTTCTAGTCATTATTTACATAAGGCGATTGATGATGTTTGGATAGCATATAATCGTAGATTTAAGGCGATTGCTCAAAAGATTGAATTTTATAAAGTTGATAAGCTAATCCCCACATTTTATAAAATCAATACTCATGGACATCATATAGGCGATTTACGTAGTATTACTTGTCATACTCGTAAAACTGATTTGACATTAGCTCTGACTTGGTTGGCTAAACACGGTAATGATACTACTATTGAATGGTTAAAATCTACAATAGCTTCGGGGTCTTCCAAGAATGCCTTTTATTATAAGTTATTAGGATATATTCAACGTTTTGGGTTTGGGCGACTTATGCGGTTGGCAACATCTCGACGGGATGCCTTATTTAAGTCTTATTTTTTACGCGGTAGGATTATTTTTAATTCTTTGACATTTCATGGAAGGAGTAGGCATACTCGACCTATTGTAAGTTTGGCTCGAAAAGAAAAGGGTAAGTTTAATTGTTATATAGAACTTTCATGGCTGTGGAATAATCAAGGTTATCATGGTGTGGCTACAAATGCTTTATGCATTCCGGTTAAGTATAGTAAAGCATATCATCGGTCTTTAACTAGATATACTCATAGTTTTGATACCTTTTATACTATGGTTATTACAGGTAAGGATATTCATATAGTTTTATATAGACGAGGGTATCGGTACAAGAATAATGTAGAGATTAGTGATAACAATACTATAGGTATAGATGTTAATTCTAAAACTAATATGTTTACTTTAAGTACGGGTGGGTTTATAGCTAATGATTCATCCCTAATAAATGAGTTTATAGTAGAATCTCGTAAGGTTGATAGAAAGCAACATCACTATAATTCTAGGTATGCTATCCAGCCTGATGTTTCAGCATTTAAGATGTCTAAAACGGATAAAATTCATATCAGTTCTATTTCTAGGAAATTGAAGGAATCTAATAGAAGAACTATTGTAAACTTATGTAAGCAACTTGCCATTAAGGGTATATGGCATATTGCTATGGAAAATTTAATTGGATTTAAAGGTACTAAATTACATCCAAATGATGAATTAGGGTTTAATCTAGGGAGGTTGCATAAATATATAAATTTATCCTCATTAAAGGACGAGTTTATACATATAGCTCCCAAGTACGGGTTGTCCGTATCTCTTGTGCAACCCGAATACACATCAAAGATGTGTGGACATTGCGGATGCATAGATGACCGCAATCGTCAAACCCAAGAAGTTTTTAAATGTGTTGAATGTGGGCATACAGAAAATGCTGACGTTCATAGTGCAAAGAATATCAAATTCCGTCTTACCTCGACCGTGTTAAGGGGGTACTTGTTCGAAAGAGCGAGGGATAACGGATATAGGAACTTTCAGCCAAAGAGCTTGTCTAGGTGGCAAGTAAGGGAGTTCCTAGAAAAATGTCGTAGCAGTGGGCTATTTAGTAGTTCATAGGAAAATCACAAGATTCTTGTAGATTTTTAGGTTACGATAGAAATGCTGCCCCAATTATTTGAAATAAACACCTATATGGCAAATACTATATTTGCATTTTATAGGTGTTTTTGTTATTATTAGGTATATCTGGAGATTTTAATTATGAAAATAATTGAAGACTATATCCCATTTAAGTGCGAAATTATAGATGACATTTCTAGGGTGGACGAGTCCGCACAGTCCGAGGTTGCCAAGTCGGGTGGCACGATTCTCGCCATTGTGAAGGGTCCTCATTTCTGTCCCGGAAAGGTCAGCCGTAACCACAGACTTTATACGGAAGAACTCTGGGAAGCAGCAAGCAAGGATGAGGAAGTTCAGCGCAAGCTCGCCAATGGGCAGATGTTTGGTCGTGTGGGTCACGAAGCCGAAATTACCGATGAAGACATCGGGGCAGGCAACTACTCCCACATTACTCGTAACATCGACTGGAAGACCGGCATTGCGGAATCCGTCATCTTCAACACCCCGATGGGCAATAATCTCTACACCCTTCTCCGTGCCGGTACTACCACGATGTATGTCAGCTCCCGTGCTGACGGCGACTACTGTGGCAAGGACGAGGATGACAATGACATTCTTGACCCGAAGACCTACAAGCTGGAACGATTTGACTTTGTTCAGGACCCCGGCTTCCTTGATGCCAAGCCGAAGCTGATTTCCGAATCCAAGAAGAAAGAGGACGAAAACCTCAAGGAAACCATTGGAGAGAAGGTTGCAGAATCGCTTCTCAACCTCGCTATGGAAATCGGAGCGCCCCTTGAACTCGATGGCTCTACCTACTCTGTTGACAAGGTTTGCGAAAGCAAGGTGGATATGTCCGATTGCGAAACGATGACCAGCGATACCTACACTCTCGGCGACTTTACCGAAGTGACGGAAGATATGCGTAAGGGAATCGTTGAACATTTCAACAACCAGCAGAAGGAACTTGAGGAATCTCGCAAGGAACTTGAAGAAGCCCACAAGCTCATCAAGACCCTCCGCTTCGCCAACCGCAAGGGCTTGGACGAAGACTATGTGGAAAGACGAGTGAGTGAGGGTGCATCGCTTGAAAGCATCGAACGCGAACATCCCACTCCGCAGCCGTTCAAGGTTGTGGAAGCCAAGTTCAAGAAGGTCAACGAAGAATACGATACACTTGATTACCTGCTCGGCTTGGGCAGAAAGTGAGGAGCATAACTATGGGTAAGATGAAGATTAAGGTTCACGAAGCCGTTTCGGATAGAGCGGATATTGTGATTAGCGATTTCTTGGATGACCATAAGGCTGATGCTCATGATTTAATGACTTCGGCATTTTCTGAAATTTTGTATGGAATGGGTCCTAACCAGACGATAGACAAAGATTTGGCAGAAGTGTTAGCGGAATACGCTTATCGTATGATTTTGTACAACGCCTACTACTATGACCAGTACGTGCCTACTTTGGAAGAATTTGCCGAAATGTGCAATAAGAAGCGTATGGAAACCCCGTTAATGGATTCTACCACCCATGCATTTACGGATGCTATTATCAAGCAAATCTATATGCAATATGCTCCTTTGTTGAAGGACTAATTAAGGGCGGTTACTTATGTCCAAAATGACTATCCGTTTGCATGAGAGCAAGGTACAGGAAGCAACGGGCCTGTTCTTGCCAGAATCCTTGAAGGAATCTCTTGAGTTCCACCTTCCGAACTGCACCGATTGCAAATCCGTAATCGTCTGCAAGTGTGACGAAGAACTCGACGAGGACATTCAATGGGCAATCCGAGATACATCACTTCCGGTGGTGGATGCTTCCATTGCTGACAACTACCTCGTCCTCGCATTGGAAGAGAATGCATCCGATGAGGAAATCCAGTCTATCTTCAACGAAGAGTACAAGAAAGCCATCCTTACGAAAGCCCCGAAGCTGGTGGCTTCTATGGATGTGGAATCCTTGCAGAAAGCCCTCGTGGACTTGCAATCGGGTAGCATCGGCAAGCCGTGGGAACTCGACTTTACGAACTCCGTGTCTTGGGGCTTGAACATCTTCGATGACATCCTCTATAGCGAACAGAGCGGTGCAAGCGTCTATGCCACCGCGTTCAACTATGTGGTTTGCGGACCGGACGGAAAGGAATTGACCACAACCCGTTCTATGGTGGAAGTGAAGAACTTCCTTGACACAAATTTCAAATAGGAGAAGTTTACTATGGCAAAAATGACAATCAAGGTTAAGGAAGCCAAGGAATACGGAAGCATCGAAGAGGTGTTCCAGGACTTGGGCTACTTCCCGGCAGAAGACAGCGATGACAAGAAGCTCGTCTGCTATATGGACTTTGAAACGGGCATAGATGTTCCGAAGTATGTGTCCGTTATTACTCACTATGATTTCCAAGCCGATGACCTTCTTGTTGAAGTGGCAGCCGGTTCTTATGACCACACCACTCGTGACGGAAGCATCGGGGATATGTTCTACACCTTCATCGGTGCGGAACTTGAACATCCCACTTTCGAGCAGGTCAAGAAAGCCTGCAAGAATGCGGAAAAGGCGGCAAAATACTATATTAAGGCTTTGCAGATTAACCTAAACACAGAAGGAGCGGTGTAATTATGTCCAAGATGAAGATTACAGTTCACGAAGCCAAGAACGATAAGATAGTACCCTACACCTTGATGCAGTGCTACTATCCCGACGAAAAGCGATGGGACCCGATTCTCGTTGAAATCAACTCCAATGACCAGGGCTGGTTCTACGATGGACTCGCTCCGGTGGACAACTTCGGCAACTTCGCCTATTACGAATTTGGTTGGGATTTCATCCATCAGCGTTGCAGGAAGGGTACGGATAAGTGTGACCCCGAAATGGTTGCCGCTATGGAGAAGGAATACTTGTCCGGGGATGACCTTGCGGATGGCTACACCTACAAGAAGGTGGACGGAAGACTCGGTGCCTATGTTCCGAAGGGCTTGCGTTACATTGGAAACAATTAAGGAAACCGTCAATAAATCCCACCCATCTTTAGTGGGTGGGTTGAATTGCCCGAAAGAATAAGGTATATTATGTCTAACAATACGGGTGGAACGCCCGGAATTTACGCCGACGGAGATATTATGATACACGTTAGTGTAGCAGCCCCGGAAACCTTGCATACTAGGATGTGTGAAACCTACACGTCTTTAGTGTGTGGGTAGTTCATGGAGAAAACCACTATGATTATCGACAAGATTCTCGACCGCTATGATGGCGATGCCTATGACCCGGAAGACTTTTACAAGGCGATGATGTCCTACGAAGAAGGTACGGACTTTAAGATTTCTCGCGCTCTCGACAGTGGCGAGGAAGAGGACATCAAGCGTGAACTCTGTGCCTACATCGACGATGGTAACTACAATCCGAAGATTAAGGACTTCATCAATTCCGTGAAGTGGCTCGAAGCCGATGATGGCAAGGACTACAGCAAGGAATTTGACATCCTCGGCGAATCCAAGAAGGGCGAATCCAAGTTCAAATGCTCTATGGCAAAGAAGAAGGAATCCCTCGCAAAGAAGAGCGAAGGGTTTAAGACTGATTGGCAAATGGATGTTGTCAATAGTCTGGAAACCATCAAAGATAAGTATGGTTTGGTTGTTGAATACAAGGAAATAGAGGATGGTCTTAATGGTGTTACGGATAGTTACACTGTGAAGATTAAGCGTGGACCCCTTTCGGAAATAATGGCAATCGTGGGTCCGGATTATTTGAACCTCTTCACGGAGGATGTATCTCGCCAGTATTTATCTAAAGATTATGATTCTACAGAAGCACTTAACAAATTGGTTGATGCTATCTCGGAATATGTGAAAAAGAATGACTGGACTAGGGAATCCAAGAAGAGCGAAGCAACTTACGATAGACCTGTGAGCCTGTATATCACCACTCGTTACGATGATGCGGAAGAGGCCCAGAATTTCATCAAGGATATGGTTGGCGAAGAATTAACCGTGTCCAAGGACCGTAATGGGGATGCTCTGTATGTGAGTATCGAAGGTTCGGACGATGCCATTGATGCATTCCTTGAAGTTTACAAGGATGAATATGAAAACATCTTGAATGATTGCGATGTTGATGCAAACGGATGGGTTTCCCCGGATGATACTTACTACTCTTCTATTGAAGGTCGCAAGGAATTGATGGGCGAATCCACGAAGAAATAGCTTACTACGTATAATCTTCTCCAGTCGCAACAAACTAAACAATAGAGTTCCGAGTTTTTCGGAACTCTTTTTGTATTGCCATTTTCTTTCGTACAAAATAAATATAATAGTTTATCTAAATATATAACAATTTATCTATAACTCCATACTTGATAAAGTGTTATATTTGTCAAAAAGTGTCAATTTATTTGTGGGTTTCTTAAAATCCGCAAGTTTTTTTATTATATTATTTTGTTGGACACTAGGATTGAATCTACCGAAGTCATTAAAAATGCTCGGCTTAAAAACCGAGAATGCCCGAAACCATCGTAGATAGCAATATCTATGTAAGTTAGGGGTATCAAATAGGTTTTTAATCTAGGAGAGGATTCAAATTCCAGTTTAAAAGGGACGGCATTTTGCCGATTTCAAAAACCTACCCTTTTAGGAGAGCAATCCAAAAGATTGCTTAATGCAAACAAAGTAACCCTAACAGGAGACCATCCATTATGGTTAATACCAACCGAATCGCTGCTCGTTACGAAGCTCGTACCGCTGCTTTCCGCAAGCGTCTCGAAGCCAAACGTGCAGAAAAGAAACTCCGTGAAGAAGACGAAGGTATCATCGAAGTTGACGGCGTTAAGCTGAATGCCGCTGAAACCGAAGTCATCTTTGCTGACGAAGACAAGGACATCCAGGTTGTCGCTTCTCCGAATCCGGAAAACGAAAACGAAGTCGTTGTCGCTGTTCTCACTGCTTCCAAGGATGATGTTGAAGAAGAAGAAGTTCTCGGCTCTGCATCCGTTGAAGGTAGCGAAGAAACCGCAGGTGCAGAAGAAGCACGAAAGGCTGAACGTCGCGAAGCATTCCGCAAGCGCCTTGAAGCCAAACGTGCAGAAGGTAAGTCCGCAACACCCGCTCGTAACGAAGCTCGTATTGCCGCTTTCCGCAAGCGCCTTGAAGCCCGTCGTGCTGGAAAGACGAGCGAATCCAAGGCTACGGCTACCGCTGACGCCCGTAAGAAGAGCATCGCAGAAGCCCGTGCCAAGTTCCGTTCCAAAATCGGCAAGAAAGCCTAAACCCGGAGGAAATCCAAAATGAATAAACCTTCTATTGAAGAACTCTCCAATGCCAAGTACGACCGCATCGTAGAATCCTACGAAGCCCGTTATGGCAAGCAGTTTGAAAAACTCGCCAAGAGCCAGTCTTTCAAGGGCAGCTTGAGCAAGAACGATATGTTCAACCTCGGCGCTCAACTCGACAACTACAAGAAGTACGAAAGCTATGTCGCTGAAAATTCCTCGGCTTCCAGCCTTGGTGTCCTTCCGCGTGTTGCTCTCGACCTCATCTCCGCAACTTACGCCCTCTCCATCGCTCCGCAGCTTGCATCCGTGCAGACTTTGGACGAAGCCCAGGGTCTTATCTACTTCAAGAAGACTTTCACTCACGGCTATCCGTTGACCGCACAGAATGGTCTTCCGGCTCTTCCGGAAGAACGCTGGATGGGTGCAGACGGCAAGTTTGAAGGTGAACAGTCCTTCAATGGTGCTTGGAAGAAGTGGCTTGACTCTCGTCCGCGTCCGGCAACGGGTGCTGGCGACACTCTCACTCCGGAAACTCTTACCGCCAAGAACTTTGATGCCATTACCTTCAATGCCTTGAAGGGTTGGCAGTCTTCTCCGACCGGCTATATGAGCGAACGCCAGTTCGTGGCTGTTGACGGCGACACCGCCACCATCAAGTATGGTGTTGGCAACCTCCGCTGGAACACCCCGATTAACATTCGCCTTGTTGCACCGGATGGTAAGGTGGAAGACATCGTTGGTCTTACCGCTGGTCCGGGTCAGCTCCCGACCTTCTACGGCAAGGTTGCTGTGACCGCAGCCCAGAGCGGTAAGGACATCGTTCTCTCTGGCTTCAATGGCTACCAGGGTATGGTTGCCTATGATGTTGACTTTGAAAAGGCACCGGACGTTCCGGCTATTGAATACGGTCTCGACACGAAGGTTGTCAGCGCCGAAATCATTGGCTTGAAGGAAATGCTCGGTACTTTCAAGAGCTTCCAGTTCAACAAGCGCTTCGGTAAGGCTGCTTCCGATGAAGTCCTCGCTGACCTCACTGGTCACATGGCTATGGCTGAATCCGAAAAGGTTCTCGCCGCCTATGTCCAGTCCGCTAACAAGTGGGCTCCGCTCACTTGGGATTTGAACAAGCCGAATACCATCTCCGAATACGAACATCGTCAGTCCTTCCTCTATGTCATCCAGGCTGCTTCTGCCGCCATCGGCGCTCGTGCAGGCAAGGGCTATGCTAACAAGATTGTTGCCGGTTATGTTGCTTGCCAGTACATCGCTTCCCTTCCGGGCTTCCGTCCTGCTCCGCAGACGAACCTCGTTGGTCCGCACGTGTATGGCACTCTCGAAAACGAAGGTATCACGGTTATTCGTAGCAACACCATCGTTGCACCGAACGAAGTTATCTGTGCTTACAGCTCCGACAACTCCCCGTTCGAAGCTCCGGTTGTTTGCGCTACCTATATGCCGGTGTTCCTTACCGACACTATGCCGGTTGCCGATAATCCGTTCCAGACCCAGCGTGCAATCGCTTCTTGGAAGGCTATCGAACCGGTGGTTGCTGAATTTGTTCAGCGCATCGTGATTACGAAGAACACTGCCCCGGCTGCGGATGCCTATGTGTATCTTACCAGCAATCCGGGTAATGGCTCTTCCAACGGTGGTAGCGGTAACGGCTAATCCGTAAGAGAGTTCAACACCTCGGTTGAATAATCGGTGTCACTAGGGTAAAACCTAGTGGCACTTTTTTATTTGCGGTTTGTTCGCAGTCAACAATATTTTGTTATTTTTATCAATGTATCTTTGCAAAGGATTCCATTATGGCAGAAAGCACCGAAGAAGCCGATGGCAAGTTGAATAACTATGTGGAATATATGCTTATATTCCTTGAGAACGAAGTAGTCCGCAATGGCTACTACGATGAACCAGAATATCCCCTTGAACTTTTGTATCTATAAGGAGAAATCATCCTATGACGAACGAACGCAGAAGTAATGCCGATTACTTGCAGGAAATATGGGATTCCCTTGAGGGTGTCTGGGACAAGTCCAAGTATAATATGGAAAAGGGCTACGATGACGAGTACGGCTGTGAATGTATCACAATCTCGCTTCGTGACAATGAGGATGTCCGTGCAAAGATTTATGTGGAAGACCACGAAGGTCAGCATCCTACCGGCTTTGAGGTGGTGTACCGCTACCCCGGCGACAAGGGTGTGGGCATAGGTGGCTACTACGAGTTCCAGAGTACCGATATGGACGGACTGGGTGAGGAAGTGTTTGACTACTTTGACGAAATTAAGAACAAGGTTGGAGAATCTATGAAGAACGAAGGAAAGAACGAAGTGTCCAACTTCTCTAGGGATAGCTTGGGAGTATCGTTTGACGGTAAGTTCGGCAATATGCGAAAGGGCGAAAGCTGGGTAGTTTACCCGGAAACCTTGGACAAGGGCTACATCTGCATCCAGGGCGATACTCGCTTCGGCTATATCAATGTGAACAAGGGCTTCCTCGTGTTGTCCGCACCGCATAGCACCCCGATTTATGCCGCACTAATGGTTGACATCAACAAGGGCAAGGCACAGTGTATTCCGCTTGAGAAGGAAATCGTTGACCAGATTTTGAATGCCGTGAATGACAGAACCATCACGGACCATAGCCTTGACAATGTTATCCGCAATGCCGATGTCACGGATGACGAACTCAAGGGCGAAGCAAAGCAGATGGAAGCCACGAAGAAGTATTACGGTTATGGCAAGGATGATGTTATTGACAAGGAAGACACTGACTTTATGTGGCAAGTTGCTTATGATTGGTTTGAGGACCGATTGCCCGAACGATTAAAGGGTAAGGCTGATAGTGCCGTGTATAAAGTCATTGATAAGGATAGCCGTGCATACGAAGAAATCTTGACTATGGACGATTACCACGATTACTTGCAAAAGTACGGTCCTGGCATCATCAAGGACATCAAGGCTAACAACGAAGCCAAGCAGTGCGAAGATGTGCAGTATTACTATGACCGCTTGAACCCTACTGAAAAGGAAAAGTTCAACGGACTCTCCGAACAGATTGAAACTTTGGTTGGTATGTATGACGAGAACGGGGAGTTGTCCAAACCGCAGCAAGACCAGCTTAAAGAATTGCGTGACACCATCTATGTGTTCGGATATGTTGCAAGGGGCTATGTCAGCTTTGCCGATGAAGTCCTTGCCAACTATGGGGTTGAACCTTTGCTTGACTCCAAGGAGCCAGTCTTCGATGAAGCCAGACAACCCGCAGAATATAGTGTGCATTCCTACAATGATACGGACATCCAGCATTATGAAGACGGCACACCCGAAGAATGGAGATGTCAGCGTTGTGGTGGTTTGAACGGTGGCGAAGATGGTGAACCTTTTGGAAAATACATTACGGATTCTAATGGAAAGGTTGTGATACGCTTACTGTGTTCTGGTTGTGCAGATGACGCTTGCGATATTCTTAATGCTACTCACGGAAATGTCCGTAAGGCTATAGGACTTGGTGAATCCAAGAAGTCCGAAGATGCTTCCGACCCTATGGTTATCTACAAGGAAGGTGGCATTTATCGCACTACACCGAAGTCCAACTACGATGCCCGTATTCAAAATGCTTTCCGCATCCAGAAGTGGGATGGCTTTGACACTCCGCAGGAAATCATCAACTATTGCACGAAGTATTCTAGTGGCTTTGACCCGGAGAATGTGATTATCGTCGAATCCAAGAAGAGCGAGTCCTTGACCCTCAAGCAGAAGGAACTCAAGGATATGGCACGCTACGGACAAGCCGAGGACATCACTACCATTTCCGACGCGGAAGCCAAGGAACTCAAGAAGAAGGGCATTGAAACGGTGGGCATCAGCCGTGGTGTCTATGGTATGAACGGTGCGTTGCTTCGTGACAACGAGGGTAATAAGTATGTGATTACCGCAAGAAGCAGTAATTTGTTCTACTTTGTTTGATAACTGGGGTCTTTTACTTATGAACTATGTTAGTATCACAACATCTTACCAAGACGGACGGAACATTGTATATGTGTCTTCTATTGGTCTAGGTAAGACTATGGCAGAAGCGGAAGATAATTGCGAAAAAACTTTGTTTAAGTATCATCCGCAAGTGAAGCCTTACTATAGGGGCATCCAGAGTTGCCAGAGTCATCACAGTAATTATGATTTCAAATTGGAAGATGCATTTACGGAATTACGTGGTTTGGACAAGAACCCGGAATTGATGCAGATACTCCTGGATTACTTGCCCGAAGCGATTACTAGGGAATTGCCCGGAATCAAGGTTGTTTCCGATGTGACCACCAAGACTACTCCTAATGGTTTCGTTGTTTCCGTAGACTTGCAAGATAGGGATGGTAACGAGTTCACATTGGATGTGGGCTATGGTAGCAAGGTGGGTGTCCACGTTTCCATCTTCTCGGACAAGGATAATCGCTATGTGAGTGATACGGCAAAGGGTTATCCACCGCAATGCCCTAACATCAAGGAATTGTTAAATCAATACTACAAGCACATCAATCGTGCTAGACAAAACAAGGAAGAAAGTATGAAACAATCTAAATGCTCTATGCAGAAGAAGAAGGAATCGCTCTACAAGAAAAATGAGGGTGTGTCCGCTAGTTCGTTGTTCGCAATCGACCCTAAATCGGGTCATTCCAAGATTTACGATGAACTTTGTGACATCGTAGATAACGTGTCCTATTCCGGTGTGCTGAATGCCGAAGATGCCACGGACGAATATCCCGATGCTGTTAGTGTGGATTTTGAAGTTAGTTCCGATGATTCCGCACCGTATTCTGTGATGGTGTCTATCTATGGCAAGGAAGAAAACGATGAAGAAAGCCAGTTGTCTTATTCTGTTTGGGATGAGTACAATAACAATTTGAAGTCCTACAAATCGGCTGTGGGTGGCGCTCCGTTAGGTTATCAAAAGGGTTATAAGATTTCCGAATTGCCCCAGATGTGGGATGACCTTCAAAAAGATATTCAGTCTTTGGTGTCCGATGCAGAACAAGATGAATCCAAGAAGTCCGAAGCTAATCTTGACGACTTGAAGGGAATGGTTGTGAGCGAAGGAACTATGCGTTCCGAAGACCTCATTCCGAAGTTCCTGAATGTCTTGAAGACCTATGGCAAGGATAAGTACGATGCCTACGTCAAGGAAAACCCGGAAGTTCTCGACCTCGAAGGTATGGACGATGAAACGATGGGCTATGTAGTTGACGAACTCTTCAACAAGCTGGACGAAATCTCTCCGGAAGGATTCTATTTTGCCGCCCACCCGGATGATGGTGCTTGCTATGGATTCTGGGAAGTTGACCCGAATGAATCCAAGAAGTCCGAAGACTTTGATATGAACAAGGCTTTCTTCCAGGCTAAAAAGGCTATCACTGATTGGACCAAGAGGCAGGGACATAAGACCCTGGAATGGCTCTATACGGATGGTCGTAAGAGTCCAACTTCTTATCCGTCGGGTATTTGGGATTTTGAATGGGACACGGGTAATGGGATGGCTACTGCGGAACTTAAAGTTTCTCCGTATGAGACCCGTACTAATTCGTGGAACAACAGTATGGACTTTAGTTTGAGAGTGGGAACTGAAGATAAGCCTACGTTCTATACTTCCGTGGAAGATGTTCTGTATGCGTTAGATACGTTAATTAGCAAGAACGAAATCAAGATGGAATCCAAGAAGCCGGAAGCCTGCAAGGGTGGCAAGGACGATGATAAGAAGGGTGGCAAGGATGGCAAGGCTGCCGAATCCAAGAAGTCCGAAGGTGTCAGTGGTACAATCACGATGAACATTGACTATAACACCTTTATGCGTCTTCTTGATGCCGCCGCGTTCCTTGATGCAGATGAAGATTACAAGGATGCTCTCTGGGATTATTATTCCGAACTGGGCGAAATTGGTGGCGAAGCCTTTGTGTTCTTTGATAACCTCTTCCAGTACACGGCTTGGTACGATGTTGACGAAATGTATGACGAAATAGGAGAACGCTTCCAAGACGAATCCAAGAGCAAGGAAGAATGCATTCAGGATGCTATCGACGATGGCGATATGACCATCTATCAGTACAAGGACCACTACCTCGTTCTTAACTAATCGCTGTACCTCGCGTTGTACCGCCCCTATTTTGGGGCGGTTTTTTCGTATAGGGAGATTTCTCATAGGATAGGTTTTTAGTTATATTTCCTAGTGGAAAACATTTGCAGAGGATTTAGCTATGTCCAAATTGACCATCAAGGTACACGAAAACAAGTCCGAGGATTTCAACTACGGGCGTGTTAGCACTCCGGTTGCCCAAGCCTACAAGGTTTTGGATGACCAGTATTGCGATGAAAAGACCGGTAAGATGACCGGTCCGGCATTTGACTCTATTATGCTTATGGCAGAGAATGATGAACCGATTTACAACTATGCCCAAAGCAAGAGAGTTAAGTCGCATTCTGTTGCTTGGATGGCTCTGTTGAAGGACATTGCGATGACACTTCAATGGCACGATGATGTGCCACACGCTGAAAACTTGACCTCCGAGCAGGTCAAGAATTGGTTCAAGTTCAAGGGTCAGGATTATAAGACGGAACTCGCTCCGTTGGTAAAGCTCATCGACGAATGGCGTGCCGATATGTTCAAGGACGAATCCAAGAAGTCCGAATCTCTCGCAGCGGATATGTCCAAGGCGATTCAGCAAAGCAAGCCTAAAGTTCTCTTGAGTGATGATGCTGTTGACTACTTTAATGATTACGATTCTATGCTTGACCAATTTGAAGGGGCATACCAGACGGTCATTCACATCAATGGTAAGCACGGAGTTGAAGAAATGTGGTTTATTTATGAACCGGATGACAACATCGTTGCTATTGGTGACTTTGATGTAGACCGTGCCGATGCTGAAAGGGCAAAGGAACTTATGGAAAAGTTCGTCCGTGGCGAACTTACCGAAAAGCCCGGAAACTCCGATGACCTTGAAAGTGTTGATTACATCGCCATCGTGGATGGCAATACCTACACCTCTACCGCATTCGTGGAAGGATAATTACTACAATGCTTGAACCGGATAACCAGAAAGTCTATTTTACATCCGAAGACCTCTCGGAACTTTTCCCGGAAGCGGAAGACCCGATGAGTGCCGCTCTTGACGTGCTTGAGGGCGAGAAGTCCTTCATCGTGGTTGACGGCACGGAACTCCCTCTCGGTTACGATTCCGAGAAGGATGCAATCATCATCGAGGATTCCGATGCATCGTCAGAAACCGCACGAAAGGCTCGTCAGCTTATGCAGTTGTTCGTGTCTAACGAACTTTTCTCTGCCCGTGACATCGAGGGCGAAAACGGATATATGCCCGATGAGGACTACCCGTATTCTGTGAATATTACGGATGGTCAGTCCGCTAGGGTTGTGTCATATTATCCGTCCGAAGAGATGATTTATCCTACAGAAGTGAGCCTTTGGTCTGGAAGCGGTTACACCACTACGGACATCTATGTTGAAGCGGACGATGACAATGCCGAGGGCGCTCTTGAGGAAGCCGTGGCATCCGCAGACAAGCACGGATGGAAGGGTGTGTTGTTAGACACAACGGAAGTCGAAAATGATATGGCAGCGGATGGACACTACAATTTGGAAACGGGCGAAGGGGATGCCGTGTTCGACGAGACATACCTTTATGTGGATGCTACGATGGCTGGTGCTTCGCAGCCCTACTATGTGTATGCCGAAAACTTCGGTGTCCGTCCTAACCGCAAGTTGAGAATTAAATAAAGGAGCGAATGCTTTATGGCTTTGAGAATTAACAATCACACGAAGGATTTTGCCGGTAAATTGCACGAATCCAAGAAGTCCGAGGGCAAGTGGGAAATCACTCCGCAAGAAATGAATAACAAGTTCTTGCCGTTTCTTGGTAATCAAGTGGTGGCTACTCGTATTACCTCTCCGTCGCAGATTCCGGGCTACAATGCTCCGTTCAACATCGACAAGCATTCTACCTATTACCTCATTGAACCGAATCCCGATTTCAATAGGGGTGCGAATAAGAATGTTCGTTCCGTCATTGTTGGATGGCAGGGCGATTCTAACAAGGAATGGGTAATCCGTGTATATCCTACGGCTGACAAGTCGAAGGGTCAGTGGGATTGGAGTAATATGCCCATTGATGACGATGCAGCCGATTGGAGAGATGCGGCACGATATGTCACTAATTTGGTATTGAACGATTCAAAGAAGGAATCTACTATGACTGCACACAAGTTTGGCAACAAGTCCGAATCTTCCCGCTATGGTAGCGGTATGGCTACTCGTAAGGATTTCTCCAAGACTCGTAATCTTGGCGACATCCTTGAAGTCCTTGAATCCCACCGCAAATTGCTCAAGGCGGCTGCCGAGGATATGAACCAGAGCAAGGCTGACTTGAAGGATGCCATCAAGCGTCTTAACGAGTTTGAAAAGAATGCGGACTTCCTCAAGCAACAGTCCGTGAAGGGCATCAAGAAAGCGATAGCGGTCAAGAACTCCCCGGAAGTCCAGGCTTCGGGCGAAGTCATCGACGCTCTCAAGAGTGTCATTTCCATCATTGCGGCTGATTATGCTAACATCCCCGATGTCAAGCAGCTTATGACCGTCATAGACAGCCGATATGCCACTCGTGGTAGCCAGATTCTCACAACCCTTGAAGGTCAGGTTTCCCGTGCTATTGAAGTGGATATGAAGACCCTCCAGAACAGCATCGACAATGGCGATGTTGCCGAAGACGACATTATGAAGTTCGTGACCACCACTACCATCACTCATGGCGTACAGAGCAAGAGCGTGGTGGAAAATGTCACTCCGGTCCTGGAACGAATGAATGCGATGATTGAAGCATCCTCCAAGATGCAGGAAGCCGTTATCGACCCGAAGGAGTTTAAGGAACTTCGTGACCTCGTGGAACAGATTGTGAAGGAAGCATCCGCTCCGAAGGACACCTTCCGTACATCCATTGTTGCACTCGACAAGGACACTATCGCATCCGTCAAGACTGAATCCAAGATTGTTGAAGGTCTGCTCGACAAGCTCAAGTCCGTAGTGTCCGCAATCAAGGACAAGATTTCCGCTTTGTGGGATTCCTTCACTTCTCTCTTCTTTAGCGTGGAAGACGAAGCCCTTGAATCCGCTGACGTGTTCAACGAAGTGGAAGTTAGCCTTGCCATTGTTGGTATCGAGGTTCCGTCCGCTCCGAAGACTGAAAGCCTTGGTAAGCAGTTTGAAGTTCTTACGAAGTCTGTGCTTCACTGTTGCGATAAGCTCGTCAAGGACGCTTCTCTCGCAGGAGAGTTCGACGACGAAGTTATATATGCGGAAGATGCGGTTAAGAATGCCGTTGAATCTTTCAAGAACCTCGGCAATGCTTGCAAGTCCTTGAAGTCCGTCCTCTCCTATCACAAGAACGAAGACAATATGAATGTCATCGGAATCTTGGCTGATGCCATCACGCAGATTGTTGCTGACGATGCTGGCGAAGAAGGTGGCGAGGGTAGCGAAGGTGGCGATGGCGAAGTTGGTGGCGAATCCGTCCTTGACCAGATTGAGAACGAATACTCCCCGGCTGGTGGCGAAGAGAACGAAGAACCCGAAGCTAATGCCGCACCCAACCCGGCTGAAATGGGAACTCCCGAAGAGTTCTAGTAGTTTACCTATTGGTCAACGTGGGGTGCGGGGGCAGTAATGCTTCCGCACCTTGTTATACACGGGCATCCGTGTATATATTATGAGGACAACCACAGATTCACAATCAGCGATGAGGTAATATCGTGGTAACATTGGAAGAAAAGGTTAAGGAACTTTACAATTCCTTGAAGGCTCCATGTAAGGAGAAAGGTCTTTGTTTAGCCTGGGAAGTTCATAAAGCCTTGAATAAGTTTCGGAAGGAACATCCCGACCTCGACGAAAAGTGGTCGAGGGAAGCCTACGGCTTATAGCCCAAGCACTTGATAATTTATTATATACCCATATATGCATACACCGAAAATTTCAAAATTAAATCGGATGGGTGGTATTAGCATATAGGGAGTACATAGTAATTTTTTTATTAAAATAAGTCCAAGCCTATTGCAAGCATAGTAATAATTATGTACATTTGTTACTGAACACGGGTGAAAGTATGTGTACACTAACTTATAATGCAGAATTGCAATTTAAGGATAGCGAAGCCTTGGAGTATTGGTTGGGTTTACTTAATGCATCTAGGCTTGCTTATAATACTTGTGCTAAAATACTTTTTTCCAAGAAGATACACTTGGACTTGAAATCTGTTCATAATGCGGTGTATTATACTTTACGAGAACAGTTCCCTATAATTCCATCTCAAGGTATTATAAAAATATATAAGGAATGTATTTCTGCATTTCGTGCAATCAATTCAAATGGGCATATAGGACATAAGATTCCTGAAAAGACGAATTGTTCAATGCGTCTGGATAAACGTTTGTACTCTAAGATGAGTATTGATGGTATAACTTTATGTTCTAGGAAATTAAATCATAGGGTTATTGCTACATTGGTTAAGTTTCCTAGGTTGGTTGAATTATTCAAGCAATATCCTACTCGCGACCCTCTAATTTTCAAGCGGGGTAATACCTTCTATCTGTCTATCCCATTTGAAGTACCCGAGATACCCCAGCACGATGATACTTGTATCGGCATTGATATGGGAGAACGAAGGTTTGCAATCACATCCGATGGGCTGATGTTCAACGATAAGGAGTATAATACCCGAAGGAGAAAGATTCGTTACTTGAAGCGATGCTTGCAGAAGAAAGGAACGAAATCTGCCAATAGGCATAAGCGTAAGCTGTCCCATAAGGAACAGAACCAGTCCACTGATATATGTAACCACATTGCCAATGCTATCATTGCCAGCACTACTGCAAGCATCATAGTTCTTGAAGACTTGAGCAACATCAAGAAAAATACATCCCATTCCAAGGAAGGATTCAAGAAGAAATCCCACAACCGTAGGATTTCCCAAATACCATTTTACAAGTTTAAACAGATATTGTCATACAAGGCACTACTCCACGGAAAACGGGTAGAAACAGTTTCTCCATTTATGACAAGCCAAGTTGATTGCACAACCAACAAGAAAGAAGGTACTCGCAAGAACCGTAGGTTCTACTGCAAGAATGGTACTGTACTTGATTCCGATTGGAATGCGGCAATCAACATCGCTCGGAAGAGCAAACATCCCTTCTCGTTCTCGATACCCTATGACGGGGCTTTGAGAACCTGGAGGGCAGGGTGCAAGTCAACCACCCAATCGTACTGTAAGCCTATCGTGGAAACACAGATAGCATTACAAGCTCGCACCTTTTAGGGCGTGAGCGGTTGACCGAAAATGCAAAGTTTATGTTATTGTCGAATTTATTTGTTTGTAATGTATGGTGTTGACGATTTGAGATAATATAGTTGTGGTGTAGGGAGTTTACTTATAGAATATGCTGGCGGTTTTTATTACCTTCTATGCTTATTTATCGAGTACCACTTGATAATTTGTTATATAAGTAGATAATTTGTTAGATAACTAGATAATTTATTATATTTAGTTTGTACAAACTAGCGAACCATATACATTTTCAAATTAACGAAACTCCGTTGTTTTTGCATCGGGTTTTTTTATTTATATTTAAACTGTTGCAACAAAAATAAAAGGAGTATTCCTCAAATGAATTTTACCGAAAATGCAAAGTCTAAATTCTGGGCGGATTTGTCTGCCGGGGTAAAGAAGACCTTTGGTCATTCTCTGGGCGAAGCATTCCACATTGACCAGTTCAAGAGCGGTCGCTTCTCCTTCACGGAATCTATTGTCAACGGTTCCGGAAATGTTACTCGTCTTATGGATAGTATCAAGGCATCTTCTCCCGTCATTGAATCCGTCCGTATGACTCCGATTACCAACGGCTACAATGCTACCTACAATGTGTCCGTGGCATTCGACCCTATTAAGGCTGAATCCGTGTATAGCAATGGCAAGACCGCCATGGCTACTGTGGATATGGACGGCAAGAAGTATGTTGTTGACAACGATGGTAATGTTGTCAAGCAGGTTGCAGATGACAAGGAAGCCGATGACTTCATCAACAACTTGAATAAGTCCACCAAGTCCAATCTCAAGAAGGAAGAATTGGAAAATGGTAATACACAACCGGTGGATGAAGATGGTTTCCCTATCAACCTTGACGATGTGATTGCCCTCGCAAACGAAGCGCTTGATGGTACTGGTGTTTCCGTTTCCAAGGAAGATGACCGCTTGCTTCTCAAGGGCGATTCGGAATTGCTCCGTCCGGCACAGGAATATCTCCCCGCTCCGTATTACGGTTCCGATGCCATTGAAGGTGGCTACAACGATGCCACGGGCGACCTTGAAGCAACTATTCCGGATTATCCGAGTTGCTATGACCTCGAAGTTCTCCGCAAGTTCCTCATTGATGCCGTGAACTGCATCATTGACAACACCCTCTGCAATAACGGTACTTGCGAAGACGACGAATGGGTTTCCGCTATGGCAGAAGCCGAACCGGACGAAAGCTATGTGACCAAGTACGGCTACAAGGGCGAATCCTTTGTTGGCAGCAACAAGAAGGAAATTGCAACCCTCATCAAGTCGCTTATGGTCGAAAATATCGACGAAGCCCGTAAGGTTGCAGGACACTTTATGGGCAAGGAAATGGTTGAAGGGTTTGTCCGCAAGTATTCGTTTGTGGGCAAGGTGGCAGAAAAGCGAAATGTCATTCTTCCGGACGAAATGTCCGCTCTCGACCGCATCCACGAATCCGCTATGGGTCGCGCCCCGGAAAAGCGAGTGGATATGGAATCCCTCGTGAACAAGAACCTTTTTAACAAGGAGAAGTAACCTATGCCTATCAATGACTCCGCTGGCGTTGGCGTTTACTTGATTGACAAGTCGCAACGAGCTTCTGTTGCTATCGGATTCCGTTCTGCGGGTGCGATTGAAGCCGACAGAGGTCTTTGCAATACTCCCACTTTGATTTCCAGTGAAGCGGACTATGTTAAGACTTTTGGTACTCCGAATATGGAACGCCACGGTCTTGCCGCTATGGAAGCCTATATGCTTGCACAGAGGAAAGTTCCGCAAGTTCTTACTCGTGCCAAGGACCCCGAATTGACGGACAACGAAACCGTCTTTGGGGCTATGAAGTTTACCGTTGAGGGTGGCAAGCTGATTGTGGACACCCAGACTCCGGCATCCAAGATTGCCACTCCCGATGACAATACCTCCGTGTTGTTCTTCAAGGGCGAGGGCGATTATTGTGCCAAGGACAACCAGAACATCGTTGTCCGTTTCAGTCAGCCCCTTACCCAGTCCGCTTATGCCAAGGACGGAAGGTCTTTCCAGGTGCAGGTGTTTGATTTCGACGGTGCTAACCACATCGACCAAGACGAAGTTGGCGAATTTGCTTTCAACCCGGATGTTGCATCCCTCATCTCCCCGTCTGGCGAGTTCCAGTTGGAAGGTTATGAAGTTGGCGGTGGCTCGGGTAGCGATGCCGGTGGCGAAGGTCAGCACCCTGTTACCATTACCGCATTCGTGAACGGACGAATCGGTAAGGACATCTTTGATTACAGTGCCTTGAACGATGGTGGTACCGCATTTGGTCTGTTCGACCATTTCGCCAAGGCTATCACGGATGCCAAGCTCGCTACTGGCGAAAAGGTTGTCAAGGATGCTTGGCTCGACTACATCCCTTACAGTTCTAGCCTTGACGCCGGTTCGGGTTCGGAAGCCGAAGACCCGTATGGCTACTATGTGCTTGACTCCCGTGAAGACGAAGAAACTGGCGAACGTGGCGACCAGTTCCCGCAACAGCTTAACTGCTTCGGTTTGTCCGTGACCCTTACCGCTAATGTGGAACTCCCGATTAGCGAAAAGGACCCGAGCAACCCGAACTACCGCAAGCTGACCCGTGGCTTCTATAGCTTCCCGTGTGGTAGCGTGACGGTTTCCAATAAGGATGGTGCTTGGTTTGCCAAGTTCAGCATCAGCACCAATCTGTATCTCAAGAATCGTACCGCTTATATGTATATGGGCAAGCAGAACGAATACTGGGCATCGTACTACAGTGCATATTGCAAGGAAACTTTCAATGTGAGTATGTCCTACGATGACTTCGACCCGAACTATGTGTCGATGCAGGCTGATGCCGTTCTCGGTAGTTCTCGTTACCTTGTTCCGAAGACTAGCGAAACTTTCAGCGATTACAAGATTGACTACGATAAGGACCGCCTTACCACGAAGTTGCAATACTTCACGGGCGAAATCGTAGCTAACTCCATCCGTGTGCAGAACAAGTCCTATGCCTACTCGCAGGCATTGGTTGGCTTGCTTGGCGACAACCTCACTCGTTGGCGTTGCCTTGCCACTCCGAACCTCGGCGATGTGATGAACCCGGCTGACTTCCTCTCCGCAATTACCGCTGCGGAAGAATCCACCTTGGGTCTTTCCAACATTGGTCGTGCCGCATCTACGGATGTGTTCGGCAACCTCACGGGCCGTCACGGAAACCGCTTCATCGCTGACTACTCGCAGTATGCATACCGCACCCTCGCTGGCAAGCGTACCGCTGTTACCTTGGCTTGCTTGGTGTCCGACTTGCTCAACACCCACTACAATGAAGGTATTGAAGCCCGTCCTCCGTTCGGCTACAACTACGGACAGATTTCTTGCTTGAAGCTCTCGCAGGAGTTCTCCGGTGCTGAAAGAAATATGCTTGCTCGTCAGCTCAAGATTAACCCTGTCATTGAGGATGGTGGTTACTTTATCTGGGACGAACGCACTAGCCAGTTGACGGACACCTCGCTTTCCGACATCCATTGCATCATTTCGTTTATCTGGATGAAGTTTGCAATCTACGATGCGATGAAAGCATTCGTGGCTGAATACAATGACCAGTCCACGGTTAATCGTGGTCTTGCGGTCTTGAACCAGTTGAACCAGACTTTCATCAGCCGTAACTACATTGAAGAAGGTATTGTCAATGCCGATAACAACGTCATTGGTGACGAAGTTCTCCGCTTCGACTATGCCGTTCGCTTCAAGGGTGTTGCACGCTTTGTGGATGTCTATATTACCGCATACAGCCAGACTCAAACCTTGGCTGTGTCGCTTGCACAGGAGGCTTAAACTATGCCGGAAAACATTACTCTCATGGAATTGCTCGGCAAGGAGTTCAAGGAAGCTGACTATATGGTTTCGTCCAACTGGCGTATCGACTTTAGTGCCTGCAAGGAATTGAAGGAACTGATGGGCGAATATGCCGGGGACACTCCAAAGCAGATGTCTTTCGCTTGCCATTCCAACTTCCAGTTTGAAACGAACATTGAATATGCGGAAGCTGAAATCAAGGGTATGCACATCTCGCAAGCCGCTTGGCAGGACCGCTATATTGACTCGCTCACGCTTGATGTCTATGAAAAGATGGACCACCGTCTTTTCAAGGCTCTCGTGACCGCATCTAACAACACCGCAGGCTACTATGCATCTCGTGACATCAACAAGAAGGAAAAGTACACCTTCTCCGGTATCACGCTCCGTGCATTGGGCAACACCGATGGTGGCGATACCGCTACTGTTGAACTTGTCTATAGTCTTCTCGGTGTGCAGATTAAGCGAGTTCAGTCGCCGGAATACACTTCGGATTCCGCTGAAATCGGCTCTGTGCAGCTTGAACTCAAGGCACACGGCTGGGGTATTATCAACGGCACAACCTAATCCGTTGGCTCGGTAATTCAAAATCCCCTAATCCGTCAAGTGGATTGGGGGATTTTTATGTATATTTAAGGTATGGCATTTACTCGTCAAAATGGACTTACCGTCCAATCGGCAATAGACACGACCTTCTTGGACACCGCACACTTTGATGCAGAGTGTGCCTTTCCTAGTGGGTATGAGGAACTTAACAAGTTGACTATTACCAATATTGGGGGGCTTCGTCCGTTCATCATCAACGATGGCGATTTGAAGACCCAGGAGTTCACTGTGGAAGCTATTCTTACCATCAAGCAGGAAGTGCTTCTCCATAATCTCTATACGGCTACAATCCATCCGGGTTATGTTGACTTGAGATACCCTATCATATTCAGTTGGGGTCATCCCGATAGCCCGAACCAGATTAAGTGCTATCTTGCAAACTACGAACCGCCCGATTCCGTGGACTATAGCAGTGCCGATATATTGGATGTCAAGCTCACGCTTCGGGCGATATAATCAACCGAGGAAATAAAATGATTATACCCGTAAACAAGCTCCCTTCCAACTTCAAGCCTTATCCGTTTAAGTCCTTCAAGTTGAAAGCGATGAATCTGCAACAGGCTATCGACTTGGGAAAATCCCCTAGTCTGGTGGATGTCCGAAACTTGATACAGAAACTCGTGGACGATGAAATCGACGCGAAGATTCTTGTTCCGGTGGATGTGAAGTATATCCTGGCGATGCTCTCGTTCCACGCCTACCCGAAGATGTCTTGGACACTCAATCTTGAATGTCCGCATTGCAAGGACAAGCATAAGAGGGCAATCACTATGAAGGATTTCCCTCCGGTCCCGAGTCTTTCGGACGATGACCCCTATCCGCTAACGATTGACGATGAAACCCACGTGTGGAAGCTGGGCTACTGCTCCGTTGAGGACTGGGACCAGATGGTGTCCAAGCTGAACATCGGCAAGGACACCCAGATTGAAGACCTTGACCCAGCAATGTACATCGACATCATCGCACCCTATGTGCTTTCCGTTGACGATAGCACGGAGAATATCCGTGAGAAGTTGCTGAACATCGAGGATTTCAATGTCCTTAACTTGATGCTTGAAGCAATCAAGACCTACTTCCTCGATGACACGGAAGCCGAATTTGAATGCCCCAAGTGCAAGAAGAAATATAGCGTGGCTTTGAGTGCCGTGGAGGTCACTCAATACACCCCGTTTCTTGACAAGAAAGCGGTTAGCAGATATAAGGTTAATTTTAGGATTTGACCTTGATATGACTAAATCCGTGGCAGAGGTGGAAGACTACCTCCGCGCCCGTGAAGAGATGCTTGAGAACGAGAAGAAGAAAGCACAGACCAAGAAACCGCCTATGAGGTAAGACACTATGGCTACTTTGCAAGACCTTATGAATGGCTTGAAGAATCAGCGAGAGAGGGCTTCCGAGAAGTCCCCTGTTGCGGATGCCTTGAACAAGACTATGACGGGTATGAAGCAAGTGTCAACCGCCATAGACAAGTTGCAGTTGGCGGTTCGTGACCAGATGGCTGCCAATATGGTTGCAAAGAAAGCCGGTAACTCGGACGACGTGAATACAACCATCCGTAGTATGCTCAAGGCTAAAGTTGCCGAAGACCAGCTTGAATCCGAACGCCACAAGCGGATGATGGACATTGCGGAGGAACTTGTTCCGAAGGTCACGGAAGAGCAGTTGAAAGCGTTCCGTATGCAACAGTTGGTTGCACGTGAACACAAGAAGACTCTTGAAGCTACGATAGAGATTGAAGAGAAAAAGGCGGCTATACAGAAGAAGAACGAAGAGGAAATCGCCAAGCGAAGAATTGCCGTCATTGAGAAGGAGAGGGCGCAAGCCAACTTTGATGCCCAGGACAAGTATGGCACTATCGAGTCTGCTATTGGTGGGCTGGGTGGCAAGGCACAAGATACCTTGTCCAAGTTTCTTGTTGATGGCTTGAATCGCTTTGTGAAGGAACGCAAGGAAACTCCGGTTGTACAGAACATCAAGGAAACTTACGATGCGAAGGTTGACCGCCAGAACAATATTGCGAACAACCGCAAGGCACAGATAGACAAGGTTCTTGGCACAAAGAAGGAGGACATCAACGAAGAGTTCTCCATTCGTGCGGCAAAGTATGGCATTTCCAATCCGGGTTCGGCTGCGAAGCTGTACATGGATAGGGAATCGCAAGTCAGTTCTCTTGCTAGGGAGGGGGAGAGCCTTGAGAAATCCCTTGTTTCGGGTAGGGCGAAGTTCAGTTCTCCTAGGATGGAATCCGCAATCCAGGATGTGGCTAAAGCTATCCGTGGAGAAGCCCCGGAAAAGAAAGCACCGGCTGCCAAGGTAACGAAGAAGGAAGAACCCGAAATCGTGCCTACCTTGCCGAAGGGTCACATCGAGGATTTTGTAAACGAAACCACAAGACCTATGACCGCTCCGCAGGCGAAGGTTCTTGATGATGTTCCTAGACACACGATTGTTCCCGATGTAGAACCGGAATCAAAGCCCGAAGCCCAGACTACGGCAAAGCCTGCTCCGAAGAACGCAAGGTTTGAGCGTGCGAAGGTGCAGAGAACTAGACCTAGTGGCCCGGCTACGAAGCGGTCTGCTCCGTTGGCTCCCGTGCAATCCCCAGCATCCACGGGTATGTTCGGTAGCAAGTCCGGTGCCGTAAACTTCGGTGGTATTACAAAGGCTCTTGGTGGAATCGTGAGCAAGCTGGGTACTATCGCAAGTTCAGCGGTAAAGTTCCTCGGTCCGTGGGCATTGGTGGCAAATTCCATTATGGCGTTTGACAGACTCGTTCCTATCGTGAGCGATTTGGCTGGGGCTATTATGGATATGTCAAAGCTCATTATGCCTTTGATTGTGTCCTCCATCATTGAAACGGGGGCGCAGATTCTAGGTGGCATCAATGGCTTGATAAACTTATTCGACCATGCAAAGTTAATTGGTCCGCATTGGACTGACAAGAATCCCGAAGTTCAGCAGGCGCTCTCTCAAGAAAGGGAGAAGGAAGCCGAACGGCAATCAAAGCTCCAAAAGGCGAAGAAGGAATCCGCTCAAGGCGGTGTGGTTATCGACACTACCTCCGCTCGTAGGGGTGCGGTTGTAGGCACGGCTACGGTCACTAGAAGGGAGATGGCTCTTACGCCCCCGTCCGAAGAGAATGCAATCAAGGAGCAGGCTAGGGTTGCACAAGCACCCGCACCTACTCCGTATCAAGCCGCGGATTGGCAGCAACAGAAGGAGCAGAACCAAGCGCTCCGTGAATCCGTCATTGCCGCATCCCATAACCCCGGAACAACCCCGATTATGGTGGCTAACCCCGCTCTTGCTCCGTGGGCGGTGTAGTGAGGTATTGCTATGGATGGTATTGAATCTAAAGAATTTCGTAGGCTTGCTAGACAGAATTGTTATCGCTATGGGTGTATCTATGTGTATTCCGATGGTTATGTGTCGTTGGACAAGCACAATTTCCCGAACTATAGTTCCAAGGACGGAACGGGGGCTGTTGAGAAGTTCCTTACTTTGATACAGAGCCTAGGTTCTCAAGCAACCGGCAACGACCCCGCTGATAAGTTGTCCAAGCCCCTTCCGGGTGTGCAATGGTCTGGGGATAGTCTTGACGTGTCCATCAGTCTTGACGGGGAGATGTACTTTATAGACTATCGTGACTATGTGACCTACAAGCGCCAAATTCGTAACGAACTCGTATCGCAGGGATGGGAGCAGGTTGTATCACGAAACGAAACCTTGGGTATGAGCCTATCGTCCTATAGACCCACGAAGCACGGCTCGGATGCTCTGTACAACGATGACCCTGTGGATGCGGCTGGGATGGCTATGATGACATCCGCAATGCAACACACTATGGACCAAGGCAAGATGCTCGTGGGCTATATCAGTAACGATTCACAGATGTATGCGGAGGGCAAGGCTCGTTCGGAATCCTCTATGGCTGGACGGAATGCCGGTATTCCTATTGCCGGTGGTCTTACTGGCATCGGTGCAAATATCGGGGCGGGCATTGAAGCGATGGGTGCGAACTTCAATTCGGGCATTGTGGGCAAGTGGGCTTGTGCCGGTCATCCGGTGGAACTGCTCATAGAGGGGCAAGTAATGGCTCAAAGCGTCAGCGGAGTCCTCACGGAAGCCACCTTCACGGAAAAGGGCTACGTGGTGGACGAAACCTCCAACGGGGCGGTCTATCCTACACAGATGCACGTGAACATCAACATCAAGAATATGTATGGGGCATTATCTACTACTAGCTCCGTAAAATAATAGGAGAGGGTCTTATGCTCGAACAGAAAACCATTGAACGATTCTTGGCGAATAACAGTAGTGTCAATCCGCAGTCCGTTATGGGTAATGTGGTGCAGGCGAATCTCAAGACGAGATACCGCCCGGACGAGCTGTTCATCCGTGATGGCTATATGAAATGGGATATGATTTTCAACGGCATCGACACTCCCCATCGTATGCCCAATCGTGCTACGATGGCTCAAGTGGACCGCACTTGGCTTGCTACCGAACTGAACGAATTGAAGGACTTTAAAATCTAATGCTTGAATGTTCTCTTGGAAAGATTGAAGGTGCGGTAATCCGCAAGGCTTTGTCCGGTTACACCTTTGCCGAACTGCAAGTGCCGATGGACAACTACTCGGACTCTCCGAAGTTTACCTTGACGGTGGACAGTGTGAAGACGGAATACAAGACCGTTGGAAGCGAGGTGTATATGCACCCCGGAGAGAAGGTGCAAGTTAAGGTTTCCGCTATCAAGGCTGACCAAGAGAAGTGGCTTGAACCTAATCCGTTGTCCGTTGAGTCTATGGAAGCATCCGAAATCCTCAAGGGGCTTGGTATAGAGAATGGACCGAAGATTCCCATTACTCTATTGAACCTTTTCTTGAACAAGGGTCAGTTGGCTGTGGTGCTTTCCAATATGTCGCCAAAGTCAGCATTCGTGGACTTTGAGTCTGGCAAGGTTGCGTACTATTCGGAACTCTACAAGCAGAAGCCCACACAGGTTCAAGTTCCGTTTCGTAGGATGTACGGACGAGCGCCCATTGCCGGTTACATCGGATGGGAGAGCCTAGTCAGCGGAGTGTTTCCTGATGATACCCAAGTTGTCCTTCCTTATGGTCAGTTTACGAACATCGACCAGTCCACGATGGAAAACTTGATGAACAACTGCAATGAGATTTCCAAGATGTTTAGCGATATGCAGATATTCACTTGGGCTGCCGAATTGCCGGTGGGTGGCACGGTATTGAGTCCGCTGACCTATGACAAGAAGGTTATCGTGGCGGCAGAAGAGCAATGGGATGTCAACGACAATGTTGTGGCAGCCTACTATTGCATTTGAGTGTGGTCTATGAAGTATCTGTTAATTAAGTCTGTAATCGGCATAAAGGGGGCAACCCCGATGTCTATGGCTACACCAGTGGTAACGGAATGCCGTTCCAAGCAGGAAGCCCTAAACGTCCTAAATGGCGAAGTACGGGGCTTCCGTGATGGCGTCAAGCGATTCCGCAAGGTGGCTGAATCAAGGGGAGATATAGTTGCCGAGTGCTTCCATACCCACGACGAAATCCTTACCTACACGATTGTAAAGGCATAGCCTAAATTTTTCTTAATTATTTTACGAAACCCTATTGACAGAATCTAGGTAAAGTGTTATATTTGGTAACAGATAACCACAACCGGGGATATGCCGATGGGCGAAGAACTCAAGATACGGAAGGAATCTAACCACTACACCGCCACTTACAATGGCAGGACTTTGTGGATTAAGCACGATTATCAGTTTGACACTTGGGATGTTGAGGAACCTTGGGCTACCAAGAATCCCGATGGCACTTTTAAGAGCAAGCATCTTGATTCGTTTGACCGCCTTTATAGGGCGAAGAATTATGTCGTCCGCATCCTCGCAAGAGATTTGAAGCGTTCGGAGGTATAGTATGCGGTGGAACAGAAATGTAAAAGAAATCCCGCCAAAGACCGAAATCCTTGTCCTTACCGACTTGGGCGAAGTCCTTATTGCTTGGAGAAACCGAAAGAACGGCAGATACCTTGATGTCAAGACCCTACTGAATGACAAGATTGAATGGCTTTCCAAGAGCATTGACTTGAAGGAAAAGTGGGGCAAGGCTCACTATTGCCCGATTGTCTATTGGAGTAGGATAGACAACCTCACGAAGAAGCAGCACGATGCCGTGTTTGAACCCAGCCCTCGTTGGAACAAGATGTTCGACTATAACGGAATTTAAATTAGAGGTACATAATGAACGGAAAGACATCCATCTATAGTTTTGAAATCGACAATCTCCTTGACCCTAACGGGGGATTGTGGCACGATACCACCATCCGTGTTGTAGATACGGATTACGAAAAGGCATACTCCCGTGCAATGGAAATTGCCCCCAAGGTGTTCCCGGACGGCACGAAGTTGCGTTACACGGTCTCCGTGGGTACTTGGGATGATTCGTTGCCGGAGAACAAGCAATACTCGGCATCTGGCTACAAGTATTTCCGCAAGAGCTTGCCACCGGCAACCCTTGAAGACTACAACACCGCTACGGGTAACTAGCCCTATGAATGTTGAAGTATTCAAGAACCTTTGCCGGACCGTGTTCCCGGATTGCTACATCCGCTGTGTGTCCAAGAGCATCCCTATTGTGGATGTGGACTTGTGGCACTACGGACCGAGGATAGCACACTTCTGGAAGGATAGCTGCGTGGCTTGGTACAAGGGCGAAACTTTCTGTGCCAAGTGCGATTGGACATCCGAAGAGTTTGAAGCCCTTCTCAAGAACGTCAAGGAATCCTACGGAAAGTAGCAATCCACAATCTGCACACTTTATTCACAATTTCTATATTTGGTGCGGATGCCCCCCATCGTGTGTACGATGCTCCCCTATAATTCCAAGGGCATCCGCACCATCTACTAGGTCTGGATTATATGCAACTTGGAAGCACTCCCGGAATTTTTGCAATCCTTATCCTTGGTGGGGGTGCTTCCAAATTTTTAAATCAATCGAGGTAAATACAATATGGCTCATAAGAATGCCCCCAAGGTCACTCCCGAATCCGCAAAGCTCAACTACGAAGCGTTCATCACGGAACAGGCGAAGGAGTTCGCCCCGATGTTACAGGAAGCCTTTCCAACCCAGTCAGCCCTTCTCATCGCCCTAGACAACTCCGTTCGCTACTTGGGAACGGCAAGCGAAACGATGCCCAAGGTAACGGCTGACGATTTCTGTATGCACGGACCGCTCAATAGCTTCCCGAACCAGTTGCTTGCCCTGATGGTGCTTTTCGTGGCAAGTGGTGTGTTCGTGTCCACGGACCCCGAAGTGCAAGTGTTCTCCATTAAGAATGCCAGCAAGTGGGTGTTCACAGGCAAGATTCCCACCACGAAGGTATGCGGCTGATGCAGTTCTTGAGGGACTTGTTTTTATGTGCCGTGGTCATCGGGTGTGGATTCGTAGCCCCTTTCTGTTTGTGTGACCGCCTGTTTGAACTCCCAGTTGAAATATCGCTGATGGTTGGATGGGTAATCTGTTCCGTCCTTACCGCTTGGCTGATGGGCAAAGGAGATGATGACGATGACTAAACAGAAGCACTATCCGTTGGTACCCGGCAAGGAGCATCCGCATAACGATACGGTTACTATATCCCGAATGGAGTACGATATGCTCCGTGAAATCGCAAGGCTGCACGAGATGCTTTTGAATAGAGTGGAGAAGGTCCTGCCCGAAGTCCGTGCCGACTTCAAGAAGCTGACCGGCAAATAAGCCCCCAATAAAAATATCAATTATTTTAAGAATATCTGTTGACGATGGCAGATATTTTGTTATATTTAGAGTACATAGACAACCAACCACACAATCCGAGGATAGCCGAATGGCAAAGCAGAAGAAGGTAAAGAAGGTAGAGGAAGCGGTAAACCCCATCGTGTTCAACTGCAACTACCTTACACTCAAGAGAGCGGAGTCCGTGATGGGCAAGCATCTCAACCCTATCGTGATGGACACCCTCAAGGACAAGGCGAAGCTCTACAAGTTTCGTAGGCTCAAGATTCTTCCGCTGACCATCCACTACTATGAGAAGTTCAAGGATGCCCCCGGCTATGTGCCGGTGGAATTGGGCGATGTCCTCGGATGCCCCATCAACTCCTATCTGTGTGATGCCTATGTCTATCCAAGCCCCCGTTGCAGAATCCGCAAGCTATCGGAGCGTGCCACCCAGTTCCTTCTCTCGCTGGGTGTTCCATCGGACGATTTGAGGATTGAATATCGCAAGTATCTTTCCGATTCAGCGGAAGCGAGTGAGCAGGAAGAGGTGCATCCCGGAATCTCTAGCGGTTTCTTCGAGGAACTTCTTGAACTCCCCATCAACGGGCATACGGAATACATCTACGTGCTTTCGTCGCCGGAGATGTGCTATGTGACCCATCGCCGTGACCCGAAGGTTGGCGAGAACGAATACTTCAACATCCCCGTCCACCGAACGATGCGTAGCACGGAGATGATTGGGGCAGCCCTTGAATACGATGAGAAGTATGACAACCCCACGACCGGAAGCCTTTTCGACGTGGAATCATTCCTTGCGAATCTGTGGATTGCAGAAACCCTCCATACTTGCGAACCTTGTATGGAACCGGAATGGTCTAGGCACGCTACGGATAGGCTCGTGGTTGCATCGGGCAAGAAGCCCTTGAAGCACTCGCAGGCTTACCGCTACATCCACATCACGGACGAGGTGTGGACGAAGTACGAGGGTGGCTTGAAAAATGTCCGTGAGTGCAAGAATTTCAGCGTTCCTAGCTGGTTCGTCCGCGCCCACTATGCGAGGATGCACGGGAAGACGGTACTCGTCAAGGCTCACTATGCCTACAGAAGAAAGGGAATCGTGAACACGGCTGAACCCGTGGATTACATAGTCTAAAAAAAAATTGAATTATTTTACGAAATCCTATTGACAGACATTAGATAAAGTGTTATATTTAGGTTGTAATTGATAACCACAACCACTTACACCGAGGATTATCCCAATGAAAATCAATGTTGTTACTCCGCAGGATGCTATCGAACTCATAGAGTTCTCCACCGGCATCAACATCCATAAGTTCAACTGGGTGCATCGCCCCGAACAGGCTTCCGCTTGCTTCGACATCAATGGCGAACCCGCAAAGATTATCGTGTACAAGATGGGCCTCAAGGGTCTTGTTGACATTATCTTGCCGGGTCGTGGAATCAGCATCAACATCATCGACCGCAAGGACCACGAACTCTACAACATCTAGGGGTATATGCTATGGAAAAGATTGAAGAGATTAGAACCTATTGGTGCGTCCGCTTGAAGTCTAGCCAGTTCAAGAGAACTCACGTGTTTTGTCAGTTTGCCGGGGAGTTCCGCTTGCAGTATCGCCAGTGGCTTGAAGACCATCTCCCGAAGCTCCAAGAAAAGTATGGCAAGGATATGATTGCCTTGAGAGTTACTACCGCTGGTGGACTCAACCGCCCCTACAACCCGAACAAGGACTAGACCTATGAAGATTGAATATATTACCAAACCGCTCCCCCAGTATGTGACCACTACCCTTGCTCCGGGGATGAAGTACCATAGCACTACCTACACTTGCCCTCTGTGCAAGATTCCGTACAGCAAGCGTGACTTTGAAGCCCACGTGTTCAAGACCCACGGAAGCCGAATCGACGAAGCATTCGCTCTGCTCTACGGTGTTCCGTTCCCTAGCCGTTGCTCTTGCGGAAAGGAACTCCACTACAGCCAAGCCAAGAAGGGATTCCCGAAGACTTGTGGTAACTGCTCTATGGGAACTACAGAATCCCCGAAGTACAAGAATGCCGATGATGCCCACAAGCACGTGGAACAGTTGCAGGCATTGCTTGCGAATGCTAGGGCAGAGGAAACCCGATTGAAGAAGGAAGCCGAACTCTCCAAGATTCCGCTTGACCAACTAAACTTCCCTTCCTCCAAGTACAATCCGTTTATGAAGAGGTTGACGATGATGATTCGCACCTATGCCGTGAACGGAGAATCGGACAAGCTCAAGGAACTTGCAAACTTCATAGACTCAAAGATTGCAGATTAACAATCAACCTAGAGGAAACTAATTCCAATGAAGAAAATTATTCTGGCGGTGTTGACCGCTTCTGTTATGTCCAATGCCGGTATGTTCTCGTATATGGAAGCATCCGAAGCCAAGGACAACGCCCGTGCCGCCAACCGCACCGCTACGGAAAACAAGAGGTCTATTGAGGTGGTTAAGGAAGATGTGCAGATGCTTAACCGAAAGGTAAAGTGGATGAAGGATTCCATCCACACTCTAAATGTTAAGCTGGATTCTCTTCAAGCCCAGAATCGGGAAATCCTTGAACTCTTGAAGTCTTTCAATACTGACAAGAAGGGGTACTTGAGAATAAGATGAAAAGACATCGTATCAAGGGTCAACACATAGTTTTTGTGGGAACTATCATTATCTGTGGGATAGGTAGTTTGCTTCGACTTCTGGAACTCTTTCAGCATTAAAATTCACTCACAACCAAAGGAAAACAACCAAATGAAAAATCCGTTATTTATCTTCATCGCCATCGTCATTCTCTGTGGTGCTATCGCCATCGTAGGCGTGTTCGGGGTGCAGAGTTCCCAGAACTCCGCAATCGCCAAGGAACAGCTCGTAGAAAGCTCCCAGAGCGACTTGAACGCGGAATACAACCGCAGAGCCGGTCTTCTTGTCAACTTGGCAGAAGCCGTGAAATCCTATGACAAGCACGAAGCCGAAGTAATCGTGCAGATGTCCAAGGCACGAAACATCAGCGACAATGGCGATGTCCAGGCTTCTATGTATGTCAAGGCGGTTGCCGAACGATACCCGCAACTCCGCTCGGTCGAGAACTATGACCGCTATATGACGGAGTTGGCGATGACGGAAAACCGCATTGCAAGCCACCGCAAATACTACAACACTACGGTCCGTGACTATAAGCGATATGTTAAGAGTTTCCCCACCAGACTCTTCCTCTCGTGGCTCGGTTACGAAGAGAAGGATTATGGCTACCTTGAGTTTAAGAACGCCCCCGTGGATGCACCTACCGGCTTGTTGAAGGATTAAGATTCTATGCCCTACCCTTACTCATACCATAACGGTTCGGATGTCGAAGTGACGAAGAGGGAGATGTTCGTGTCCGCTCTGTTCGTCTTGCTTGCCCTCATCGCAGGAATCTGCATTGCCGGTTCTATCCGCAGTTGCGAGGACGATGAGAATGTCAAGTATTACGAAGCGGTGCAGATTTCGGATAGCACCCAATTCAACTATGCTTTCAAGACGAATGCCGGTCACACCTTGGCATACGGCACCGTGGAAGCGGTTGGGTTTGTCACGGATGACGGAGTGGGCAGCTATATGATGCTCCACAGAGTCCTTGAGGAATATCGCCAGCATACGAAGACGGTGTGTACGGGCGAGGGAAAGAACAGGAGTTGCCATACCAAGACATACTGGACTTGGGATGAGATGTCCTCTAGGGATTTTTCCGTCAGCCGTGTGACCTTCCTAGGAAGGACATTCTACTATTCGGAATTTCCCGAACTCCCGAAGCCTAGGTATGTGACCACCATCGACTTGCCACGGAAGGGTCTGTTCTCCAACAAGCAGAGGTATGTGTACTATGGAAGGTACTTGACCTACACCGGCACTATGTATGCTAATGTGGATAACCATTCCATCAACAACGGCAAGTTCCTTGACGGAGTTCCGTTGGACAAGGCTGTTGAAGCACTCATCCACAAGTGGGGGGTTCCCGTCTTCTGGGGTGTGTTCGGGGTAGTTGTCCTGATTATCGTCATCGTGTTCGTTGTTGCGAAGAACGAATGGCTTTACGGAAAGTTCTGGAGAGAACGGAGAAGACAGAAAGAGGAAATGGAAAGAATCTGGGAGAACTTGCACTGATACTAGAGTTTACACAAAAAATATACAAGGTAGATGCCACCTTTTAAGGTAACATGGGAATTGGTGAAATTAGCCCTTGACAATGCTAGGCAATTATTATATATTTACCCATAGGTGTATATGAAACATACGGAACTCTACATAACCTACAATGCTGAAATGGTATTCCCTAATAACGAATGCCGTTCTCACTTTATGGAGTTGTTAGAGCAGGCCCGTGATGCTTATAATGAATGTGCCAAGATTATTTATGATAATAGCATTCCGTTGGACATCAAGAGCGTCCATAATGCGGTGTATTCCCACATCCGTAGTTCATATTCTAAACTCACATCCAACGCCGTAATAGCACTCTATAGGGATGTGATGGGTGCTATCCGTAGCATCAAGTCCAACAAACACGAAAATGCTAGGATTCCCGAAAAGACTCATCTAAATCATAAACTGAACAGATATTTATACAAGCACTTGACGGCAGAGGGTATTTGGCTGACTACGAACACCAAGAGAATCCGTAGCCACATCACATTCAAGACATACCCCCGCTTACAAGAGATGTTCCAGAAATATGTTCCGGGCGACCCCACTATCTTCTTACGAGATGGCAGGTTCTATATGTCCATTCCATTCAAGGTACCGGAAATCCCTCTACAGAACGATACCTGTATTGGTGTGGATATGGGTGAGCGTAGGTTCGCAATCACATCCGATGGGCTGATGCTCAACGATAAGGAATATAACGCTAGACGCAGAAAGATTCGTTACTTAAAGCGATGCTTGCAGAAGAAGAGTACAAAGTCTGCTAACCGACATCAATACAAGCTGTCTAGGAAAGAACAGAACCAGTCCACTAATATATGTAACCACATTGCCAATGCAATTATCCACAGCACTTCTGCAAGTATCATAGTCATTGAAGACTTGAGTAACATCAAGAAATGCACATCTAAATCCAAAGAAGGTTTAAAGACGAAATCTCATAACCGTAGGATTTCGCAGATACCTTTCTACAAGTTTAAACAGATATTGTCATACAAGGCACTACTCCACGGAAAGCGAGTAGAAACGGTTTCTCCATTTATGACAAGCCAAACTGATTGCACAACCGGAAAGAAAGATGGTATTCGTAAGAACCGTAGGTTCTATTGTGCCAATGGCATCATACTAGATTCGGATTGGAATGCGGCAATCAACATCGCTCGGAAGAGCAAACATCCCTTCTCGTTCTCTATTCCTTATGACGGGGCTTTGAGAACCTGGAGGGCAGGGTGCAAGTCAACCACCCAATCGTACTGTAAGCCTATCGTGGAAACACAGATAGCATTACAAGCTCACACCTTTTAGGGCGTGGGTAGTTGACTCTTCGGCACATCAAGTGACCACAGGTATGCTAAAGAAACCGCTCCTTTGTCCGGAAGTCAAGGATATGCTGTGGTGCATCCTTGCCGCCTTTGTGTTCTGGGTGGCGGTTGCCGTGTACTTTGTATTTATCCGATGAGGTGTAGCCATAGCTGTAGATACGGAACATCTTGATTCCTATGGCATCTTGGATATGATGAAGACGATGACCCACATCAGCTTTGAGGGCGTGGTGTTGACCCGTGAGGAACGGTCAAACATCCGCAAGCTGCTCGAGAATATGGACATCCGCACTTGCGATGCCCGTGGAACAGAAGCGATGATTAAGAACCTTGAAGCCATTCGCAAGCTCGCCAAGGACTATCCTAGCAAGGATGGTGATGACGCCAAGGCTTCCATATTCATTTTAGACTCACTTTCAGCATTGAAGGATATTGACAAATGAGCGATTTCGACATCAAGTCAACTTTGGAATGTAAACCCGATAGCTTGTGTACGGAAGTTACATTCCACAATCGGGGTGGCTACCCAATCCATATCCGCTTCACGGATAAGGATGTTACGGTCGTGGGCGATTACGGATGCTGGGTCTTCAAGGGCAATATCTGTAATCCTTACCGATTTTTCTGTGGCAACCATATCAACCCGGACTACTGGGCAGAGAAATTGAATGCCGCTCCCCGTACCTATTGGGATAGGGGTGTGGATGAAGACCGCTTGAAGAAGACCCTGCTTGAAGATTATTCGGAGTATGGAGTGACAGCGGAAGACATCGACGAACTCTGTGCCGATAGGGATTCCGTGGAATCTTGGGGCGATGTCGTGATAGACTTGAATGACAAGAAGGGATGGGGGATTGAACACGAAGACCTGTGGCATACGGTTAGCGGCTGTATAGCGGACGACTGGTGCTACTTGCAGATTTGCGAACTCGTGCAGACCGCATCAAACTACCTCCGTGAACGTGGAATAGATAAAAAATCTTAAAATTTTACGAAATACTATTGACATCCTCTAGGTAAAGTGTTATATTTGGAGTACAGAAGACAACCACTCACACTTTACCGAGGATAGTTCAATGCTCAAGCTCATCAATAAGGAACTCGCCAAGCACTCCGTAAGGATGCTCAAGTACAAGGGGATGTATTATTTCCAGCTCTTCCGTGAGAATGGCGACCTCTTGGCAATGCGTTGCACCTACAGACAGACTCTCGATGAAGGGTCGAAGGAAATGTGGATTGCCGATGGCATCGCCTATGCCAACGAAATCAAGAAGGGGGCTGCATAATGTCTTTCAAGGAAATTGCTGAAAAGCCGTTCGTTGAATCCTGTTTTGGTTGTTACCACTGGTGCAAGGCATCGGATGTGCAGGACCGTATCAAGGAACTTGAATATGCCCACGATGCGGAACTTCTGGAACTCAAGGTGGCTTATGAAGCCGAACTCAAGAAACTCCGCACCCAGCACACCCACGAAATCAGCCGCTCCCTTGAGGACCGGCTGAAATGGGATGGCGAACTGTTGCAGATTGCAGAGTATGCCCGTGCCACTATTGACCGCATCATAGGTATGGCTGACCCTCGTGGCGAAATCAAGAAGCACTTGAAGGAAGTGGACGAGGAAACCAAGCAGAACATCCTGTGCGGTCTTATGACCGGCACGTTCAACTTTGCCTTTACGGGAGAAGAGGTCATGGGGATGGTCAAGTCTATGATGGAAGGATGCAAGGAGAAGACTAACTAGAATGTAAGGAATAAATAAGGGGACATTTTATGGAAATCAAGCGATTGAGGAAGAATGCTGAAAACAACCGATACAATTACCAGTTCGTGAAGGATGTTGGTTCTCGTGAAATGGCGAAGCTCCTAGAATCCGAAATCCGTAACGGGTCTTGTATGTCCTTCAATAATGGTATGGGTTATCTGTTGTCCGTGAAGGGCAAAACCCTTGTGCTGAAAACGAATCGTTGTATATATAGCCCCTCCGTGGAAATGTCTATCGACGAATCGGCTATGATTCAAGAGGTGTTTACAAGTAGGGTTAGGAATGCTCTGTACAATATTTATGAAAGAACTAATGTTCTTGTGAGGAAGTAGATAATGAAATCGGGCATTATTGAAAACGGAAAAATCATTATGAGCGATATGGAAGCAGGAATCAAGAAGGAAACCGAAGGTATGGGTGCAAAGGACATTCCCGAAGTGGGCAAGGTCTATCATCTGTTCGACGATGGCAAGATTCGCCTATCAAGGCATTGCCTAATGGAATGCGTTGAAGTCATTCCCTTCAAGGAATTTTCCAAGAACCCGAAGTATGCGGAACTCTTCAAGACCTGGCGAGAGGAAGTCAAGGAATGTGACTGGCTCTATTCCGAAACTACGGACTACATCGTGGGATGCCGGTATAAGGAACATCCTAAAGAAAAGGTTTTGTATTTTGCACGAACGGTTGAATGGAAGTGGTGGTTCGGGTTTGGAACTTTCCTTGATAACGGATTGCTCGATGTAACCCGAAAGGCTTGGGCAGAGTTTTATGAAGATGCCCACAACCCGGACTTGTTCGGCTATTCCGATGAGGACTTGGCTGAAATAGAAGAACTCAACAAATATTAGGAGAAGCCGATGACTCTTGAAGAATTGCAGAAAGCAGTGGCGAATAAGCCGGTCTTTGTGAGGATGAGTTCCGTTACCATCGACCCGAATGCCCATATCGTTCACGATGTATATGGTCTGGTTCATTCTATCCACCAGACCTACGCTTGTAGGGATGGGGGTTACTATGATGCCTATGCAGCCTGTTGCAATGTAATATTTGATGTCACGGAAATCACGGACCCCTCTGGCGAATCCTCCCGAATCATCGGTCAGGTTCGGTTCAATGAACTTTTGTGCGGAAAGGGAACTGCGGACATCTTGCAGTTTTTGAATGATATTCAGTTGTGCAAGCCCCCGAAGGATGTAGTTACACAGATTACCGCAGACTTGAAAAAGCAAGCTATGGATGCTTATGCCCGTGCATCCACTTGGAGTGAACTGACGGGCGAACCTTCAATCGGATTGAGTGTGAGGTAGTATGGAGATGTCTTTTAGCGAAATGGAGAAGAGGGTGCTTACATTGCAGTCAATGGGCAAGCCGGTTCCTATGGATGGTGGCGACCCGTTCCTTTCAAAGTATGGCAGACCTTTTACGGAAACGGAGAAGCATTGGTATTGCATCCTCTTCGGGAATGCAAAGTAGGGGGTAGCTATGGCTAAACATTTCTGGTGGGGATTCCTGTATTGGGCGAAGACCGGCAAGAGGTCCTACGGGTATATCCTTGACAAGAGGGATTACCACCACGCCCTTGAACAATACAAGATGAAGCAACTGCTCAAGACTGAAAAGGATGAATTGGAGGATAGATAGGAACTATGGACTTTACTAGGGAATGCCCCGAATGCAACGGAAAGACGGTAAGGCTAGTCCAGTGTCAGCTCTGCAAGAATGTGAAGTGCAAGCACTCACAGGCATTGAAGTACCTTTCTCCCACGGACTGGTTTATGATGCTGACGGACGAGGAAAAGGAAACATTGGTGGATATGTTGCAGAATGCCTATGACCGCTTTCGCAAGCAACACGGAGTTGCCCATGCCTAAATCGGGCGGTTTGCCGGATTAAACTTCCATATTTGCAGAATTTCTGCAAATTCGGGGTCTATGCCCGGCATCTTCGGGATTATGCGGAAATTTATAAAAGACTATTGACAATAGGCAGATAGAGTGTTATATTTAACGGCAAGTTAAACCACAACCGAGGAACACCTATGAGTGTTGATTCTTTCCATTACAAGTTTGAAGACTTGAAGTCCGTGACTGGGTGTGACATCGACTTGGGTCGCGTTGAGGGCGAAGGTATCCTTGACCCCGATGACAACTACTACCCGAAGACTCTAGTGGATGCCGCTATCTGTGAATTGGATGCCCACCGCTTGTGTTTTGATACCGACCGCAAGATGTACTTGAAGCAGTACGATGATACCTTGAAGAAATGCTGGGCTTACGAAAATCGTCTGTTCCATAGCAACTACAAGCGGTGTTGCCAGCTCGTCAAGGAATGCTACCGCAACAAGGAAAAGTGGCTCGTTACCGCTAGGGCTGTGGCTACCACTGATAGTCTTGTTGCCTATGCGGATTCCAAGGTTGCCCTCTGGGTAAAGTGGGAGGACCGCTGGCAGAAACTCGCTAACTATTTTGGATTGAAAGAATGATTACCTTGAATTGCAAAGACGGAACTCTCGAACTCGACGAGGGCATCTACGAAGATTCTTGCCTAGTCCGTGACCTCGTGGACAACACGAATGGATGGATTGCAAGCCATACGAAGCAGGAGGTCTATGATGAAATCGAAGAACTCTACTACAAGTAACCGATTCACGATGGATGACTTCAACCGTATCTGCACGGATTGCGGACTCATCCATACGGAGGACACTCCGCTCCATAGCGTGTTCAGTGTCAATCATCCGCTATCCAACAAGCCCATCGCAATCGCCACCTACATCAAGTCGAAGGATTCCACGGACGATAACCCGGACGAGTTCGTTGCGGTGGAGGTCAGCGAATCGACCTATGCCAAGGCGTTGCCGTTCCGTGTTGATTACATTCGCACCATCCGTACTTGGCTTCTTGACGAACAGCAAATCCGTGATGCCATCAAGAGTGTGACATCGTTCCTTGATGCCGAATACAAGGCACGGAAGGGAAAGACGATTTCAATGGAGAGGTTCTTCCACTTCATCAACAACGATATTGAACACCTGTTCTATACGGATTTGGAACTTTCGTGTACCGTGCAGGAGTTTTTGGACAATATGTACGGAGTTACCGCAACCATCAATAAGGGAGATAACAAATGGGGTCTAATAAAAGAGTAGGGCTTGATATGCCCTTGATTTGCATTGTTCGCAAGGACGGAACGGAAGTGAACGGAGTTCCTATCGGGTTCTATTCCCGGATGGTCAGCACCACTCCCGAAGACAAGATGGACCCGGCATTGGATGCAAGGAATGTCAAGGAGAAGGTTGGCTATGTGGTGTTCCCTTTCGTGCAAGTTCCCTACGATGACATTGATGAAGTATATACTTTCGACGCCAAGGGTGAACGGCACGGGGGCAAGGTTAATTGCGGAGTTCACGCACTTATCCACATCTGGGGATTGAATAGGGAGTTCAAGAAATGAGCAAGGTCATCTATGTGATTCAAGCCTATCGGTTCTGGGATGATAATTCCATCGACTCCCGAAACATCGGATGGCAGGAGGACAAGGACACTGCTATTGATAGCCTTGTGACCAACAGCGGGGTAATTGCGGATAGTGTCGGGAATGCCGCCTACTATCCCTATGCCTTGGTTGAGGAAGTTCCCAACGGCATCTATCCCGATTGCCTTGAGCATCGCGTGTGGTTCTTTGAATGGGACCGTGAGAAAGTCCGGTATGTTCCTAGCACTCGTCCGAAAGACTGGGAGGGCGTTGTAGGTTTTACTATGGGGTAATTATGCAACAGATTACATACCTATTACAGCCGGGGCTTCTCCACTTGGCAGAAGCCTTTCCCTCGGACCACAACGGAGAATCCGTTCGTGGTCACTCTGTAGAGTTCAGCGGGGAGTACACCACCCTCAAGCGGATGCTCCGTGAACTTGCTCTGTACTTGGGAAAGCCTAATCTTGCCGAACTCCACAACTGGCACGTGTCCGAAGTGGAGGATGGCAGATTCCTTCTCGATGTGGATTTCTTGGTTGACCACAACGAGAAAGAGCCTACCGCAGAAAGGCTGAACAAGTGGGAGAATGGCGAAGCCCAGTTGTTCAATGCACACTACTACTTTGAAGTCCGGTGCCGGTATATGGAGGTTGTTTCCGAACAGGACATTCTCAAGGCTCTCGGAATCACATTCATCTAGGAGGACATTCCTATGACCTATGAAGAACTCAAGGAACATCTTGAGAAGAACGGCCCCACATTCATCAAGCTGAAACGGGTAGAGCCTTGCGTGGATGCGAAGATATATAGCACTCTATATCTGCTTGTCAGCAAGGTTGCCCCGGCTGAAATGTTCGACGGTATGGGTTATATGACCATCCCGAATGGCTACACTCTGGATTGCATCATCCGCATAGACGATTCGGAATACTGGGAGGACTACAGGGATAAGCCCAAGGAACGGAAGCAATCCGTGGAGTTCAACCGCCCCGTCTATGTCCACGGCAAGCAGCTAGAAACTTGTACCATCTGCAAGCCCCCGAAGGACGTGTGCAATATGCTGACCGCAACCCTTGAGGAAGAGAAACGGAGGGCTACGGAAACATTGAACGAATGGAATGCCAAGCGGTTTGGATGGATAGAGGAATCCCATGGCTGACGAATCCCTCTACAGAAAGAACCGCTCCAAGCTGGCGAAGGTTGCGGACAAGCCTACGCATATACTCCGTGTACAATACAAGTTCTTGCAGTCGCCTTATTTGAGCAAGCTCCAAGAAAAAGTGAACGAGTTCGTGGTCAAGAACAATGCTGAATCCGTGACTTTGACCACGGGGGAGGTCTGCCAGAAGGGGATGATGCTCTGTGACCGCCCTAATCCCAATGGCGATTACTATACCCTCTATATTGCGAACATAAAGTACATCGAGGACTACACCGCCCGTAGGATGTCCGAGGAATTGGATAAGTGGCTAGAATCTAGGTTGAAGGAATATTCCGAACAGCATATCGGGATGCTTCCACCTTTAGGATTACGCTCCGTCGAAACCGGTAGAGTGATTTCCCACGAGGACCTAGTACGGAACTATGCGGAGAAGCTGATGGCATCCGAAGAGTACAAGGCTGCGGAGAGGGAACTGGAAATTAAGTACAGCGAGAAGCCATCTGCTGAAAAATAATTTATATTGACAAATAGGTGGCCACAAGCCCACGCATCTTTAGTGGACGTGGCTAGGAACAATAGATAGCACTTGCTTTTTCATAAGTATTTATGTATATTTCTAGAGTAGAAATTATTGAAAAGGTCTGGTTTCAATAATAGAACAAGTTTTTCGGTAGCAATGCCGATTCTTCCTATTAGTGCCAGACCCACTAATAGGATTTTTTTGTTTATGGTAGTCACAAAAGGTATAGAGTTAAGGCTTTACCCAACCAAGGCACAGAAGGTGTTCTTCAACAAGTGCATTGGTGCGGAACGAGTTGCCTATAATGCTATGCTGAATACCAAGATGGTTCTCTACAATGATTATGGTGTGAAGAACTTTAATCCTAATTGGAGTTCCCTCAAGGAGTTCTACCCCTGGATGAATGAGGTGGATAGCAGATGCCTTAACTATGCCAAGATAGAGGTAGCCACCGCATACAAGAACTGGTTTCGCTCATTGAAAACAGGCGGGAAGGTTGGACACCCCAAGTTCAAGAAGAAATCTCATTCCGGCAACTATCATAATACATCTATGCCAACCACCCCTAATAAACTATTTAGGGATGGTTGGATATTCATACCCAAGGCTGGGCTTGTCAAGTTTGTTCATTACAAGGAATTGGACTTAACAAAGATTAAGAAAATCCGGTATCTTACAATCAAGCGTACAAACACGAATAAGTATTTTGTGTCCGTATGTTGCGATGTGGAGTTGCCCGAATATGAGCATACGGGTAACTGCATTGGTCTAGACCTTGGAATCAAGGATTTAATCGTTACATCCGATGGTACAAAGTTTGAGAACAAGAGATTTATAAAGTCTTGCGAGAAAAGGATTACGCACTTGCGGCGAATCCATTCCCACAAGCAGAAAGGTAGTAGGAATCGTGAAAAAGCACGGATTAGGCTTGCTACCGCCTATGAAAAACTAGGCAACAGAAAGAAAGACTACCTTCATAAGCTGACAACAAAGATTGTTCGTGAGAACGATATAATCTGTATAGAGGACTTGAACGTGAAGGGTATGCTCAATAACCATACTCTAGCCAAGTCTATAAGCGATTGCTCGTTCTCTATGCTACGGTCTATGTTGACATACAAGTGTGAGTGGTACGGACGAAAACTTGTCGTGATAGATAGATGGAGTCCAAGTAGCAAACGATGCTCTTGTTGTGGGCATATTATGGCAAGTATGGGGCTTGACATCCGTGAGTGGGTATGCCCATCTTGTCATACAGTCCACGATAGGGATGTCAATGCCGCAAAGAACATACTTGATGAAGGTTTACGAATTTTAGATATAGGGCCGGAACTGCCCGAATACAAGCCTGTGGAGAACCCAACTATGGATGACCGTGCGGAAACGTACCTAAAAAGTAGCGGTTCTGTGAAGCAGGAAGCCTATATGCGGATGGGTGGGGAAACCACTACATCTTTAGCATGTGGGTAGTTCACTCATATCACTATCTCCGTCCGGTCAAGTGGCCCGAGATTTTTATTATAAATTTTTAATAATTCCTAGTGACACTTACACGATAAAGTGTTATATTTATGTCAAAGACAACCACCACCGAGGATAGTATTTATGTCCAATCACAAGAATCGTGAACTCAAGGGTGCTGAAATCCGTCAGTTGGCTGAAATGTGCGCCAATCACTTGCGTATGATTGACCCGCATGGCTTCGGGCTGTGCTGGCGTTCCGACGCAGAAACGGTAAACAAGGTCGCGGAAGTCCTTGGTATTCCGTGGCGAATCTCCGATGGCTGGGACACTCGCATCGGTCCTAGACTCGTGAAGGTAGGGTAGCACTATGGCAAAGACTAATCAGCCGGAGATGGAAGTAATCTCCGCAGAAACTTACGGAAAGCTCAAGGCTATCAATGCCCGAATCAACGAACTCAATGCCCAGATAAAGGAACTTGAGCAGGAAGCCTATGACCTCGTACCGAAGCACACCTTCGACGAATGCAAGGAGCGAGGTTGCATCCATACCTATAGGAATCGCTGGGATTGCCACCATCCGTGTGTCCGTAGATTGCACGAGATGGGTAGCTTGAGAGATTACTACGAAAAGCAGAAGCCCGTGTTCAAGCCCCGTGTGGAATACCCGATGCTTGGATGGAAGAAAGTAACCTCTCGTGGGCAGCGATGGGGCGGTGTATGGCATAGCGGTTGGGATGTTGTCAAGGAAACCGAGAAGACCCTTACACTTGATGACAAGATTCAATTACTTAAAAGCACAATCACTACCATTGAAGATGTCATTTATATCAAGAGCCGTACCGGTGCTACCTACTTCTGTGCGGATGACCCAGCAACTCTCGATATGCAAGTGACCTTGTTGGATGTTGCCCACAAAGAATGGGCTGAACAGAATTGCCGGTTGGTCACTTCTATGATTGATGGCGATGGGCATAGCTACCATGGAACTATTGAGCAGCGAGTAGGTGAATCCAAGGAAGAATGGATGAACCGAATTTTTGGAGAATAGATAACGATGATTAAGATTATCCCCGACCTTGAAAACTATAGCGGTAGTTTCACTATCCAATGCGAGACAAAGGAAGAAACGGATTTTGTCGCTGAAAACAAGACGGCTATCTTGGACAGGTTTGTTCGTGAAAATTTCAACAATATCGGACACTTGAATGTCCGCACCTTCCAAGACTACCTAGAGTTCAACCGACTCTCCCCGCAGGAAGTTTTAGAGGAATACGATGGGCACCCCTGCCTTGAGTTCGGTGAACTTGAAAAGCATACGGTGGGAATCATCTTGCAGGAAGCCTGCAAGGGTGTGGGCTACACTTCGCTCACTATGGACAAGTTGCAATACCTTGCCAACGATATGTTCGCCAACAGAACACATCAAGCCAAGATGCAGGTTGGCGATGTGTTTGAAAGCCTCGGATGCACCGTGGACATCTACAAGCACACTACCGCAGGCGGGGTGTACGCAAGTGCGAGTTACAACGGAACGAAGTTCGGGTTGCTCGGCATTGAATCTGTGTCCCTGTTCTTGCTCAAGCCCAAGGTGCTTATGGAGCATTTTGAATACAAGGCGATTTCCAATATGGGCGAAGGCGAGTTCAAGTCCATAGTGGAGCGATACATCGCTGTTATCCGCAAGGAACAGGAAGGGGGAGCATCGGTATGATTCCGTTCAAGTTCATTATGTTGGGAATGCCCCTAGAGGATTCTATGGGCTTGGATGTTTCGGAACAGACCGTCTACCGCAATCAATATGGGATAGATGCCCTCATAGACCTGTCTGTGAAGTTGGCGGGCAAGCAGATTCCCTGTATGCTTGTGTCGGCTGAATGGAATTACATTAACCTGCATCGCAGGGTAGCCAAGCATTTCCCGCTAGATATGCAGTTGCCCGCCAATTATGTTCTGTCCGCTTTCAATGGGGTTAGGATTACCCCCTCGGAGTGCATCGGCTTGCTGAATCACAGAAGGCAGATGATGGCAGACTTGCCACGCGTGGTGCTAGTGGATTGGTTGGACTTTTCGGATATGTTGGACTACCGCACGCTTGACATCTACTGCAAGCGAAACAATGTGTCGGTGATTTGCGTGAAGCAGTTGCCCTATTCTTATTAGGAGAAACCCCCAATGAATAAACTCACAGAAGAACACTGCAAGTTTGTTGCGATGACCTGCAAGACCGTGAAGGAATTTTGGAGCAAGCACCGCTCTGTCGCTATGAAGGCTGCGGACAAGGGTTGGTATAGTTCCTACACTTGGCTCCGCAGGGAGCGTGTTCCCCGCAACTTTTGGACATATGAAGCCTGCCTTGCCGAAGCCTCCAAGTATAGCACCATCGCAGAGTTTAGGGCGAACTCCTCGTCTGCCTATGTGACCGCCAATCAAAAGGGGTGGCTCAAGCACTTCGGGCTTAAAAGAGGTATGGGCGAGAAGCACTTTTGGACAGAAGAAACTTGCAGGGAAGAAGCCCTCAAGTACAAGACCAAGGGCGACTTTAGGGAAGGGTGCCCCTCTGCCTACTATATGGCAATCCATAAGGGTTGGATGCCCTCGTTTACCTTCCTAGAGAGCCGTAAGAAGTTCCGCAAGGAGAAGTAGCCCTATGACTTATTCCGAAGCCCACGACTACCTTAAATCGCAGGGATGCACCTTTACCTACGACAATGCAGACAAGCCCGTATTCTCCGATGTCCACGTTTTCTATGATGGCAAGGAGTTCGGGATGATGGGCTTGCACAATATGGCATTCTACACGGACCGCCAACACAAGTTCATCGAGCAGTTCAACTACCGGACGATGTGGATTTATGGTGGCAACGCCAAGTTCAAGGAACTCATTGCCCGATACATTGCGGATAGCAAGGGCGAACTTCCTAGCACGGGAGATTTGTTCGACGATATTGACCCTCAAAGTTTAAGGAACTGTATCTAATGATTACGATTGTTCAAGAAAATAGGCAAGACCAAACATTCTTGCTCAAGATTACCGATATGACCCCGGAACAGATTGACGCCATCTACGGTGCCATCTGTGCGGAAGGGGATAGCGATGCCGATACTTGCGGAGAGTATTGGATGGTTGTGGTCAACACGGACTACACGACCTTCACGGCTATGTCCGATGTCATCCGTGGGCTGATGGACAAGTACAATCCCAAGGACCTGAAAGCCCCCAAGGAATTGAAGAGCGAAATGGCATACTTTATGATGCTCCAAGAGGGCGAATCTGCTCGGGTGTACCTCAAGGAAGATGTAGATAACCTTCTGGCATATTTAAAGAACAACCCTTCATCATTATTTTAGGTAACTACTATGAAAGGTGTATATATTCCCTACAACCCCGCATTTGAACGGGCGCTGAAAAGATTCCTCAAGGAACAGAAAGCCAAGGAGAAGAAGCGATGAGTCACAACTTGAAAGAATACAAGGCTGACGAAGAGTTCGGCAACGGTCTGGTCTATTCCATCCCCGAAGTGGAAGCCGTCCTCAAGGATATGGAAACCAAGATGGAATTGCTCGTCAAGGACACCCACAAGGAGCGTGACGAGTATATCAACTGGGTCAATGACTTGCAGAAGCGGAACATCGCCCTCCGCATCCAAGTACAGAAGATGATGAAGATTATGTACAAGGCTTGTGCGAACTGGGCTATGTCCAACACCATCGTTTCCGATGTGTGGGAGCAGGGCGAACCGAAGAAGTGGCTTGATATGAAGGACAAGTGCCTTGAACTGGCGAAGCGCTGTGACGCCCGAATCGCTGAATGCAAGGAGAAGTGACCGTATGATTATCAAGAAAATCGACCTTACCTCCGATAGATTCAACGAACAGAAGATTCTCATACAGTTGAATTACACGGAACTTTCCAAGCTCGCCAATGCCGTCCACAACATTGAAGTCAAGAGCGAAGACGATGCTTGGCTCAAGTGGCAATTTGCCGCTCTCCGTGACTTGTGCCACGATGGGGGCTTTATGACGGACTTTGCCCCGGCAAGCATCTTCCCGGCAATTATGAAAGAACTCAAGGCTGTTGAAGCCAAGAACAAGAAAAAGAAGAAGGGCTGATATGCTAGTACGCGTATTATTTGGTGGCACGGTGGCATTGACCAACTATGTCAATGAACACCAAATCGACCGCAAGGACATCCAGAGCATCTTGCAGGTGGGTAAGGAACTATTTGTGTTGCTCTATTGGAAGGACTAACCTATGGCTTGGCTGAATGGCGAAGACGGATGGTATGATTGTATGAAATGCGGAGAAAAATTCTTCGCAACTGAATACCATCCTTTGTGTGAACGATGCGAAGCCCGTAAAAGGCTGATGAAGATGGGGTTGCTCCCCAAGGAAAAGAAAAGGAAATAGCCTATGGCAATGACGGAACTCAAAGAACCCGAAAAGGTGTTCGGGGAGCGTAGCGGTGTCACATTTCGATGTGGTGCTTGCAAGTGCGGATTCTTTCAAGAGATGCGGTACATCCGATTCTATGATACGGGCGATGGCGTTTACCGCTATGTCCTTCAAACCGAATGCCCAAACTGCAAGGGCGACGTGTCAGTTTTATCCGATGGCATTCTGGGGTAGATTATGGATATAAAAGAATGGGTAGCCAGCGAAGTAGAAGAGTATGACGATGAAAGGCTTGAAAAATCGGAGGACGGCAAGATTTCCCTTACCCGTCTGTACTTCAAGTCCGATGTGGACAAGTACCTCAAGGAACTTGAAGAGAAGCACAACGAGGAAATCTCGTGGCTACAGAAAGAGGTGGACCGCGTTAAGCGGTTGAACGAATCGCTGAACAACGAGAGGATTTCTAGGGATAGCAAGGTCATCATGGACTTGCTCAAGAACGACCGGCATCACAGATACAAGCATTGCAAGAATATGGCTGACAAGTGCCATATCCTCTGGTGGAAGGAAAAGCTGGAGGGCAACACCTCCAAGGGTGTATGGTGGTGGCGGTGGTGGAACATCTGGCTTGGGCTGGCAGAGAAGGTCAAGGAGGAATCGTTGTATGGGAGATAGCAACATCCGATACTACCCCAAGGATGAGGTGGATGCCTATGTCAATTCCCTCAAGGAACAGATATGCAAGCTGAAAGATTCCCTAGCCCTTTCCTATGAAGACCGCCTATGGCAGAAGTACAAGCGTTGCAAGAATATGGCTGACGCTTGCCATCTTCTGTATTGCCGGTACGAAAGGTACACCATCAACTACAATATCATCGGTCCTACAATGGAGCGGTGGAAAATAAGTATGCACTCATTCGTTAAAGACGGGGCTTTCTTCATATCCCCACCTACGCCAATGCAACTCCCTATCAACTAGAAGCCCACGGGCATCCCGCATAAGCCACGTACCGACAACCCCACGGAGCGGAATCAGCCGGGGCAGAAAAGCAACCCTATAACATCGCACACCTACAACTACATCCATACTCCACCACACCCATACCACACACTCTATCAATTAATACAATTATATCAATCACCATACCCATCCCCACGATTTTATACTATATTTATCCACATAGCTTATGCTCCGTGGCTAGGCGACCAAAGGGAGGCCCGTGTGTTCCTCCCCCATAAATCAAAAAGCCACCTACATAGCACATTACACCTTACAAAAACCTTTCAGCCCCCAGACCTAAAAATCCGGGGGCTGTTTGTCTATATCCGCACAAAATACCTCCCCACTATCGCACCCCTACAATTACACCCATACACATACTCTATCACACCCATAGCACACATATACCATCCTCGTGCATCCCTGCTCTCCAACTATACTCCATACATCCCCTATATACACCCTATACGGGCATCCGTAATACTCTGTCACCGCTAATCCCTTTCCCTCTATACTGATGCTCAAAGGTGCAGGTGCAGAGGGGCGGTCACGAATCGGATGCGGTGGATTTCCCATACCCCCAATCATCACTATTCCGTGACATTTGTCATAAAATAGTGGCAGCACCCCTACCCACCTTCCGAATATTTTGTTATATTATGCATAGTTTTCCGTTCTGCGGTCTGCCGGTGCCAGTGTCTATCCCGTGTGTTGTAGCATCCGGTCCGGCATCCGTATAACGCATTACATCTTCTCTCATTATCAGCCCCACGGACATAAAACCCCCGTGGGGCTTTTCCATTCCAGCCAAAAAATATCTTATATTTATGTGAGTTAATTAACTCAACTACCTTTAAAGGAGAAACTACAACCATGGCTACCAAATTCCATTGCTCCATGCAGAAAAAGAAGGAATCCCTCGCCAAGTCCAACGAATCCGTGTTCCACCACGGATGCCCGTAAGTTCGTGGACGCCCATTCCAACGGAATCCTCTCTACCCTTGCCGAAATCTGTGCTATGACCGCCGACGCCACCATTGAAGATGTCAACGGGCTATCCGGTCCCGACAGACTGGGTGTCATCAAGGACGATGCCCAGTTCGCCTACAAGGAATACGAACAGCCCCTCAAGGACCTCGCAATCCGTCTAGCCACCAAGTTCGCCACCGCAAAAGTGGAAGGGTGGAACAGCACTACCCTAATGAACGGAAACCTGTAGTCCGTCCATCTCCCTCTATGCATCGCCAGTCCCAGTCCGTAAGAGGTGGGGGCTTTCTTTATGTCCGTACCTCCAACAATGCAACTCCCTATCAAGCTGACCTATCGCATAGGCGGTATCGCAACCGGCAGATTCCCACAAAATACTACCACACATCGTACAACACCACAACGGAGCGAAATCAGCAGGGGGCAGAAAAAACAAACCAACACCGCACACCTACAAATATCCCCATACATTACATTCACACTGGCATACATACTCCCACTACATCCTACCACATACTACACCCATAGCATATACACTCCCACTACCGATTCCATCTTCAAACGCGATATATCCCCGTCACTCCCATACACGGGCAACACTATGCCCCCATCAGCCCCATATACCATCCCTACCGATTCCATACCGCATTATCACCCCTATCCCTAGTGTGCAAATGTGCATATACACGGAGGGGCGGGTGCAGGGGCTTATTTTCAAGTGCGGTAGACTGGCACTATCGGACTGATTATTTGTTATATTACTATGACGAGAAGATAATGTGTTATATAGGACGGAAGCTCCCCCTCCGAGTAGCCCCGCTGACTCCTGTTACACACAAGTTAGTAAAGTCCGTACAAGCTAATGTGCGGACTACAGCCCGTGTCGGCTTTTGACACAAAGGAACACACAGATGATGACGAGGTTTATGAGTGCCGGGATGCCCCCATACGGGGCTGATATAGGGAGGACGCCATGAGCGATACTAGAGTGAAAGTACACCCGACTCTTGGGATTCTTGTGTGTACTGATGGTCATATTATGAAGCCCGCTCGGCATACTCGCCCCTATTGTTGCTGGACATACGGTTACGAATTGGGGCAAGGGTATAAGGGTGTAACTATACTAGACAAGAGATATAAAGTTCATCGGCTTGTGGCTGAAACTTTTATCCCGAATCCGGAAAACAAGCCAGAGATTGACCATATAAATCGGAATCCCAGTGACAATCGCGTGGAGAACTTGAGGTGGGCTACTCGTACAGAGAATAATAGAAACACTCATGCTAATGATGGCTGTGCTAGTAAATATGGGGTACACCAATATGAGGACTTAAAGGATTATAATAGGAAAAGGGCTGCCCGATGGATTCGTACAGACAGTGGTAGGGCTTCACGTGAGAAGTATTTAGAGAAGTATTGGCAGACTCATAGGGTAGTCCGTTGTGCTGATGGGAAAGACCATAAAATGACAAATGAGCGTGCCGAAGAATTATTGAAATTGAAGGTGCCGGAGAGGATTATATGACAAGATTCTTGAGTGCCGAAACTCTTTTGGCGGTTTCGTTCGTCCGGTCGGGGCTACACACGCTGACCCTCGAATCGGTAAGGCTTTATGGGGTACGGATGCTCCCGGAACTGGAGAAGCGGACCGGCTGCGGATGGGTTCTGCAATGGAGCAACAGATACCTTGAGGAAGTGAGGGCAGCCTTCGTGGAGATAGACGAGGACTGTGCGATGCTGACCACGGACATGGATGGACTAGGGAAGGTTCTCGCCTACATCCCTAACGAGGTCATCGAGGTTGCCGGGGCCGTGGAGTGGGAAGAATGAGTGCCTACCTACACAGAACCGTGGAGATGGCTGACGGGCGAAAGATTCGCGTGGAGGTGCGGGTGGCGAAGCTGCTCAAGCTCCTCCCCAAGCACTTGAGGACGGTGGACAATATGATGGACATAGCACAGAGGGTAATGTAATGGGAGCATTGATTACGGTAGGGTTCGTTGGGCTTATGCTTTATGTGGGCAAGCGTATGTTCAGCGTGAGGGATTGGGGCAAGAAGAATTAGGGGATGCTTACTCGCCCACATTTCTTTGTGGGAATGCCTTGCTACGGCAGGCTGACGGATGTTGCTAGTGGCATCCGTCTTTTTGTTTGCCCTAGTGTGACACCCCTCTTGCAAATATATGATAGGGTTTTGTTACATAGATTGCCCCAAAGTGCCGATTAGGTTTTACATTAGTGTTACATAGATTGCCCCAAAGTGCCGATTAAAATTTATTATGTTTTGTATGATTAAATCCTATAGTGAGGGTATTATGGACTTTAAAGACTACACACTTTTGAATGAACAGCAGTACATCAAACATAGCCCCAACCATCTTCCGTATTTTGCTCCTGGGGAGTTATCCAAGATTGAGAATTATGAGTATGCTCGAAATGAGGGCTATTACGGATGGGTTATCCATCATAGGCTAGGGAATACGATTGGAGGTAACGATGGCATTCCTAGAAAAGAACTCATAGTCCGAAACTTATATTATGCAAGACCCGCTAGTGACCTTATGTTTCTAACGAATACGGCACATTCAAAATTACATTGTGGCGATAGTCCGGGTTCGTATGACAATCCCATCTATGTAACTGTGGCTATGCGATATAGGTCACTTATACGGCGTTTAGATAGGGGCGAAACTCTGCCCCGTGCAGACGAGCGATTTATCATAGAATTTTGCACTCGTACTAACAGGGATGTGCCTAATGGACTCCGTATAGGGAGTATGCATACTAGCATAGAGCATCGTAGAGCAATTTGCTTACGATTGATTGCCGGGGGCATCGGTGCATTAGATACACGCATACAGCAACAGAACCGGATAATTCGTATGCTCCATTCTATAGGGGAGGACACCTCCAATAATATTAGGGCGATTGAACGGATGCTTTTAGGGGATAAGGACTTCTTACAGATGAATGGGGGTGTTGCATTTCTATTGCCTTATTCTAGGGATGAATTGACGGGCATCCGTAGGGATTCCCATAGACTCCAGTACGATAAGGCTAATAGAAACCGTGCAGAAGCCATCAAGAAAAAGATGGCGAACGGGGAGAAGCTGATACCGGCTGAACGGAAATTTAAGTCAGTCCACAAGGAACTTTTTAAATAAAAAACCACCTGCTCAAGTGGTCAGGTGGACAATATCTTATCTTTTACATAGTAAAAGATAAGATATTGTCTTATGTTTGGCAAGGGTCAGCTTTGTTACTTTTTGCTTACATTTGAGTAGTGTACGGGATGCCCCATACACTACTCTCCACCAATAGGAAAACCCCACCAACATCTCTGTCAGTGGGGTTTTCTTTGCTCATCGGCGTTTGCATCCGATGCCCCGCATTACGTTCACGGATTGCTCCGCTATCCCCATAGGGTGCGGCAGACGATTTGAGGGAGTTCGTGGGCTATGTACACTCGCCCAAGCCTATCCTAGTCTGGTATTACGGTCCTTGCCGTCGCAAGTCAATGGTGCAATAGTAACAAATTATCTATCGGATGGCAAGCCACTAGAGTATAGGGAAATCCGCAAAACCCCGAAAAAGCCCATAGGGTTTTGCACCCATTTGCCATATTTGCAGAGTTTCTTAAATCTGTGCAAACGATTTACTATATTTTTGGCATATTTGCAAAGATTGTAGATAATCTATGAAAAGGAGATACGGATGACTACACACACGGACAAGACCCGCGACCGCATCCACGAATCAATGGAAGCCCTCCACAGCTCCGCACAGAGGTACGAAGCCATACAGAACGCCATCCGTGGCGGTGGGGCTATATGCCTAAAGGATTACGGATTCTACAGGCGGTACTGCAAGCGGAACGGAATCAGCCCCATGGACTTGCACATAGATAGGGATGCCCTTCCCGTGACCTATGAAAAGCACCCTATGGCTACGGAGGATTCCGCTGCAAGGTATAGTGCCATTCGCACACGGTTGCGTTCCGGGCGTTCCATAAAAGTGACGGACTACCAGTTCCTAAAGCGGTACTGCAATCGGACGGGTGCGAAGATGCCTAACGTGCGATTTGAGATGTATGTTTTCGAGGTTTGACTATAAACTATGCAAATCCCCCTACACCTCGTATTTCTATGGGTGCAATCCCCTCTGCCCCTCCGCATACTAGCCATACTGGTCTATGCCATATTCGCCATATACGGAAAGCCCTCCGTGCATGGGAGGGAGCAATCGCACGGAGGGCTTGTAAGAAGGAGAAAATAGGGCGGTCAGCATACACATACCGCCCACATCAAATATACATTATTGTCGGCGAATCATCCGCTTCCTTATCACGGATTTCAGCGAGGGATGGAGCTTCGCCCCGCACTTCGGGCAATAGGATATGGGGATGCAGATGCCCGTGGTGTCGCCATCCCCGGCATAGAGTTCCACGGCTATCTCTCCGCGGTCCGTTATCCTAGCTTCCCTAGGCTCAAGCCACGACCCTTCGTCCACGAGGTACTTGCCACCCTTGCAGTATTCGCATCCCTTCCTAGCCATATCAAAACCCCCACACTCCACGAATCCAGGCTATCCAGAACCACACCAAGTACATCAGCCCAGCCAAGAACACTAGGACGTAGAGAATCTGCCACAGGCATCCGTGTACGGAATCCCCGCACCCGTCCAAGCAGTAGAGGATGCAGAACACCGCGACCGCAAGTAGCATCTGTTCACGGCTTATGCCCTCCACCTCCATCCCGAAGAGGTAGAAGAGTGTCAGCAAGCCTATCGTTGCGAATACGCTGAACCTTCCCATATCCCTATCCCCCACACATCATCCTACAGCCACTAGCCATCAGCCACACGAAGTAGACGCACCCTAGAACCATCGCAAGGGCGTAGTAGCCAAATACTCCTTTCTCCATAGCGTAGTCAGCCACGCCATCCCTAGAAAGCCACAGAAGTAGGGCTATGTCAACCACGCCCAATGCTATCGGTGTGTAATCGGTAAACACCATCACAATATCCTCTAACCGCATCTCTCGCTCTCCTTCTGGCATCGCCAACCCACGGACATCCATCTAGCCACATTGTCATCGGCATACGGGTACGTGGGAAATGTTCCACCGTTGTAGTCGAGGGCAACGGATTCAGCCCAGTTCCTTATGGCACGGTACATCGCTTTCCTGTATCGGGCGGCAAGCATCCGGGAGTCCTTGTCCTTCGTGAGTTCGAGGATGTGCCGGTACCGCTCCGCTCGTCTGTAGTGGATTCCGATTTTGCGGAGCAGTTCCGTGTTTTCCGCTATCAGCTTCTCGTACATCATCTTGTAGTATTCAAGGCTGTGTTCCCTTGAATCCATAACGTTCGCCAGGGCTTCGTCTTCGTTTGTGGGCATAGTAGATATTTCCTTATATTTAGATAAAGTATTATATAATAGGTTGTATGGAATATGGCAGATAAAGTGTTATATTAGTCTGTATGTATTAACTTGTGCGAAATCGGTAGGTAGAGATTTTCGGGAGTGCGTGGGGAGCGAGGGGGTGGGGGACTTTGTTCCTCCCCACCCATATAACAGAATATCGGATATAACAAGTTATCAGCCACAAGTAACAAGCCATCCGTTCCGGTAGGGATTAGTGCCACTCGCACCCGGCAACATAGGCGTTCGTATCTTCCGTGTCTATACCTAGTTCATAGGTGTCGAAGAGCCTATCGGACGCTATGGCTGCGGAGAGTGCATTGTACAGGGTGTCCAGTTGCGGACGGGTAAGGATGAACTTTCGGAGAGATACGGATTCATAGTTTTCGCAGGAATGGGATTCGGCGTCCTTGACGGGGATGGAGAAGGGGTGGTCGGTGACTTCGGGGTTTTCATGGCACACGATGACGTCGCCCGTACCTAGCGGAACGATGGAGCAGTGACGGCAGTGTAGGCAATTTTGTGAGGTCATAGGGGATGTACTCCTAGGGTATTGGGTGGGATATAACTTGCTATCTAGCGGATTGGTTTGTGGGTGGCGTAGTTGGGTAGCCAGATGCTAGAGTCCGAGTGGATGCGGAATAGGAAGCTACGGCAGGAGTGGCATAGTGGCACGGAGTCGAGGTTGGAGATATATGCGAGGGGGTTTCCGCACTGGGAGCAGGGCTTGAGGGATAGGTATAGAGTCATAGCAATAGTAGGTGGTAGACACAGTAGATTGATGAAGAGATAAAGGCGATTAGTAGTACGATAACCGGTAGTAGGAAGCATAGCGAAAACAGAATCCATGCACGACGCTCAAAATTTCGGACGATTAGGTGTGTCATAGTGGATGTCATCAGGTCAAGGAGCGGAGGTATTCCTTTCCAAGCACTCCGCATAGCCGCTGGTCGTAAAGAGTGCATTCGTCAGCCCATAGGATGTTGCCGTGGGCGCGGACATATAGGACGGGTCTGTTCTTGTCCAGAACTACGAGGACTCCCCCGCTCCGTGCCATCCGTTTGAAACGCCGATTGGAGCGGTAGAGCGAGTATAGGGAACGGAACGGTCCGGAATCTGGGATGATGAAATTTTGAGGGGTCATAGAGGGTTATTCCCAAGGAAGTTTCATCAGCGGGATGTCCGATGGGTCCGTGGTCTGTACGGGCTGCCCGAAGTCGCCACGGAATGCCTTTAGGACTTTTTCCTCGGTGTCCGGGAGTGGGCGACCACCTAGGTAGCAGGAAGCGATTTCTATGTATTCCTTTCCGTGTGGACGGTCCATATCGAGTTCCCATCGTATGACCCTGTAGATTGGGTCGTCGAGCAGCATTGCGAACCGCTTGGCACGTATGTAGGCTCTGCCGTAGATGGTGTCGTGGACATCGACCGTGGCGAATGTAGCCCAGGGTCGTTTTGAGGACGAGGATTCCTTTGCGATGATGGTGTAGCCGGTTTCTATGGACATTGGGATTGTTCCTTTGGCTTGAGGGATTGGCAGACCTTTTCGTAGATGGCGAGAGTGATGGTAATTGGCATGGAGGAAGGGGAGGGGCTTTGGTGTACGATGTTGTAGGAGAGTTCGGAGGTGTCCCAGTTGAGGGAGTTGGCTTTGATTTCGGCTGCGGTTACGAGGTGGTCGGCGATGGGGCCGATGTCCTTTTCCGTTGGGGTGTCCGAGGTACAGAAGAGGATGGTGTAGGCGGTTTCGTAGGTCCTATGGTTTCGGAGTTCAAGGCAAAACGAGTGGGGGTTGTTGAGCGGTGGATTGAAGGGGTTCATTGGCGTGTCCTTGTGGGAGTGGGGGTTAGCGGAGTATTCCACCGCGACGGCAGTATTCGTGGGCTTCGTTGGCAGAGAACTTTCGGATTCGGAGTGCAAGGGTGTCTTCGGCTTCCAGAGGGATATAGGGGTCTGGGGAGTATGTCCATAGGATGTAGGGCTTCGCGTTGGTGCTGACGTACCATACCTCTCCGGGCGGGGACTTGAAGGGGACGAGTCCTAGGGTGGCGCTTGAGAAGGAAGCGTAGAAGGGGTGGGCGTATTCCGGGAACTTGACGAGGATTGTGCGGTCGAGGTCTGGGGTCTGCTCTGCTAGGGATTTCCATTCGTAGGTGGGCATAGGGGATGGATATAACTCCTTATCTGGGGTCTATGGGAGTTCGGGTACGGAAGCCTTGATGAAGAGTTCCTTTGCGAGAGGTGAGCCGTCGGCAAGTTCTTCAACGGATATTCCGTCCTTGTGGATTTGGGTGTCTAGCCACGGGAGGAAGCCGTGGACGGCTTTGAGGGCTAGGGCGTAGACGTCGCCTTTGGTGGTGGCGAGGGAACGGACGGGGATTGTGACCGTCACGGGTACGTTGACTCTGTATTCGCTCATTTCTGGCTCTCCACGGCTTCATAGTCGGCTTCCCAGTTGTCCAATATCCATTGGGCTGTCCACTTGTCGAAGCAGCAATGTGTAAGGTGTGCGAGGTAATATTTGTACGCCTTGAGGATGTGGGTGGCGTCCTCTACTTTCGGTTTGCTCATAGTGCGGTTCCTTTGGGGTGGATATAACTTGTTATCTAGTATGCGGTGGACACATAAAACGATTGGTTGCAACGGGGGCATCGTGCGGAATATTCCGTGGCGGTGTTGCCCTTGCCGTCCGGGAAAGTGCCACAGAGGTTGGATTCAAAGACTTCTACCGTCAAGCCACAGCACGGACACTTGGTCTTCATATATTCTTCGTTGAGGTGCGATACCATGCTCATAGTTACCTTCTTTGGTATATGCGGTTGGAAAGTGAATATAACTCTCTATCTAAATATAGCACATTGCCGGTGTAAGTGCAAGCGGAATATAACATTTTACCTAGGCAGGAGTTCTTTAGGGAACGGCTTGATGATGCGGTAGTCGCAATCGTACCGCTGACATTTCAGCCCTACGTCTAGGGGGTCTAACTTGACGCCACTGGGAAAGTTCCATACCGAATAGACTTGGAATCCGGTAGGTACGATATAGAGATTGTGGTTCCATTCGGCAAGGGATGCCCCGTGCTTACGAAGGATAGCCTTGATTTCCTCGGCTATAGCCTTGCTCTTCTCTTCGGCTTCGGCTAGGGAGCGGAGTCTAAATTCCTCCCTGGCGAGTTGGTTCTTGATTTCAATTTCGGTCTGTTCGTTCATAGTGCTAGTCCTTTGGTGGATATAACAAATTACCACGGAACTTGGGATTCAAGGGTCTTCTGTGACTGGAGAGCCATATTGCCGTACTTGACGAGGGCATCCAGGAGCGTGATTTCCTTGGAGTACCATCCTTGGTGGTGCTTCGTGTCCATAAGGATGTCGAAGTTGCCCGATTCTGTGGCTAGACCCCATAGGGCGTTGCCATCCGTGTATATTTCAAAGAGCTTTCCAGTTGTCTGTTCCGTCTGGATAGGCGGGGTTAAAGTGATGTCTTCCTTGGAAGCCCATAGCCAGTCTTGTATGAGGTCGCGGGGCTTGCAGATGCCGTTTCGGAGTCCTCGGGTGGACTGGATGTAGTTTCCGCTGACCGTGTACCATTTCGCCTTGTCGATGGGTTCGGTAGGTTTCTTGCAGAGGACTTCGGAATTGTTGGGTGGCATCCGTTCCTTGAAGTTGTGCCACTTGATGCTGTATTGTTGTAGGGTTATGTGTTCAAGAGTTTGGGGCATGGCGGTTTTCCTTATTTACGGGGTGCATAGTTCTCGGCAATCTTGTACCATCGCTTTCGCCATCGTTCGTAGAAAGCCATCCGTTCGTTGGCATAGGCATCAAGGAATCCCGATTCATTGAAATAGGATTTCATTGCGTCGCACTCCTTTGCCGTGGCGATGCATCGCTTGTACTTGTGGTGGCGTTCCGAGTCTAGCTTGCTGATAAGCCAGTCGGACATATACTTGAGTTCCTTTTGGTACAGACGGACTAGCCGGGTATTCTTCCGGTAGTTCTGTATGCTGATGGCTACGAATGCGATGTAGAGGACGATGAGGATGATGGATGTAATCATAGCGAGTAGGGTTCGGGTTTATATGCGAGAAGTTCTTCCCAGTGGTATTTCAAGTCCGTGCAGAGGTTGTTGAACTCGTAGTAGCGTGTGTCCGAGCCATCGTTCTTTTCTCTGGCGCTTACGAAGGATGGTTGGAGATGTCCGTAACTGATTAGGTTCGCCTTTCGGCAGAATCCGTCGCTATAGGGTAAGCCCTCGTTGCATATTCCTTCCGGGTCGCCTATGGTAATCGTTCCGATGTTTTCAATAATTATGGCAACGATGGGTATAGCCCTGGTTGACTCGAAATCTTTCTGCCGTACCTCAACGCGGAAACTTTCGCTATAGTGGTCACGATGAACCTGTACTGGGATTCCCTTGAAATTGTCCGTGGACACATAGTCGATGGGAGTAAAGTATTTTTCAGCGAGCTTGTTGAGTACGGGCAAGAACTCGTTCCGTACACGGTCCGCATAGCATTCTAGGATGCGGTCACGCTTCTTGTACATATCCCATCTAGCGTGCATAGAATCCCTATTGGTGTAGCAGGGCTGACCGCATTCGGGGCAATTAGCCCATAGGCGGTCTATGTCGTTGTAATGGTTGTGTTGCCAGCTTGTTCCGTAGCCGTGGGTGCAGACATACTCCCTTCTCTTTTCGGGGGTGGTGTCCTTCAACGGGGTGTAGAACTTGTGGTAGCAGTGGTCACAACGGAACGGCACTCCGCTGGGTGAGTCCGTAATTATCTTGATGCTCTCGAAGTTCATAGGTCTAGTCGGTTTCTCCTAGGTCGCACACGGAGGTAATGATAATGTTGGGGTGGTCCGGAGGGCAGATGGTAGGTAGGTATTCACGGATTTCGTCGAGAAGGGGCTTGCCCGTGTTGAGCGATTTCACGGCACAGTAGCCCTCGTTGTAACTCATCGCATTCTGTGTCTGGGTGCATTTGTAGGTAACGAGCCAGTAGTGGGGTTTCATTATTTTATTTCCTTAAACTGTTTTTGTGTGGAAGCTCCAAATATCGGCAGCGTATGTCCAATGTTCAATCCGTTCGGATGTCACGGGGATGGTTTCCTGACGGGAAAAGATGTAGAACTCTTCCGTATGCGGTAGGTATTCCGCTTCGTAGATTCGCTCATCGGACATAAGCAGAAGTAGGTGGAAGGGTCTGCCCCCTGCATCTCTGCTAACTGAATCGGGTTCAAATGGAGTAGATAGCCAAATCATTTCAATAGCCCTAGTTGTTCTTCAAGTGCATCGCAATGGTCACGTAGTCTTCTGTTCTCGCCCATATACTCGGCGATGGTCAAGTCCTTGTGGTCGATTTCCTTGTCCCGGCTCAAGCTGCCGAAAACAAATCCTATGAAGAAGGATGCCAAGCATACTCCGATAAAGGCACAGACTATTTCCATTTCTTGTTCAGCTCCCCTTTTGAGATACAACGGCTCATAACATTGACCCACTTTTCAGTACCCGACATCCGTAAGTATTTAAGGATTTCTCGCTTGATGAAAGCCCAGTTGAAGATGGCTCGGTACATAGCCCTCTTATAGCGGATAGCCATTGCGAGGTGGGCATCCGTGCCGGTAATGATGTCGTTGGCATAGCACCATACATACGGCAATTCGGCATTGACATCCCCGATGTAGATGTAGTCTTTTTCGCCCTGGACTTCATTGTAGAAGAAAATGCTAGGTCCTCTACGGACGCATTTCTTCATCGCACAGATTGTGGATGACTTTCTACGGACATAGAAGATGGCATAGTCTGGGGGTTGTTCCTCGGGAAACTCCCTCCAAGTGACCGTGTATTGTTCAACTGTGGGCATATTACAATCTCCTTACCGGATATAACACAATATCAAATATAACACGTTACCTACGGGATGTCAATAGGTACTCATAATAATTTTTTAAATTATTGTAATTATTATTTAAGAATTTTTACTAATGTATTGCATTTGATTACCAATAAATGTATATTGTAATAGAACTTGATGATGTATGCGAGTATGTGCAAGTCCTCGCACCACATGATTAACACGGACTTTAGAATGCCCGATGGATGCTGACTTGCACAATAAGCGTTCATCGGGCATTTGCTTTTGTATGGTTGAATTGAAGACATACAAGTACAAGCTGTACAATCGGGATGCATTAAAGTATCTCGATAACATTCTTGTCCTTGCTGGACGGATATACAACCACTGCATCGCTCTGCATCGTAGGTACTATGGCATCTACCACAAGATGCTCAACAAGTACCAGTTGCAGAAGCACCTCACGAAGTTAAAGAAACAATACCCCGTGTGGAATGAAGTTCCTTCGCAAGCTATTCAAGACATAACGGATAGAATAGACAGAGCATATCATCTATTCTTCTCGAACTTGAAGTCCGGCAAAAAGACGAATCCACCGCACTTTCAAAAGACGGCTAAATACCGTTCATTTACAACTAAGCAATGTGGGTATAAGTTTCACGACTTTAACAAGGTTAAGATAGGCAAGAAAGACTTTCCCTACTGGAATAGTAGAGATTTCGACGGTAAGGTTAAAACTCTAACCGTCAAACGCAAGAGTAACGGATTCTACATTTATGTAGTCGTAGAGCAAGAATGCGAACAGACCGAATGGGCAAAATCGGGTAAAATCGTTGGTTTCGACTTTAGTCTGCACAACTTCTTGGTTTCCTCTAACGGTGACGATTGTAGTATGCCTAAAATCTTACGGAAGAACCTTAATTCTTTGAGGGGCCTATCCGAAAAGTATAGGAAATCTAAAGGTAAGCGTGGTTCACTGCGTACACTACAGAAGCTACACGAGAAGGTAGCCAATCAGCGTTCCGATATGCATTGGAAATTAGCTCGGCAAATGTGCCGTAATTACGATGTTATGGTGTTTGAAACACTAGATTTGGCTAACCTACCAAATAAGTACAAGAAATCAATGTACGACTTTGGGTTTGATGCTTTCTTGAACATCCTTGAGTATGTAGCCCACAATACCGGTAAAACGGTAATGTATGCGGACAAGTGGTATCCATCTTCTCAATTATGCTCCGAATGTGGTTATCAGAACCACGACTTAAAGGATGTGTCCATAAGGCATTGGATATGTCCTTATTGCGGTGCAGAACACGATAGGGATAGGAACGCTGCTCGTAACTTATGTAAGGTAGGGGCATCTACCTTTGGGAAATGTTGTCCGTCCGTGGCAACTCCCAGAATCCCACGACTTTAGTCGTAGGAGTTTGTCAAAATGCAGTTGTTCATAATTAACGGTCAGCCTTGATAGTGATTGTTTTCGGGCGGTAACTAGGATATTGCTCAAGGGCATACAATGCGTAGTCAAACTGTTTGCATACTTCGTGCAGATGCCTAGCATCCCTAATAGGCACAAGGAGTCCGGAGCCATCGGATGTGCTGATTCGGTATGTGCCGTTTTTCGTCAGCACAAGGCTATCGTAATAGCCGATGGCTACCCCATTGTTTGAAAACGATATACCATCCCATATACAGAAAATGTCACGTACCTTTTCAAGCATACCGGAACAGGCATAGGCACCGGCATAGCGGTCCTGATACTTGCCATCCTCCCCCAGAATCGTGTGCAGACTATATTTGGTGCAGATTCGGCAAAAGTCATCTATCGTCAGTTCATTCATGGTCATCTCCGAAATAAGGAATGAATCCTCTGGTCATAACCTCAAGCCACTTTTCCACCTTGGCTACATCCGTGAATCGGATATTCACATTCACGAATCCGCTAGTAGCGATATGCCCGAACGGACCGGCAGAACGCTTCCTCTTGATTTTTGGATGCTCGTACCATTCCACCTTACGGATTCGGTTATCCTTCAATTCTGGGTTGTAAATGTTAAGGCACAGATAGCCATAGGCATACTTCGAGTTTTCCGTGATGTAGGGTTCAACTCCGAAGATGTTCTTCACGGCTTGGATGAAGTCATCCTTTGCAACGGCACTACATCCCATCAAGTCGCAATCGGAAAGATATTGCTTCGAGTATTTTTCTTTGTCTGTCATAGCCATAAACTTTCTCTCTTTTTGTTGGTGTAATATTCAATCAATCGCTTATCATGGGGGTCATTTGGGTCTAGTTTGTATGCGGTTTCCTGTGCGGGGCAGAACAGGATATACCTATCCATCCACCAATCCTTATGGGAATAGTAATGCTCACGGCTCATCTTGAATGTTGTTCCGGGAGGGAACTTGTCGATTTCCATAAGGGAGGGGCAACCCACCACCATAGGAATCTGTAGGTATTCTTCACTAAAGGTCTTTTCGTCCATAGCTACTCCAGTTTCCTTCCGCAGTAGGGGCAAAAATCAATGGGTGTGACGGTTGTACCGGAATTAGCCATATACGAATGTTCCACTACAAGGCAATGCTTGAATTGGGGCAGAAACTCGCCTTGCAAGGGAACTCTCCTATACTCAATGTAGGTCTTGTTATAGGAGAAGGAATCCGCAGACATCGTTTCCACTACATATTCGTTTCCATTAGGCTTGTCACAATACTTGCACATCGCAATACCTATCGGAGAGCGTTTTCGAGGGTTTCCCTTTCGGCACACTTATCACAGATGCGGTAGCGATAGGTAGAGCCTTGGACACAGTGCATAGATTCCGTCTTGAGTCCGCAATACATACAGGGCTTGCCCTTGCGGAAAAGATTCTTGAAAAAGAGCTTGATTTTCTTCATAGGTGGAAATCTCCTTATAGACGTGGTTTTGAATAATATAACAGACGGGTAGATTATTTCTTCTTGGCGAGTCGTTTAAGCACCCATTTGACCCCGGCAATAAATGCACAATCCTCGTCAACCCAGGCAACGAAATGACGCTCGTCATCCTCCATACGAGGAAAATGGTATTGGCTACCCTTACGATTGATTTGCCCTATCATCTTCGCTCTGTAGGCATTGGCGGCTTTGGTAATTTCATCTTTGTGGATGGACTTGAGGATAGGTTCAATCTGTTCAAAGTGGTAGTTTATTCTACGAGCCTTGATGACTTTTTTCACATCTTCAATAGTTTGCGGTTCAGCTTTCTTTCTCATAGGTAGTCCTTATGGATGGTTTCAAATTCTCGTTCGTGTGACTTTGCATTCTCAAGCCACTTTTCAAATTCGGCTAGGCTCTTGAAATGATAATCGTATCTGCCGTAGTTTCGCCACATACGGATGTCTTGGTTGGGTCGGTTGTAGAGTATTCGGCTTGCATCCCAGTAGCCCTTCGCTGACACCCACACGTCATCATAATCGTCATCAAGATGATTCAGCATCACTTCGGGATAGAACTTCTTGAAAGTTTCCACGAATTGCTGTTCCGTGATTTTTTCCTTCCTAGGTTCAAGATGGTATTTCTCGCAAATGAGGTTGAACAGAAGTACACCCATATACACGGTTATCCCGTCCACAACGATTACCCTGTTCCATCGGTTGTTGCCCCGCTTGAACGGAACGGGGTCTGGGTTAGCTTCAATGGATTTTGCCGTATCAAGGAGCGGATGGATATGATAGAACTCCCATCCCACTTGCCCTATGGATGTAACCAAGAGTTTTGGGGCTACACACTTGATTGGACCGGCATTCGTCCACCATTGATAATCAATGGTTTCAGCCATTTTAGCATAGTGGTGGATGTCAAATCCTACTGGTTGAATTTCTGCCATAAGTGGTTACTCCATCGGGAGGTTTTCGATTGGGCTATCCGCAAATACCACGGCTTGCTGTTCGTATCTGCCATCGGCAAGGTCGGCTGTAAGCAGATAAGTATGCCAACCGATGCGTTCGTCTTCGCAATAATATCGGCACTTGAGAGTGTCCAGCTTGTAATACTCGCCACCAAAATCGGTAAGTAGGCATTCCTTGAGTTCCTTGATGGAATGCACTTCCTTGACTCGCTTCATAGCTTCGTCGATGGAAAAGAAAGAACCTGCGGGTCTAATCTTCATAATCACTCCTTTCGGCGTTTTGCATCACGCTCGTTCACGAGTGCAAAGTCGATGTTGTTCTGCTTGCATAGCCATTCAAAATCGTTAATCTTCTGGGTAAGGTAATATTCTTCCATACCCCACTTTAGGCTTTCCTTTTCGCATTTCTGCGTAAGTTCTTTCAACTGCTTTTGATACTTGTAGCAGAATGTCTTGACCTTGTTCGGGTCTTTGGGCATCTTGATAGCCATAGGAACTCCTTATAATCCGAGCCAAGGTTGGGGGTCAACGAGTGTGTGTGCTTCCTTATGGTAAGGAAACAGGATGGAATGTGTCCACACTGTCAAGCCGTGGTGTTCGCACCAATCTACAATAAAGTTGTAATACTTATCGTCCTTGGCATTATGCTTATAGATGGTATATCTACGGCACATCATATTCCAAGCATCAATAAGGTTTTTCCTCTTGTACGGAACACCTTCTGTCTTGATAATGCCCTTCGGAGCATTCTTGATTTCCTTATGGATATACCAAAAATTATGCTTGAAGACTTTCACTTCTTCTTTGACAAAAGCCTTGTGTTCTTTTTCGGTCATAGTCAGCATAGGGCTACCTCGGTGGATTGGTTGTCTATGTCAAATATAACACTTTATCAATTAAACGTCAATAGATTTTATTAAAATTTTATGGGTATCAAAAATCGGCATCCGTTCCTGGGGATGCCGATAAAGCGAGTGGATTATAAATCGCTAGTCGAAGTTGTCTTCCGTGTTCGGTATTTTCTTCCCGCACATCGGGCAATACTTGATGGCTACTCCTACCCACTCCCCAGATTTTGTATAGACGGAGAGAAAGTTGTCTTCGTCGATGAATGCTTCCTCTTTCGTGGCATTGGAATTAAACAAGGGAAACCTCTTGGCTTCCTCGTTGGTTTCGTGATTGCAGTATTCGCACATAGGCTATTCCTCGTCTTTTTCATATTTTCGTCCGCACATCGGGCAGAACTTGATTTTGAGATGGACGGAATTTACCGGAAAATCCGTTTTAGGAAAGACTACAAGTTCTGCATCTTTTGTCAAGCAGGCATCTCCGTTTTCGCCATCAATCCAAATTTCATTATAAGGTTCGCAATATTGGCACATAGGTTATTTTCCTTAATTATCGGATTTCCAGCCCACATTTACTAAATGGTTGCAAAATGCTTCATCGGTAATGTAGATGCCTAGTTTATCCAATATCCAAGCTGTTACGGGTTCATCCCACGATGCGGAAACACTAAATTCTTCATTAAAATTCAATATCAGCAAGAATAGCAAGCATCCCGCTTTGATGAGTGCAAAAGGTAACCATATCACTACAAGGATTCCAAATACTAAACCGGCTAGAGCGGTGCATATTCTATGCAAAATTCGTTCAACCATTATCCATTTTCCTTTAGATTCTTTAGATGTTCCAAGCTATCATCTCGGAGCTTGTACCACTTGTTCCTATGGGCTTTGCACCATATCTCTCCTTCGTATTCGCATCCATCGCTTCTGTAATCCCACAGATTCCCTTCGGCATTGAACCAGTTTGCAAGGGCTTTTTGGAACAGACGTTTGAAGCGATTCAAGAGCTTGCCCATATCGTAAAGGACATTCTGCAAGGTTTTCTTTTCCCTTTGCAATTTCTTGATGTCCGCTTGCTTTGACTGTAGGTCTTGTTCATATTCCGCAATGAGTTTGTCCACATCGTCCTTGAGATACATATAAGAACTCGTGGATATTCCTTGTGGCTGAAATGCCGTAGGCGATACGAAGAACAGATTCTCCGATGGATGTTCAACCCGTGCCGGGTAGCAATCTAGTTTACGCTTCATTCTTGTTCCTCTTCATCAATAGTGCCGGTGTACCCCAAGGCGATTTGAATGGCGATGTGATAATCAGCTTGTGCTTCGTTCCAATGTACCGCCAAAACCGTTCGGCATTCTCATCCATACAGAGCAGGAAGAACCTATAGCCTACATCGTCAAGGAACTGACGGAAGAGCAATTCTCCGTAGCCCCTATGGTGGATGGCTGTGTCCATATCCGCAAGAAATGGCATATTGTGATTGCCGAACCGCCTAGCACATCTATGACACCATACGAGTATTCCACGGGGTTCTCCGCTTCCGCTGTAGGCAACGATGTACCGTGTCCTCTTGCCCGAATACTGTGGAATGCTCGTGGCTATGGAGGGGGTCCAGCTTATTGAGCATCTTGCCTAGACCCCTAGGTAGGGTTTCGTAGGTCCTCGTGTACTTTCGCAAAGTCGTGTTCGTCCAGATAGTTCAAGCAACGGATGATGATAGCACCGCATTCTAGGAATGCTTTCTTGCTGTTTTCGATAGTGCCACGCTCAAATTCATTGAATGCCGTAGCCATCTTCTGCATAAGGTAGTTGTCAGCACTTGATAGGTCCGAATGTGAAATCGCATAAAAGGCATCCTCCCAAGAGATTGACCGTGTATTCGTGAAGCTATCACATAATATGGCTCGGTTCTGCAAGTTGTCTAGCAATGCCCTATGAATCTGTTCTTCAATCTTCTCGTAGTCCATTAGAAATCTCCGTCAGCAACTTGCAGACAAGTATAACCGAGTTCTCGCCACTTTGCAACCATAGAGTTGCGGTCGTCGAGGATGTAGGCAACCTTCTTGTCCGGATGCTGTGCAAGATATTCGTTCAATAGTTCGGGCTTCACGAGGGTATCGTGACGCTTGTCGCCATTCTTGCGGAACAGCCATTCCGGGTCGTCTTGCAAGAATATATGGTGCTTGTTGAACCAATCCTTCGTATTCTGTTCCACACTCTGTCTTCTGCCGGAGCAGAACACGATGTCATAGTGGACGGACAACACTTGAACGAGTTCAATGATGGGTTCAATGGGTTTGTCCTCTCCGCAGGCTTCGTAGAAGCCATCCCAATCTTTCGTTTCTTTGGAGAGGTACTTTTCGGCACGGGCTGATGCATCCGTAATTGTTCCATCAATATCAATTACTACAATGGGAGTTCCTTGCATAATTCCTCTAGGGGTTGGATGTGATTTTATTTCCATTATAACGGGGTCATCGTATATCTCGTCCAGGATGTAGTGTTTGGGGCCACCCCGAAACGAGGGTAATCTGCTTTTAGTTACACACCTTTTTAAGATGGTGGATTCCTCGTTAAGTAATGGAATTTTTATGTTGAACTTTTTTGGTATCATATCCTACTACGTAAGTTTTCTGCCACACATCGGGCAGAAATTGATGCCAAGTTCAAGCGGTTCGCTCTCGTCATAGTGGACGAGCATAATGATGCGGTTGTTCCGCTTCTCGTTATCAAGCCACAAGTCCACGAGAGGAACTTTGAAGCCCACATCGTTTACCGCCATCGGTGTGCAGATTCCGTGCTTATTAGGTTCGCAATACTTGCACATAGCTACTTCTCCTTTGGTTCGGGCAACTGTCTGCCACAGACGGGGCAGAATAGAAACTGAAACACCCCGATTTGTTCTGATACATTGCTATCTTCGGAGTTGTTGAGAACATGGAAATATCCATCGTCATCAAGGACGGCATCAATCTCTCTATCCTGCGAGGGGATAGGTTCTTGTTGCTCACAATAGGCACAATGGAGACGTTTAAATTTAGGGGGTGTCCATTTCTTTGTCATTGTGGTCATTCTCTTCTTTGAATTGGTTGGCAATTTCTAGCCACTTTTTACTATGTCTATAATATCTGTCGGATTTTTGTCTATAGTAGTTATAGTTATCCGTGCCGGGTTCATATTGTCTAGCATCTTGTACCCATAACACAGAAGCTTGGTGTTTAATAGTTGCCCTATCTATGCAATGCTTGTACTTGTAAATTCGCACTTTCTTGGCATAGGCGGTGCAGAGTTCGTTCTGCATATCGGAGCATCTACGGATAGCACGGGAGCAATTCTCCATCACGCTACGGATGGCGATGTCCACGAGTGCTTTGGGGTAGAAAGTGTTATAATCGCTGGCTTCCTTGCCATCAACGATTTCTGCACGGGTGTAAAACTTGAGTTCGGGAATTTCCATAAATTAGTCCTTCGGTATCATAGAACTAACACCCATAAGCATACCTTCAACACGATTCAAAATATCGGCAAAGCTATAGCCGGTATGACTTTTTTCTTGTTTGATGTAAGTCAAGATTTTTTCGATGGCATTAGAGAATATTTCATTGGTCATATCTAACTCCTTATGGGGATATAGTATTCAGCTAGGCATAGAGTGCCGGACCCGTGTAGTTTTCCTTGGGAGCGGATGCCCCGGACTTTTCCATAGCGATACAATCCTTGAAAATCTCCTGAATGCGGGACCATTCCTCCTGCGGATAGTCGAGGATGTTCGGCTTGGAGTGGTAGAAAATCATCAAGGTGTCCTTCAATCTTTTCTCAAGGGCTTCGCCCATCGCAACGGTCCCGTCCACATTATGAACCGAGGAAAGCGAGAGAAGATTAAGAACTTCTTCGATGGAAAGTGTCAATTTGAGATTCTGTTCAGAGATGCTTTTCAAGATGTTACCTCCTACATATTTCGGGATGCCCAAATCGGGTTGCCGAGGGAATAGATATGCCTATTGTTGATGATGTCATTGAACGATTTCTTGCTACTTTTGCCGAACTCGAACTTCATATTCTCCGTGGCGAGGAACTTGTTGACATTCGTAACTTGGATTCCTAGGTACTGGTGGTTAATCAGCCCTACGGGTTCGTTTCCACGGAAAATCTGCATATAGCCATCGTGACCTTCGTATGGAACGATTCGGACACCGCTGACTTTCAGTAGGCGGTTGATGGCATATTCCTTCGTGAGTCTGCCGGTAAGGATTTGGAAAATTTTCAGCATTGGTTATTTCTCCTGTTTAGTCAAGATGGTTACAAGACTTTTTTCTATAGCCATTACTTGTTCTTCCGTAAGTTTCTCCCACAAGACACATTCAGTTGCAGATGTAACTATACCATCAGCACCTTCAATCTTTGTTTCTGCACCTAGTTGACTTGCGATGGGTTCACCCCCTACATAGATGGATGTCATAAGGAATCTGGGTTTCAAAGTAATGGTCTTTTTTCCGAATCGTCTAGCTAGATAGACATAGAACTCCAAGAAGTTCCATCGCTGAATCTGCATATACTTGACACTAGGTTTCTGCCAAGAGTTATCGCCATACATACGGATTCGGTAATAGGTAAGCTCTAGTGGTTGAAGGGGCTTGTTGTCTTGTCCGAGGACATAATCAAATGAATGGAGAACCCGATTAAAATTGTTGATGTCCAAGATTTCGCCCTTGCCCTCTGCAATCCACTTGGCGAGTTCCTTATGGGTGGGAATATCGGTTCTAGGCAATTCAAGCCTATAGTAATTGTCTTCGGGTGAAATAATCTTTTCTTTTTCGCTCATAGGTTAGGTGTCCTTATGGTTAATCATCTCCGTGGAATAGTCCGATACCGCCATCCCAGTCGCCGTAATCGTGGGGCTTTTCCGGTTCAAAGTTTACTTCAAGAAGTCCGAGTGCATCGCTCAAGTTGTCCACTGGTTCAAATGTTGCTTGACCCTTGCTATGCTTGATTATAAACTTCGGGAGGTACGGAACGAGAACCCATTGTTCGATGAACTCCGGTGTCACGGAATAGTCCGGGCTGATGGGTCTTTCATTGGATAGCCACTCCCATTCCATACGGCACTTGTTCAAGGTTGCTTCAAGGTTTCCCTCTCTACAGATGTCCATTACTGGATAGCCACGAAGCCGTCTGTTCGTGTCATAGACTATAAGGCGTTTTCCATAGGGATAGCGGGATAGGTTCTTGTGTTCTTCGTAGATGGCACGGAACTCGCTAATCTTCGGTAGCCTTGCAAAGTACACGGGTTCCATCTTTAGCCGTTCTATGATACCGCTAGGCGAGATGTCGCATTCACGGACAAAATCGTATAGGCCCCTAGAGAGTGCCAGATACAGATATTCTTCATTTTCCATACATCAGCCCCTCGGGTCAATCTTGAGGTAATCGTATGTGGGATAGTGCCATTCCTTGTCACCGAACCGACGAACCATAGTATTCGTAAGGTTGCTTGAGTTTATGGGCAAGTCTAGGTCGCTTTCTCCGCAAGAAAGGATGGTAGATACCACGGCAGAATCCGAAGCAATCTGCACACGGGCGATGCCATTGCCTTTGGCAAGCCATTCCATCACTTCCGCGTAGGTCGCCATAATGAAGGGGCATTCCTTCTTCTTTCCCAATACCATCGTAAGCGGTTCTGTGACCTTTTCCGGTGCCATCGCTTTAGACAACTCCGCTACTAGGTTCTTATTGTGGGTTTCCAGTTGCTTATGAGTATATTCAAGAGTCTTCGTTACCATTTCCGGGGTGACTTCCGTCCACGGAATCCATATACATTTGAGGTCCCAGAAATGGGTGGCGTTCCCAAGCACAATCTTATATGCGGAATGCTCTTTCTGTGCGATGTACACAGTCAGCCTAGGCTTGTCAATGATAATCTTGCAGTTCGTTTCTGTAGCCTTGACATAATCGAGGAAGTCTAGGAAGTTCCACTCTCCCTTTGCCAACGGCTTCGGCTTTTCGGGTTCGTTAGGAACACCCTTCATCTCGTTCACGAGGGAGGTCACATATTCTGTTGCCCTTTGGATTGCCAAGCTGGTTGCCTGATTCCACGGAGTCCAAGTACCTCGTGCAACTCGGATATGGGCCTGGTTCGCAACGATGACTGGAAAGTTCTCTCGCATCAAGACGATGTTATCGTGGGTAAGTTTTCCGAATTGCGGGTCGGAAGATTCCGTAGTGTCACGGGCAATCAGCACCTCCCCGAATAACCTAGTCAAGTGTTCGTAGTAGCTATCAATATTCCAAGCGGTATGGACTTCGCGTGGGAGGTTGTTCATCCATTTGCGGATGTCCGTGACCATCTTGTTGACATCGTTATCCGTGACTCGCACCCATGGAATCGGGTATAGATACTTGCTCGTCAAGGTGTACTGGTTGGCAATTAGCTTGGCATTCTTCGTTGTGCCTACTACGGTCTTGTCCACAACGAGCATAGCGATGGTATCGCCAACGGAGATGTGGCTATCCCCGAAGATGGTAAGGATGTGGTCGCAGAACTTCTTGTAGTTCCACGGGGGCAATTCCTTGTTGTCCATAATGGCATACAAATCCCGCCCGAAGATTTCCTGCGAGAGATTGCTAGTTAGTTCCCTACCTTCGGGAGTATCGCTTCCGTGCATCCCACGGAAATCCGATGTGTCCGGGATGCTGTTGTAGAGCCGTTCCCAATATTCACGATTCGGACAAGGAACATAGTAATCGTCCTCGTCGAACTGGAGAATGAGGTACTTATGCGGATGGTTTTGATTCGTTTCCATTTTCAGTTCTCTTCAAGTTGTTCTCACGGATTTGCTCGTTGAGCATCTGTATTCGCTTTTTGTTATCCCAGTGATTCTTCAAGGACATAAGTACGATAAGTACACCCACGATGCCCCACATACACATACCACGGAAATCGCCTTGATGCATACACCATATCTCGTGTCCAAAATCCCAGACACCCCACAGAATCGCCCAGAAAATCCAAAAGTACCTCCAGTACCAAGGCTGATAGTAGGGGGCTTCGTCCACGGCTGTCTTGGAAACGGTCACGAGTTCGTCGATGACTTGGATGGAGTCAGCCCTACTCTTCGTGGTAAACCAGAACGCTTTCTGCTTGGACTTCGTGAGTTCGGCAAGTGGGCTTGCTTCCACGTGTTCACGGAGCTTCTGCAACACATAGGGATGGGGGCATTTAATCCGGCAATCCGTGTTGTTGATGAGTTGGGTATCAATCTTTACTTTCATTTGAACCTACACTTGCTTGCAAGGTCATGGAATAGCTTTTCAGCCAGCAACTTTCCCTTCCATCTTTTGAGATGGAGTTCAATATTGCGGTTCATTTGGTTGATTACATATTGAGCGGATTCTTCTTCGGACTCAATGCGGATGTCAAGGACCGGATTTCCAGAATGGTCGGTTTCTTCATAGGCACGGACGAAATATTCCCTACCTACTACGAACTTCTTGTAGCCCGTCTTGAAAAGGACACGGAGAAGGATTGTACTCAAAACGGTATAGAATCCATCGTAGATGAACTACCCACACGCTAAAGACGTGTGGGTTTCCACAGCATCTGCGAGTGATGTTTCCAAGGCTGCTCCCCTAACGGGGTTCATAGACTCCTTGGCGTAAATTCCGGCCGTTCCAGCCGTATTGTTTAACTTAAAAGCGAACTTCTTGATGTTCTGTGCGGCAAGTAAATCTCGCTGATTCACAGAACCACAAGCAGGGCAAGTCCACACCCTATCGGATAATTTTAATCCCCTATAGATATAACCACAAGAACACATCTTGCTAGACGGCTCAAACTGCCCTATGCGTATGATGTTCTTTCCATACCATTCAGCCTTGTAGTCCATATAGGCATTGAATGTACCGATGCTTATATCGGACAATGCCAGAGCAAGCCTATGATTCTTGACCATATTACTTGCAGACAAGGTTTCAAGGCATATTGTATCGTAGTGGTCTATCAAATACTTGGATGTCTTATGGAGGAAATCCTTGCGCTTGTTCGTAACCTTCTCGTATTGACGGGTGAGCAACTTAACCGCTTTCTTTCGGCGGTTGCTACCCTTGACTTTACGAGAAACGGAGCGTTGCAGACGCTTGAGTTTCTTTAAGGCTTGCTTCAAGTATTTAGGATTTTGTATTTCAGTTCCGTCACTCAATGTGGCGAACGTCTTGATGCCCAAGTCCACACCAACCGCTTTGTTCTCGTCTATCGGTGCTTTGTTAGGAATGGTATCTTCGGTTTCCACTAGGATTGAAATGAAATACTTGCCTGTAGGTGTTCTGCTTACTGTACTTGTCTTTATCTTTCCTTTGAATTGCCTATCAAACTTGCATTTGATTCCTTCCTTGAACTTTGGTAGATACACCCGTCTAGCATCGTAATCAACCGTGGTATTCTGTGGAACTTGGAAGGATTGATGATTGTCGTGCTTGGACTTAAATTTAGGGAAGCCCTTCTTCTCCTTGAAGAACCGCGTGAATGCCATATCCAAGTTTAACAGGGATGCTTGCAATGATAGCGAATTAACCTCGGAGAGCCACTTTGTTCCCTCGGCTTTCTTTAACTTCGGCAAGTCAGCCTGGATAGCAAATCGGGATATGCTCTTCTTGGTCTCTGAGTAAGATTTAATTTTCCGTTCAAGTCCATAATTATAGATGTATCTAGCACACCCGAAGTGCTTGGCTAATAGCACTTTCTGTGTCTTGTTCGGGTAAATCCGATATTTGTATGCTCTCAACATCATATTTTAAATATAGCCTAATCTTTAATGAAATGCAAGTAGTTTCTCTAAAAGTTTATGTATTTATTTGTGGACAATTCATTCCACCCACTAAAGATGGGTGGGATTTCTTGCCAAAATCGTTAAAAGTCAAATCCGTATTTTACGATGTCATCCAGATGACGAATCCAGCTCTTCGAGCATCGCCAGTTAAAGTGTTGCTCCTTCGCTCTGTGGGCGAGGTAACAACTGGCAAAAGAAATCTCCACCCCGAAGAGCTTGGCAACATTCTTCAAGCGGATTTCCCACCAAGTTTCGGAACTGAACTTCTTATCAAACCAAGTCTTCATACTATCCTACGAGATTTGCCGGTTTAGCGGTTACTTCCTTGTGGAACTTCGGATGGCTCACAAAGCTGACCTTGAGTTCATGGGGATTATTCGGGTTGGGAATCAGCATCGGGGCTGAATAAGTTGGGTATTTGTACATTGATTTTCTCCATAGGTTTTGTATGCATTATGACTTCGTGCTTGGCATATCGCCTTGCGAAGTCAATGACTGCGGTTTCCAATTCGGATGTGATAAAGAATCCGCCACCCCTACAAGGGATAATGTATGGCTTCGGACGCTTGACGAAATCATACAACACTCCAGGGGGCAACATCCTCAAGAACTGCTTGGCTATAGGGCATTCGCTCATATAGAACCTCTTTACTTATTGCGGACAATCTTAATCATCTCACGAAGACTTCTAGGCTTCGGGAGGTCGTTGATGGCACAGACCTGTTCGGGAGTGAGGTCTTGCGAAGTATCTTGTTGATGATTTTCATTCTGTTATCCTCGGTTGGTTGTCCTTATGCCATAAATATAACACTTTACCTACTATGTGTCAATAGGTATTTTCAATAATTGTAGTTTTATTTGACATTTATTTGTCTAAATTCTATATTATATATATACCTGTTCGTGGTGGTTCGGGTATAGGCATAGAAGTTTTTTGAATGCCCGATATGTGCTAACCACCACTATAAGCATATATCGGGCATTTTGCTTATCTATGGTTGAATTGAAGACATACAAGTACAAACTGTACAATAGGGATGCCTTGAAGTATCTTGATGATATACTTGTAATTGCCGGAAGAATATACAACCATTGTCTAGCACTTCATCGTAAGTATTATGCATTATACCATAAGTCTTTGAATAAATATGCATTATCTAAACACTTAACAAAATTGAAGAAACAATACCCCTCGTGGAATGATGTTCCATCACAAGCTGTTCAAGATATTACAGATAGGATAGATAGAGCCTATCGGCTATTCTACTCTAATCTAAAACATGGAATAAAGACCAATCCCCCGCATTTCCAAAAGACTAGCAAGTATCGTTCGTTCACGACTAAACAGGCGGGGTATAAGTTTCACGACAATAACAAAGTCCGTATAGGTGTAAAAGAGTTCGCCTATTGGAATAGTCGTCCGTTTAATGGCAAAGTAAAGACTCTAACAGTAAAACGCAAGAACAATGGCTACTACATATACGTTGTGATAGAACAGGAAGCACAGATTGAGAATTGGGCAAAATCGGGTAAAATCGTTGGCTTTGATTTCAGTCTAAAGAACTTCCTTGTTTCGTCCGATGGCACAGATTGTAGTATGCCTAAACTCTTGCAGAAGAACCTAAATTCCTTGCGGAACTTGAGCCGTAAATACTCAAAATCCAAAGGGAAGCGCGGTTCACTACAGACGCTACAGAAGCTACACGAAAAGATAGCAAATCAGCGTTCCGATATGCACTGGAAGTTGGCTCGGCAAATGTGCCGTGATTACGATGTGATGGTCTTTGAAAACCTTGATTTGGCTAATATGGACAAGCATTTCAAGAAATCCATAAACGATTTTGGACTCAAGACTTTCTTATCCATACTTGAATATGTAGCACACAAAACGAGCAAGACCGTTATGTATGCAGACAAGTATTTTGCATCCTCGCAGTTGTGTAGTTCTTGTGGCTACAAGAATACCGCGTTAAAGGACATAAAAATCCGAGAGTGGGTATGCCCTAGTTGTGGAACACACCATAATCGTGACTTAAACGCGGCGATAAATCTCCAAAAGGTAGGGGCATCTGCCTTTAGCAAACAGCACCCGAAATTGAGTGCTTGCTAGAATCCCGTAGAAATACGGGAGTATGTCAAATCCATTCTTCGCTGTAACGATTGCGGAGAGTTCCGAGAGTTTCAGCAAGGGGCTTCACGGAATTGTCGCGTTCAGCGTGGAGTCCGAAAGCGCCACGGGCTTCAAACACCTCTTTCAGCGAGATAGAACCGAGTTCAAGCCCATCGCCGAGGGTTGTTGCCCCGAACACAACCATATTCGGGTCAATGTGGTCTGCATCCTTGTGGTCTTCATCCGTGAAGAATCCATCGTCTTCAAGGACATACCAAGTGCATCCGGTACCCGGCAAGAAGTAACGAGCGATGACCTTCTTATCGTCACGCTCGATTCCGTCCGTGGATGCATAGGGGGTTTTCTTGAGAGCCGAAAGAATCGGGTTCGTAATCATTTTCTGCATTGAGTTATCCTCGGTTGTAAAAAGTGGTTGCCTTTTGACCTAAATATAACTCTTTATCAAGTATCTATCAATACTATTTCATAAAAATATTGGATTTTTTATTTTTCCGCTTTACAGATGCGGAGTCCATCAGCGATAAGGTATATGGACGATGGGTATGTTCAACCACCCTAAACGGTTGAAGCTGAATTTTTATAATGTAGCGGCGAGAAAACTCACCCATCTTCAGTGGGTGAGATGAAAGCAGTTTGACAATTTTCGGAAATTTTGCTACATATATAAACTGATAAACGAAGGCAACTGGTCCTTGCCGTCGTAGAAGAGTTTAAAATGTACTTAGGTACATTGTATCCTACCGGAAGGACCAGTTCCGGTAGGATTTTTCGTATGATAGTCAAGAAAGGCATCGAAATAAAGCTATATCCGAACAAAGCACAGAAGGTATTCTTTGCGAAGACCTTCGGTTGTTGTCGTTTCGTCTATAACCAGTGCCTTAGAATCAAGTCGTATATTTACGAAGAAACCAAGATGTCTTTCCAGCCGAAGCTGAAGTCATTCAAGGAAGAATGGGAATGGCTGAGGGAAGCCGATTCGCAGGGACTAGCCAATGCTTATATGGACCTGAGCCAGGCATACCAGAACTTCTTCAATGGCAAATCAAAATATCCAAGATACAAGTCCAAGAAGGACAAACAGAGCTACCGGAATGCTATGTGCCACAAGGACTTGGACAAGCTGATTGTCGGCAATACCATCGTGCTACCGAAGGTCGGTGCCGTAAAGTGCCGCTTCGGCAAGACATTTGAACACGAAAATATTGTTAAAATCTACAATGTCACAATCAAGAAGAGCAAGAAAGGCAACTACTATTGCTCAATCTGTTGTGATGTTGATGTACCAGAGATGGAACATACTGGCGAATGCGTAGGAATCGACCTCGGTGTCAAATCAACTATTGTTCTATCTAACGGAGAAACTATTAAGAATCCGCACTTTGAAAAGAAGTCGGAACGAAAGCTTAGACATTTGCAGAGAAAACTGGCAAAGGCGAAGAAAGGTGGCAGTCGATATGAGAAAGTCCGTATTCAACTTGCCACAGCCCATGAAAAACTGGGTAACAGAAGGAATAACTTCCTTCATCAAGTATCGCACAGATTAGTCCGTGACTATGATATAATCTGTATGGAGAACCTTAACATAAAGGGAATGCAGAAGAACCACTGTCTTGCTGGCGCGTTGACCAACCAAGCACTCGGTACTCTATCTAGGATGATAGCGTACAAGGCCCAGTGGCATAACCGCACGGTGGTTAAGGTAGGCCGGTTCTTCCCTAGCTCACAGCTATGTAACAACTGTGGACATAGATACCATACATTGAAACTTAGTGAACGGGAGTGGATATGTCCAGACTGCGGTAACCTAATTGATAGAGACTGGAATGCCGCCACGAACATACTTGATGAAGGACTTAGAATACTAGATAATGAAGGTACCCCGCGAACCGGGGAAGCCGTGGTCTTGCGACCGCTATGCCTTGCTGAGAACCCAACTGTGGATGACCGTCCTTTGGACCTAAAAAGCAGTGGTGCTGTGATGCGGGAAATTCAACCGGTTGTACCGGTGGTTACTGAAACCCACCGGTCTTTAGCCGGTGGGTAGTTCATATAGGAGATTCCAGATATGGAAAAGAAGATAGACACGAAAGCAGCGGAATATGTGCTTCGCTTGATTTTCAAGGGTGTACCGAATGCCGAACAATGGCGAAAGAGAGTGCAATCTAGGGTGTAATCGGAACTGGGGGCATACTCGGAAGGGCTTGCTGTGCTACGATGTCCTGCGGGGCTTCCTGTGAGGATTCCGTGGGTTCTGCTAGTTCGGGTGCTGGCTCGTTGATAAGTCCGTGCTTTTTCTTGTATAGCCAAGTGCTGTATGACATCCCGTGAATCGCCTTGAACTTGTCAAGCCACTTCCTTTGTCTGGTGGGGGTCTTCGGTTCTGGGTTTAGGTTGATTCCGAACCTTGCCAAGTCCTTCTCGGCGTGTTCTGCTATGCGTTGCCGGAGCAACTGATAAAAGTTTTCAGCCATCGTGTATTCCTTGTCGGTAAATAGTTATAATAAATATATAAGAATTTACTATAATATGCCAACAAGATATTCACAAAATTCTGTCAAAATTGTAGCGGAGAATGAGAGGTTCGAACTCCCACGGGGTTGCCCCCACCACGTTAGCACCGTGGCTGTTTTACCAATTCACACAATTCTCCATAGTGGATAGGGTAGGTTTCGAACCTACGAACCCCGGAGGGGACGGATTTACAGTCCGTCTGCTTTAACCACTTGCATACCTATCCTAAATTTATCTATATACCCCTACTAGACTAGCATTGGAGGTATAATGTGTTCTTTTCTTTTGAAAGCCCTCTTTATACTTGGGAATATATTTAGAAAACATATTATATACAGCAACTTTACTAATGTTAATAGTTTTACTAAAATCTTCAAGTTTAGAAAAGTTGCCTTGGTGAAACTTATCCCATAATGTTTCTGCATACTCTTTATGTTTCTTAAATAAAATAACTTGTGGTTCTTGTGGTTTGTTTTTAGGTTTAGTCGGATTTTTCAGTTTATGTTTATATTTAGTATTAAACACAACCTTATTAGTTTGCCCATTAAATAAATAGCGACCTCTATACCACGGATAACCTGGGTCGTCCTTATATAATTTACTTTCACCTGTGTATGCGTTCGTAAACCAAATACGCCCATACTGTGAATTTAATTTGCCCGCCTGTGCTTTTTGCATAAAAGAACCGATGTATTTTGAAAATTCTTTACGGTAGTATTCATAAACCCTTGCATTTATGTATCTACCTATATGCTGTTCATTACACGATTGCATTCGCCAAAAAGCATAAAGCATCTTTTTATATTCTGTTGAACCCCTAGGATATATTTTTATAAGTAACCAATGACATATAAAATGTTCTTTACCTGTTAATAACACTAAATTATCTTTGTTATTAGAGCCACTTAACGAGCGGGGTATAATATGATGCTGTTCATAATATGCACCGTTCTGTTTATTGTGCTTTCGTTCTAAATTTTCCGAAATAGCTTTTAGAACTATTTTCATATAGAGTTTACAGTAATCCATAGGTATAATCTACTAATTTAGTAATGATAGTAGTTCCATAGGGCTTTGAACCCTAGTCTCTAGGTTGAAAACCTAGTGTCCTAGTCCACTAGACGATGGAACCATAATTTGTTCGTGCGACGGGGTGGATTTGAACCACCGACACGAGGATTTTCAGTCCCCTGCTCTACCGGGCTGAAGCTACCGCCACATAGGGGTAAAAGAAAAACCCCACCGCTTTGTTGCGGTGGAGTCTTCCATTGAACCCTTGAAAAGCACTTGGAAAATCAACACCGCACGGAATACGCAAAATAGGCTTCGGCACTTGCTTCGGCTTCAAAGAAGAAATTATTTGCGTAGTTCTTAATCATAGTGTTGAGTTTTCCTATACGATGCACAATATAGATTACTTCTGTTCGGATGTCAAGGGGTCCGTTGTATCTTTGATAATTTTCCCGTGGTCTATGGAGAACGAGCCATAGGTGTAGAGGTTTGTCTTCACGTCCATCACTTCCGCTACCCAGTCCTCCAAGTCCGATGGGATAGCTACCTTGACGCATACACTACAGTTGGTACGGTCATTGTCCGTCATCCACTGCTCGAAACTCTTTAGCTTGATGGCGATGCAATCTGCCATCCGCTTCATCATCGGCTTCATCAGCTCCGTGACTATCTTGTTGGCGTGGAACTGGTAGTAGTCATCGTGGATGGATAGCTTGCTTTCGGCTAGATTGATTACGGTCTGTACATTCAAGCTATTCACGGGATAGCCGATGTCAAGTATTTCCTTGATGGGGTTTCGTTTTTTAGGCATAGCTATTTCCTTATTCGTAATTCCATAAGGGTTTCCGCATAAAGCCTAGCTCCCTTGCGGTTTCCTTGTACTTGTTAATCACAACTTCCTTTGCAATCTTGCAAGTTTCCTCGGCTATAATCGTGAAATAGTTCTCAAGGTCATCCCTCGTACATTCAATCATCGTGTTGCTGATAGGACTCTTTGTCACTCCCCAGCATCCCGAACGCAAGCTGTAGGATGTAATGGAGCATCCATTCTTCAATGCGGATTCAAGCCCATTACGAATAAGTGCATAGATATTTTTATGGATTTCGCCAACTAGCAAGACATCCCCATTTGTGATGGTGCAGACTTGCCACTTATTGTTGCTCCTGTACAGAAACTTTACGGGCTTAATCTTTCCAAGAATGTCTTCCTTTATGGCAACGGCAAGTTCCCTTGCTTTCTGTTCAATCAGTGTAGGTTCTTTATTAGACATCGGATTCTTCCTTTTTGATAAATTCATTTTTCGGGATGATTCCCTTTTTCTGTCTGCCGAGGATGAAGAGGTCATAATCGTTCAACCGCAACTTCGGGTCGGTTTTCTTGATTCTCCCGTGCCAATCACACGGAGCGAGATGTACCCAGACGAGCTTCCGCTTTCCATTCTTCTTTCGGATGATTTTAGCCATCTCCAAATCGTAAGTGGTGCAGTTGTCGCAATCGTAGGATTCCTTTATTCGCAACATAGGGTATTCTCTCCTATTTGAGCCAGTCAGGTTTCGGGAATCGTCCCGTGTATGTAATGGATTCGCAATCTTCAACTTCAATGTCGAAAGCATCATCCCAATACTTTTTCAAGTCTTCCGATTCGGGCAAGTAGCAGATGATTCGCACTGCCACGATGTCAAAAGTGTTAGTGTCAACAATATCCCCCGAAATCCAATAAGGCATCTGGATGCCCTTGAGGTCGATGAGCGGTCGGGGGTCAGTCACGCTCTTTGTTTTGAATCGGTATCTCTTGTACATAGTGTTAGTCCTTATCGTGCATAAAGCCGTTAGTACCTACCGATGTCTTCGGCAGATAAAGGTTACAATCAAGCCCAATTTTACTTGCAAGTTTCTTTGCAAGTTCCCATTCGGAATCGTGGCTACCGCCATCCGTACACCAGCAATCAACGAGGTTGTGCTTCTGGCAAACCATCAGCCCCGCCTTTACAACGGAATCAAAGTTGTTGTCGCACGGATGGGTACGAAGACCACCGGAATCGCTGATGCCCATACTAGAGTAGCAGTTTGATTCAAAGTTGAGGGGTTCTTCATCGCCACCCGTGAACTTCAAGGTAAACGAGATTTCATCGTGTACGAATGCACAACGAATCTTTTCTTCCTTCGCTACACGGACAAGGCTTCGCATATCCGAACAAAATTCCTTCGTCAGCGGTTTCCCACTGTTCTCAATGTTTAGGCAATAGTAGTTTCCGTACATATCTATTCCTCCGCACAAGTGCCAACCTTTAACATACGTGATACAACTCCCCATATTCAGCACAACATTTTACTTCGTTCCAAATTTGGTCCGAAATTTCTTCAATTTCGGGATGCTGTTGGAATATTTCCCACAGGGGTTTAGGGTCGTAAAATTCATCAACGGGCTTTTGGCAGAACTTCACAATCGCTTCGGGTGTACCTTCTGGGAATGTGAACTTGTCATCTCGTTCGTGGACCGTTCCGAACATATAGGTAGGATTGACAAGGCTCTTTTCGACTTTCTTTTCAGCTTCAACGAACTCCGCATTGAGAACCGCACCGAAGCACTTTGTTGCAATCGCTTCAACTTCTTCGTAATAGCGGGGATAGCTTGAACTACCACCCCACGTGAAATCTACTCCCATAAGTTATTCCCTCCCAAGTATCTGTTCTAACTGGTTGTTGTATATTTGCATCCTAGCGATTTCGTTTGCTCGTCGTTTAAGTTCTGCATTGACGAGTTCCTTGTCAACTATGGCACCGGAACGGATAAGAACTTCTGCCGCATACTCAAACAATCGCTTGTCGATGTTGCCAATGTCATCAGTAGTAAGATGGACAATAGTTTCTGCTCCACATTCCCTAGTGTCCGCAAAGCACAGAACCTTTACATTCCACTTGCCATCCCAGATATGCGAGGGATAGATGTCTAAATGGAACTTGACGGAGTTAAACTTTTCCCTAGAATAATCCCCTACGAGGTAGGTAGCCGGTTGCTCGTCGCGGTCCATATCCCATCCGTTACCGCAATAACCGCAAGGGGTCAATGCCTTTTCGTTGGTAATTTTGTACCACACGTTGAAGAAGAATTTAGAATCTCCAATGGGTTGCAATCTTACTTGCTGTTCATCGCACTTATCATACATATTGTCAATACCTTTTCGTAAACTATTTTTCTCTTTGCCAAGCGGTGTTGCCGTCCACGACAATCTTTTTCGGATGCAGGAAACACTTGTCTATCATAACATTCGGGAGTGATTCCACGAGGATGCGGAATCCTAGTTCCTGCGATAGAGTAAGTTCCTTCTCGTCAAGTTCGATTTCAATTTTCTTTTTCATTGATAGTTCCTTTTAGAAGAATTTTCGGTCATTTGTTTTCGGGTCTTTCGGAATGTTCGGGAATGCCGTTACATTCCATTTCTTGATTGCAATGGGAATTGCCATCCACAGATACGGTTCAACGAACACATCGCCATTGAACCATTCAACGGTGCCGTCATCCCTAGTTATCTTGTTGTCCGGGTCGCAAATGTGGTATGTGCCATCCGTTGCAAGGACTAGGATTTCACCCTTTTCCGTAATGTCCGTTTTAGTGGGCTGTTCATATTCAGCCAGATGCCATTCAGGGTACTTTTGACCACGGCAATGCCAGTTGGTATAGGCAACTTGGGCGATGCGTCCTATAGGGCTATCTGGGTCATAGCCGTGAGTGTGTTCCGAACTACGGAACATATTGCAGATGGCATTGACCGTAGTTTCGTTCAATCGTTGGTACTTGCTCATATTGTGTTTCTTTAGGTATTCTTGCTTATCCGCTTCACTTGCAAAGTTATGTGTGGTCTGCTTGAAGATGATGTTGGTATGGACACTCTTGTTGTTGGTTATCAGTTTCTTGGCTTCATCTTTGGTAATGGTACTATATGTGCCATCTAGGTTCTGCACATAGCTGACACCCATCGGGATGTCCTTCCACCGGTCATAGGATTTAGGATGTTCCTTGAGGTATTGCCTAAACTCGATTACGGTCTGCAATATGAAGAATGTAGCGGACGTGCCGAACAGCATTACCCATATAGAATCCGGGGGGGATATATACGATAATCTGCTCTATGGACAATGTAGCCGTAATTAGGGCTGCGAATGTTGCCTTGCCGTGAATGTTCCGGGTGCAGAGAGTTATGGTTACGAATGCGGATATTGCAATAATGATTCCGAGTACGATGGATGCGGTCATTTAGTTCTCCGAGAATATATGGTTATCAAGTCTTTCATTAAGGTCCTTAAATTGCTTTCGCACATATTCAGCGAATCGTGCCATCGTCCATGGTTGGCACTCGTAATCAATATCTCTTTCCCACCAATAAGATTCTTTTCTGTCCTTGATAAAAGCATCCGCTTCGGTAGGACTACCAACAAACTTGATGGGGTCATCGTCATCCCGTATCTTACACTTCTTGCCTTTTTCTTTAACTGTTCGGACTTTTATGATAGCACCCGCTACATTCTGTTCAATCATCTCTGCATCCCCTTTCTCTTTTCAATTTGGGCTTGGACATCCTTGAGCTTCTTGAGGATGTCTTCGGAGAGGACTGGATGTTGTGGGGCTACGATAGGCTTGCCATCCTTTCCTACAACGGCACTCCAATCCTTGCCTATTCCCTTGTCCATTCCAACGGTCGGTGACTCTTCGTCCTTGGGCTTATACACCACACGAGCAACCGCATGGATGTACACGGTTTCTCCGTTCTTATGGGCTTTCTTCGCCTGCTTTTCCGTCAGCACGATGCACTTGCCGTGGCTACCCATCTTATACAGAACTTGACGGGGTACATCGAGGAAGGACTTGTAGATTTTCTGCTGGGTAAATAGTTCAATCATAAACATCGTCCAGCTATAAGCCCCCACGAGAGCGAACATTGGCAATGCCTTGGAGGACACCGGAAGTTCTTGTGGAAACAACTGGCTCATCGGCATAATGAACAATGCATAGAGCATCGCCCATACACGAAAAAGAAGCGTGGCTTTGTAGAAGCCATTGCTCTTGAAGATTTCGGAAATGAGTACAAAGACCCATGCCACGATAATAAGGATTGCGGTCATTACCATAATTAGTACCTCTCCATAAAGTTTAATCGCACCATTGCCCAAGACCCTCGCAAGAAAAGGGGCTGATGCCCTCTTCATCCCCGAAGTCCTTGATAAGTCTTCCATACTCGTCATACCATTCGGGATGGGCAACCTTCCACGGCTTTCCGTGGGAATCCCGAAGCTCAAGGAGGTGGGCGATTCGTTCGGGATGTTTCAAGTTGTATTCCCGATAATATCCCTTGCGGTGGCGGTCTTTTCTGCCGGTCCGCTTGGCATATTCCTTGTAGTAGCCGGGGCGATGGCGGTCTTTCTTTTTAGCGTCAGCCATTCTTTTTACCCTTCGTGAATTTCGTGGTAGCGGAAATGTCATCCCACTTGCTACGATTATTGTAACACCAGTTGATAAACTCCTTCATATTCGGGTATTGCTCAAAAATCATAGAACTAACAAGTTTCTCGATTTTGGTGGTTTTCATATCATCAAGGAACTTGCAGAACCGCAAGATGTATGCCTTGGCGAGTTCATCTTGAGGGCAGAGTTTAGATGCCGTCACGGGATTAGTGTACACACCGAGTTCGTGCTTATGGTGGTATTCCTGGAAATTGGTAAAGTTGTAGATGTACACGAGCATATCCCAAGCGCTTATTTCCAAGAACTCCTTAAATTTCTTCGTTAGGAATCTGGGAGTACCCTTGTCCTTGCCAGTCTTGATTTTTTCAATAGTCAGCGTTCTTCCGAGAAGCTGAACCCATCCCTGCATATCGTGAACTCTGTTCGTTGCCTTGTCAATCTGTATCTTGACTATTTGCGGAATTATGGTTAAGAAAAAGGACGGTGCCTTGTCATCCATTTCGGACATCGCCTTGAGCAACTGGGTGGCAAGAAGCCCAGCCCTTTCGGACTTCGTGATAGTCTTGAGGGCATCCCATTCTTCCATAGTGATATGGCTTGTATTGGTATCTTCAAATATTCGGCTCATAATTATGTTCCTTGCGAAAATTAATATCCTATGCCATTCGCTACCCACAACGGCATCAAGATGAACTTCTTGTCAGTTACCATCTTTCCGTTTTCGTAGTGGTAGTAATCGTTGATGAGGACCTTGCATTGCGATTTCGGGGCATAGTAGAACGGACGGCTACAATCCTTGTTTTTGTAGATGGTTCGCCAGTCGAATACCCACGCTTTTTCGGTTTCGCTATCAGCCGCAAACATCATACAATCAATGGTCTTGATTTCGGTTGTGGCGCGGTGCATTTCCTTGAGATATTCGCTGACCGTTGTAACCTTGTCGAAACAATAGATTCTGTGGGGGTCTTTACGCATAGTGATGTCCTCGGTTGTGGTTTCTATGCCCTAAATATAACACTTTATCAATCTATTGTCAATAGCATTTCATAAAATTTTATCAAAAAGTTGGCGAGAATCGCTTCTCGCCAACCTCCACCAACACCTCTAGCGAGGATTTCAAGGGCGTTTCGTAAAGTGCTTTACCCATTCCGGGGCATTATCCCATTCTGCACGGGCTTTGGCAAGGCGGTATTCCTTGATGAAGGTCAAGATGAAAATGAGTGCCACATACCAGTAGAAGATGCACAGGCAAGACCAGTGCCACGGACGGGCGGTAATATCCCAGGATGCGAACGTGCCTACTCCGCATAGGTTGAGGATGATGGCAACGAGAGTCCAGACGACTACCGCAAATTTGATGAGCATAGGGGTTTCTCCTTTAGTTGAGTGTTAAATATTTTCAATGTAATCCCTTAACTTCTCCATCGCTTCTGGAGTGGCATCCACGAGGGTATGGTTCGTTCCGGGTTCTTTTTCAACCTTATAGGTATGTTCCGTAAGGTTTTCTGCAATGAGTGCTTTTCGCTGTGCAACGGGGTTTTCTATCAGGAGCAGAATAGATTCTTCGCCATAGTCATAGGAGTAGGCGAGTTCATACTTCTCCGTCCAAGGATATGCCGTATTCAGTCTATCCTTGACTTCATTCCGCAACTTCGTGGTTTCTTCATCGGACAACACGATTTCAGCGGATTCAAACATTTGAGGGAGGGCGTCAGCAAGTTCCTTTTCGTAGTTGCCGGACACGGGGATTACATCGTCATTCGTTTCCTTGAGCTTGATGTATTCCGCAAGGTCGAACTTGATTCTACCTAACGAATCCTTGAACTGGTCGTTCTTAAAGTGTTCCTCAAATTCCTTGGGGATGGTCATTCGGATTTCCATATTTATATTCCTAGATTTTCAAACGGAAGCCATTCAACGAGAATCCTTCCAGCTTCAAATGTCTGGTCAGTAAACGATACGAGTGCCGGGTACTTTTCGGGGTAGCCTTGGAGCATCTTCTTTACCCTACCCTTGGAATAGCTAGTATCGCCAAGCATATCGTAAGCACTGTTCACGAAACCGCTCTGTGTCTTGCAGTAATAAACATTCCCGAAGATTCGGAGAAAGTTTGGCTTCATAAGACCACCGAGGTAGTTATAGCAGCACTTGCCCAATCCAAGGAGCATAAGGCTACGGGCAAGCGGTTCCTTGTCTTTTGGAAACTTGGAGAACTGCTTTGTGTAGTCCAAGAGTTCCATTTTGCTTTCGAGGGTTTTCAACAATTTTTCTGTGTTCAATGTAATCATAGACTTCTTCGGTTTTGTTAAATCTCTACCGCACATAGGACAAAATTTTACGGCTAGTGAATCTATGCTATCCGATATGCTATTGTCCACTATCCAAAAGTGATAGTCACTTTCGTCATCAATGGTGGGGTGCAAGAACAGCTCAAACTTTTCGTGAGAACCGTCCAAGAAATCCGCACGCTTGCGGTCTTCCTTGTTTGTTGCAGAGCCTTGAAATTCGCAATACTGGCACATAGGCTATTCCTCGTTCAAGTTCCTTCCGCACATAGGGCAGAAGTAGATTGGGTCTGTAACTACACCACAGCTTGTATCTAGTAGCCAGCTAGTCTTTCCGCTAGGTTCAGGATAATCGCAAAGACGGATGCTCAATCGGCTACCTTTTGGAGTGAGTTCCTTCTGTTGTTCGCAATACTCACACATTCGTCAATTTCCTTCCACACATCGGGCAAAACTTTATGGGCGAACTATGGTCCGCATAGCACTCGATTCTATACGTGCCATCAGGAAACTTGCACAGATGAAAGCGGTCCGTCCAACTATCATCGTAGATGATGTCCGTGCATTCTCCGGTTTCATTCAGCGGTTCGCAATGTTCGCACATTTCTTCTCCTTTAATGACCACGCGATAAATGCATCACTACAGGTTTCATACTTCGGTTCTTTCCTTCTGCCATCCGCATAGCAGAAGGACTTTGCGGGGCAAGTTTTGCAATTTTCGTTCATTACGGATTCTATGAGTCTGCTGATATTCTTTGCATTCCTTACAAAGTATTGCAAGTTATTCATAGTCATTATTCCTTCGTACCACACTGTTTCGTGAGGATGTCTTTCACGTCATCAAGTTGATGGACAACAATAGACACCCTACCATCCACCCTTTCACGGATTTCGGTTTGAAGCCGGTTGAACTGTCGTTGCGTAAAGAAGAAATTCAAAAGGAAATAGACACATATCATAATGGCAAGAAGGGTTATACCCCAGTTATCATCTTTCTTCATATCATGGCTCCCAAGTTATTACAAAATATTCTTTTCCGGGTTCAGCACCCCATTCTGGGTTTCCCTTGCCGATGCGGATTTGAGGATTCTTGAACACAAGCCTACGCTCCGTGTCCGTCTTCTTCGGGTAGCCCAAGGTAAAGACGAGTGAATCATAGCCCTTTGGATAATCCTTACAAACATCATACGGAACGCCAAGCACGTAGCGTTTAAACGTTAGTGCTTGCACATCTGCTTTAATCGCCTTGTAATCAAGTAGTCTTTTTTCCCAGAACGGCTTTATTTCCCTATACTCTTCAAGTTTGACGCCACTCTTGATGAGGTCAAACCATTTTCGTTTCAAGGTCAAGGTCAATATAGTGCTTCTTTTTCTCAAGGGGCGACTCCTGCTTTGTCACAATCCTTTAGGTACTGCTCAAACGATGCATCGTTCTGGCGCTTGTACTTGTGAAGTGTCCGCAAGTTGTAGATGCACCCTTCCTCGTCCTTTCGGGATTTTTCGTCTTCGGGAAAATCGCCAAACACGGCACAATACTCGTCTGCATCTTCCATCCCTACTTCATAGTGATGGTACGGACATCCACTACATTTCATTGGCTACACCTTGCGGAGAAATTCCGTGGAGAAATATCCACGATAACCTTCAAGGAATACAACTTCCACACCACTACAGGCGATGAACGAGTCGCCTTGGCAGGTCCACACCTTGTCCTTGTTCTGTTCAAAGGTGGATTCAAAACAAGTGTGCATCACTACCTTATCACCATCCTTAAAGTTCTTGAGTTTCGGTTTCTTTGCCATTTTCGGTTTCTCCTTTTGGTTGCTTGGCACCCGTGCCAAATTTGTTGTTGAATACGTTCTTAAATGCTTCCATCTTGGGGCTATTGACCCATTCCGGGGGAGGGCGCTTGATGCTGTCTTCGGGAGTCAGCTCCCTTCCGCACATAGGGCAGAAATTGATTTCCGTTTCTAGGGTTTCGTTCTCGAAGTACACACGGAGCTTATGGTACTGGACATTAGCACCGTGATGGAGCATTTTCTTGCCTACAAGTGTAAGCGGATTGTACTTGCAGTAATTGCAAGGCTCTGTTCTTCGCATAGCTACTCCTGTGGGAGTTCCCTTCCGCACATAGGGCAGAAGCGGATGAACTGATAGTCCGATGTCTGGGGGCATTCAATAGCCCAATGCTCCGAATTGTTTTCGCCACAGCCTTTGGGGTACTGACGAATCACCATAGAGCCACGCCCTAGGTGCTTTCCATCCTTGGCACAGACGTTTACCATTTTTAGCAAGGGTAAAGTCCGAGTGTAGGTCTGACAAAAATCGCAAGATTCTGTATGATGATAATGAAATCCCGGCATAGCCGTTTCCTCGGAAAGTTGTGGTTGTCTTCAAGAGAAAAACAATAGTTGCTATGCACTCGGAAGGATTCGAACCTCCGTGGCGATGTTTGGCTCGTCTGCCCCGTTTCAGCACCATCCCAGTCCTCTCTGGTAAGGTTCAAGGTTGCCCTTGTGTAGCCTAGTGGGGCTGCTTATACCCAGACTTGCATACGGATGCAAGCAACTATCGTTATGGCAAATATAACACTTTATCTATGCAGTGTCAATAGGTAAAGCTAAAATTTTTAATTTTCCGGTCATAGGTATTCTTCCGCTTCGCACCCGATTTGGGCTACCTTGCCGAAATCGCATTCTTTCATAACGAGTTCCAACCTCTTCTGCAAAAGTTCAATGTCGGGTTTCTCGAACACGAGGAATGTTTCATTTTCCTCCACATCTACCTTGCCATCCCAATCCCAAGTTTCTGCCACATCTTCGTGTAGGCTGAAACCCGGAAGCAATCCGATAGCCCCGAAATCCTGACCCGTCTTGATTTCGGCTTCGCCATCGCAAGACTGAATCATCCCGTGATAGCACTTGCGGAACAGAATATATGGGGGCATCTCAAGGAGTTCTTTCTTGTTGACTACTCGCATTATTAATCCCTTTTATTTAAGCAGACCGCTGACGGCACGGACAAATTCTTTTTCGGAACAAGCCAAGTCGCCATCGTTGGCAACACAAGCATCCCAAGGGGCTGACTCTTCAAAACGGGTAAACTGCTCATCCTCATCGGCACTTCGCTTCTTCCAGACGAAATCGTTGCCATTTCGAGCGTTAGCTCTTTGCTCACGGATGCTTCCGTTGGTCCGGACATAGACCACCCTCATATTGAACTTGTCCTTGAACTTGGAGCAATAGTAGTAGCCGTTGGGGTCGATGATGTAAAAGATGGTATCTCCGTCTAGGCGTTCAAGCATTTCAACCGTGGAGCAATAGCGATACCCCGTTTCGCCTATCTTCGTGTAGGCGAAAATGGTTTCACGATTCAGCAATGCATCAAACTGTTCCTTTGTCAAGAAGGTATGTTCCACCCCATCGGTTTCAATGTCACGGATGGGTCTATCCGTGTAAGATGGGACCGATACAATCTTGTGGGAATCCTTCAATGCTTCGGTTGCATATCGTACAAGGGTGTCCTTGCCAGCCCCCGAACGTCCGATGACGAGAATCAAGTTTTTCATTAGTTTGTCCTGCTAGTCTGCCACGAAACGTGGATGAGGTTTTCCTTGTGGTGGGTGTCCGGAACGATACAGAATCCACGAGCGCGGAGGGATTCCTTGATGGCATTCCACCTCTTCTTCATGGTTTCCGGGTTGAACTTGAAAAATTTCTCCATATCGTCCGTATCTATGATAACTTCGTTTTTGCGGTTTGCCGCTTCCTTGTCGATGACCAGAAGCACCTCGTAGAGCATCTTATCCGATTCCTTACGCATCTTGCGATGTTCTTGCTTCTGTGCATTCTTGGAACGGATTTGGGCATCGGCACAAGAATAGTTCTTTATCCGTAGCTTTTCACGATGGTTCGTCACTATAAGTATGGCGATGCCTACCGCCAACAGAAGCACTACGGATAGCACCGTAATTAGGAATAGGACTGGGGTTGTCATTTGCTTACCTCGGTAGTTGCCCACTTACGGAATTGCTTGCCACAGGTCGTAAAGTAGTCTATCTGGCAGACATCCCTAGCGGGGCATTCCTCGCAGACGAAGTTGGCGTGTTCAACGATTTCGCCAGTGTCATCGTCCTCAACGGTATGGCGGAAATCTTCCACCGTCAAGGCACTCTTCCAATGGTCGAAGTTATTCATCGCTCGGTTTCTCGTAGTTGTCCATGATGACTGGATGCACCACCACAGAGCCATTGGCATGGGAACTCAAGGAAATCACTTGATAGCCCGGAATGGCGGTAGGGCTACAGTCCTTGCTATACGGGTCAATCTGGCATTGGATTCCGGGGCAGAGGTGCATTTCCAAAGAACCGCAATCCACGTGTGCAAGGTGGTGGTAGTGACCGCAGAAGTAATGACGGATATACGGACGGAGTAGTTCGCCAACATCCGTGGGCATCACATTCTCCTTCATAAAGCGGTGGTACAGACGCTCCGTTGCGAATGGGGTATGGGTAAACAGAAGGGTATCATTATCGTTCCATGAAGAACCCCTTTGCATAACCTTTGACGCAAGCCTTGCAATACCCTTGTACGGAACTACTCCACCGGAATCAAGGAGGACAATGTTAATGTGGGATGCCTTGGACGGAGTAACCACTTGCATAAAGCATCCGGGTTCGTTGAAACCTCCGTTATCCATAAATTCGGGGTTATTGGACCATCCAAGAATTTCGGTAGCAGACTTGGTAAGGGCTTCTCGGTTATCGTGGTTGCCGGGTACAACATAGACCCCGTGCTTGCCATCCTTGCAGAGCTGACAAGCACGCTTGAGGATGATGTCCATACCTTCTTTTTGTTCTTTAAAGGTAATGTTGGGGTTGACATCCACGAGGTCGCCAGACACGATTACCATATCGTACCCGGACGGAGTTCGCTTGATGGCGTGTTCAACAACCTTGTTAAACTGGTCTTTCGTGTTGAACTTGCCCTTATAATCCGTTCCGTAGTGAATGTCAGAGAGTTGCAAGATTTCCATAATTTATTCCTCGGTATTTAAGGGTGTGTCCACCCATTCTGTTCCACAGAGCATCGCAATGGCATAGTAGATACCGGCTTCAAATCCGCATCCGTAGGAATGCTGGTCTATCGTAGGGTCTTTGGCTTTAGCCTGCCGAAAATCGCTCCAGCCCTCACGGATTGTCTTATACTTCTTGACGGTCTTCAAAAGTTCTTCAACATCTTCTTTTGCTACTTCCATAAGGTTTGCTCCGATATGCGAAATACCTATCGTATGTGCTTGAACTACCCACACGCTAAAGCGGTATGGGATTCCCCTAACTTACACGGACTGTTGTTCGTGATGGCTTCGGGCATTCTCGGTGTAATCCGAGCATTTTTAAGGACATCGGTAGGTTCCCTTCCTATTGTCCGTTTAACTCCTAGATACAGAATGTTCTGTGCGGCGTTCACATCCCTATCGTGCTTGGCATTGCATACGGGGCATACCCATTGCTTCACGCCTAACACAACTGTAGGATTTATGACACCACAAGTGTTGCATCGTTTTGATGTATATTCCGCAGACACTTTGACAAGGTTCGTCTTATAGGCAAGGAATTGTCTTAACAACCCGAATCCTTGGTCGCCAACGGTCTTCCCGTGTTCAAGTTCCGAGGACATCTTCTGTAGGTTGATGTCCTCCACGAACACATACTGGTACTTGTTGGCTAACTTACGGCTAACCTTGTGTAGCCAATCCTTCCGTTGGTTGGCTACCTTTTCGTGTAACCTTGCAACTTTCAATTTGGCTTTCTGGTATCGGTGGGATTGGGTGTCTGCACACTTGACGAACCGGCTGGACTGAATCTGCTGATACTTCTCCAACTGCATTTCCTTTCGCTTCAAGAATCTGGGACACTTGATTTTCGTGCCATTGCTCAAAGTGAGGAATGAATCGGAGTTGCAGTTCCAGTCTATGCCTATAGCTTTTCCATTCTGTATCTTGTTTTGTTCTTCTTTAAGTTCTACACAAATCTTGACATACCACTTTCCACTTGCGGACCGCTTGAAGGTAATATTCTTCCACTTACCCTTGCAGAACTGTGAGGATGCTTGGATGGGAATGTAACCTATCTTTTTAGAGACATACAACCCCCTAGATGTAATCTTGCGAGAATCCGTCAAACAAGTGAACCTAAAGGAAGCCTTGTTGTTCTTCTTGCTCTTGAAGGTAGGGGGCTGTATTGATTTCCCTGCACGTTCGCCTTTGAGGGACTTGAAGAAATTAGTGTATGCCCCACGTACATCCCGCCACATCTGGGCAAGCGGTACAGAATCCACTTCCTTAATCCATTCAAGTGCTTCGGGGCGGTATTTTGTAAAGGTGGGCTTGTAGCCCTCTATGGGCATACTGTGGTCTTTATTCTTATTTTCAACTACAAGGTTGTAATACAGACGACAAAGACCCAGTGTCTTGTTGAAGATAGACACCTGCTCTACCGTGGGATAAATTCTGTATTCGTATGCCTTGTTCATAGTTGATTGTCTATACTAATGTATATGATATATACAATAACTTTAGAGGTTTGTCAAGAGGGTTTCTTTAGAACTTGGAATTACCCCACCCTCTAAAAAAAATGGGTGAGTTTGGTTTTTGCTATCAATAGGTATTCGTTAGCATTTATTGTCCTGCGAACGGCTACTTCTTGGGCTTGACTGTGGCTTCCGTGACAATACCCTCCGTACCATTCCAAGTGTACTTGTCGCCATAATCGGTGGTAATGGAGTTTGCCTTGGAAGAGCGGAAGGGCTTACCCTTCTTGTTGACAATACCACTACTCAAGTAGTCGCAAAGCATAGCAAACATCTGCTTGCCGATTTCAAGGTCTGCAATGGATTCGACAACCTTGGGAGAAACACCAAAGTCTTCCGGTCCGAAGTTGACATTCCAGAGCATCTTTTCGGATTCTTTACCCATCTTGATAGTAAGCGGAATGCTCAAGGCGATGCGGTTCTTTTCACGGACCGTGACGGTGGCATTCGTGTACAGAGCCATCGCATTGACGATGCGTGTGCCGAAATCGGTATTAACCTTCACGACCTTGCCGTATTTGGGGTTCTTGATAATAGTGTTGCCCTTTTCGGTTTCTTTCTTGGCAACCGGTTTCTTCGCTACCTTCGTAGCCGTGGTTTCAGTCTTCTTGGACATAGATGTTCCTCTGGTTGAATTGTTCTAAAGGATATATAGCCACTAGGTAGTCTGCTTGAGTAGGCTATCCGGCAAAAGTGACCAATGGGTAATACCTTCCACCTTTGTTCCGTCCGAACGGACCCAAGTCTTCGTTCGTCTGTTATATGAACCTTCCTCTACGAATCCGTCCGATGTACGCATCAGCACCTTGGACACTTCCTTGCTAGGCGTACCCCAAGACACGGAAACCCACTTGATTGTGCGATGTTCATTGGAAAAATTATTGTTGTTGCTACTGTACATATCCTTCTCTTGTTGTGAAAATTTATGCCCAATGGGGGCGACTCGGCAAGTCGCTAGGTGTTGAGGACATCTGGGATTTTTGTTAGTTATTCCTGTGATACCCCTTCGGTATCTGCCCCCGTAGGGCTATAGACTATTTGAGGTTCAATCGTTCCTTGAGCTTGGCGTTCTCGTCTATCAGCCGCTCGATTACCGCAGTGTTATCCGTATGCGGAATCCGCTGAATATCCCAAAGAGCCTTTTCAAGTTCGTGTACCTTGTTGGTCAACCTGCCGATGCACTCGTCCTTCTTGACAAGCGATTCCTGCAACTTGGAATTGCATTCCTTCAAGGTAGCGTTTTCTTCCTTGAGATGCTTGTTCTCCGAAACGATGTCGTTGGCAACCGCCTTATAGTCCGGGTTAGAGTCAATCTTCGCCATAATTTTATCTATCTCCAAAAAGAAAGCATCCCGATGATTGCGGTAGAGGTCTGCAATACGGATGCATTCCTTCTGTGCAACATCGAGCTTGTTCTTAATCTGTTCAAATTCATCATAGGGGACCATCTGGAAAAGCGGTCTTGCATCTGTCACGATAAGTTGTCCTTAAAAAATTGTTGTAATGGGCAAGGCGGGACTTGAACCCGCAAGGCGATTAAGCCAACAAATTTTGAGTCTGCCGTGTCTGCCAATTCCACCACTTGCCCGGACACTAGAAATATAGTCTAGTGCTAGTCTATCGCAAGCAAGAGTTCATCTCTTTCAAGGCTTTCAGCCGTGCTTTCGTGAACTTCATAGTCATAATCCGGTCCCAAGCCACATCACGGAACTGGTCTTCAAAGGAGAGCATATCGCTAGTAGGGTCTTTCTTGCCAGCCATACGAATCTCAATCTGTGCTTCCGTGGTTGAACGGATTACGGACGGTTCCTTCTGGAACTCCCGTGTGTACGGATTCCAGAACTCTCGCTTGGAATTGAATATATACACGGGCATAGCTAGGAGTCCTTCTTCTTGTAGATGTAGGTATTCGTGCGGTCGCCCCAAGACATTCCGTAGAAGCCCTCCATTCCGGTTGGAATCAAGGTATAGTTCAAACGGATGTAGAAGCCCTCGTGAGAATCCTTCATCTCGTAGTGGTGGTAGCCATACTCGCTGTGTTCGGAATCCGTTTCCTTGTAGCCCGAACTTGCAAGCCGTTCGTAGGCTTCGTAGATGGAGATGCTTCCGCTGTTCAAGGCATCAAAGAGTTCATTCGCAAACTTGTAGAACTTGTCCTTGGCGTCCAGCGAAATCTTAACGCTATCGTAATAGATGATTCCATTAGGGCAATGAATTATGTGATGGATTTCGTCACGGAGCGGTTCGTACTTGCGAAGATTCTTGCCATAGGAATAGGGGGCATACTTACCCATCACATAGGCGGCTAAATCCTCCCTAGTGAGGTCGCGAATATATTCGTGGGTTTCCTTGTCACGAATGTCGAAGGTTTCATAAGATTGGTTGGTCATTGTGGTTGTCCTTGATTACATCGCCATTGCGGAATACATAGAAAGGTCAAGATACTGGTCTGTCTTCTTGTCGAGCGGTGGGATGATTCCTCTATTCTTCAAGCTACGATAAAGCCCGTAGGTAATGCCGTGGCGTTCCTCGAAATGGAAGTACCAAGTGCTGCTTCGGGATTCCTTCCTAGCCCTACTCTTCTTCGGCACGGGCTTGAACTTGGGGTCACAGATGGATGCCGGTAATTTGCCGGTCATATAGTTGCGGAAAATGCCCCGGAGTCCTCGCCAAGCATTGCGGACTCTATCAAGCGTCCATCCCTCGTGCATATACACCCTTCGGTACAGACGGATGGGGTTGAGATATTCCCTAGTGCGAATCTTCGCCCTAGTGAGGTTGTTGGGGGGAGTGAGGTCAAATCTCCTTCGGCAGAAATCCTGGAAGATTCGGAGGGAATCTCCACGGAGAGCCTTGATGTACGGAATCATATCTTCCGGGAACTCCATATTTTCAGTTCCGTTGGAAAGGTTCTGTTCGTAGTTTTCAAGATACCACGATTCAGTAAAGTCGGAGATGTCCGTCTTGTCATCGTCCTCATCACGGGATTTAGCCACTACATCCTTGATGGTCTGCATCTGCACAAGCGGCGTGCTACAGGACTTCAAGAGATTAGGTCCGTGTTTAGCCTTGTTCTTGATGGCTGTGATGGATTTAAGCTGATTGCGAAGCCAAGTTTCAAATGATGCACCGCTAGGGTGGTTCGGGTCATAGGAAAGACACGCTTGGCAGAATACTAGCTGGGCTTGGAGAAAGAGTTCATCCTGCACATAGTCCTGCACTTCCTTGGGGCATCCGTAGGCATACTTGTTGACCACACTGGTAAGCACACCAGCATACTTGTAGTAGAGTTCTTCTGTGGGTTGCAATGGAAAAAGTCCTCGGTTCTTCGGTTGCGAAATGATAGGTTGTGATGGAAATATAAGAAATTACCTACCATTTTGCAAGCCATCCGTGAGAAAAAATTATTTACTTTGAGTGTTGACAACGGATGGTTATTTAGTACCGTGCTTGCGGTTCAAGGGCTTGTTGAACGAGTTGAAGTTCAAGGTTTCCTTCAACTCCCCACGATACCTCCAACGGGGCATATTGTGAGTAATCTCCTGCTTGGAATCCCTTGCATATTTTTCCGTAAACATATCAAACCACCATCGCCAGAAGTAAAACTTTACACCGTCAAGTTTAATCATCCAGTGACTCGTGGAAATCTTTCTTTTCACTCGGCTATGGTAGGACAATACGGCTTCCGTTCCAAGCTCCTTATAGAACTTCGGGATGGCATCAAATTCTTGCTGTGTAAGGCATCTGGGTTTCTTCATACTATACCTCGATTCGGCTAAAAGACCCCTCTATAATCTTGTAGCCATGGTTGGACATAAAGTCGTGGATGTGTGTCCATCTTGCGTAGGACATCTTATAGGTACTCCAGAGGTCGAAATCTCCCACCCTGAATGTTTCTTCCACGATGGAAACTTCCGTCTGGTTCGGACGGATGACTTTGATGAAAATTTTGAAAGCTGGAGTGGACATAGGGAAACCTCTGTTGGTACTATTTGATTTGATTCACAAGGATGTCCAGATAATACTTGATTTCTTTTTTATCCTGCTTATAGTAAACCCGAATGTTCAAGCCGTTGGGGCCGCTCCAGTAGGTTGCCCCTATGTAGCTATACTTGCCCCCGTCAATCGTGACGCGTGCCGTTCCATAGGAGATTCCTTTGAACACACCCAAACGGGTCATAGTTTCCATAATATCGGAACGAGCGCCACCGCACTGCTTGAAAAAGTCTTCCACTTCGGCTGAAAGAACTTTTTCCATAGCTTCTTGGGTTTCATACATCGCTTGACTCAACCCTTTCACCATCTGGGGGTGGTGGGTGTAGATTGCTACGGAATAATTAGGTGTCATATCGCTATCCTCTGCTGAAAAAGTTGAATTAGATGGACCAAGTGGGAATCTGCTTTCCGTTCTTGAATACCTCTATGTTGCGAACAATCCACATAGATTCGTAGGTCTTGAGAGTATTGCGGACGCTACCGATGTGGCTATGCTTGAACACAGAGGGTTCGGAATCGGTGACGAAATTCACACGGACTTCGTAGCATTCCTTCCTATTGCGGGGCTTATGTTCCTTGGACATATAGATGGTCAATCCGTCGATTCCGTCAGCCATCTGTTCGTCCGTGTATTCACGCCAATCATATTTGGTGCAATTAGTGTTCTCAAGGATGTAGTCGAAAGACTTCTTCGTGAGAACCTTGCGGTTGTCCACCTTGAACCCGTTGTTGCGGAGGTCACGGATGAACTGTGCCTTTGTGGGGTAATCCCTTTCGATGTGCTGTAAAGCACCAGTATCGTCTTTTACGGAAGCCTTGAAAATCATTGTGTTACCTCGGTGGTCTGGAGTGGTTGTTCCCTACACTTAAAATATAACAATTTATCAATGAAGTGTCAATAGCTTTTATTAAAAATACTAGCCAAAATAAATCGGCTAGTATTTCGGAGATTCCGTTCCTACTCCATACGTGGGCAAAACACTCGATTGCCCCGTGGGAAATTCCACCGCTGGAGTCCTACAGAACAGAGTTAGTAGCGGGGGCGGGACTTGAACGCCGCGACATCCGGGTTATGAACCCGACGAGATACACCAACTTCTCCACCCCGCACTTTAAATATAACACATTATCAGTGTATTGTCAATTAGGACTGTGTGGCGATGCAATGAGCAACCGTTTCCGGGTCTATTCCATCCTTGTAGCAGTCCTCAATCAGCGGGTCATACATTCCTTGCTCGTTCTGCTCGAAATCCACCTTCCTGTTGTACTTCTGCTCAAGGACTTCATATACCTTGTTTCTATGTTCTTCTTCTGTCACACCACCCCCTTTTCTTGCATAGTTTCAAACATCGTGATGGGGAGGGTGGCGAGTGCCGCCACTACCCAAGACATCTCTTCCACGGTTATCTCCCCGGATTCTATCATCTTCTTTGCAGATTCCATAGGTTTACCCGTTCGTACAATCGCATTCAATTTTTTCCAAAGTTTCAAAGTGTCCATACCTTTATTAGAACCGCAAGTTGCAGCAATCTTCCTTGTTCGGATTAAAGTGTTCCTTCCAGTATTCGTAGGCTTCCGTTTCGTCCTCACAGACGCTCACATACTTGAAGCCAGTGATGCCCTTGATGAGATTCTTCTTGTCTTCAAGAGTCCTGTGCAGATAACCGCTCTGCTTGACAACATAGGGGGTGTAGTCGATGTTGAACCACTTCTTAATCCAAGTGTTCACACGGAGAAATTCAACTTGAATCTTGTCACACTTTACGGAATTGAGGATGGACAAGTCAACGAACTCCGGGATGAACGGGGATAGTCTTAAAGCAACATCGAATCCATTTTCCTGCAACTTCTCTATAGCCTTGATTCGTCTGCTAGGAACTACCGCCTTTTCGTAGGTCAATGCTCGTTCGTCATCCGTGGTGGTAACGGTTATCTGGATATGGGCAAGTTCCTTGTCGAGAACTTCCATATACTCATCCGTTGCCACTAGGTCGGACTTGGTGACGATGAGGTATGGCACCCGCTTCTCCTTGAGATACTTCAATGTTTCGTAGGTTACGTGGTGTGTTCCTTCTATGGGCTGGAAGCAGTCTGTCATCCCCCCCAAGACGGATGGCACGGATGTTGCCACACTTGCCCGATGCTATCTTGTCAATCTGCTTGCGGATTTTAGTGATGTCAGCAAGAGAAGGGTCCGAGGGTTTCCACAGCTTTCGGAAATCCAAGAGAGACTTCGCATAGCAATAGGAACAATCGTGGGAGCATCCTTTTCCGTAAGTATCTAAACGGACGGGGTATTTGCACTTATCGCCCTCGTTACCGCCAACATTCTTGAAGAATGACTTAAATTCGTCAGCCATAAAACTCCTATAGAAATAGAAAAGTAGTGGAGCGGTATGCCCCACTACTACCATATATTGTGGTTCTAGTATATTATGCGGATGCCGTCTGCACCATAGAGCCATACTTGGACGGGCGCTTCGTGGCAACGGCATCTTCATGCATCTCCCATTTGGCACGGACTCGTTCCGTGAGTTCCTGTGCCATTTCCGGGTTGTCTTCACAGAGCTTGATGAGTTCGTCACGAGTGTACTCTTCGCCAAACTCTTCGTTGAGCAAAGCCTTGCGTTCAGGGGTCTGTTCAGCCCATTCAAGAATCCAATCCACAGCGAGATTGCTAGTACCATCCTTCTCCTTTCGGGCAGCCTTGCAATCAGCGGTCATACCGTTCTTTTCAAGCCATTCCTTGAGGTTGTTCAAGTTCTTGGTCTTGGCATTTGCACTCCAAGCGATTGCATTGGCGGCTTTTTTCAGCTTGCCATCATCGCCAAGCAAATCAAAGAGATAGTCAATGTTGCTTCCGATGTTGTCGATGCCGTAGTCAAAGTAGAATGTATAGACAACTTCACGATACGGACGGGGAGTCTTGGATTTCGTGGTTGTAGCCTTGACTACAGCACCTACCTTCGTTCCGTTTCGTTCAATGTAGGCGAGTCGCTTCAACTGCAAACGGGTGTGGCAATAGAACTCCATCGCCTTGCCATTGGATGTCTTGGTCTTCGGGGCATACGAACCGGCATTCATATTTTCACGGGTCTGCGAAACGATGATGAGCGCCACCTTCTTCTTTTCGAGAGTCTTATGCTTGTTTCGGAAAAAGTCCTGTGACAAGAACTTCGCAATTTGAGCGCCATAATCCCCTTCGTCCTTGACTTCCTCGCCCTTCGCCTGCTTCTTGGCACGGGCGGCTTCCTTGGCTTTTCGTGTGGCATCCGCAAGACCATCAAGCGAGTCGATGGCGTACAAACCATACATATTTGCCGGAATCCAGTCAAGCATATTCGTGAGCTTGCCATCCATCTCTTCAACGGTAGCGGCATCCTCAAACTTGTACGGGCCAACCTTGCGAATAGGCGGGTGGACATCAACACCATACAGACGGGTGGTGTCGAATGTATCGCCCGTTTCACAGTCATCGGATTCCCACACAAAGTCAAGACCGGCACGGACCATCGCCCAATAGGTAGATGCAATAATTTCATTCTTGGATGCAGATTTGCCTGCGGAACTATCTCCGTAAATCTGGAGGATAGCACCGAACGGAAGACCGTACACACCCTTATCGCCACCTACGAGCAAGTCCAAAAGGTCGCTACCCATGCGGACACGGGGTTCTTCTGCAACAACACTAGCATCTTCTTTCTTTTTAGCCATACTATTTTCCTTTGAATAAAAAGGGGCATCAGCGATGAGCCAATGCCCCATTGTTGTTTACGGAGATTTATTAGCGACCTCTGCGGTTCTGCTTTGCCGCACAGCACTTGGCGAACACATCGTCACTGCACTTGCTACAGAGCTTACCCGATTCGCAATCCACACCAAATTCGTAACCGAACGGGCAGGAATTGGCGGTATCGCCACGGGTCGGAGTTTCAGCCTGTTCTTCGGGCTGTTCATCGTCGAACGGCATAGCCGGTGCCTTTTCTTCCACGGGTTCACGAGAGCGACGCGGAGCAGGCTTTTCTTCGGGAGCTTCGTCCACGGCACGACGAGAAGTCCTACGAGCGGTGGTGTACGGGTCTTCGGACAAGTCCACATCAAAATCCTTCTTGGAATCTTCCGCTTCTGCGGTGCGAGTCCTGCGAGGGGTGGTGGCTTCTTCCGTTGCGGTTTCACGATTGCGACGCGGGGCGGGTTCTTCGGCTTCCACGGCACGGCTTCTGCGAGGTGCGGTTTCTTCTGCTGGTTCTTCGGCTTCCACAGCACGGGTTCTACGCGGAGCGGGTGCTTCGGCTTCCGCTTCACGATTGCGACGAGAAGGAACTTCGTCAGCTACCGCTTCACGGCTTCTGCGAGAAGGGGCTTCGTCAGCTACTTCACGGGAACAACGCGGAGAGGGGTTGTCATCAAAACGGGCGGGAGGGTTGTTGTCACGGAAACGAGCCGGCGTGGATTCTTCACCCTCATCGGCTTCCGGCTGATTGTTGAAATCTTCTTCCACGTCATCCGGGTCGCCATAGAGGGCAGCCTTCAACTGGTCATAGGACTTGAGAACCATCATGGAATCGAGCGACGGACACTTTTCAAGTGTTTCATCGGAGATTTCTTCGACTCGTTCGTTGAACTCAAAGTTACCGGCTTTCTTGAAGGTCTTGCCATCGCCCATAGAACCTTCGTTCACGGAGAAGGACACAACCTTACCTTCATCTGGGTCGGCAAAGTTGACCACACCCTTGCCACGAAGACAAGAAGTGGCACGGCTCTGCAATTCCTGCGAGAAGCACGGATGGGAAACTTCAAAAATCATCGGGTCATCGCTCTTTGCCTTGAAATTTTCGTTGAGTTCCTGCACACAATAAACGCACTTGCGACGGGCAAAGAGTTTCTTGGCATCTTTCTTCGTGGCTTCGTTCTTCCACAATTCATCGGCTCGTTCACAAATCGGACACGGCTTATTGAAATTCTTTTTGGGGCAGATGTAATCGCCATTACCCGGTCCAATGCGAGTATGCACCATCAGGTCAAGAACATAGTCGAAATCGCCAACTTCGGCATTCTTGGCATAGACTTCGGGATGATTCTTTGTTCCGATACGCCACGGAAGGATGTTCAAATCGTGATACTTGCCTACATCGCCAAACTTGAAGAACTTGAGTCCACAAGAGCGGTAGTCCATGAAGCCCTGGCGACCTACGCCACCATTGGAATCACGGGTGTCTGTCTGTTGCTGGGTACGGCGACCCAGAGAAATACGGCTACGGTCAAATCCTGCCATATATTACTCCTTGTATGTTATGCTATCTGCAATTAACGAGTTTGTTTCTGTTTTCTGTTCACTGTTCACTTGTATCTAGTAGGGGGAGAACCCTACTAGGCACACTTTCAATATAGCAAATAGGTAGTCTATCTGCGGTTCAACTGGTTGCGAATGGTTCGGGTGGAGTCTTCGTTAGACCAGTCCTCGGCAACCCCGTTGGAGCTGATTCCGTTGGACCTAGAAACCACCATTCGCACGGCAGATTCAATCATCGACCTCTTGTGGTCGAGTGCCTTGACCTTGCTATCCAGCTTCAAGAAAGCCCTGTTCTTTTCCACCACTACGGCACGCAATTCCACAAGACGGGGATGGGATGCCACCTTTGCGGTAACTTCAGGGATGGTCAACTTCTGCTTGCTTTCTTCGGCAGTCTTGCGAATTTCAAGTTCCACTTCGCCCTCTGCTTTCGTGAGTTCGTCCACGGCAGAATCTCGTTCTGCACGGGCATCCACGGCAAGTTCACTGTAGTAACCATAGAGGGATGCTTGCATCGCAACTGCGGGTTGCAAATCCATAAAGTCAATGTCCAAATCCGGGTCAACCTTGTCGATTGAAAATTTGTAGTTGCTCATTGCATTTGTTCCTTTTAAGGGTTAATCGGGGGTTAATGGACGGACTGGGACTTGAACCCAGAAACCTACTGGTTATGAGTCAGTTGCTCTAACCTATTGAGCTATCCGTCCATTCTGTATATACAGACTTGCTATTTCATCGACCTATAGGCGGCAAGAACAAGACCCGGAAATCCGGTGTCATAAAGATTCACAGCGAACTCTTCCATAACCCTACAGATGCGGTCGCTGCCGTTCTTGAGCATAATGGCGGTGCAATAGCCAAGGACACCCCTACGGACCGTTTCGGCGTCAACCTTGCCCTTCATATCTCGCAATACTTCCGAAATCTTTTTCCAGTCCGGGCGGGATGCCGTGACCGCTTGGCAGAATGCCTTGGTGTCTGGGTCTTCCTCCATCCCACCTTCAAGACTCTTTAACTGGGCTTCCACATTGCCGGGGTTGCCCATAGCCTTTTCAAGTGCAACGAGAGCCATTCGGGGAGAGCCATCAGCCACTTCTACGATTGCGGACAATACCTTGTCATCCACATCGAACTTTTCTGCATCAGCCGTGCGGAGAACCAACTTGCCCAACTGACGAGCATTCAACGGTTCCATCTTCCATTGGGTACTTCTGGTGTTAAGAGCCTTGCCCTCATCGCCCTTCAAGAACTGGGTTAAGTTCGTGGTGCAGAAGAAGAAGAACACGTGGTTCGGCATATCTTCCGTAGGCTTCAAGAAAGCCCTCTTTGCATCAGCGGTCATTCCGTGGGCTTCGTCGATGATGAACACGGTTGCCTTGCCCTTGAGCGGAAGACCACGCATCTTGTCGATGACATCACGGGCGGTATCAATGCCACGGTTGTCTGCGGTGTTAATTTCGTGGATGCCGAACACGGGGTCGGCGTGAAGGAGTTCCGTAGCCACGGCTCGTGCAATCGTGGTCTTGCCGGTACCGCTAGAGCCATAGATGATGTGGCAGTGCGAGATTCGCTTCGGGTCTGCTTGAGTGAAGTGTTCCTTCATCGTCTGGATAGTGTTTTCGTTACCCACCATCTCGGCGAGGGTCTTGGGGCGGTATTCTTTGTAAAGCGACATACTAGATGTTTCCTAAAGAGATGTTGTATTTAGTGGTAAGAAGGTTTTCGAGGTCGTCCTTGAGAGAAAGGACTTCGCCCATATTCGGCTCGTGACTCGTAAAGGTTCGGAGCATTGCGGAAGCATATTCCTCAAGGTTAGGCTGGGAACTTTCCTTTTCGTTCAGTGCATCCTCAAGTTCGCTTACACGATATTCAAGGTCATTATTGGAGGTTTCAAGTTCGTCGATGCGGTCTTCGTATTCCGCAACGAGCTTGTCAATGCTCTCCTTGATGTCATCGGCTTGGTCCGTGTACTTTGCCGCAAGCCGGTCAATATCGAACTTGATGTCGATTGGGTCTGTGGTTGTTACCATTTTGCGATTCCTCGGTATTAGGGTTGAAAAGCACCCACCGCACATTCGGTGCATCAGGGAAAATACACCAGTGTTGCGGTAATCGTGCGATGGGTGCAAGGACTTATTCAAACTGCGATGTGGACACACCGTAGTCATTGTGCAAGGTCAGCTCAATGGCTGTCTTGAATGTCAGCACATCGCCCATACTGGGTTCACGACCTTGATACTTCTTGAGAAGGGCGTGGCACACGGACTCAATCGTGAGTTCTTCCTGCGGGAGTTTGTCAAGATTATCCAGGGCTTCCGTCACTACGGACTGGATGTCTTGAAGGTACTTCTTTGCAACTTGAAAATTGTCCATACTGATAATTCCTTATATTTGATATAGGTTGTAGGTAATCTATGCCGGTTGCGGTTCAAACTTCTTAATCCAGTTGGGGTCTGCGATTCCGTTATCTCCGAGAGCGCCAACATCCGTCATCTTCGCCCAAGAGCCACCTACTTCGGATGCTTCGGCTTCAATGACGAGCGGAACGCAAATCCACGGAAATTCCTTGCTGACTCGCTTAACTCCGTTGTTGTAAACGATTTGAGCCAGCTTGTCCTCTTCGCCCTCCTTAACGAGAGCAATGATAGCATCGTGAATCTGCCCGATAATTACGGACTGCAAACCGGCTTTCTTGATGTCCTGCAAGTCATAGGTAAGAGCCTTGAGCAAGATATGGAATGCAGAACCCTGTATGCATCGGTTGGTTGCTTCCGTGTAGCCCATAGGTCCCCAACAACGGAAACCCGTGTAGGACTGCACATAGCCATAGTCCTGATACCTCTGCCATTCCGTTCCTCGCCAAGCATTGTAAACCTTGAATCGTTCGTTCCAGAAGATGTCATCGCCCTTCTTGACATGGGCTTCCCATTTCTCGTAGGTCTTGATTCCGCAATCCTTGGCAAGATGCTCCTTGGTGTAGGCTGGCATATTGTTCCACATATTACGGGCGCAAGACTTGTAGGATGCACCGTAGAAGGAACTGAATACATAGCCAGCCTTGATGGTGGAGCGTTCGTCCTTCGTAAGTTCATCGGGCTTGCGGATGTACATATCGCAAGCGGTGTCACGGTGCATATCCGAAGCGGGGTTTTGCAGATAGTGAATCATCTGCGGGTCGTGATGATAACTTGCGGACACCATCACTTCCAAGGACTTGTAGTCCATTTCCATGAACCTATATCCCGGAGGGGCTACGAAGAGGGTGCGGAGCATCTTCTTCATTTCTTTATCTCTTTTGGGGATATTTTGAAAATTCGGGGAGTCGGCAGAGGAACGGTAGGTTCGGGGGCCGGCTTCGCCATCACCACCGGCACCAGTAGAAATGTTGAAGAACGGACGGATGAGATAGGACTTCTTGTCCTCATCGTACACGGCTTCTCGCTCGTAGCCCTTCAAGAAATCCTTGACCTTGGACCACCTTCTCATACCGAGGATAGCCTTACAGAACGGAGTACCCAACTTTTCAAGAGTATCGCCAGTAGCATCTTCCTTTGCGGATGGCGGTTTCAGCTTGCAGATTTTGAAGAGGACTTCCACAATCTGCTTGTTTGAGCCGGGGTTGAAGGTTTCTCCGGGGTGTAATTTCGACCATTCCTTGACTTCATCGGAAGCCATCACTTCCGCTTCGGATTCCTTGTACTTGCTCTCAAGGGTATTCCGCAATTCGTCAATCTTGCCAAAGTTAATGGGCAGACCCTCACTCTGCACACGGGCAAGAGCATCCATCCCTTGCATAAAGAATCGGAAGGGCTTCTCCAAGCCAGCCATCTGTTCGGACTGGATGTCACGGAGGGCGATTGTGAAGATGGAGTCCTCCCCGCAATAGTAGGTAAGTTCGCCCTTGGGAACGCCTACACCACCCTTCAATAGATTGAAGGAGTTCTTGCTATCCTTATCCTCTCCGTCCATCATAGTAGAAAGGAACTTGTCCACCTTGTTATCGTAACCGATTACCCCGAACTCGCAATATGTATGGAGCTTCAAGCCGATTTTCTGGTTGTTGTCGATGACGTGAGCGCCCAAGCAAGTGTCCCAGCTCCAGTTCGTGGGCCACTCCGTCTTCCCGTTGTGCCATCCGGCACGGAAGCGAGTCCAACAGGCTTCAAAGTCAGCCTTGTGAGCAACAAGCCCGATGGTATCGTGATGGGTTAATCTGTACCAAGCATCCGTGAGTTCCTTGCATTCGCCATCCCACAGAAATCCGATGGCGTGGTATTCGCCATCCTTGCGGTAGCCAACAGATGCAGCCTTGATTTCGTGTCCGTCACGGTGGGGTTTAAGACCCGTGGTTTCATAGTCGATGGCTACATCGTGATAACCTTCGGGAGATTTGTCAAGTTGATTAGTTTCGCCCCACTCAATAATTTCGTCAACCCATTTTGCCGCTTCCTTCGCATCCCCCGTGGTTCGGATGTCCGATGGAATCTTCGGGAACGGAGTGTCCACCATCTTCCAAGCGGCACGGATATGCTGGGAGAAGTACATATAGGGGCAGTGGTCATCCTTCTGCCAAGTCAAAAATTCGGGAGAGTAAGTAGGGCAAATCCAACAGTTGTAGTGGCGGTCCGGAATCCTTTTTCCATAGAAATCGGAGGGCTTCGTGTCCTTGATTCTGCCAGACATCCTACTCCAGATGAGGGCGTGTACTGCGGTAGGACCCATCGGGATGATTACCTTCGGCTTGAGTTCCGCAATGAGTCTATTCAATCGTTCGCTACAGCAATCCGTAGCCGGTTCCTTGTCCTTGATTCCATAACAAGGAAAGATGTAGCCGAACCAAGCGGATTCCAAAAAATCATTCGGCAGACCCCTCTTGCCCTGCAAGTCCCAGAGTCTATCGTACATCTTGTGAAGGAAGACCGTTTCACTATCGTTACCCTCGTTGCCGCGAGGATGGTCACAGAGAATCAAAACCTTGTCCTTGCCCTTACCGGCAAACACGGAATCCTTGCCGGACTGGTCAAGACCGCAAGCGGCACATCCTACAAGTTTCAGCTTCTTGGGTGGTGCTTGCATAGTAGGAATCTTAAAGAAACCCATAAATCTTTTCCGTAAACTAAATGGTTGAACTTTCCATAAGGAATATAGGCGGTTGCTAGAAGATGGAAAAGGGGTGCTTCGGAATAGAGGTAGAAGACTCCGAAACACCCCAACCCATCATCGAGGTATCGCAATTACTTTGCTACACCACAGACCATCTGTGTATAGCTACCGGACTGGAAGACAAGTGCCGGGTTGCCATCAACGTAGGCGAGAAGGAAGTCCATAACCTTGTTGGATGCTTCCAAGAGGAACGCGGTGTCCACCCAGAACTGGAAGCCCTGCGGGTCTTCTTCAAGCGGACTATCCCACGGGATAGTTTCGGATGCTTCGCCACCAGCCTTTTCAGCGTGAAGACCGAGTTCATCTTTGTTGAAGGTAAGTTCCACAAGACGGGCGCTCTTGGAGTCAGCACCAGAAGCGAGGATAGCTACACGAGAAACCGCTTCTGTAATGTTGGACGGAAGACGACCCTTGGCGATGACATTTACCGTAGGAATAATTTCAAGGAAGCCACGGCAAGTTTCATACGGGTAGGTGGTATCGTCCTTTCGCTTTGCGGAGAAGACCGTACCATCTTCATACTTGAGATGCAACCAAGCCCCATTGACACAATACTTTTTCGGAGTACCAATCTTGAGAGCGTCATTGAACACGGTGTCGTCCACGAAGAAGGAATCCATCTTTTCCTTCAAGGTGTTGATGCAGACGCGGTTGGAGTCGATTTCAAAGATAGCGGAAGCATCTCCACAATCGTTGACGGCAACACCACGATAGGATTCCTTGTTGCCTGCGAGGGCGCAAAGACGGACGCCATCGAGGAAGTCTTCGGAGAGGTCTGCATATTCAAGGGCTGCGGTGTTGAGAGCCTTGACCGCTTCCATAACCTTCGACGAGTCGAGCAAGGACATAGAAGCCTTTGTACGCCCAGCCTTGAGCTTAACCTTGTTGTCCACAACTTCGATGGCAACCATCACATCGGACATACGGGCAACGAGATTATAGAAGTCCGCACCCTTGACGGAGAACGAGAGGTTTTCCGTATTGCACGGAGCGGAAACGGCTACTTCGCCATTATAGGAACTGACGGAAGCACCCGTGAAGAGAAGCTGGTCTGCACCGTCGATTACGGTGCTACCGGATTCCACACCCGGCATAACTTTCTTGAGCGATTCGATGAGTTTTGCTTTTTCTACTTGGACCATTGTTAGCTATCCTTGTTGTTGATTGATGATGGGTTGTTCGTCCTGCACGGGTTCAGCCTTATCGCCAAACCAATCTTTAGGCAAGAACGAGAAGAAATGCTTGATGACCTCCACCGTCCAGCCGTTGCCTAGGACTCTGTATCTTTGAGAGTCGGACATTTCGTCCCAGTTGTACCATACTGGGATTGTCTGGAGTCTGGCACATTCCGTGGGGGTAAGTCTGCGGATTCCGAGGACTCGCACCTTCTTTCCGTTGAGCATAATGATGCGAGAATCGTGATTTTCGTCTTTCGGCTTTGCCGTAGCTTTCAAATCAAAAAATGGCATAGTTTGTTTCCCTTTTGTTATTCATATAATTCCAACCTAGTCAATCTCTTCAATCTCCATTACATAGGTTCGCTTTGTAAATCCTTCCACCCCACCTTGATGTTGTGTGGGATAATCGCCACTCGTAAGACAACAGCCCTTGACCCTTGCCGGGTTGTGGCACTTGTCTATACCGAAATATCCACTACTCGTGTGAACGCTTGTCTTCAAATACTTCTTCATATTCCAATATGTGCAAAAGCCCGTAAGAGTTTGTCCTGTGTGCCATCTCCGTAGTGAGTGCCGGAGCCTTGTTGTTTTCGGGTGGCTTGTCGATACCGCATCTGTACCCCACCATAACCGGCTTATACATCCGCAACCCCCTCATACACCAAAATCAATATCCTTCCATTCAGTTGCGAGGACAATGCCGGTACAAGACCACCTTCGGGGTCGTAAATCCTATCCTGCTGATAGGGTTGCGTACCGCCATTGCTCTTGTTCAGCATACCTATTTGCTTAATCGTCCGCATCTGCACAAACCAAAACTAGATTATCCTTCAAGACCGTAGTGAGCGGATTGCTCTTGTCCGTGACCGGAATATACTCTTGCATCTTCGACATACCCCCGAAAGCACGAGAATGGGCATACTCGTACTCCGAGCGATGGAGCTTTCCGTACTCGCTCCTGCGGGGGTGCAAGATGGCTAACATTCCTCATACTCCAGAACATAGTTATCCTTATCAACGGTACTCAAAGTGTTGGATTTCCCAGGCACGAAACATAGTTCGAGCATCTGCACCCACCTTCCGTGGCTGTGGCTCTTGCGGTCGCCCGGATTTTCGGGATTCCGTCCTCTACTTGCTATAATCGTCCTGCTCTTCATAAACCAAAATATAGGGAACATCAAAATGGTTTCCGGGGATGCTTCCGTCTATTCGCTGAATGACACAAGGGGATTTCTCCTGTGTTTCGGGAAACTTGATTCCACGGCTATAGGCTGCATACACTAACTTCTTCATACTCAACAATCAGCGGTTGCCCCGCACTGTTCCACCCCTTCGCATACTCGCTCTGTAGGCACAGAGTCTTGTACGGAGGGTCTGGAACTTTCAGGTCCTTGTGACGAATGCTATCAATAGTAACATATAATCTTATCATAGACTACAATTCTGTCTTTAACGTTTATCATATATCATAATAGAGTTGGAAGCATAATATCCCATATTCTCTATCACATCCAGTTTAACGGTCACAATTCCATATTTGTTGTAATCGTTTACTATTTTAAACCTATTCCCATAGTTTTCTTCTAACCCCTACAATCCATACATTTCTTACCTAGTCACATCGAAACAACCTTACATATCATAATCAACCATACACCATAGGTTATCAAAATACCCATCTTGAACTTGTACGGAAGGTTTGGTACTTTTAAGTCCTTGTGGCGGTTGCTGTCTATCGTTACATTTGAACTATCCATGCACTAAAGATGCATGGGACTCCCCTAACTTACACGGACTGTTGTCCGTGATGGCTTCGGGCATTCTCGTTTCATTGCTTCCACGAGCATTTTTAATGACATCGGTAGGTTCCCTTCCTATTGTCCGTTTAACTCCTAGATACAGAATGTTCTGTGCGGCGTTCACATCCCTATCGTGCTGTGCATTGCATACGGGGCAAACCCACTGCTTTATTCCTAACACAACTTGAGGGTTGATGTTACCGCAATGATGGCACGTCTTGGATGTGTTGTTTGCAGGTACTTTCATAAGGTTCGTCTTGTAGGCTATGTATTGACGAAGCAATCCAAACCCCTGGTCGCCGATGGTCTTCCCGTGTTCTAACTCGGATGCCATTTTGTTCAAATTGACATCTTCCACGAACACATACTGATACTTGTTGGCTAACTCACGGCTTACCTTGTGGAGCCAATCCTTGCGTTGGTTGACTACCTTTTCGTGTAGCCGTGCAACTTTTAGTTTAGCTTTCTGGTAGCGGTGGGATTGGGTTTCCTTGCCTTTGACGAACCGGTTTGACTGAATCTGCTGATACTTTTCCAACTGCAATTCCTTGCGCTTCAAAAATCTAGGACACTTGATTTTCGTGCCATTGCTCAAAGTAAGGAATGAATCGGAGTTGCAGTTCCAGTCTATGCCTACGGCTTTTCCATTCTGTATCTTGTTCTGTTCTTCTTTAATATCTACACAAATCGCTACATACCATTTTCCGCTTGCGGACCGTTTAAAGGTAATAGTTTTCCACTTGCCCTTGCAGAACTGTGAAGATGCACAGATGGGTATGTAGCCAAGCCTACGAGAAACAAATAATCCGTGAGAATTGATGTGGGCTACATTTCCTTGAATAGTGTACCTAAAGGAAGCCTTGTTGTTCTTCTTTCTCTTGAAGGTAGGGGGTTGCATAGGCTTTCCCTTGCGAATACCCTTGAGGGATGCAAAGAAATTCGTGTATGCTCCACGAACATCGCACCATACCTGTCCTAGGGGTATTGAATCCACATCCTTAATCCATTCAAGTGCTTCGGGCTTGAATTTTGCAAATGTGGGCTTGTAGCCCTCTATGGGCATTTTGTGGTCTTTGTTCTTGTTCTCAACTACAAGGTTGTAATACAGACGGCAAAGACCAAGTGTTTTGTTGAAGATAGACACTTGTTCCTTGGTTGGATAGATTCTGTATTCGTATGCCTTGTTCATTTCTTATGTAAGACTTAAACCTACACTAAATATACATAATATTTTATTGATTTGCAATAGGTGTTTAAATAATCTTGGTGCTTTCTCATAGCACTAAAAGTCGTGAGTATTCTCGTTACACTTCTATAACTTCTTCATATTCCAAGATAAAGTTTTGATGCCACCACGAATTGATAGTTAGGGCATTGTTGCACTTCCCGTTGTTCCAGATGAAGAACGGACCCTTGTCCGCATTCTCTAGCCCGTGGGTGGCGGTAAATCCTATTCTATTTCTTCTGTGAGCATTATCCATTGTATTCCGTTCGTCCTCAAGGCATCCGTCTTGAAATTGAAAGGCATAGGTACATAGATAGTTCCATACTCCCCGGCTATAGGTTCTCCGGGTGTGTTAGCCACGAACACTCTCAAGCCCCTAGACACCTTGTTCAATCCCAACTTACGCATTACACTTCCTCAAAAATCAAGATGCACGGCTGACCGCATCCGTCGTTCCTCGCACGGTTCAACAGAGTGATGCACTTGCCATTATTTTCCGTGCCACGCAAACTAAATTGAACCATACCATCCCAGCCAGTGATAGTACCTATCTGGTATTTTGTGTTAGCCGTGTTCATTCGTTGCATTGCTCAAGTTCCATCACAAAAGGTCTAGTTCCATTACCATCCCTACCACCCGTGTAGCTTGCCGTGAAGCATCCCAGCTTACTTTCAGCCGTAGGGGGCAGAATCTTCGTCTTGCCATAAAAACAAGGATAGCAAATTCTCTTCTCTACTCCACCTCTTCGCATATCATCACTCTAGTATCAAACTCGAACGAAGTCACTATTCCGCTTGCGGCATATCGTGTAGTAAGGCTATACGATTTCTCCTGCTCCTTCTGGACTATCAGCCCGTGCAACCTAGTTGTCACGATAGCCACGTTATGCAGTTTGCCCGATTTCTTCATATTCCAAGATTACCGCTTCGATTGACTTTGTATGTGTATAAATGCGATGCCCCGCTAGGAGCGTATAGGACTTGCTCTGCTTGAGTGCAACCCCGTAGAACTTCTCCTTGTGGGGATGGATGCAAGCAGCCACGATTACTCTCTTACACTTCCTCATATTCCATAATAAAGGGGGTCTGTGTGTGCTGAACGATGCCACAGAGATAACGGCTGATGACCGCATAGGTCCTCACGGATTCAGCCGGTCCGTACTCGTTCAAGTGCATCGGACCGTCCTTATATTCCCTTGTTGGGTAGATTAGGTAAGATTTCTTCATAGTCAAGTATGTATGCCCTAGTTCCGAACCCGTCGAAGTTGTGGCTATAGGTTGCCGTCAGGCAATTAACCTTCGTCAATGCGGTCACGGCATTCTTCTCATAAACCGACGGATAGATTACAGCCCTTCGCTTCATTTAACTTCCTCATATTCAAGGATGTAGGCGCGATTGCGGTCATTGCCATAACCCTTGTGGTAGGTCTTGAGCAACGGGAAGCATTTCCGCTGGAACTCGTCCGGCACCGTAATCTGCCAATCTCTAATGGACGGGAAGCACACCGCCCTTTTCATTATGCACCCTTGATTCCGTTGGCAAGGAGCTTGTCAACCACCTCGTCCTTGAGGTAGTATTTCTTGTCCACCTCATCTTCGAGGATGTCCTGCAAGAAGATGCCCTTGTCAGCCGGTTGCGGAATATCGGGAACTACGATACGGAGAAGACCCTGGGTCTTCGTGCGGATGTTAGTCCAGTAGATTCGTCTGCGGTTCTGTGCGGACACGAGAGCGGAGTTCACGTGGACTCCCGGAATACCGATGGCTTTTGTAAGGACATCCTCCCACTTTTCGCCCATTTCCACATTTTCCAGGAAGAAGAATACATTCGGGTTCGTTTCACGGACTTCGTGAAGGATTCGCATATACTCCCAGAATAGGAAGGATTCGCCATCAAACTGGAAGCCTTGTTCCTTGAGTTCAAGGTAGCGTTCAAGGGTGTAAATCTCTTCGTTAGTGGTGGTGTTCATACCATTGCGGCGACCGGCAAAACTGAAATTCGTGCAATTTTTTACGACCACATTTTCAACCGTATAGGAGTGGTCTTCGTCCACCGTGATATTGTAAACGAGTTGTTCGCCAATGTGGGTGTATTTCTTGACCCCAAACCAAATCTTGTCCTCATCATACTGCACCTTGCCCTTGACACCCTTGGCATAGTGTATGACATACTGCGGATGCTGATTGACGGTTCTTCCGTCGATTTCCCAAGTAGCACCCCTATCATACAGATAGATGTTGGAGTGAACCTTTTCCACATCAAGGATAAGGCGTTGCAGACCGAGGGCGAGATTGTGGCTGACCGTGCAAATCTGCACCTTGTTTCCCTTGATAGAACCATCGCCAGAAAGATAACCTTCAAGGAAGGACTTCTTGATTTCATCGGAAGAGTTGAAGATTTCTTCGGAGATGAACTTGTCCATTGCATTGCAACCGCAATTCTTCTCCGCAAGTTCCACAAGTTTCTTGTTGGAGAACACGATTCGGTAGGTGGACGTGCTATGCGGATAGCAAGAATACTGCAAGGCGGCAAGGTGGGCTTTCACGTCGTCCAACTTCTTGCTTCCAATGGACAAGATAAGCTGCCAAGCACGAGAACCCTTATGCTTGCCATCAAAACGCAAGTCTTTTCGGGTATGACCATCAGCTAGATACCTACCAAGAACCCAGGCTTCTTCCAAGGTAATGTCCAAGCCATCGCCATCCACCTTCGGGCGGTTGCTACAGATGTAGTAATCGTTCTTCAACTTTTCAGCTTCAACCCAGTCAGCCTTACCGAGTTCCAATCTACGAGTACGGGCATCGTTCCTCCATGCAAAGGACTTCTTTTTAGCCCAGAACTTGTGGTCAGCGGTACACACGATGGGTGCGGAACACTGGGTCTGTACCTCAAAGGTTTCAGCCAGCTTGCATCCGTAATCCACCACGGGACGCCAACGGTTCTTGTGGGTAAGCACCAGTTCGCCAAGACGGATGTCTTCAATGTTCTTGTAGCCTTGCTTGGTAAGGACTTTAGTACCGGCTGCGAAGCACGGAGAACCGCCAATCAAAAGGTCGATGTGTCCGAGCTTTCGGGCATCAACTTCCGTGACGGACCCTAATTGAATAGTGTCAGGGAAATTCTTCTGTGTCTGTGCAATGGCGTGCTTGTCAATTTCCGATGCATAGTATTTGTCAATCTTGGCTCCGAGTTCCGTGAGAGCGATTCTCCCGCACGACATACCGTCGAACAAACTCAATACTGTAATACCCATTGTATGTTTTTCCTCTTAATGATTGGTTTATTGTTATATAGTTCCACCCTAGTCCATCTCCACGTAGTCCATGACCCACTGCCGTTCGTGGGAGTGGCTACCGAAATACTTGTCATAGCCCTTTATGAAGTATTTAGCCTTGTTTTCTGTGGGGGGTGGTACGAACACCCCGTTCTGCCAAGTAGGTTCTACCACGATGGACTTCTTCCGCATCCGGTGCTATCTCCTGCTTCCGTATCTTCCACGGCTACCCGTCCGTCTGCCGGTCTGTCGCTTGGGCATATCTTCATCCCCATCGCCATCCCATTGTTCCTCCTGACTCATATCCACACGGGAAAGGAGTTCGCATTCGAGGTAGGGTCTGCCGATGGCAAGGCAACTCGTGCATACCACGGAGTCCTGCACGGGAGCGCCATCACGGGTGGTGTTGCAAGCTAGACGAGTGATGCCCCTCTTCCTTTCGGTGGGGGTGTGGTTAATGGTAATCATCTTCGTGACGTGGGCTACCTTTCGGATGTCTTCGGAAATTTGATTTTCGGCGGCATCTTGTTCGCCACCCACAGTGGCACGACCCGTCTGCGAAACGGTAGCAAGCATACACTTGCGGGATTGAGCCAAGCCACGGAGGGCTTTCCAGCACTTGTTGATTTTCTCGCGTTCATCGTTGCCGGGACCCAAGTCCATAATATCCGCATAGTCCACACAGATGACTTCGGGTACAAAGCCCTCATAGACTTCCATATCCTTGAGTTCGGCTTCAAGACCACGGACCGTGAGAGTGCCGGTAGGGAATGTACGGAGTTCCAAGTGACCCCTACGGCTAATCTTTCGGAATGCCTTTTGAGCCTTCTCGATGCTCTCAACACTTGCATCCACCCTCTCCGTGGGTTGTCTATCGTCCACGATTCGGGCTGTGCCACCATTGTCATACTCAAATGTGGGCCACGCCACCTCTTCGCCATATCTGGACTTGCCCGTAAGCATCTGCCAGAATCTACGGACAACTTGCTTTTCGGACATTTCAAGGGAAACATAGAGAACACACTTGCCCTGCAAGGCGGCTTGAGTGGCGATGGTCATAAGCCACCAAGTCTTACCGCTCTTCGGAGGACCAATGACCGCAATGAAATCTTCACGGATGAACGGACCGATGACACTACCGAGAACACCCGGCATAGTGAAAATCTCTTCCTCATCGTTGTCGAAAGCACTTGAGATTGTACCGGCATCCCTAAAAAGGTCAACCACCTGTGCCTGACGGATGTCCGGTTTCGTGAAGTCCGAAACCGCGTGCAAACCTCCCGAAACATCGTTGTTCTGCACGGCACGGTTAATCTTTTCGGCTAGGAGGACCAAGGCTCTCTTTTGAAAATACTTGATGGCATTTTCCGTGGCAACCGCTTCATTGGAAGGAGTCCATTCTTCGGAGCAGGTGTCCAAGAATGCCTTGACCATCTCCGCATCGGCTTCCTTGAGGTCGGAAGCCTTGTGCATATAAATATCGCTGATTGTCTTCTGCGGGGCATCCCCATACTTGTCATAGAAGGTAAGAACCCAGTCGGCAACAATCTTGCCCATCGTGCTTTCAAACAGGATGGCATCGCAACTCTTCCTACACTTGGAGATGAGTGCGGTGGACATAATCATATTGGACAAGATGATTCGCTCTTCCGAAAATTCAATCTTCTCTCGTCTTAACATTACAAAATACCTCTAGTAGCATTACAAATATAGGACGACCCTAGTATATCTGTACATAGATGGGGGCATCTCATCACAGTTCCTCATAGAGCAGAACCTTAATGCGGTTGCCAGAACCCTCGCTTGCCTTTAGAGCGTAGCACTTGCCACGGGGGTCAACCACATTCTGCTCGAAATGCCATCCGTACATAGTCATCCCCTTCAAGGGAGTAAGTATCTGGCTTACCCCGCTGAACGGCATATCCTTGTCACGTTCCGTCATTTATCCGCAATCCCCTACGCTCTAGGAGTTCTGTAAGTAAGTCGGAAGTTGCGGTTTCCTTGCCATCAAGAACCCCATCAAGCATCTTGGCACGGCTATCCAACACTTCAATCGCATCCATATCCACAGTTCCAGGGGCTACGAGATAGTAAGAGGTTACTGAATTATGTTGTCCTGAACGGTGCAAACGGTCCTCCGCCTGGCGATGATAATTTGGAGTGTGCGAAAATTCAGCAAATGCCACGTCGGAACACACATCTTGAAAGCCGTCGATACCTACACCACCAGCTTGAATGTTAGCCACAATTACCCTACACTTCGGGTCTTCAATGAATTTTAGTCGGGCATCCTCACGCTCATTTGTGGACATACCCCCATAAATAATTGCGGGATGCCATTGCTTGAGAGTATCGTATAAAACCTCAACTACGGAACGGTGCCAAGCGAACAGAAGCAACTTCTTACCGGATTCAAGGAAGTCCTCAATCCACAGAAGCATAGACTTTTCCTTGAGGGCATAGGCTGAACGGAGAAGACCGGCAACTTTAGCCCTAGCGTTCTCCTTTCCACTCTTGCTAGTGTTTTCGGAGAATACTTCCCGTTCCTCTTCGTAGTAATCGTTCATTGCGGATTCGTCAACTTCCAAAGGTACAACTTCCATAATCTTTGGGGGTAGGTCCTTCATCACTTCCGATTTGGTTCTGCGGAGCATACATCCAACTAGCAGTTCGTGGAGTTCTTCAACATTAGATGCCCCATTGTACTTTGTTCCATACTCGTCCGTCTGCGGGTCGCAATAGCGGTTGCAGAAGAAGAAATAATTCTTGAACTTGGACGGTTCCACGATATTGAGCAGAGTCCAGAACTGGAGTGGTTTGGACATAGCCGGTGTACCGCTCATCCCGATGCAATGGGGGATGACCTTGGACAAGGCAACGAATGCCTTGGACCGCTGCGACTTGTAGTTGCCGATGGCTTGTACTTCATCGCCAACCAACAGACGGAATCCTACTTGTGCAAGTTCATCCTGCCAGTCGGCTAGGATGTCCCAGTTGATAATGTAACTCTTGTCGTGTGCAAGCCTATAAGTCTTTCTGCCCCCGATGACTTCCACATCGGGATAGTGCTTCTTGGTTGCACCTACCCACTTGCGATAAGCACCTTGCCATTGCAATTTCGTTGGGGCATTGACCACATAGAGTGCTGGATAGGCATTGGCATAAACCATCCACGAGAGCGCTTCAACGGTTTTACCGCAATTATGCACGATAATGTGGTTGGCTACAAAATTCCCGTGATTGAGAACCTTGACATCGTAGGTCATTCTCATCCCTGCGGAATGAATGGATGTAACTTTCGACATAAGCATACCTTTAGTGCCGTCAAGCTGCACATAGGCATTCAAAGTGTCCTTGACCTCCACCCATCCGTTGTCCGTAAGAACCTTATGGTCAGGGGTTGCGATGAGGTACATCCCGTCCTCGAAAGTCACGTGGACACACCGCTTCAAACCACTATGCAAGACATCAACAACCTCACCAAATCCCATAGAGTGACCATCGTTGACAAGGCATTGAATGCTCCAGTCACACTTGTCCTTGGTCTTGGCAAATTCACGATAAAGGGTTTCAAGGCTAATCTTCCGTTCCTTGCCATCCTTGCGGACAACAACGGTCATATCGCCACAGACGCATCCCATCTCGTCGCCGAGGGCAAGTCTTCCGTGACGGAGCTGTGCGAACTTGAGGAAGTCAATCTGGTACGGACGAAGACCCGGAATCAAAGTTCCTTCGGGGTCTAGCTTCGTGGCGTCGATTAGAGCCTTTTGCTTGATTCGTGGGTCTTCTCGCTTTACGGTGGGGTCTTTCTTCGTAGGCTGGGGCCATCCCGAAGCAAGCATCCACTTCTGCGTACCGGCATTCCACGGAATCTCCCACTTTTTAGTTGCGGCATTGTAGGAGCGTTCCGGGAGCTTGCGGATGGCTTCTAGGATTGTCTTCCATCCATCCTTGTTTCGTGTGAGCCAAGTGAGGGCAACGGTGGTTTCCTCAACGTCCGTGAACTCCGCTACATACTTTACCCCGGCGATAGGCTCAAGGGGTTTGGGCATACGGACCAACGAATTTTCCAATTCAAAAAAATCAAAAGCCATTATCCTACGTTCCTATAATCGGGGATAACCACATTGCGGTTAGTCTTGCACCACTGGCAGAACCTAAACCACTTTTCGCATCCGGGGTAGATGAATGTGAGGGGCAAAGCCCTTCCGCTTGCGGATGCATTCCATTCCTTTACCAGAGTGACCGCCATCCCGATGTCAGCCATACGGACGCGGTTCTCCACAACGGTCATCAGCTTGTCACGATTGGAATAGTACCAATCTACATATTTCTTCACACCCATCCAGTAAGTACCCATAGAACTTGCAGGCATACTGTTGAGGTAGGGCGATTCCTTAATCAAGTTTTCAGCCACGGACACGGCAAGTTTGGGAAGCGCGGTCTTCACGGCTTCGTCTTTATTCATCTCCCACATAACTTCACAGAACGGACTCCATTCAGTACCGGACTTCGTGGCGGTACAGAGGAAAGACGCCAATGACTTGCGAGGAATCTTGCCATTCTCAAGGGTGGGCCACCAATAGCCCCTCTTCTCGTGGGCATCTGCTACATAGTCAAGGCACTCCTTGATGGAGTCGATGACCTTGGCGATGGAATCAAACTTACCACGGACAATCTGCGGACCGCTACCCTTCTGTTCCGTCTTGGAAAGCCAAGCCTTGTCCCAGCGGTGGGAATCCGCAAACAAATCGGCAGATAGCCATACAACCTCACGGCAAGTGGCATCCCATACCTTGCTATCCAGCTTGGTAGCGGATAGGAACGGATAGTTCCGTGTCAGTTCGTGGAGTTCGGAAAGTTCCGTATTGGACATCCCGTCCGCATGGGTAGGAATCTTGAAGTTGAAGCCTTTATGAACTGGTTCTTCATTGGGTTTAGGAGCTTTCGGAGCGGGGGTAGGACGGACGGTTGCGTGAGTCTTTACCACGGGTCTTTTCTTCTTGACCTCAAACATCTCGGACATCAAGTCCTGCGATTCCATACGGACTTCCAAGGTGTCCTTTCCCTTAATGACAACACGAGCCGAAACATTCTGTTGTTTCAGCCATTCGTTGAGCTTCGGGAGCAATGTAGAAGCGGATTCTGCCATCGCTATTTACCCTTGTTTGATTTCCATTTCGCAAGCATCCGTTCGAACTTGTCCTGCGGGATGGGGCAAGTCTTGCAGAAGATTTCGTTCCACTTCTTTCGGGAGAGGTCGGCGTCCACAAGCTCCGAAGCTAGGGGTAGAATCCTACCCCTATAAAGAGGGTCAAACCAATGGGAGGACGGCTTCCATCCACGGCTCTGCATCTCACGGAGGATGCGGTTATGATACCAAATCAAAGCCCCCCAAGGAAGGGCATAGAACCAGGTTCGTGTATTTACGGGGCTTCTCCACTCGGACGAGCGGATTCTGCATACATCACGATGGAGGGCTGTCAGGAGTCTGTTGGGCAAATCGGGTAAAAGGTTCGGATGCCAAAGTTGCATTCTATCTATCCTTTTGAAATTCTACACATAGTATATAGCACGGAACTATTTGCTCATCTTTAGCCAGTAAGTGGCATACCTTTTTCCGGTCCGTGGGTCAACGCTGTTGTCCACGTCTATATCCATACCTTCCTTCTTGAGATTGAAGATGTATGCACCCAGACGGAAGCACCCAAAGTGTTCGAGGGCGTCTAGCGGAGTGATAGGCTTGCCGGTCAAAAGCCATTCCTTGATAGCCTGCTTCTGTGTCTTCTTCACGGAGCGGTCAAACTGGTATTTCGGATGGATGCCATCGGGGTTCTCCTTGGATTCCGCTTGAAGATAGATTGTGACCGTCTTACCATCCGGACTCAATTCCTTGTGGTTGACAATCAGTTCACGGCTGCCCAGCTTGAGATGGACTTCCGTAACATTTTCGCCAAGACATCCGCTCTTTCCTTCAAGCAGCTTGAGCATCGTATAAAGTTCCATTGTGTTATCCTCGGTTGATGGTTGAAAAACTTTTCTATCGGAGGGGCATCAGCAATGTTGTAGCCTTGCCATCAATCCACATAGTAGGGCGTTCAAGGATGCCCACGGACTGGAAGATTACATCGGAGTTGTCGCTGAACCTCTCAAGGGTTTCAAGAAGACGGTTAGCATCCAGCTTAACACCACCCTCATTGAACTTGTAGTCTTCTGGAACTCTAGTTACACCAAGCCCGTCCTCCCCGTAGGTTAGCATCACGGGGCAAAGACCCTTGCTCGTGAGCGGAATGACATTCACGAGAGTCTGGGTGGCTGAACGGAGTGATGCCACGTCCACCTTGTATTCGTGTTCTGCCGATAGCAGCGGAAGGGCATTGTAGGTTGGGGGATAGGCACCGGCAATCAAGTTGCCATATACAGACACGGATTTGTTCTCGAAGATGTATCGGGATTTCTGTATGCCCATAGTAGCATCAGCCCCAAGCGATGCAAGTACCTTGAACGCCTTGAGCGGAATACTACAAGTGACCTTTGGATGCTTGACGAACTGGGTACAGACCATCAAGGTACGATTGGTTGTAGCGAATCCGCTCTGGTCGCCCCCGAACGAAAGAAGCACACCACTCAACGTAGGGTACTGCTTGTCATCGGAACTGAACTGGACTAAATACTTGTCCACGAACTTGATGTCGAAATCGGTAAGGTATTTCTCAAACAGCTTCGTATCTCTAGGAATAATCATAGAAGGGCAATCCCTTCCGGGTACACCCTCAACCTTTCCGCAATCCGTGCAGTTGACCTTGAAGGACACGCTATTGCCGGTCCTCTCAATCCGCATCATTCCGTTGGGGGCTTTGCTTGCGATATTGTTGAATACCGTGTAGTCGATGGCAAGGTCGATTGTACCCTTGCCATTCGCGTCGGACACATTGAGTTCCGCAAAGCAATCGGAGTCAGTTGCGGTCAAATAGCCCTTTCCGTCCACAACATTGATTCGTACAAACTTCAAAATTGGGATGGTGGTCTTCTTGGGGATTATGGTATTGACGGCAGAAAGGTAGCTTGCAAGCACCGTGGTAGAGATGGACACAGACGCTTCGGCATTAGACTTGATAGCAAAATTGAATGGCATAGGTATCGTTCCTTCTAGGCTTTGATGCCTAGTTCCTTCATAATGTCTTGGGCTTCGGCTGGGGTAAGGTCGCCGGGGTCACGGGGGTTTCCCTTGGCATCAAGCCCGAACTCTGCGGCACACACCTCCACGGAGCATCCGCAAGCGGCAATGTCACGGGCATAATCCCTAGCGTGCTGTTGGGCTTCGGGTTCGGGGTCGAATAAAAAGATTACTTCGGGCCATTGAGTAAGTAGGCTGACCTGCTCACGGGTAAGGCTCGTTCCGAATGTAGCAACAGAACCAGGACCCATTCTCCACTGGTCGAACACACCCTCCACCACAACGATGCGGTCGCGATTCTGTGCGAGTTCAGCACCGTAGAGAAGGTGCTTGTGATGCACCACCGCCTTTTCAACGGGGCAACACTTGTATCGGAGTTCCTGTTTACCGGTATAATCTCTTCCTTGGAAAGTACAAAGATTTCCAAAGCAATCGTACACGGGGATAATGATTCTGTAGCGAAAGTCTATTCCCTGCCAATCGCCTACCATATCCGTTCCAAGGATTCCGTGGTAGAACTCAAGTTCTTCTGGGTCAAACCCACGTCCACGAAGGTACTTGCGATGCGGTTCTCCGATGGGGCTTCCGGGAAGGGTAATGCTCGTAACGCCCAATGTGGATTTGCGTTGAGTGGGGGTATAAGTGTGGGAACTGACACCATGCGAGTATTTACGGATGAGTTCTCTAGCAGAGTCCATAGGGATTCTAGCGGCTAGAGCAACCGCCTTAACTGGATGACCTGCGGAGCATCGCCAACATTGGCAAGTTCCTTTTTCTATGGAGAATCCTAGATGATTTGAATGGTCATCACAAAACGGACACTGAATGTTAATATTTCCGGGAGCAACATTCTTACCGCTTTCCCAATTAGGGACATTCAAATCATCAAAAAGCCGTTTCCAATCTGTCATTTAGACTTCCTTTGTTTGGCAAGCCAAGACCTAAAAGGCTTCCAACTTAATTCGCCACCATTACTTTTATATTTCTTATATTCTTCTAAATCTCGCTTAATTATTGTTGCAAATTTAGTTTGAATAGTTTTTCGAAATTCAGCATTGGTAGCCCATATTCGTTTAGTAACTTCCGATTGCCGTGACCTCTTTTCTGGAGTCCAAATTCGTTCTTGAGCATTATGTAGCTTATCCCTAAATTCTTTTGTAGCCCGAATCGGTGCGCAGGCTTCTACAACGTGTAATGTATGCTCTGGAGTTTGTTTCACTCCTTTCTTTGCTTCACTTATATGCCTACGATGTTCTTCTGTAAATTCGGGGATATGACCATCTTTAAACTGACCATTTACTAACCTATCCGTAGGAATTAGGGTAGTATGCATTTTATTATGTTCTCGTCCATTCATAAAGACTAATTCACAAGCTGGACGATTATAATACATCCCTAATTCTTTTAAATCCGCTTGGGATAGCCCCATTTCCTCAAATCTATGATGGATATGATATTTTTCGGAAGATTCCGATGCTTCTTTAAACCCTTTAATATTTTCAATAGGGTCACAACAATACATTCGTGCCATTGCACTATTAAACATAAGAGCCACCTCCGGCTTGTTGGGGTTTTTAAGCCCCGACGACGCGTCAAGTCGGAGGGGCTATAGCTAATATAGCAACCTACCAGTATATAGTCAATAACATCATCAGCCATCCAACTTAATTGAGTCGAGCCATTGCTTGATGATTGCGTGGACTCGCTGACGGGTCACACCTTCGGCTTTGGCGATGTCACGATAGGACATACCCTTCTCGTGCATTTCGTGGAACTTCTTGCCACGCAAATCACGGTCCTTCGCCAACTGCAACTTCACGGGCTGAAAACCGCAATGCAGATGCACACGGCAGAAGTACGAACATTGTGCGTAGGTCTTCCCTTCGGGAATCTGGTTCTTTTTCAACTGCTTTATCTGTTCCACAGTCCAGTCTTTATATGGGGATTGTGTTACCATATTACACCTCACTTTTTTAGAAATTCTATCATAACCATCGCAAATATTCCGAACACCGTCAATGCGGTCATCGTTATAAATATGCAGATAACCGAAAATAATATAGTGCCGATTGCTCGTAAACTTGCTCTAAACATCTGTAATTACCATATAGTCATTGTCTAGTCTATAAATTCCTTCCACACATAGGGCAATAGCGGATTTGTGAACTTTCACCGAATACGGACTGCGGAAAGCCATAGAGGTCATCCCCGTTGGAAATGTCCGCTTCAATAGTCCATCCGTTCTCGCCCGAATTGTGGACTAGCTTGAAGGAATGAGCAAGGCATCCACCGAAGTCCTTGCCACTTTGCCCAACCTTCAAGAGTCCACATTCACAATACGGGCATTTGTTTGGAATCATTGCTTTAGCCTTGTCCGTAAGTTCAAGGGGCATAGACTCGTGATTCCGTTCCCACAATGCTTCCTTTTCCGGGTCACGCTTTACAACTTCCAGTTCATTAGGAAATGTCATCAAGCACCCCCGAATTTAGGGAACTTTCGTAGGGTAACATTAAAAGACCTTCGGACCGTGTTCTTGGCATAGAACTCATCGAGTTCTTTCTGCTTGTGGATTCTTCGGAGTTCTCTCCTACGGGCATTCATCCGGTTGATACGGTCATCGGGCTTGATAACTACCATACCTTTGCAGACATCCCTAGATACGGAAACACGACTCAACCCGAACTCATTAGATAACCGGACTTCCATATCCTTGTTAGGCATCTGCATTTGCTGTAGCATCTTTATGAACTTCGATAACTTCATCTGCATTTTCCTTTGGAGAGTCCGGCAAGATTGCAATGCTTGATATTTCCGTGAACTGGTAGGTATTCTCGTCATCAGGCAAACATTCTCCTACACCCCCATAGGCGAAACCGAGCCTAATACCACCTTGAATCAAATCAAGCAGACGCTTGCTATCCGGGAGCTTCGGGTCAAGGGTCAAGGTAGCAATCGCTTCATCGCCATTGTCAACGATGGTGTCGATTGTGCCAACCCCAGCCTTGTGCAAGAGTTCTTCGGGGGAGTCCGGGATAAGCGGGTCAACTGGCTTCGGGAAGCCGAGTGTGACTACTCGCTCCGAAGCCGGTCTGCTCAAGAAGTCAGCGAGTACATTTTCGGGGCAGAAATGGCGGCAATTATGGACGTGTTCAAAAGCCAACACTTGATTAGGGTCCGGCTTGTTGACAATCAGCTTGTCGCAAATCTTGTCATTGTCGCTCTTTTCCAGGAACTTGCGGACTTCCTCAAAATCCGAATGGGAGTTCATAAGGTAGTTCATACACACGTTGAAATCATTGGCAGCCCGTACCCAGTCCTCATTCTCAAGGACTTCTCCTTTTGCGTACTTGTCTGCATTCGCACGGATGGCATCTGCCACCGCATAGAGCCTATTTCTTACTTCTTCTCTGGTCATTTTTAGCCCCACACATAGTCGATGTAGCCGTTGAGAGCATAGGCACCGAGGAACACCAAAGCCCCAGCGATACCCTGCAACCAATACTTGACCCTTTCCACTTTTTCCTTGTGGCGGTAGTAGGCATTCCAAGAGCTGAATCCCTGCGGTACGAGTTCGGGAATGAAAGAATTTTCGGTTTTGACGAGATTAGGCATTGTGGTTGTCCTCGGTGGTTGAATTTTTTGTACACCTTAAATATAACACTTTATCCAATAAGTGTCAATAGTGTTTCGTAATGTAAGTGTTAAATAATGTTTACACTATTTCAAAATTACGGGGTTCGTTCCGTATCGGGAAATTGTGTTCACGGATGAGGTCTATGTAGGTCTGCAACGATTCCCTATAGTCCTCGTGTTGGTCGGCATCGCCACCAACGGCACCGTTAAGAAGGACTTCACAAGTAATAGCTACCTTGTAGTGGAGGTAGTCGCAGACAAGACCTAGGTACTGGTCTTCGCTACCCCATCGGGTAAATCGTGGCTCAAACAGAGAGCCATTGTTGAATGCCATAACCTCAAGGATGGCTGAAACCCGCATAACGAATCCACAGGAATAGAAGGGGTTGCAGAGAGTTCCGGTGTCCACGATGGTAGCACCACTCAACGGAACATAAACCTTTTGATGACGTGCATCGTGTTCGCAAGAGTATAGGACGCACTGGATGCCACGGGAGTCTATCAATGACTCTATGGCATCCGGGTTGTAGGTTGTTGGGTAGCGGTCGCCATCAAAGAACTCTATGATGTCGTCGAAACGAGGGTCAAATGTAGAGAGTATCTTCTGTACCCCCGCATTGCGATTAGCCCCACGATTACCGGCATAGGGCATCAGCACATAGTTGCATCCGTGAGCGATGCATTCCGTGATGTCCTTCTCCGTAGGGGAGTCGAATACGAACACGGTGGATGGGCCACCCGGAAACTTTCGGATGGATTCCGTCTGGTTGTGTGAGATGACTACGCGGTACAGCATTAGTAGCTCATCACGAATACTTTACCGTTCAAATAAGTAAACAGCACTCGTGCAGTTGCCATATCCCTCAACTGGGTATAGTTGTTGCTCTGTGTTCCGGGCGCTCCATAGTTCGGAGAAGGTGCGGCATAGAATGCCGGGTAGATGACATTATCCGAACCACACTCGCTACCCCAATACTTTACATAAGTTGGCACACTGTTATAGCCCACAAACCGAATCGCTGGCTTTCCAAAGCTATTGTAATCCAAAGTGCCACCACCGGAAACCTTGTTGGTAACGGGACTTGCTTGGTCACGATAAGTCACAGCGGGGTTGCCGATAGTTGTGGGGTCTGCCATCGGAAGCCAGACCGAGTGAAGGTTCACTTCGTAAACCACACCTTCTTTAAGTTCGTCGATGGCGATGTACAAAGTCAATCTTGGATTCTTTATCCAAATATTAGTGGTGCTAGTTGCTCCAGGTGTAAAATCATTGTAGTCGAGAATAGCATACCAGAAGTACCAATCAAGTTTGGTAATCGCACCGTGCTGGAACGAGAACCCCGGATAGCCCGAATACCAATTAGGGGATGCGGGTTCGCCACTACTATGACGAGTACCCATATCCTGCTTCGGAGTCAAGAACCGATTCTCATTAGGAAGGACTACCAACAACTGGGCTTCATTGAATGAAGAAGCTGACCCAAATCCGTTATCAACAATATACGGATGAATTAAACCCGGATTAAAAGAGTCGTCCGCAATGGCGTGAACCAAAAAGTCAGAAATTATGGCGCTACTGCCACCTCCACCGCTGACCGCAGAAGCATAGCCCCACTTAACGGTGCCATCCTTATAAATGGTAACAGTATTACCTTCCGATGCATTGACAAAACGGAACTCAAAGCTATCCCATCCGCTCAACTGGTAACGAGATGTGCTATAGTTATGGGTCACTACAAGAATAGGTTCTGTGTCCCAGTCAGCAACGGATGCCTGCATCTGGGCGTACAGACCATTTTTGATTGTAGTTGGATTAACAGTGTCTTTTCCGTGGATGCTATATTGAGTGGAAAGTCCGCTTCCAGTCATCCAGTTGCCATACACGATGGAGGGGCGTAGACCTCCAAAATACTCATCGGGGCTTGCATCGCTACCCGTGTAGGTAAACATCAGCCCAAGACCCAAACCTTCTATTACCAACTGGAAATTATCCGGACGGCAAATATTCGTAGTGTGAGTCAGCTTGTAAGAACCAATCTTGGCGATACCCGCGTTAGTATTGTAGCCAGCGGTTTCAACATAAGCCGTAGGCGAGGACCAGAAATTAAACCCACCGGCAAGGTTCTGCACGATGTACGGATGCGACGAATAAATGTTCATCATATCCTTCGTGACAAAGGCATCCCAGCTACCGCCAACCTTAAAGTCGGAGCAATCTATGATATTAAGAAGTTCATAGGTAAACTCAAGGGGCATTCTTCCCGTATCGGCGTCAATGTAGATGTTGACGGGGGCTTTAGCAAGAACCGTACCGGATTCATAGCCATCCGTGCCATCGGGCTTGCTACAAATCAACAGACCCACGTCGATATAAGTAAAGGACGGATGCTTTTCAACATAGGCATCAAACATCTTCTGGGTAATCACGAAATCGTAGTGAATAGACCTAGCCAACTGGTTAGCGGCTTCGGGCTTGAACACGTCGTCGATTTGGTAATCGGTATGAATCTGTTGGTTCGGGTTTGTCTGCATAATGGACCTCTTTCCATCAAATCTATAAATTTTACAAGGCTTCCGTTGTGGCAATAATCTGCTCACGGAAGACATACACGGAGTTCACAAGTTCCTCAAGTTCCTTGGCGTAATCGTCGAAGATGCCGAAGCGGAACTCCACAAACTTGCCATTGTCCGCAGGCAACTGACCCACGAACTTCGGAGTGGATATATTAAATTCGGACAAGTCGTCTTGCAACTGCTTCAACCTCTTTCCGTTATCTCCGCAAAGACCGGCAAGGTTTTCGGCAAGAAGGTACATTTCGTGGATAATGTCCATCACGGACCACTTTTCCGGGTCAACATACTTGGCACACTTCGGGATTGGATTCCGCATCGTGATGTAGTGGTACTTCGTTCCGCTGGGACTAATGGCATCTACAGAGAGAATCTTACCGATAGAGTTTTCCGGTACAACGGACACGGACACACTTTCGCAAGGGAATATGTAGAAATCGTAGCCATCCCTAGACCCGTAGGACTTGGACTCCTTATCCAGATATTCGTGATACACCGCCATGCTGATTTGGCGAGATTGCGACATATAGGACGAATGGTAATAGATTACCTCTGCCGGGTTGGAGTTCTTGTAGTACAGACTAGAACCGGACTTGATTCTAGTGTATGCCGACTTGAACTGGTCGAGGGGCATTTCAAGGTAGTGCCAAGACTGCATCGAGAGCAGATTGCCATAGACCCCGAAGCAAGGGAACTTCGTTTCTCTACCCTTGTTGATGGAATAACCCACTACTTCCGCAAGCTCTTCCGTGGCGTCGGAGGTAGTTGCCACAAACGAATGGTAAAGGGTCACGAAAGTATGAGATTCGCCAAGAGCCTTTGCGGTAGCGGGGAGTTCGCCATCCGGAAAGAAGTAGTTGCCTATTTCTTCGGTTGTTTCCCACGCTATCCCATCTGTTGTAGGCTGGGGCATACCACATGAATGATGCATAGACAAGGCATCTGGCAGATTGCCTACGATGATGGGGTCATTAGAAAGCATACCGGCATCGTACTGATAGCCAATCACATAACCCGAAAGCTGACCGTCCTTGAGTACACTTTCATCAATCTCCAAGCCACTAGGCAAGCCCCCAAATGTGGACTTGAGTACTTTAGTACGATTGCTAACATTCAGCATCCTACTCACGTTGTCTTCAAGCGAATGGATGGTCCGCTTATCGGACGGAAACATTATGAAAGTAGGGGCATCCACGGATATGCCAACAACGCCGTTATCCCCTTCGGCTGTCACACCCGTAATATCTTGACTGCCATCAGCCTTGTAGATATGCTTCAACTTGATGTTATCATAACTGACCGTGTAGGTGGAATAGGGTACACCAAAAGTCTGCCGTTTAGCATCGTCCAGACCACCCCACAAGACCACATCGGGCAAGTAGGACGGAGCGGATGCATAGGTCTGCTGTGCATCAATCAAGCCGGTCACACGGGCGGTGTCCACGAACACCTTCATAGCACGATTATAGAAATCCTGCCACGCTTCGGATGCATCCAATTCGGGGTGGGCAACGATGTAATAGTTTTCCATCGCCTGCCACACACCAGCCATATCCTTTACGGACTGGTGGACATCCATATTAGTAATCCAATCGTGATAGGACACGAAGTTAGCCGGGGGGTCACCAACCACGGCATTCTGCATATCAATGAAATCCTTCAAGGTGGTGGGCTGCTTGCCGAACAAGGCACACTGGGCTATAAAGTAGTCAGCCATTGCCGCACGGATGGTATCGTAGGCGGTCTGCCAAATATCCATCAAGTTCACGATTTCGGGCGTGAACACATCGTCGAGAGCTGACTTCGCTTCCGCAAGAGCTGCGGAATCCGCATCGGGCTTAATGTCAGTTCCGTTCAAGGACATCTTGTCCGTGTCCAACTGGGCAAAAGTCTTGCCGGTCTGCAACGGCTTCGGCAATTCCTTCTCAACTTGCCCCGGAATGGCATTGCCCTTGTCATCCCTCGCCTGCTCCCCATACTTCCTTCGGGGGTACATATTGTTGACGAGCGGAAGCCATGCATCCGTGTAGGAACTACCCCAATACTCAAGTGCCTGTTGGAGCATCCGCATCGTATTCGGCAGATAATACGGAGAACCGTTCAAGTACCAAGTATCAGGATTCTGCCGGTCCAACTTGCCCACGTAGGATGGGTCACGGGTAAACATAATCGGGTCCGGCACGGGGAGCGGAATGGGGGAGAACCCTATTCCGGGAGGAAGGTTGCCCAAGCTAATCTTTTGGTCCGTGCCATAGCTTTCGGAAGCGATGGGCTTCTTGTACCAATAGGCGCAAGTGACATTAGGTACGATACTATCAAGCAGAGGGATGGGGATTCCCTTGAGGTACAAAGCACCCCAATATTGCTGAATCATCCCAAGATAGGACTCAAGGCAAATAAGCCCGTCCGTCATAGAAATCATCGCAAGGAGGGCAGCCTTGATGGCAGCCTTTGCACCCGCTGCCACATCTCCAGCCATACTTCCCGTCTGGGTGGCAAGCAAGCCCACCATATCGTGCAGATACCAATAGTTCGCTTCGCCCATATACCTACGGAGAATCGGGGTGTCCTGGATGATTTCCCACGCTTCCTTGGCAAAGTCAAGGGTCATCGTACTTTCAAAGTTTGCGGACAAGTCCTGAATCTTGTTAAGGAGTTCTTGATAGTTCTCCTTAATCTTTTTAAGGCGGTCCTCCCAATCGTTCAGCCACTTCTTAATCTGCTTGAGCGATGACTTCTTGCCCAAAATCATAGGATTCATCAGCCAGTGCATCGTATCATAGGCATTACGAGCGGTAAGGACCACGGACGAGATATACGGGTTGTTGTCATCTTCGGATATGGCGATGTTGTCGTCCATGATTGAATCGGACGGCTTTTCCTTGAGCAAAGAACCGATGCCAGAAAACAGATTCATAATAGATTACTTCTTGCGGTCGTTGAGGGGAGGGGCGTTCATATTTATCTTGTTCAGCACACCCTTGCCCATCAAGTAGTTGATGTAGGCATAGAGATGCTTACAAGGTGCGGCAACCTGTTTCGGGTTGTTAATTTTCTTGTTGACGTGTCCGGTTCCGGGGTAAGTAGAACCAATTTTAGCCAAGGGGTCTTGCACATAATACTGGAATGCGGGGCAGGAGCAATAGATGTAGGACACGGGGCTAGAATAGTTGACCTTGCCAACCTCGTCCTTCTGCAACTCGATTTCCATTGTGTACATACCCGTAGAGCCAGTAGCCGTACCCTTGAGCAAGACATAGTGTCCGTTGTGCTTTGCGGAACTGTGGCGAACCTTCGGAGTTACCTTGGCGCTGAACACCTTGTAAAAGTTATCCGCTAGATTTTTGAGAGTTACCAAAATACAACCTCTTTAATGTTATGCGAAAACGTAACGTTTCCATTTCCGCTGTTTATAGAAGTCACTAAAGACTGCATTACAAACATAGTCTGTTAGCAGGAAGCGATATTTGAGTTTCGCTTCTTTGACTTTTTGGAATAAGTTCTTCCAGGTCTTCACTCCATCAAGCGTTTGCTTCCATCGCTCGTCTTGAGTTTCAACGTTAAACTTGGGATAGAACCACCCCTTTTCAAATTTCTTATATGCCCTTCTAGCAATCTCGATGCTTGCAGAAACCATATCGGGAGTATTTGGATTTCCGTATGCAAAGTTGCCCACAATAGATGAATAAGCAGGATTAACCTCAACGAACTCATACTTGTGGATGTTGGCAAGCATATTCAACTTGTTCACAAATAGTTGGCGTTCCCATCTGTTGTTGCAAAGCCTGTTAAAAGTCTTGCCCTTCTGTTTATCTGTAGGCTTGATAGACAGGTCTTCAATAGCCAGTTTACTGCACTTCCAATAATCAACCAATTTGTTAATTTTGTGGGCAATCGCTACTGTTTCGTGCTTTAACTTATTCGTAGAATACTTGGATTTTGCATCCGATAAAGATTTACCACTAGGTTTTGTTAAGGCTGTAAGGTCATACACCTCTTTGTGAAGAACTCTTAATTCATCATTTTTATCAAACTCAATAACAGATACCCCTATGTAGTTGGGGTTCATATCTATGCCTAACACTCTGTTATGCTTCAAACTCTTATAGGCTTCGTTGTAAATCAATGATTCATCATAGGTAAGATACAGGTGCTTGTCCGTAAACTTGACTGTAACAGGCATTTTCTTCTGTTCGGCTAACTCTTGAACTTTGGCTAACTCTTGTGCCAACTTTTTCTTTACAGAACAAAACTTTATTTCTTTGCGAATGTCACGGTTCGGTTTATACCTTACAGTGTTATTCGCAAAATCAAACGAAAACAAGCGATTCCCGTGATAGTTAGACTCACCTATACTGCATAAGGGCATTTGCCGTTCCTGCTTAAACTGCTCTTTGGTAATCAAGCCTTTAAGGTATTGTTTTAGATTCCACTTACCACCGAACAGGACTTTTTTACAATTATTAGCATTTAACAATCCGTGGGCTTCCTTTACAGCGGATGAAGCAAGCCAACAGTTTACACCGAAAATTTCTTTAAGTTTGTGCCATGTGGTATTCTCGGAGCAGCCCTCTTGAAGACGGTTATATGCCATACGGAACATACTGCTATACACACGGATAGCATCCGACAAGTTAGGTTTATTCGTTATGGCTAGTTTCAACGTCTTCACTCCACAAATATACATTATGGTAGCATTATTGCCAATGTTACCATACATAATTTAAGCTATCCTTCCACCCATCCGTTATCGGTATAGTAGAAATTTCCGTTCTTGACGCTATAACTCATAACAGCATCGGCAGAAGCCATCCCCACGATAACGGAATTATTGTTGGGTCTGCTATAGAAAAGGCTATCGGCGGCAACATTGACGGTGCCACCTTCGGGTTCTGGATTCGGAGAAACGGGGGTGTCCTCCATAATGTCGTTGAGAAGCCGTGACACATCGTAGCGGAACTGGTCAAGACCGGCTTCCGCTCCCTCGTGGTTGCACCACATAGCGGGGCATAACTTGCCGGTAATTTGGTTATGCATAATTATGTGGTCAACCTTAATTCCGAACTCGTCACAGAGCCAAGCTGTCAGCATAACCGCGTTTGTATAAGCCCCATCGCTAAAGTACCAGTCCGTGTCATTGGGGTTGCATCTACGGAGACCGGCTTTGCAAGAACAAATTTCAATGTTGATGGTGTTGCGATGACCAGCTACCCCGGCGTGGCTCATTGCGAGCTTGCCCCCGAACCATCCGGGGAGTTCGCACTTGTTCTTCTTGCCAACATCCGAACCGCAACTGAATGTGCAATAGTAGGTCTTCGGGTTGACCATCTCCCAGATTTCTTCCCTACCAACAAGGTAATGGGCATTCGAACCGCGTTCGGCATAGGACTTGTAGGCGGCTGTCATACCACCATGGCTATCGCTATTCTTGGAGAATCCCGATGTAAAGTGTATCACAATATAGGCAGGGGAGTTCCTACCCCACCGTTTGATATTTGCCCACAACTTGTGAGCAGACGATATAGACGGCTTTGAAACGCTCAAAGTATAACTCCTTTAATTAAAAAGTAGTAATTTCCACTTTCGTTGATTATAGAAGCCACTAAAGACTGCATTTCCAACATAGTTGGATAGCAGGAAACGATATTTGAGTTTCGCTTCTTTGACTTTTAGGAATAAATTCTTCCAAGTTTTAACTCCGGCTAGTGTTTGCTTCCATCGCTCATCTAGCGTTTCTACGTTGAACTTGGGATAGAACCATCCCTTTTCAAATTTCTTATATGCCCTGCGTGCTATCTCAATAGAAGACGCTACCATATCGGGAGTAGTTGGACCACCGTATGCGAAATTCCCTACGATTGAAGAATATGCAGGGTTTACTTCAACCAACTCGTATCTGTGAATGCCTGCAAGCATTTTCAACTTGTTCACGAACAGCGAACGGTCCCACTTATTGTTGCAAAGCCTGTTGAAAGTCTTGCCCATCTGTTTATCGGAAGACTTGATAGACAAGTCTTCAACAGCAAGTTTATTACACTTCCAACAATCCACCAACTTGTTAATCTTATGGGCTATGGCTAGGGTTTCGTGCTTCAACTTATTCGTAAAATACTTGGATTTCTTGTCGGTGCTTGCTTCTCCGCTAGGCTTTGTGAGAGCCGTTAAATCAAACACCTCTTTGTGCAGGACCTTAAATTCGTCAGCCTTATCAAACTCAATGACGGACACCCCTATGTAGTTGGGGTTCATATCTATGCCCAAAACACGATTATGCTTCAAGCCCTTGTATGCTTCGTTGTAAATCAAGGACTCGTCGTAAGTTAGATACAGGTATTTGTCCGTGAACTTAACAGTCACGGGCATTTTCTTTTGGTCCGCTAGTTCTTGGACCATAGCGAGTTCACGGGCGAGTTTCTTCTTGACAGGACAGAACTGAATTTCTTTACGGACACCACGAAAAGGCTTATAGACTACACGATTATTTAATAAACTAAAATCTACAAGACGGTTACCCTTAAACTGATATTCGCCTATACTACACAGGGGCATCAAGCGGTTCTGTTTGAACTGTTCCTTGGTAATCAAGCCTTTAAGATATTGCTTTAAATTCCACTTGCCCCCGAACACAATATGTCTTTGTTCTTGGGAATCAAACAAGGCGTGGGCATCCGTAATAGCGGAACGTATTAACCAACAATTAACACTAAAGCGTCCTTTTATATACGCTGTAATTTGTTTCTCGGATAGCCCGTCTTGAAATCGGTTGAACGCAACACGCACCATACTGCTGAACACACGCATATCGTCCAACACATCGGGTTTGGTTAATGTTTGCAATTTAACCGTCTTCATATCCGAAATATACATAATTCCTAGGAGATTGCTACAAGTCCTTGGACAAGGCTTCGTCGATTACATCCTTCTGCACATTATCCCAAAGGGTCATACACAAAGGAGCAGCAAGTTCCATATAGAGGGTTGTCTTGATGTCGAGAAGGGCATCGTCCGGGGTCTTTCCCTGGAGATAGTTGCTTGCAAAGAGAGCCAAGCAGACGTGAGCCATATTGGTAGCCATAATGTCGGACAAAATCAGCGGAACACGGTTCCCGTCCTCCATCCTCGTCTTTGTGCATTCCTTGAAGGTGTCCGCAAGCATCTGCGTGTGCTTGGAAATCTTGCTCAACAGAACGGACTCGTCGAAATTCTGCGACTTCAACGATGCAAGGAAAGAACCCTTGTAGGCATCGTACATCGTCATCCAATCATTCAATTCTTCTTGGGTCATACCTAAAATCCTTACGGCTTGTCCTTCCAGAACTTCTCGAGGATGCCAGCCTTGGCATACCGCTTGATTGCACCTTCCGCTGATGCGAGGTTACTATAGTGGGTAGGCACGTTGTAGAGAAGCTGGCTCAAAGTGTATTCGGGATGCTTCTGTGCTTCCATCTTGAGGGCATCTATGGTTCTTGCGAAGGTGGTGGAGCGCTTGCCTAGCTTGCTCCCTGCGGGGGCTTGATTCTCCCCTATCCTAGCAAAGCAATCCTTCCAGTATTCCATATCTGCCGGGAACTTGTAAATTCCGTTATTAGCTGGAGCGCAAATGTCATCTTGCCCGAACGGACTGTAACATCTTCCGAATCGGGCATCGTGTTCGTCCACGACAATCAATCCCAGCCCAAGCTCTTCAAGAATTACCTTCTTCGGGCTATAGAACCAGTCCTTCATCGTGTGGACTGGGATGGCTACATAGGAAGCGGTAGCCACGGTCCTCCATCGGCAAGCCTGTGCAAACACCTTGTAGTTGAGTTCCGTCTTGGCTTCTACGGTGTACACCTCCCTGCCGTTTTCATAGACCATATCGCAAGACACCCCGGAGATGCCAACTTCTTCGTGAAGGGTAAAGCCCGGAAAGAGATTGGACTTCTTGAGGATGTCACAGAGTTCGACTTCGGAAAATGTCTTTTTCAATTTGCAACTCCTATCGGAATGCTTGAATCCGTTGAATGCTTGACGGAACTCGTCGATGGTCAGGTCCGTGGATTTGTCCATTTTTAATGCCCCGTCCAATATCGGTTGATTTCCCGATTAAGTTTAGTCCAGTAGGCATCCTGACGATACCAGACGTACCTTGCATATAGAAGACGGATAGGATGGGTTGCCAAGGAAAATGACCGCATCAAGAGATAGCGAACTAGGTTGCAGACTTCACGGACAAACGGTTTAAATCCATATCCGAAATAAGAACTCCAATGAAAGCAGAACATACCCATTTCGCTATCCGTAGGGTCTGGCATTCCACAATAAGGACAATAGAACGGGCCATCGTCCGTTCCCTCCACGAAATGACTATTGCCCGTCCACAGACAATGCTTACAATGGACGGGATAGTAATTTTCCCAATCGTGCTTCTGTAGCAATTTCATTACTAGCCCTCTGTAGCCTTGGATTCACAAGAAACGATGCCATCCGGTGCTTTTTCAGCCGGTAGCATAATATTCTCGATTGTGTCCAAGGATGGCAATGTGCCATCTCCAAATGTAGCAACAATCGTACAACCCTTGCGGTAATTGTCAGCCCTCTCAAACGAGTGGCAGGACATACATTCATCGCACGGAGATACCATCACGATAAGCCCGTGGTTGTTGCCGATAATGGTGCATTCCGGTCCTTCACAAGTGACCATCGGAATCTTGTCATACAGCCCGATTTCCTTCAAAGCATCCGTAATGATGAACTTGCAATACTTCCGCAAGGGGTACTTGATAGGAATGGTAAGGTAGTTGTCGAACGGCATCACAAACTTTCGGGCAGCCTTGTACAAGTCCTCAAACTCTTCAAGGAACGAGTTGCATTCGTCCTTGCAGATGAACCCAACCTGGATTTCCTTAATAGTTGGACGGAGGTCATCGAGAATGAATGCAAGCGAGTAGGCGAGGGCCGGCTGAATCTTGTAACCGCTGACATTGCACCCATAGTCGATGTGGGAGATGGGAGTGATGGCACGGCAGATTTTGTTCTTGTACTTCCTACGGAGTAGCAAGAGGGCATATTCTGCAAGCACCCACATTCCATCCATATATTCGTTCACGCCCAGACGGATGGGTAGAATCGTTTCGCCCCTTTCGGCAGCCTTTGCCATCAACAAGATGGAATCGTAGCCACCGCTATAGCAGATGCCCACGCACGAATCCGGGGCGGTTGGAGTAGGGGCATAGAGGGATGAGTCCGTTTCGTGAATGTCCGAAAGCAATCTCTTGACCCTTCGCTCATCGTCAACCGAAAGGGTACGATACTTCTTATCGTCATCGGGATTTTCGCCATTCAATGCATTCACTAGGATGTACGGATTCCTTCTGCATTTCAGGTCCAAATAGCCGAATGCATCAGAGGTAAATTGCTGTTCATACAGAATAGGCTTTGGTTTCGCCACAGCCTGCTCCAAGGGCTTCATAGGAATCGGTACTTTGCATTCTGTTGCGGGGATGAGGGCTTCCTTGCGAAGATTCATCCTCCGTTCCTTCATAGTTTCAAAGGCTCTCTTTCTTGCCGGTGATTTCATAGACATTAGGCTGATTCCTTCTGCTTGGCATATTCCTGGAGGGCAAGGAGTGCCGCACCCTCACCATTATCCCTATCGTACAGACGGGGGCTAAAAGATTCCGCATTTTCCGGCAACTTGACCTTAATGACTCGCCCCTTCACATAGTCGGCATAGTCATAGCCATCAAGCTGTTCGTGGGCTTCTTTGAGAGTGAGGTTTTCTGGGGTAAAGTGCAAGATTCCGAGTCCGAGGGGCTTGGACTTGTTGTACAATGCACAGAGGACTTCGTAGCGGTCAAGACCCATAGCCTTGAAATTGATTTCTTCCATAATCTGTTCCTTCATAGATTGGATTCGGGTGTTTACATTATTGACGATTTCTCGTACAGTCTTTTCAAAGCGGTGTTTCCAGCGGTAATTCTTGAAGAACCACATCTTACGCATTTCCTTGTGGATTTCCGCAAGTTTGATGGCTTCGTAAGAATACCAAGCACCATCCTCCTTGCGTTCATCGTACCAATCCAGAAACCGCTTGTAGGAAATATATGTGTACTTCATCATTCCTTGCCCCCTTCAATGGAGGGTGTGACACTTGTAGAATCTTCGTTCATAAGGCACTTGACCCCGTAATCGCCAAGACGGAGTTCGGCATAGGCATTGATTTCGGCTTTAGCCTTGACCACTATCTTTTCCATATCCTCACGGAAACGGTCGTGGGCATACTGAATATCGGACGGGGCATTCTCACGGAAGCACTTCATAGAATTAAGAAGTTCCTTCATCTGTGACTTGCCCATCGTCTTGCCCGAATTGAGGACCTGTTCAATCGTGTCCTCAAACCGCTTGATGCCGGTCTTGAAGTTCTCGAACTTCGCCTTGATATGTTCGCCATACTCTTCGGAGAGATTGCGGATTTCAACCCTGGACATACTCTTGCCGTTCAATCGGGTAATCGTGCAAGGCACACCATCATCCACGTGACCTGCGGTAAGAAATTCAGCCCATTGAATAGGAGTCATTTCAACTTCGATAATAGCGGGGTGCTTTCCGTGGATGTGCTGGTCGGTAGGAGTTCCACCCATATCGGACACAACGGCATTGCAGATTCGAATATAGACGGGCGAATCCGTCTTGATTTCCGAACCGAACATAGGCTGGGGAGCGCCACATTGCAGACGACCCCAAGTAATCACACCCATATAGTCTTTTTCGTATTCAGCATCGTGCATAAGTACCTCGATTGTTTTAATTATTTCGTTACTCCGTTCATCACGGCATAGGCAATCTTCTGTGCATACTCAAGCGGAGAGTTGTAGCTGCTGATTTCGCTGATAGGCGTGAGTTTCCAACCCACCTTGATATTGCTCAAATCGGTGGGCTTCTTGGAGTAATAGGTGCGTGCAGAGTAGTTCCACTTACGGCTATCAAAGTCGAAGGTGGCTTCCACATAGAAACACGAAGAGTTACGACCCTTCCACATCACTCGCCAGACCTTGCGTTCCGGGTCATTGGACCCGATGCTCTCCAGTTCTTCCTTGGAGAGCATTTCGCCCTTCAAGGCTTCCGAGAAGAACATCTTTCCGGTCAGCACATCAAATTCAACGGGGTTATAGTGAACCTTGAGCAAATCTTCTATGCGGTTAACGGCACGGAACAGGACATCCTGTTCCTGCACGGTCAAGGACTTGTTCCCGTTCCTTTCGTCAAGGAGTTCTTGAGCCTTGGCGAGAAGTAAGTCGGCGACATTCTTGGAAATCTTTTCTGTAGGCATTTTGCTATCCTCGGTAAAATGTGGTTGTCTTTGTACCCTAAATATAACACTTTATCTATTAAGTGTCAATAGCAAATCGTAAAAATTTCCAACTTTTTTTACTTGAGGGCTTCAAATTCTTCGGGATAGGCTTTGCGGATGGCGTCTTCGCTGATGGTATAGGGCATAATTCCATCCTCCGCATAGAACTTCGTGAGCTTTGCGGATGCGTCGGGGTATCGTGCCATAATCGTACCGATGTCCGAATCGGGCTTCTCGCCATAAGATGTGGCAAGTTTCCTTGTTGCACACTTGATTCGTAAGTCATAGAGTTCGCCACGGGTCTTGGGCTTCGGTTTCTGCTCCGCAATGACCTTCGAAAAACCGGATTCCACCGCTTCCTTCTGTGCGGATTCAGCCTGTGCCTTGGCTTCCTCGTAGGACGGTTCCACGATTTCGGCATCCTTGAGGGTGGCTTCCTTGTCCATATAGTTCCGGGGTACACCTACGAAGTCGGTTTCCACAACTGGGGGTTCTTCGGAAGTGGTGGGTTCTTCCACGGGCTTTACTTCATCAGCGGTAGTCTTGATGTCATCCACAACCGGCTGAATGTTTATCTGCATATCAACAAAATGGACGGGGGGCATTACCCGTACATCAATCCTATTATCGTTGGGCTTGATGTCCACGTCTATCTGTGTACCTTCGGGGTACATACCCTTGAGAGTTTCCTTGATAATATCCCCAGGCTTTTCGGATGTAACAACCTCATCGGACTTTTCCGCAAGCACCGGCTTAAAGTCCTTGGGAGGATAGTCTTTATACAAGGGGGCGAGTGCTTCCAAGCATTCAGCTTCATTCTTGATTAAGCCACTCGGAGGGGGCGTCAATATTCCAAGACTCGCGTCGGATGTGTCTTCCGAAACCTCTGCCACCTTCTCGCATTCAGCATCCTCATCGGTCCCGAGAATCTGGTGGAGTCTTTCAATGAGTTCATCGTAAGTGCCATCAAAGGGCTTATAGAGAACCTTGATATTGGTCAGCTCCACCATACCCTTGTCAGCCTTGGATTCATCATAGGAAAGCCCGTACACGGGAAAGAAACGGGTCTTGACCTTACCGCTCTCGGATTCCGTACCCTTGACTTCGGACTTGTAGTTGGCACGGGCGAGGTAGCGGAGTTGCTTGGATTGCTTTTTCGTGATAATCAAAATGTACCTCTCATACTCAAATATAGCGATTGACTAGCCGTTCGGGAGAACCGGAACTTCCAGCCACCATTTAACGGGTGCCTGGATGTACTTGCCTATCTGTGGGCAGAACACATTGAACCTATGTGATTCCCTATCGAACTGACCGAGAACGGGTTCCGTGCATCCCTCTAGGATAAGCAAATAACCCAGCGGATTCGGGTAGCTAGGGCGAACTTCCTTGAACAGCTTCCATTTCATACAGGCTACTCCTTCTCCACGATGACCTTGGGTGTGAACATCGCAACATCCTTGGGGTTTCGACCGTAGAATTGCTGTAGGGTCAATCGCTTGTGGTACTGGTGCAATCGGTGTGCCACTCGCTTCCAGATGTGTTCCCAATCTACGGGCGCTCTACAGTTCGGACAAGACATTACATCTATAACTACCTTGCCATGGACATCGTAGCCAGTGTGTGCCGTAGTAATGTCAGCAGCCAAAACACGATAGTAACGGGCTTCGGCATTAGCCCAATTTTCACGAGCCTTGATACGGATGAGCTTGTTGTTCAGTTCAGCGGTTGCCTTTTCGGACTCGATGGTATTTACCATCTCACGGATGGCATAAGCCTGCTCAAGAAATGTGCCGGACATTTCAAGGAACTTTTCCATCTTTTCGAAAAGCGTCTTGTTTTCCATATTATCCTCGCTTTTGTTTCAAGAGTAGGTTCAAGCATTCCAGTAGGCTAGACTGCTCAAACGTAATATGCTCATCAATGAACTTATCGACCTCTCTCCAGTCAATATTGTAATAGGAACGAATCCACGAATAAGCGGAGGGTTCGTCCTCACAGAAATGAACGAGGATGTTGTCATTATCCTCGGAAGCCTTTTCGTGGTAATAGACTGCTATCAACTTGAACATAGTGCTAAATTCCTTTAATCAGGCATCGTGTCCGTATAGAGATTGGTAACATCTTTCTTAATGATAGTTAAGATATGGTCATCCGGGAGCAATTTCAGCCATTGTTCTAGAACAAACTCGGCTTCCTTATATGAAGAAAACCATTCGAGGAGTTCCGAACAACATACACCCCTTTTATGAAGAACCCTACCCATAGTTCTATCATAAGCGGCATATTCGGAATATTGCTGTTTGGGAATGTTGGCTTTCATACAAACACCCTAGTCGAAGTACCCAAGTTCTGCCACAGCATCCATTACCAACTTCACTTGGTAGGCATAGCAATATCCCTCAAGACAAACCATAGTGCTACGGTCGCCATACTTGACATGGATGTAGAGATGCGGATTCTTCTTGAACTGGAAGTTATCGGGATTCCACTTCATTTCACGGATGAGGTCGGCAACGAACACCGTGATGGTGGGTGGTGTGTAGATACCACCTACAACTTTAGTATGGATGTCTGCAAGTTCTTGTGTCATTTTCATAAGATGTTCCTCGGTTAGATGTTTGTGTCCTTGACAAGACGGACGGAGAAGCCATGGTTGCCCCAAGCGGTAGCCATAGTGGTGCAATCATCGTTATGGAAGACATAATTGGTGCGGATTTCGTCCGCAAGACCGGTACTCCAAGTGTAGGAAGCATCGCCCACGAACCAATACCTACCTTCCATGAAATAGCCACACTTGCGGATGTCCATTGCCGGAATAAAGGTAGGATTGTCATTCAAGAAACGAACAAGTTCCTTGCTTTCCTCAACGGTGGGGAGTCGCCATCCATTCAGCTTCTTTGCAATTCGCTGTGCGGCATCAACGGTGTAGTAGTATTCGTCCGTCTTGGGATTGTAAGTGATACCTTCTCCGGCATCATTCTCACGGAGATTGTGAGCCATCCATTCGGTATTGCCCACTTTGCAAGTAGAAAAATCATTAGACATAATCGGCACTCCTTTATTGAACCTTGGCTTCATAGGCATTTGTCTTGATTTCAGTCAGCACATCAATGAGCCAACCCTTGCCGGAATACAGACGCTTGGCTTCTTCGTAATGGCGGTCCACGGATGGCATATTTACCTTGCTGACGGTCTTCTCGGTAACAAGAGCCATACGAAGACATTCGAGGGCGTGGAAGAACGAAGTGTCCTTCAACTTCTCGTCCGTGGTCTTGATTTCTTCTTGAATTTGCTTCAAAGCGGAGATAATCTGTTGCTTGGAGATTTGGGCTATTGCCATTGAACTATCCTCGGCTGTGGTTGGTTGTCTTTGTACTCCAAATATAACAAAATATCTGTTGCCGTCAACAGATATTCGTAAAATAGTATGTTACATTTTTCTTACAAAAGGCAAGTGTCCTTGGAGAGCGGTCTGCCACAGACGGGGCAGGCAACACCCTCGATAGATGCATAGGCATCGTCAAGGTAGTCCTTGCAGTCCGCAATAGTTGTGGTCACGGAGTTGTATTCACGGACCGAACGGACGAGGGCTGACATATCCTTGCTAGTCCATCGGCACGGCTTCGGCTCTTCCAGCTTTGACAGCTTACGGAGTGCCAAATCCACGGACACTTCGGAATTGAGGATTTCCTTGTAGTTCTTGATGGAGCGTTGCATCGGGATGAGCTTGCCCTCCCACTTGCACGGTTTCGGTTCTTCAAGACCGGCAAGTTCCTTGAGGTACTTCGTACATTCGGCAGTGGATGTGGATGTAGAACGATACTCACGAACCGAGCGGACAATGGCTGACATATCCTTTTCCGTATGCTTCGGGGGTTCGGGCAGTTTAAGGGCTTCCACCTTGCGAATTGCCGGGTAAACCCTAGCGAGAACCTTGCAAGTATTGATGTAGGAATCCAATGCACGGATAGCCGATTCCTTGTTGTAGATGATAACGGAGCGGTCCCCGCTGACAAGCCATTCGGGAATATCAGGATAGTTGCGGATAGCCTTGTAGTCCATAATCAGCTTGGACAGGGCTTCAATGCGGTGGGTAAGGCTGTTAATGGTAGGCTCTTCGTCCGTAGCTTTCTTGAGAAGGTCTTCCGCTGACTCCACCCATTCGTAGGAACTGACCTCTTTCGTGAGGGCATCCACGGAATCCTTCGTTTCTTCAAGGGTTGCGGAGGTATCTGCAACATTCCTCTTGGCGATGGAGAGGATTTCGTCCACGCACTCAAGACCTGCGAGGGAGTTGAGGTACTGGGATGCTTCGCCGGGGGTGGCTGCGAGAAGGAAAGGAGCATCCATCTGCCGTTGAACGGATGCATCGGCAAGATTGAAAATCTTCGTGACATCATCGGGAACAGCGGTGCGGAGAGCTTCGTACACCTTGCCGTCCACGATGTAACCATTGAAATCGTTAGAACGCTTTCGCTCAATGATGTGTCCGTCAACTTCCACGATGACGGAGGTGTATTCGTCAGCCTTGAACTTCGTCTTGTTCTTTGCCCAGTAGGACACATAAGCATCCCCGGACGGAGTGTTGAACAGAACCCAGTACAAGGCACGGAGAACAGCGGTCTTACCACTGTTGGAGTTGCCCGAAAGCACCGTGGAACGACCAAGGTCAAGGTCTAGGTGCTTATGGCATTGAAAGTTGTGAATGGTAATTCTTGAAATCAAAATCTGTGTTTCCTTTTAGTAGGATATACTTGGGAACTAATCTCTGGCGTCACGGACCAAGCGGACACAATACCTACAAGTGTCCGGAACGATATTGGTAACGAACGGGTAGTCCTTCGTTCCGTTCACGATGTCCACATACTGGCAATCGTTAGGGCGGTCATTGTCGAACAGAAAGGCATTGATATGCTTAAACTTATTCCGGTTGGAATGCTTGAACAAATTGCTGACATCGTAGAAAGTAGGAACTCGCCATCCGAGCGGAATGGTTGCCACAATTCGCTTTGCCGATTCGAGGGTGTACAGATAGCCATACTCCCCACTCGTAGCGGTAACATCGTCCTTGCCATCGGTAAGGCAAAGGTTGGTGCTTGCCCATTCAAGGTTGCCGATGCGGACGCTCTGCAAAACCATGAGAGAAGCCATTTCCCTCACAGTGATTCGTGTAGGCTCAACGTGCTTGGTAGCTTCACGTATCTGTTCGGCTGCTTTCTTGAAGGCTTTCAACGAAAAACCGTCATCCTTCCAACGGTTATGGGCTGTTAGCTTGTCTATAGTCTTCTTGCTTTCCTTGGGTATCATAGTTAATCTCCCTTGTCCGCAATGCATAGGTAGAGCATACCCACCGCACCTAGGACAAACGCACATAAATAAAGTAATGCCTTTTTCAACAACTTGACCATAGTGTTACTTTATCGGGGCTATGGCTTCGTAGGAATAGGCAAAAGTCTTGTGGTCATCCGTATGGCAACCGGCACAGCCATTGAGCCACCCGGCATCCCTAGCCAAGTCTGCCATTATCTTCTCGTTCACGACCTTGCGGAGTTCTTCTTCCGTAAGCTCCGCACTACTGGCATTTACCTTGATAGCAAACTCGATGGACATTATGAAATCAATCTTCGATGGCATCCTCAATGCACCTCACTAGATTCGGTATCAATAAGCCATTCCTGTTCGGGGAGAACAGTGATAGTCTTCGTAATCTGTTCTAGAGAAACATCCTTGATATGAGCATTTCTCTTTGCACCCGTAGCAAAAACACGGGCAGACTTGTAATCGCCAAACTTCTTTTCTCCGCGTTCGTTATAGAACTCGTTGAAATAGGAAACAACATATTCGTTGACGGTATCAGGCATAATGGCTAACCCCTTGGACCTATGCTCTTGTCGAACCAGTCCGATGTAGGAATGATATTGAAACTCTTGCGAACCTCATACAAAGAGATGTTCTTGTTTCCAGCCGTTGCAAGACGGTTGGCATTATCCTTTGCGGTCTTGAGGGTATGAAATTCCTCAAACAAATTTTCGTGAGGAACATTCACGGATGTCCACTCAAGACGATAGCAGATTTCTTCTCGCATTAGAAGCTGTACTCCTTGTCAGCATCGATTTCAGTACCAGCAACATCTCCAACCATCAGCACTTGCACACCCATCTTTTCTACGAGTGTGGAAAGCACCCTTCCGAGTTCCTTTCGTGGCTTGATGTACTCGCCATCACGGAGATGCTTGAAGGGTTCGTCCAAGAGAAGCAACGGGCGCTTGCCAGCCAACCTCATACAGCCCACACGGAGGGCGAAGCTGACCGTATCGACAACGCCACCGCCAGAAGAGTCCAACGGGTTGAGTTCAGCCTTGTCCTTGCAGATACGGAACTCCGCATCCACCTTGCCCCTCTTCGGAACGAAATTCACGTGGAAGGCGTAGCCCGGAAAGAGCAAGTCGATGCAGTTCTGCACGATGTTCTCCACGGCATCCTTGAGCTGGTCTTGCGTCTTGGATGCAACATCCTGCAAGAGTGCAAGAGCCTTTTTCTGCTTGTCCAGAGTAATCGTGGAAGCATCCAAGGACTTCCGCTTCGTCGCAAGCGAATCCGTGGCGATGTCCAGTCTTGCACGACCGTTAGACACCTTTTTCTGTAAATCTTGAATTGAGAGCATTTAGACTCCGGCTTCGGTAAGCAACTTGTCCGCTGCGGTAAGGTAGGCTTCCTGTGCGGTCTTGTGTTCTTCAAGTTCCTTCTGCATCTGTTCCATCAAGTCTTCGGCTTCTTCAAGGGAGGACACATTGAACTCACGCTTCCAGTTTTCCTCGATTGCCTGCTTCTGCCCTTCGGCTCTGGACTTTTCGCTCTTGAGCTTGTCAATACGGGCCTTGATGTTTTCCAAATCAATAGTTGCCATAATAGTTTTTCCTTTTGGTTTGTAATTATATAAACGGATTCTAGGTCTTGTCCGGGTTGTAGGCGTCAAGAACCTTCTGTGTTTCTGCACGAACATCCTTGTCCTTTTCCTTGGACATAGCTTCTTCCACATTTGCGATGAAGTCGAGATGCGGAACTTCAAATGCTTGCAGACCCTCCATATAAGTTTCAAGGGATTGACGGGATTCCCTCTTCGGGTCCGGATGAACCTTGCCGAACTTCTTGAGTGGAACTTCCTTGATGGAGAAGTCGGAAGTGTCTAGGATATAGACACGGGGCTTGTAGTCTGCCATATCCGATGCTTGAATGTTAAGGCATCCGCAAGTGACCACCTTCGCATTCTTGAACTCACGGATGTAACCGTGATGATAGTCGCCGGTCAAAATTAACGAAGCATTAGAACGCTTCAAGAGGTCTTCTGCAATGATACCAATGTCCGTCAGCGGAGTTCCGTTGCTAGAGTGAGGACGGGCGTCATTATCCGGGAATACGAGTTCGTGAACACACCAGATGTCGCAATCTGGAATCTTTTCCGGTACAGCCCCGAACGGATAGGCTTCAAGAAGGGTCTGTACATTCTCGTGGTTGACCAAATCAAACCACGAACTCGAACGGAGTTCAGTCACGTTGTCCAACGAGAAGATTGTTCCGATTGTGGACTTGGACACATTTTCGTATTGATGCTGGAGTTCATCATGGTTTCCTACAAGCACACGGACCGGAGTCTTTCCGAAGCCCCTCAAGAGGTTCAATGCCTGCACGGTTGCTTCCGTAGATGTCCTTGCACGATGGAAGAGGTCGCCAAGAATCCACACTTCATCGCAATGCTCTTCTTCCACGATTGGATAAAGCTGTTCCACAGATTGCTTCTGTTCTTCAAGCCAATTATCGGGGTCAACTCGACAAATAGGTGCATCTCCACGAAGATGCCAGTCTGCTGTTAGTAAACAACGCATTAACGTAGTTCCTTCTTGTAAAAGTCCTTTTCGGATTCCATCACTTCGATAGAAACGATGCCACACGAACCACGCCTAACGGGGGTACTATCGGAGATGCCAAGTTCCTTCTTCTTCAAGCCCAGGAACTTAATGGCAAGTTCTTCATCCGTGAAATACCAAGATTTTTCACCGAACGGAGTAGCTGTGGGGCTATTATTGATAAATACCTTATATTCTGTCTTCATAATTTATCCTGCATTGAAACTTGCGTGAACCACAACCGCCTGCTTATCCGTAGGCAATGTGTAAATTCCGATTTCTGTAATCTCTTCTACCTTGTGCGAAAGAAAGAAGTCCTTCCTATAACTTACGATGTCACCGCTATCACGGAGTTTTGAACCATCAGCGGTGAACTTATCGAAAACTCCATCGTTAATCAAGTCAACTAGCTTGGCACGGGATTCACAAGCGATTACCGCTGAATCGTATGTGTCATATTCAAACTGGTTAGTTTCAACCAAAAACAGCTTCATAAAAAGTCCTAGAAAAGAAAAAGTGGCATCCCCTTATCTTTAAGACAACCACATCCGAGGAACAAGGGGATGCCACGAGAAAGTTCTAAAATTAAAGCAATAAAACTTATCTATCTGGCAAAATATTACATACTAATATAGTAATTTTGTCGTTCCAAAGATAGCAAATATATAATCCCATTAAACAAAAACGTGATATATCCACTTTTGCTTATGATAGATTTTACTCAAGACTGCGTTTCCAACATAGTCGGATAGCAGGAAACGATATTTGAGTTTCGCTTCTTTAACTTTCTGGAATAGTTTCTTCCAAGTTTTCACTCCATCAAGTGTTTGCTTCCATCGCTCATCTTGAGTTTCAACGCTGAACTTGGGGTAGAACCACCCCTTTTCAAATTTCTTGTATGCCCTGCGAGCTATTTCAATGCTTGCCGCAACCATATCGGGAGTATTCTCATTGCCGTATGCAAAGTTACCCACAATAGAGGAATACGCCGGATTGACCTCAACCAACTCGTACTTGTGTATGTTGGCAAGCATTTTGATTTTATTTACGAATAATTTTCGCTTCCATTTATTATTACATAATATATTTATATTCTTACCTTTATGTTTATTTGCGGGTGCTATACTTAACTCCTCAATAGCGAGTTTAGAACATTTCCAGTAATCCAGCAACTTGTTAATCTTATGAGCTATCGCTATTGTTTCGTGTTTCAACTTATTCAAGTAATACTTAGATTTTGAATCCGAAGAATATTTCCCATTAGGCTTTGTAAGGGCTGTAAGGTCATACACCTCTTTATGCAAGACCTGAAATTCATCATTCTTACCAAACTCGATAACTGATACCCCGATGTAGTTGGGGTTCATATCTATGCCGAGAACACGATTAATTTTTAAGCCCTTGTAGGTTTCGTTATGAATTAAAGTTTCATCATACGTTAAAAATATATGGGTATCAGTAATTTTTACAGTTATAGGTATTTTATTTTGATTTGCTAATTCCTGTACAATAGAAAGTTCGTGAGCCAGTTTCTTTTTTAAGGGGCAGAATTTAATCTCCTTATGCACACCACGAGAAGGCTTATATATAATAACTTGATTGCCTAAATCAAACTCAAATAACCTATTACCCGCATACTGACTTTCGCCGACGCTACATAACGGATGCATTCTATGTTGCTTAAACTGTTCTTTAGTAATATAGCCCTTTAAATATCGCTTTAAATTATATTTACCACCGAACAATATAGGCTTTCCGCTACTAGACAAAAATAACCCTTGAGCTTCCTTTGTTGCCGAGGAAGCTAACCAACAATTTACACCAAAAATTTCCTTAATCTTATGCCAGGTATCATTCCCAGAACATCCTTCTTGCAACCGTTTATAAGCCATACGAAACATACTACTATACACACGAATATCATCGTGTATATCAGGGCTATTTACTATGGCTAATTTTAAAGTCTTCATATTGCAAATATACATTATGGTAGCATAATTGTCAAGACCATCTAACAATTTTTTTTTTAATAGCGTAAAATTAACAATGTCTGTTGACAATTTCTAGGTAATCAGTTATATTATGGTTATGACAAAGCAGCCACATACCGACGACATCACGGGCATCATCGCCATGCTTCCCGAAGACAAGCGGAAGCTCTTCCTAAACACTCTCTACTCTATAGCCCGAACAGCTATTGATGCCCGATGCGGAGAACTGCAAATTATGGATATTGAAATCCTGCAATCCCTAGAAGCCGAAAGTAACGCTATATTTGAAGAGTGGATTTTTAAATAGAACGAAAATTAGTTAAATTAAGTAGTATAAGACCAAAGAGGATATTATGCCGAAATTAAAAATTAAAATTCACGAAAAATCCACGGATTTACTTGAAACCACCAAACAATTCCAGGACGCATTGGAATATGCCTACCATAACTTTAATGGTAAAGTGTTCCTTGATGAAATGCGGAGTATCGCAAATAAGGAAAGAACTTATAGCGACACCGCTTCATGGGAACAAAAAAGTGTTACACCCGTAATTGACCGCCTTAAAGAAGCAATGTCTGCCTTTGCTACTACCTTGCATCATAGTATAGATGCCCTATAAGGAGAAATTAAGATATGTCAAGACTCAAAATCAAGGTACACGAAGCCTTTGGTGGTCCTAGCACACCAAAAGAACTTAAAGACGAATTGGAAAAAGTTGTTTCCGATTTCAGCAAATTTATCGGAGAACACAAGGGATATGACCGCTATGAGGGCAAGATTGCTTACTATATAGCAGACTTGGGGTTCGGTAGTACCGAAGAGGACAAGAATGAAGCACTTGATGTAATTGACTTGCTTCGTAATGAACTGTTACAGCTCCGTGGGATGATTGAGGACACCCCTATTCCCGAAAGCACCACGGAAGACTAAAGGACACTTTCACCCGTGCAGACGCTCTATATCCCCAAATACGATATTCACTATAGAGTAAACCCAAAAAACTCCTGTGAATTGCAGTGGTCAAAAAAACCATTCGGCCCTCTTACCGCTTGGCAACACGCCTATACATTCAATAATCCAATTAGAGCTTTAGACACGGACGATAAGACCGGTCAAGGCGTAGTTGTATTGAATGACAGCACCACCTATGTAGGCTCTGGTGTTCGTGTATGGGGCAGAAAGTTCTATACGGCTGGTTCTCGCATTTATAGCCTATATGCTATTGGAGAATCAAAGGATAACAATATGTCAAAACTTACTATCCATACACAAAAGAATGAACGATTGTCCGATTTCTCGATGGAAGACATCGTGGACGAAGTAGTTAAAGACACAAAAGCTTACTTCGACCGCCACGAATCCGATAGCACGGAGGACACGGTGGATGTAGGCTACGCCCTTGGAAAAATCCTTGAAAAGTGGATGCCCAATATGCTGACGAACATTGCGGAAGACGCTATGAATAAGCTGGGCTACTTCAAGGACGATTACGACAAGTTCGCAGACTCCATTGAAACAGCCGTGGGCTACAGCCACAAGGACTAGCACCACGGCTTCCGTTGAACCCTTAACCCGAAGAGCCATAACCCTTGAATATCGACGATTACCCGAAGCCCATTGTCATCGACGGACTAGCCCCGTTGCACAAGAAAAGACACACGGCAGGAACGAAGGAGCGATGCGTCTTCTGTGGAACAAAGACCTACCGCTACATCGGAGGAAAGCCCGTGTGTAGCTACTGCTCCGGAACGAAACAGGCACACAAACTAGGACCCAACTGGAAAGGCAAAATCGTAAGAACCGAAAAGGAGCAAATGTATGCTGAAAATTAAAGTACACGAACGAGTTGATGAAACGAACTTGAGCGGATTCAAGCAGATGTTCCAGAAGTTCATGGGAGGTGCGGACAACTGCTCTTACACAAACGGAAACTGGAAAATTGCCACGGGTGCCTATGACTTGTGGTTTGAAATCTACTTGAACGGAACTCCGATTATCGGTTGTGTTGACGGAAAGTGCAAGTGGTACAAGAACCCAATGGAAGTGGGCTTGTCCAAGGAAGACGGCCCGAAGATTGAAGCCATCATCACGAGCGAATACCCCGAAATCTCCTTTACGGAGTAAGATATGCCCAAGAATCTCGACGACATAGAATTTCTCAAGGACCGGCACTCCCTCAATGTGATTACTCGCATTGCGGACACCCATACCTATGTTGCATTGAAGCACAGCATCTCCATCATCGGGTACAACACAGAAGTCTATCTGCCGGTCATCTCCGAAGGTACTAAAGACTTTCCCATCCACGATAGGGGGGATTTCTCCATCTATAGCGGTATGCCGATGGAGGGTGCATACAACGAAGAAGACCGCACTGGTTCTGTTTACAACGACAAGGACCACGAATATCGCTACAACGAAACACCGGACTTTATGGCTAGAATCGCATTCCTCGACCCGCAGAATCAGCCGGTCATCCGTGGCAAGGAAATGTTCCTCAACGAAGAGAACACCGCCTACACCTTGAAGAACACTGGGGGTCATCGTGACTATTGCCCCGGAGATATAGTGTTGCATTCCAAGCTGCTGATTCACTACGGAGATGAAGACTTGAGTTACTTCGTGCGAAATATCCAAGTCTTGCGAAATCCGAATGCCAAGAAGGAAAGCGAAGAAGCCCTCATTTACCTCGACCTTGTATTGCACTTGTAGAGGGGATTTGTTATTTTTCAAGACGAATAATTAAGGAGTTTTTTATGAAAAACAATGAAGGTCTTACCAAACTCAATCGACCCGATAAAGAATACACCAAGCAAAAGCCGGGTTATCCAAAACCGGTTGACTACGGCTACGAAAATGACATTACTCGCCAAATTTGGCAGTATGTCCGCAATCATAAAGAACTCGGAATTGATAGTGGCTGGGACACCGGTTCGGGTCTTGTGATAATGAATGCAGATACGGATGACCACACTAAATATGCCCGTATCGAGTACAACCACGATACAGACAGCATTGATGTTACTACACTAACAGACAGAACTACAAAATCGTTCCCGTTCGAAGATGCCACCATAGAAGAAATCCTTCTTACCGTTATCGACTCCATCGAAAACAAAACTACAAAGAAGGAATCTTACTACTCCCAGGGAAACCACGACGGACGATGGTTCCGTCCGGCAAAGGCACAGGAATCCTTCCCTAGCCAAGCCGCCTACCTTTCCTACAAGAAGGGCTACAACGATGGAAGCCTTGGCATCTACGAAGCCACGAACGACCCAAAGTTTGACGCGGAAATCAAGGATTTGAAGTCCAAGAAGGATATGCCCGAACTCGTGAGTTCGCTGAACAACCTTACCACGGAACAGCTTGTCCTTCTTGAAAAGGGCTTTGGCGATGGCGAACTCGCTACGGATATGGACACGGAAGAAATGGACATCAAGGCGAAGGACTTGCATCCCACCCAGAACGAAATCGACGTGGGAAAATCCCTCTCCTACCAAATCAGCGGAAAGAACCCAGACCAGATTAAGCAGATTCTTGATGGCGGTCCGGTCACTGTGAACCTTCCGCTCGTTGTATATGACTACAGGGGTACTTACTACATCGTGGACGGACACCACAGATGGTCGCAAGTTTTTATGCTGAACCCGAACTGCACTATCAAGAGCATCGTGTTCAAGAACTCCGCTGGCGATACGGAACAAGACCCAGCAGATATGCTACGTGATTTTCAGGGTGCGATTGCCGTTGCCAACGATGGTGATGTTCCGTCTAGTAAGGTGCAGGGCGGTATGAACATATTCGACTGGTCTTCCGACCAACTCCGCAAGTACCTTGACGATGAAAGCACCGGCATTCAGGACGGTATGATTAGTGCATATCGTGATTTCTATAACTCCGAAATCGACAAGAGCGATATTGAGAATGCCATCATCGGCAATGCCGGTCTTATGCTCAAGTCCAACAAGCCCATCAAGAATGCCCCTAGCCGTAGCGTGATGCCCCAAACCGACACTGGCAACAATGCCGGTTTGAAGACCGCAATGGCTGGTATGACGGACATTTAATGGAGAGTAAAACTCTTCGCCTTTGGTAGTAGGCTTACAACTACCCTACCGATAGATAGTCGGGAAGTTAAGTCTGTACAAGTATTTGTCGCACAAATACTTGTGGCGAACTAGGATGATGAGTCCTTATCGTCTGACACACGAGGTTACAGAATAAGCAATTATTCAGTGCGTGTGGTTGATGCAGAAAGCGATAACTATTAGTTTCATAGAAACTGGTAGAAATCGTGTATCGGAAGAGTATTTCAAGAACCAGTATTAGTAGGGTTTTGTCAACGCGGTGCAATACCATACTAATACTGGTTCTTGGAAAACAACCTAATAAACACGGGTAACTTGAGCAACCTTGAGTTCGCCCGATTGATGATTTACCTGTACTACAACCGCTGCGACCAGACCTAACGGAGAAATGGATATGCCACACAAAGCCTTTCTACACAAGAAGTCTTTGCTCGACCAGTTTAGGGATGACCACAAGCATACTGGGGTCATCCAGTCTATGCGTGCTGAACACACTTGGAACAATCCGCTGACCCGAAGGAAGAGAACCAAGAAGCTCAACGGATGGATTAAGTCCTTTGCCGGTAAAGACCATATCCGCAAGCTCTCCCGATTCAATGCGGTGCAAGCCCACAGACACGAGAGCGTTGGTGCTGACGGGGTTAAAGTCAAGCAGTATGTTGACATCTTCGAGTTGCCGGATGGCAAAATCATCAAGGCATTGAACAAGTGCATCCGCTGCCCCCGAAAGTTTGCGGCAACGCAATACATCACGGGATGGGTGGAGAACTACCCCGAAGAGAACCTTCCGGGAAAGTACACGGTGGTCTATAAAAACGCCAAGGGCATTGAAGACAATTTCTTTACGGATGACATCCAGGACTTGCCGAACTACCAGATTAGCGGTCCGGTTCCGTCCGAAAAATCAGTTGTAGGAGAATCCACTATGAAGACAAGCGAGAAGGAATACAAGCACGTTTCCCCGTATATGATTGACACGGCTTTGCCTATTCTCAAGAACGAATACGGATGGAAGCTGGCTACGGAAGACGACGTGGCAGAGTTCATCGAGGACTACTGGGATGCATTCGTCAAGGCTTACAACCGCTCCGAAAAGGGTGGCGACGGTCCTATCCGTGATGGCATTGAAGCGGCATTCAGCGCCGAAGATGCGAAGGTCACTAGGGCTGAATACGGAAGCGAATTTGAATCCAAGAAGAACGAAGTTCATGTATTGCCGAACCCCACAATAATTTATAAAGGCCCAATCGAAGACGCTAAAAAGGCTTGCCACTATGTTAGCAAGATTCTTGCTGATAAAGGGCTAGGATGGGGCAGAGTATCTTGGCAAGCACCCAAGGATGGGGAGTTCCACTATGGACACCCGGAAAAGGATGTGTACACCGTTACTCTCCGTGGCTCTAATGACTTAATCAAAGATTCCTTTGCAGTTTATAAAGATGTTTTTGGAAACGACTTCTGGAATAATTGCGATGCATCCCCAGATGGATGGGTAAATCCCCAAGATATAGCAATTCGTGATGTTGCTACGGAATCCAAGAATGCAGATGAAAAACTTGGCTACGAAAAGGGTCACAAGAACTCCAAGGGCGAGGATGCCCCGTGGGTCATACGTTCCCACGAGGACAACCGCATCCTTGCATCGTTCGCAACCGAAGACGAAGCCAAGAAGCACTTGCAGAGGATGAAACAGTATTCCAAGGGCGAATCCAAGAAGTCCGAAGGATTGAGCAACGAAAAGGTCAAGGATGCCGTCAAGTTCGCGGCAACAGAAGCCGGTCTTGAAGACTACCTAAAGGTTGATTCCGATGGTGCTATGTCCGTGACCGTTTCCCTCCCCATCAACTCGGAAAAGTTGATGTGGAGGGAAACGGTCCGCTGGGTCATAGACAGCAACGAAGGTACGATTGAAGAATACCTCGACACGGAAAAGAACCTAGTAAGGGATTTCACGGACGACCAATCGCTCGTGTCCATGCTGACCCTCCTTTTCCAGACCGCCCGTATGTCCTTGCGCCAATGGCTTCCGAAGAAATCCGAAGCACTCTTCAACAAGGAAGAACTTGAAGAACCCGTAAACAGCTACATCTCCGATGTGTTCGCAGACCTCGTGGTTTCCTTCCACTGGGGCGAGGACGGTGCCAAGAAGTTCCTCGACAAGTACAACGATGTCATCCTCGCCAACTACGCCGAAGGGGAGATGTCCGCATACGAAACCGCAAGATACATCGACCGCAAGGAAAACCCCTATCCTCTTGAATCCAAGAAGAAACAGGAGTCCAAGAAGAACGAAGGTCATCTCGACTTCGTGGACACCATCGTTGTTCCGAAGTGGCTCTGGGATGCTTTCTACTTTGCGGACGAATATGGCGAAACCTTGAACGATGAAGAGGAAGAAATCCTTGCTGATTTCAAGGCGAAGTATGCCGATGCCAAGTACCACCTCGAAACCCCAGAAGAGGAAGCCGATTTCCGTAGCCATAACGATTTCGACAACTATGGCGGTCCGTGCTACGAAATCAATGTGTACGAATGGAAATAACCTAGCAACTCCATTGCATAGTAGGCTCCCGTCCGAATGGGCGGGGGCTTTCTTTGTTATCTATAACCTATTGACTATCTAGCGATAATTTGTTAGATTAGGGATGTGCAGGGTATGAAACCAAATAATGCATCCAGAAAGTTTAAGCCACTTGAAACCACTCTAATGTCCGTTATGGGAGCATTTGAAGTAGTCAAGCTGAAATACAAGGAAGCATTTGAATTTTTGAAGGACCGTTAAAGCCTATGGCAGACAATCCGATAGCAATGCAACAGAAGGAACTGAATGAACTTCGTGCAAATATGAATTTGCAAGTTCTCAACATATCCCGAAATTCCCTAGTGTCCATGGGAAACCTTCTACATCGTATGGATGCCATCGACAACGCCATTGCTATGAAGCTGGACCTCGACAATGCATCGTTGAAGGAACTCCTGGATGTGTCAAGACAGACCAACGAATCCACAAGGCTGCGTCTGGACATCCTCCGTTCTGTAAATGGCTACAACACGGACACCTCCAAGGTTGAGGTTGAAGAAACCGAAAGCACCCTCGACACCACGTTCAGCGAAGAGGATGCGGAAAGGCTCAAGGCTGAACTTGAGAAGAGGAACGGCAAAATCCAGGATGCCGAAATCGTTCCGTAGAAAAGTCCGTGCAGGAATCTTGTGTATAACAAGAATTTCCAACCTTTACGGCATCCACAACATCTTGTGTAACAATTCGTACATAACACCAACATACAGGCAACTCAAAAATAGCCCTACCTAGACCTCCACGGTAGGTTTGAACGGATGCGGGGCGGTTACTATATTTCAAGCACATACGTATCGTGGGGGCTGCCAACGGGTTCCGGTCCTAGAGTCGTTGGCAGACCCCCACACCTTTGAATTTTGTAGGACCCCGCACGATGACCGAGCAAACAGACGGCAAGACATTAAGAAAAGTTTACAATGCCGAACACGAATGGCTGACACTCGTTGAATCAATGGAAGTTTTCCTTGAATCAGCGGTAGAGCCACACAAGCGATTTGAATATAACGAAGACGGCATTACCGCTATCCCATACACAAACAAGCAGTGGGTTCAACTAACCGGCAAGGAAACCTCCCCGCACTCGGGATTGCTATGGCTAAAGCCTGGGAAGGTATTCAAGGATAGGAAGGGATATGTCCACCAGAGCCTTATTAGGTGCTGTAGCATCCTTTCTGGACGAATTGTATGGGCAATGGTACGGAACACTCTCCTTTGTAGCAAGATGTCCAACATCCCTATCCATTTGAGAGCAGTCAACAACACGATACACTATTACATCCAGAACTACACGGATTGCCCACTCAACCTAATCAATCGTGTAACGGACACACTATCGCTCGTAGCAAAAGTACACATAGACTTATTTTCCGACTGCACACCGGACGATATTAAGACCATCAACAAGAAAGACCGCATGGGTCAAGGTGCAACCGACTACATAACCCGTGAAAACCTACGACAAATGCTCATTAAGCGAGGAATCGGGCGACTCCATACACGGGAGCAGCAAGAGCAACTAATCGACGCCGTATTGAGCCTTGATACATTCGCCCATCTCAAGAAGGAAACCAAGAAGAGCATCCTCCAATGGCTCTGGACAAGAAACCTCTTGCAATCAAGCCATCCGTCAAAAACAGACCGAGTGTCCGCAATTAAATGGAAGCAGGCTAACAAGGTAGCCCTAACCTCCGCAGAACGAAAGTTCAAGTGCAAATATAAAGAGTTATTTGAATAACTAAAAGCCCCGGAAATCGGGGTTTTTTTAATACCCCAAAACGTTACCTTTTTCTTTTCGTATATATAGGAACTATGCTATGCGTTCTGAAAAAGGTAACGTTTTTATCCTAGGTATAAAGCTACTCCTGATGCTCACTTCGTTCGCATCTCGGGGCATACTCGTTCGCTTCGCTCACAAGTATGCCTGCAACTCCCTTGCGGGAGTTGCGTACAAGAAGGATTAGGATATACCACTCCTTAAAGAAGCCCGATAGGGCTTGCAAGGCGAACTAGGGAAAGCGAAGGTGCGAAGCACCGAGCGAATCCCGTATGTGAGTCCTTGCAACAAAGAAGGAGCGAGTATAGCGCATTTCGTTCCTAAAAGTCCAAGGTTCGTGAAGCGTGAGCGGCGATGCGAGGGGCGAAGCCCCGAACAGAGCGCGAATGCTTCGGAATAGGGAAGAGTAGGGGGTTTGGGTGGAGAGAAGCGGTAGTCAGTGTGACTTTTTTGTTTCGATATAACCGGACCGAAAAAGACAAAGGTAACGGCATCTTATATCCATCTAACAGATTATTTGTTATATTTCTAGTATAGGACAGCCACGGAACTCTCCCCTATGGACGAAGTAGGGGTAGCGGAGATTGCTAGATGGCTGATGACAATACCCTTTCGGGGATGAGTACCAAGGACTTGCTCAAGGCTGCCGCCATTGCGGAGGGGTATGAGTCCGTTCCAGTTGACATAGAAACTTTCATTGAAGACCCCAAGTACATCGGGTCCATCTATGGGGAGGGCAGAGTCTATCCCTATTGGAGAAATAGGCTCAAGCAGATTTATCCGAATCCGCTATATTCTCCGTACCTAGAGGTGTGCCTTTCGGGAGATACCGAAGTTGACCTTCTCGACGGCACTACGAAGACGATGGGTCAAATCTGCAAGGAGTATCCGGGTGGAGATTTCTGGGTGCTTGGATTCAATGTGAACACGAAGGAGTGGGAGCCGTGCAAGGCTCATTCCCCGGCTATTACGGGTTTCCGTAAGGTGTATAAGGTCACGCTTGACAACGGCAAGTGGTTCAAGGCTACCGCTGAACATCCGGTTCTCGGCAAGGACAACCGATGGTATAGGGTGGATAGCCTAAAGGTGGGGCAGTCCTTGATGCCCTACAACTTGACCTATGATGAGAAGGGCTATGCCTATGTCTGGGACAACAAGTCGCTACAGAAGGTAAAGCGCCGTAGGCTAGTTCAAAATTTCAAGAATCCCATCCCCAGCGGATGGCACGTCCACCACAAGAACCAGAACAAGGCTGACGATAGGCCTTGCAACTTGATAGCTTTGTCCCAGAATACTCATCTCAAGAAGCACCACGACTTGTGGCAGGAAGGTTTGAAAGACCCTAACAAGCGTCCGGGTCAAATTCAGCGGCTTGTAGATGGGTCGCAGGCATACAAGGCACAGAATCCCGAAGCCTATAGGGATAGCCGGTCTAGGGGCGGTGTGGCTTCCTGGAAGTCCAAATCTCCCGAAACTATTGCCCGAATGCGTGCTGGTCAAAGGGCTTGGGTCAATTCCGAAGCTGGCAAGTTGCAGTCTGCCGAAAAGTTCCGGAAGTATAATGCCACCCACAAGGAAGAGTTGCAAGCTCGCGCCCACAATGCCGTGAGGGTTAGATGGACGGACGAGAATCAGCGGTTGGGTGCATCTGTGAAGATGGCTTCTAGAAATCACGACCCGGAGTTTCAGCGGAAGACTCAATTCGCAAAGATATTGAAGTATTTGAATGTAGCCCTATTGTCCAATCCGAATTTTAAGAGTACGGAATTGACCTACAAGCGGAGGGCTACGGTTGCTCGTTATTTTGATTGCGTCGTGAACGGACGGATAGACTATGCATTGCTGGAGAGCAAGTGGGATTCTATTGTTGAAAGGGCAATAAATTACAATCACCGCATCGTTTCTATTGAAGAGTTGCCCCCTGAACCTGTTTACAATTTTACTGTGGACAAGTTACACAACTATGTTTTGTCGTGCGGAGTTGTTACATCAAATTGCATTACTGGTTGCATTGGTGCCGGGAAAAGTACCGTATCAATTATCGGGTTGCTCTATGACCTCTATAGGGTCACTCTGCTCAAGGACCCCCACAAGAAATACAAGCTCATCCCCACAACCCCAATCGTGATTACCCTCATTACCGCCACGATGGACTTGGCTGGTGCGGTGCTTGCCGACCAGTTGATTGATGTCATCGGGGCATCTCCATATTTCCGCTCCAAGTTGTTGCCCGGAAAGGGCGACAAGATTGACGAAGAGATGTTCCCGCACCACGTTGGAATCTCCTACGGTTCCCGAATGCGTCACTCCTTGGGCAAGGCTGTGATTGGAGCAATCATCGACGAAGCTAACTTCCAGAACGCCGTGGCTGACCAAGCCGTGCAGAACTACAACTCCATCCGTCGAAGAATGTTCTCCCGTTTTATGACGAGGGGTGGTGAAGTACCTTGTCGAATGTGGGTGGTGTCATCCCGAAACGAAAGCACCTCTTTCCTTGAAAGTCACATCGACGCGGAGCGAAACAATCCGCAAGTTGCCATCTTCGAACCGGCAATCTGGGAGGTGCAGGCCCACAAGGGCATCTATAGCGGAAAGACTTTCCCCGTGTTTATTGGTTCGGATGTGGAGCAGCCGAAGGTGCTTACATCGGATAGCGAACTAGATGAGTATGCCGGTAGGATTATCCACGTTCCGGTGGAGTATAGGAAGGACTTTGAGAACAATCTGCCGGGTGCTTTGCAGGACTTGGCTGGTGTGGCTACCCGAAATGGGGTCAACCTCATCTACAATGTTGAAGCACTGGACAAGTCTATGTGCCTTGACAACTGTATGACGAAGGACGAACTCCAGCTATCAATGACGGACCACGACCAGATTAGTGATTTTTATAAGGGAAACTTGCCAAAGGGAAAGTATTACATACACTTGGACGGTGGCTTGAGGAACGACCGCTTCGGGTTCGCAATGAGTAGGGTAACGGAGAACATCAGCGTGTCTACCGTTTCCGCTATCGACGGAGGGCAGGTCAGTAAGATTAGCCCGGCGGTTGAAACTCCGCTCGTGTTTGGTATCAAGGCTCGTCCGGGTAGTGAAGTGCCATTCTGGAAGGTGCGAGTGTTTCTGGCTTACTTGCGTAGTAGCGGGGTCAACATCGCACAGATTACTTGTGACGGCTACCAGAGTGCCGATATGATGCAGTTGCTCACGAAGATGGGATTCAACGTCAAGTATGCTTCCGTGGATAAGACGAAGGACCCGTATCTCAAGTTGAGCAGCAACATCATCCTTGGGCTGATTAAGATGCCGAAGTCCAAGATTTTGAGGATAGAATTGATGAACTTGCAGAACCTACCGAAAAAAATAGACCATCCAGCAACTGTTGTTGTGGATGGCGAACAAGTGGCGGGTGGTAAGGATATTGCGGATGCGGTGGCGGCAAGTTCCTATGAAGCTATAAGTAATTCTATTACATTGGGAGCGGCATCACTACTTAACTTGCAGAAATCAGTGCCTACACAGATGAGTATGCTTCAACGACAGGAATATGTGATGCAGAATTTCTTTAAAATTAAAAGATAGTTCTTGCCTACTGTTTAGAGATTATTTATATTTGTAGTATAAAGTTTAATGAATTAGTCGCATTCTTCATTAAACTACAGAAATCATTTTATGACGGCTCGTTTGGAATTGAATGCGACAGTAAGTTCCGAACGAGCCATTTTTGTTTATATCTATGAGTAAACACTGTTGGACATTGAAGGATAGATATGAGTCACAGTTCGCTGTGTCCTTCTATCCGCTTATGTTGTCCAACACGAAGAAAGCCGAAATCCTACATAGGGCAGAAGAGATACGGACGATTAGAAACGAAATATCGGAAATCTTCTTTTCGGATATGCTTGGATTCCAGGATATGTCCAAGTTTGAAGCCTTTAATTATTTCAATCCGTTATTTAGTAAAAGACTGCGTAGCCACTACTTGAAAAAAGCCATCGAGGATGTGTGGAAATCTTATCAACTTAGATTTGATGCTATTCGTAATAAGATAGAGTTCGTTAAAGTAGAAGAACTTGTTCCATCATTCTACAAGATAAATTCGCATGGACATAAAAATGGAGAGTTGAGGTCAATAGAACGGCATACAAAGAAGACTGAACTCACAAAGGTTCTTACTTGGCTTGCTAGATATGGTAAGGATGATTCCGTGCAATGGCTTGAATCTGTAATGCCTAGTGTAGTTGAAACAAAGAAAAAATTTTATAAAACTATATTAGTAAAGATTCAAAAATTTGGGTTTGCTAGATTGATGCAATTAGCATTATCTCGTAGAGAGTCTGTTTATAAATTGTATCAAAAACGTGGTAGGATTAATTTTGAATCGCTAACTTTTAGTGGTAGGAGTAGATTGACCTCTCCAATAGTATGTGCTAGACGAAATGAAAATGGAAAGTTTGATTACTTTATAGAGATTTCTTGGGATTGGTTTAATAAAGGGTATCGTGGGGGGAGTGACCATTCTTTATGTATTCCATTTAAGTATAATAAGGCATATCATAGGTCTTTAAAAAGATATTGTAATGGGGATTGTACACCTTACACTGTTGTGATTCGTGGAAATGATATACATATAGTTCTTACTCGTGTGGGTTATAGATATAAGAATATAACTACGATACTCCCGGATAATACTATCGGTATTGATATAAATTCAAAGCATAATATGTTGGCATTGAGTAGTGGAGCGTTTATATCTAATGACGATGATTTGATTGAAGATTTAAAAACCGAGTTACTAAAAATAGATAAGAAACACAAGAGTTATAATGATAAATTTAATAAAAATGAAGAACATAGTGCATTTAAGTGGTCTAGGAAAGATAAGGCTCGTATATTTGCTATTTCTTTAAAACTTAATGAATCTAATAAGAGAACTATTGCGAATGTATGTAAGAATTATGGTTTAGGCGGTGTAGAAAATCTAGTTCTAGAGAACTTAACTGGATTTAAAGGAAGCAAACTCTATGCTGATGATTCAAAAGGCTTTAATTTAGGGCGGTTACATTTAAGGACTAGACTCTCGTCATTAAAGGATGAGTTTATCCATATAGCCCCCAAGTACGGGTTATCTGTGTCATTGGTTCAGCCTGAATATACATCCAAGATGTGTGGGCATTGCGGATGCATAGATGACCGTAATCGCCAAACCCAAGAAGTTTTTAAATGCGTTGAATGTGGGCATACTGAAAATGCGGACATTCATAGTGCAAAGAATATAAAATTCCGTCTTACCTCGACCGTGTTAAGAGGGTACTTGCTTGAAAAGGCAAGGGATAACGGATATAGGAACTTTCAGCCAAAGAGCTTGTCTAGGTGGCAAGTAAGGGAGTTCCTAGAAAAATGTCATCATAGTGGATTGTTTGAGCAGTCTATAGAAAATTACACAAAGCCTGCGATTAGTAGAATTTGTGTGATTTTAGGTGGTGCCGGTCTATTTTCTTAAATTGTAATTATTTTTTATAGATGAGGTATTGTATGATTTGTGACCTTGATTTGGAACTATGGAAGTTCCGTGACATTTACTTTGATGAAGGACCGCACCTCTACACGGATTCCCTCGGAACGAAATATACCTCTGTGACCACTTTCGTCAAGCAGTGCGGAGAAGTCCTCGAACTTGAGAAGTATGCCGGTCAGTTCTACGAGCAGAGCGGTATGTCCAAGGATGATATTTTTGCCATCCTTGACGGCACTCTCAAGGAAGTTTCGGAATCCGTAATTTACGGAATGATTGACTGCAAGCCCGAAGAGGTTTCCAAGGAGTTGATTAAGGCTCTTGTGGACCGTGACAAGTACAAGTTCTGTGAAGTCCTCAAGTGGAGAGAGATTGCCCAGAGGTATGCCGATAAGAACGGTAGGACTCTGGAAGATGTGCAGGCTGAATGGGATGCCAACAAGAACACGGCAGCTTCTATGGGTACTCAAGTCCATAGCTATATGGAAAACCTTTGGAAGCGGAAGCATTACCAGCCCGAAGTTCCGGTTGGCGACTATGAGCAAGTCCGCTTGAACGGATTGGAAGCCTATAAGACCCTCTGCCGAAGGTTCGTGCCTATCCGCAACGAGTTCATCGTGTACAAGCCCGAATGGGCCTTGTGTGGTACAATCGACTTTCTGTGCTACGATAGGGGCAAGGAGTGCATCGCCATTCTCGACTGGAAGACCAACAAGGAAATCAAGAAGGAGAATCCGTTCCAGCGATGCATCGGTCCGCTGAACGGATTGCCTGATTGCAACTATGTGCATTACTCTGCACAGTTGAGTACCTACAAGTTGCTTATCGAGCGTATGACGAACTTGAGGGTGGGCGAACTCGCCCTTGTTCACTTGAAGCGAAACGGGTGGGAGTATTTGCCCTGTATGGATTTGAGTGTTGAACTGGGGGCTTATCTAGGCAACCGTAAAATAGGAGATGATTAGTTATGGCTAGGGTCAGCGATGAAAAGATGAAAGAAATTATGCAGACCGCAGCGGAGATGGCTGGGGTTGACGATGTTGGGGAGCTTTCCGATGGCTTCCACACCTTCAATAGCCTTTACCGCCAGAGATGCATTCTGTTTGCCACTTTGGTAAACCTTTTCCCGAATTTGTCCTGGAAATCCAGAAGACACGAAGACGGAGAGCTTTGTTTCGGGGGTGGTTGGTTCGTAGTCTGCATAGACACTCCGTCCGGTCCGTATTCCTACCATTACGAGGACAAGGACTGGGATTTGTTCCATTGCGAGGAATTGCCTAGGGCGAAGACCTTCGACGGGCATACGGATGCCGATGTGGAGCGCCTGTTGTCCTTGAGCGAACCGCTCTAGGCGCATGACATTGCCATAGATTAAAAAATAAGGTATATTGTTGCCGATATGAATATCTTTGGTCAGTTTGCACAGCGGTTCTTGAATGGATTTGCGGATTATACGATGCTTCGTACCGTGGGGCGTCGTATTACATCCGTGGAAGAGATTATCACATCCAACGAGCGTGACAAGCAGATTCTCCACGAAATCGCATCCAACCCGGCAACCGAAAACAACTTGCTCACTCAACTTTATGAGCAGTTCCTTTCGTGCCGTGACGACATCAACAAGTACGAACCGCTAAAGTCTAACTACCTCGTAATGGCGATGATTTACACTTTGTCCTATGACATCCTCGCCATCGACCCCCGAACGAACAAGACTTTTGACATTACCATCGATAGCCGTTACCCTTCATCCAACAAGGCTAACCGAATCGTGGAGGATTTCCGTCAGTCCATTCAGCTCGACAAGTACGTGTCCAAGCTGTTGTATGACGCCATCTTCTATGGGCAGTATTTCGTAGAGTATGTCCGTGACGATAAGGGTCACATCATCGGATTGAAGGACACTCATCAGCCGGGTTCAATCTTTACGATTGCTCTTGAGGGTATGGGTTCAGCCCCGATGTACTACAAGCTGGCTAGTGACAGGGTAAACCACATTGAACTCCTTGACAACAAGGAGATAGTTTGCCTTGAGATGCAGTCCGACCGTTACCGCTTGTCCTTGAACCCGATGACGGTTTCAATGCAAGCCCGTGATGCGGTCATCGCACAGAATGGAAGCATCGGCAGACCATTCTGTTTTGAAATCTATGACAAGCTGACCGCCCTTGAGATGCTTGAGCAGCTTGACCTCGCATCTATCAATGCATCGCTCCAGCGAAACTCGCTAGTTTCCGTTACAGCCCCGGATGGGCTTGACCTAGAACAGCTCAAGGAGTTTACCGCTTGGTACGAAAAGGCTATTAACAACACCGGAAGCGATACGGTCACTACCTACAACCTCGACACCATCCGAATGTATGCCGCCGAAGCCACGAAGCTCCGCGTGATTCCGCAGCAGAGTCAGCGTGGTGCAATCGCATCTTCCCTCGGTGCTACCGAGAATGCTTCCGTGGAAGGTTTGCCGGACCGTATCGACAAGCTCCGCAATCTCATACTTGACATCAAGGCGATACCGGCAGAGTTCATCTTCACGGGTCGTGACGAATCCAAGGTGGGTGGCGCTCTCCGTAGGTTCGCCCGATATGCCCGTGTGGTCAAGGCTGGGCAGGCTGCCCTCAATGCGTTCCTTACCCGTATAACAAAGGATGTCCTTATGTCCTACGGATATGACGCAACGGGCAATATCAATGTTTCGCAGTATTGTGCAATCAACACTTCCGAACTTGACCGCCTTGAATATGCAGATGCTTCCGCAACCGTCATCAGCAACGTGTTCAATGTTCTCAACGACATTATCTCCAACGAACGAATCGCTCCGTATGTGGACAACGAAGCCTTTGCCGCCTATGCGGAATCCTTGCTTGATGGTCTTGCCGGTGCATCCCAGATTATCAATGTGCCGAAGAATACCGCTGATGCCAAGGGTAAGACGGACGGCAAGGTGTTCATCCCAACCAACAAGAAGACGGACTAGCTAGTTGCCTAAAAAGGACTACATCTACATTCACGGAAAGCCGATGCATTCCAAGAAGTTTGCGGAAGCCTATGCCTTTAACAAGGGGGCTTCGCAATACATCAAGGCACGGAGGGATGCCCGTGAACGGACCAAGCAAATCAAGGAGAAGAACGGACCCGCTTCTATGGAGTGGGTTCAGTCCGCTTTGTTCCTCTATGCCTGCAAGAAGCACGGACTGGACAAGGACTTGAAGAGGGCTATATGGGCTTACACATCCGCTATGGTGTGCAAGCTGGAAGAGTTTGTCACGAATGCCGAAAAGATTGCGGAGAGGGAGAACATTGCCGATTCGTTCCATTGGGCTGCCCTCCAGCTTCGTGCCACTATTCGAAACCACATGAAACTTCTTGAGATGTTCAAGGACGAGGAAATCAGCATACCGCCTATGACCCAAGAGGGCAAGGTAATCCGTGGTATGACCCATCATCCAACGCAGAAGGATAATTACGAAGCGATGAACTATGTCCTAGGCGAGTTTAAGCAGAAAAACCCCGATGCGGAAGCGGTTTTGCCGAAAAAAGATGCGAATTAGTGTTGACACATTATCTAAGATTATGTATATTCTAGGTAGGCAACTGGTACTTGTCGGGACAATTTGAGAGTTTTAATGCACCGCAAGGTGTATAATGTCCTGCTAGGGGTACCAGACCTAGCAGGATTTCTTTATTTAGTAAGGAGTACGGAGTATGGCTTTGACGATTAAACTACACGAAATGGGATTGAAGACTGAATCCGCTATGTATGAGATGGTTACGGTGGCTCGTAGTCCTAGTATGCATATCTTGATACAGGTCAATCCGGACGAACATCATATTGGCAATCCGTATTTCAAGGTGTATAATAGCGAGTCTTTCGAAAAGGCTACCAGTATGAACAGGATTTCTTTCAATGAACCCGCATACATCTATCATACTACTTATGGAAAGGACCGGTGGTTCTTGAACTCCAAGGAAAAACGGAATCTTGTATCACTGTTAAAGGCATCTTCCGACCATATTGATAGAAGGGATATAACTAGGGAATATTCTAACTGGGAATGGGCCATTATTCAGTACAACAACGAAATTTGTGCTGTTGGCGAAAAGGACACTGTTGCCGGTAGGTTGAAGGGCAATGCATTACCAATAGATTTGGCAATGCCGAATTATCTGGATTTGCCTCGTCACTAATAATTTTTAGAATGCAATAGATAACCTATTGCATCCGTAATGATATTTTATTATATTGTTCCACAGACAGCCACATAGGACTGTACCTCATATACAAGGTGGGGACAAAGGAAAAAGTGGCTATGTCGAGAAACGTACCTAAAAGGCGTTGGAAAGCGGAAGAAATTGCCGCCGTGATGGAAGGGGATGTACCCGAAGGACGAACTTACTTGCAGGCGGCATCGTATGCCCACAAGCACAACATCCCCTGGAAGGAACTCCGTAAGAACAAGTGCAAGTGGTGGTGGAGACCGGAAGAGGACATCATCCTCCGTAGGGGTGACATCGTGCCTAACCGTTCATGGGAATCCATCCGTCAGCACAAGGAAATCTTGGGCATACCCCGTGAAGCTAAACCACGATACTCCGATTACCTTGACTATGTTGACAAGGTAAAGAACGCCCACAAGCCCACAATCATCCCTCGAAAGAAAGTTGATGTCACAATCGCAGACGAATCCGTTTGATTCTCTCTTTGAGCTTATAGACGAGAAAGCCACTTTCGACGAGAATGTGGCTACTCTGCATAAGCTATTGCAGGACGGAAAGATAGACTTGCACCTCGTAGCGACGATTATGATGGAAGCATCCACGATTCCTCATCTTGCAGCGGACAATTACAACTTGTTCACGAAGGTAAAGGAACAGGACCGGTTGATTGCTATGTACGAGAAGGACTTGAGGGAGTTTTCCGAAGAGCGGAATGAGCAGGCTATCGCTTGTCAGGACGGAATGTGTCTTGATGAAGAGAAGGAGTACGGAAACAAGATAATAAAGGTTCCGTTTCCGAAGGGTACTATCGTAAACTGATAGTATTCTGTTATATACAGCATAAGAGGAATTTAGTATGCCAAGAAAAATCGTAATCGACATTGAAACCACCCCAAGACCCGGAATTATGGACACCTTCTATCCCATCTGGGCTGCCACGAAGTACCCCGGAAAGGAAGGTCAGGAACTTGAGGATATGGCGGCACTCCACGCCGAGTTCGGTATGGTCTGTGCCGTGGCATTCGCAAATGCACAGACGGACGAAGAACCTACCGTGTACACGGCTGGGGATGTGGACGAGGAAGTAGAATTGCTCAAGTCCATCGAGGGTATGCTTGACAATACGGCTGTGACTCTCGTCGGTCACAACATCAAGGGCTTCGACATTCCGTTCCTAGCAAAGAGGTTTATAGCCCGTAGGAAGTTTGTACCCCGTATGCTCAATATGGGTGGCAAGAAGCCGTGGGAAGTTCCGCACATCGACACTATGGACGTTATGCGGTTTGGCGGTGGTGCTTCTATGTCGCTTCGCTCCGCTTGCTTGATGCTCGGAATCGCAGACCCGAAGGGTTCTAATTGCGGTTCGGAAGTGCCGGAGATGTTCCGTCAGGGCAGGGTACTTGAAATCGGGCAGTATTGCGGTGGAGATGTTGTTGCGGAACGCGAACTTTACAAGCGTCTTGTGGATGCGGAGGTGTTTGGTTAATATGCCCCATAAACTCTATATAGGTATCGACAATGGTACGTCCGGGTCTATCGGATGGCTCGGAGATGGCATTGACACGGGTTTTGTAGAAACTCCGAAGTTTGAAGAGCAGTCTTATACGAAGACCGCAAAAGATATTTCTCGCATTGACCGCAAGGGCTTGCGAGAATTGGTATTGAAGATTTTGGGCGAGAACAAGCCGTATGAAGCTATTGCTATCTTGGAACGCCCCCGTGTGAACCCGAAGCAATTTGTGACCACCCTTTCGGCTATGAGGGCGTTGGAAGCAACCCTATGTGTGTTGGAAGATATGGGTGTTCCGTTGACCTATACTGATTCTCGTCCGTGGCAGAAGAAGATGTTGCCACAGGGTACGAAGGGTTCTGCCGAACTCAAGAAAGCATCCAAGGAAATCGGTTGCAGACTTTATCCGCAGTTTGCTGATGCAATCCGTAAGCATAAGGATGCGGATGGCTTGTTGATTGCAGAATGGGCTAGTAGGGAGCGCTTATGATTAACCACAAACCGAAGGACTTGGCTGGCATCACCGTGCAGAAGCCGATGCCACAAAGACCTGGACTCACTTATCGTGAAGAGAAGCTGGAGCCGTTCGTGTTCTTTGAAAAGAAGGACATCCGTTTGCTCCTAGTGTTCGTAGGATTCTTCGTGATGTTCGTACTCGGAGTGTTCTACGGGATGCTCGGTGTCTAACAAGAATTTACACAAACTCAACAAAAGGATAAATTAAAATGGCAAAGAAAACCGCTACAAAGACCGCTGAAAAGAAGGAAATCAAGGCTACTCCGAAGAAGGAAGTCAAGACCTCCCCCAAGAAGGATGTAAAGGCTCCCGCTCCGAAGACAATCAAGCTGGAAAATAAGGTAGTCAAGGCTCGTGAAAATAAGGAAGACACGAGGGAATATGTAGTCCTCGAACACGACCTTCTCACGCAGAACTACACGAAGATTCTCCATGAAAAGGATTATAAGTTCAATGCCCCGCATCTCTTCAAGGTTGTTGCCGTTGAAGCCGACAAGGATGGCGAACACAAGGGTATGCACCGCATCGTTGGTGTTGTCCATTTCCAAGAAGGTCCTATCAAGGAAAATGGTGTCAATGGTGTAGCGAACGAAGACCTCATCGGTATGGTTCTCCGTCGTCTTGAAGGTTCCCAGAACTCCGAATACAAGTGCCGTGAAAATGCCTGTGCCATCACGAAGCTGGAAGAAGCCCTTATGTGGCTTCGCAAGCGCACGAACTCTCGCATCAAGCGAAATGTCGAAGGAACATCCAAGGTCTAATTGTATGGCAGATTCTACACCAGATACACTTGCACACCGCCAGATGGTGGTTGGCTACGCCACGGATTTTTGCAGTAGGCTGATGGATATGGCAGAGAAGAGTGGCGATGCCATCGCAGACTATGCGGCAGATTTCTGTGCTGACATTATGGAACGGGCAGATAGGCACGACGAGTCCAAGCTCCACGCTCCCGAAAAGGAACGTTTCGACTATGTTGGTACTCACAACCCTCTCGGAAAGTGCAAGTATGGCTCGGACGAATACAAGAAATCGCTTGAGTACCTTGGACCGGCTCTAAAACACCATTATGAGGTAAACGACCACCACCCCGAACACTTTGAGGACGGGGTGGACGGTATGAACCTTATGCAGATTGTGGAGCTTTTCTGTGATTGGGATGCCGCAAGCCACAGAAACAAGGATGGCAACATCTACCAGTCCTTGGAGAAGAACAAGGAGCGTTTCACGCTCTCCGATGACTTGTACTCCATCTTCAAGACCACAGCGGACATTTTAGAGGGCAAGACCAACGAGGTGTCCGAAACGGATATGGACTTGACGGGTCTTGTGTTTGAATGGCTTGATTGCCGTTCAAGACGCACGGGCGATGGTCTGTATGACACCCTTGAAGAAAGTACGGAAAGCCACGGCTTCTCCAATCAAGTGTACCACATCTTGCTCAATACGGCAAAGACAGTAAAGGAATAGAACATCATGGCAAGAGAATCCATTTGCAACAAGTGCAACTCCAAGACTTATTGTGCCAACCGTGTCAACGGGGTCACGGATTGCATTAACTACAACAAGTTCCCGAAACCCACGGCAGACGAGCAGAAACGATGAATGCCTATGCTCACAAGCTACTCTCAAGGGCAGAGGGAATCTGGAGCAATCTGGGTCTGTTGCTCGAAGGACAGAAAACCTCCGAGCAGGACGGATGCACCTCTATCGTCCTCAAGTTCCACGAGATTACACCTCCGCAGGCTGAAATGCTCGTTTCGCAGATGGGCAAGGCTTTCCGTAGGGCTAATCCGTTCTGGCGAAAGGATGAAAAGGGCGAAATCGTTGTTCGCATTGAGATTCCTCCTATGAACGGCTGAAAGGAACGGCACATCCGAATCGCTATGAAGCATTTATAAGTATATTTGTGAATGGCGGTGCGGTTCGAGTCATTCCGTATCGTTATCTCCCGTTGAGGGTTGGAACATTCCTAATCCTATGGCAATGCTCATTGTTGGGGTTATGTTCCGGGGCGGTGCGGTCATCCCGCATCGTCCTTTTTTCAACTAGAGGTAAGACATTTATGGCAGACGAAATCGACTGGGCGAAGCTCCGTGCAAGGCTTCGTGAAACTCCCATCGTGGTAAAGCCCAAGCACGTAAAGCATCCCAACCGCTCCCCCGAATCTCTTGAGAAGCGGAGGGAAGGTGCCAGGGCTAGGTGCAAGAAGCACTACTGGGCTAATAGGGAAGAGTGCTTGCGGTTGCAGAAGGAGTGGGAGAAAGCCAACCCCGAAAAGGTCAAGGCGAAGAAGCACCGCTACTACGAGAAGCACAAGGACGACCCCGTATTTAGGGCGAAGCGTGCCGCTTGGCAAAAGGCTTACAAGGCACGGAAGAAAGCCGAAAGATTCGCATTAAAGGCACAGACATCCAATGTTACATAGATAATTTATTATATTTAGATAAAGTTTATAGAATCCGTAGTATTTATAGTGAATGGTATTAGCATATCAGTAGTATTTTATGTATTTTTATGGTATGCCAATCAAGCGTGATAGGGTTAATCGTGTAACAGGTCTAGTCTATCTACCGATAGACGGTTCTAGGCTATACAGGGGTCAGCACATAGAATTGTCCGAAGTTGCGGAAAATCCTATAAATTGCCTTATTCGTGATACACATATTATGGACGAGCCTAAAAATGGGAATGCCATAGGTGATGCCGTGTTTGATGCACAGACGGTTGGTGACGAATGGGATTACACTGACCCTGAACATCCAGTCTTTTTTGGTAATGCTTGTGACGCTGGGGCTATGGATATGGAGCAGATACTCATAGCCGAGGACAAGGAGAATGATGAAACTCGGATTAGGCTTATAAGTGCTAATGGAAAGCGTATCGTGATTAAGGGTCTTGATGAAAGTAAGCCACATATTACATTGAGGGATTGGATTGAAATTCACAATTATGGTAGGACTACGGGTAATGGTATGTCTAGCAATACTGCACATAATAGTGGTAGAAATACTTATAATGGGAACATCGACGAGATTGTGGCTGCTGTTCTTGAAGAATTGTTTAAGTATGGCACCGTCCGTATTGCCGACTTGAAGCAAGTCCCGGAGGATGCTACGATGCACACACCTAATATGGGCAATCAAGAGAAGTTGGCTGTGGATGACAAGGGCGGGGAAACTCGTAATGTCAGTATGGGTGCTATGCGTAACGAAATGGAACAGCCAGTGCTTCGTATGCAGGGTAAGCCCACGGCAAATACTCTTCAATTTAAGCGAAATCGTAATCTTAATACTCCGGATAGAGATTGAATTTGAGTATATTTTTAGATTAGAAATGTAGGAGATATTTTATGCCCGAAGAAACTAATGAACAGACTAGACAGGCGGTAGATTATATTCTTTCGCTTATTGCGGACGATTCGGGTAATCGTTGGCTTATTTATTCAAAGGGGTTAGAGTCACAGATTACTTTAGCATTGGCTGGTGATGTTACTGGTTCAATAGTTACAGATATGTCTCACGGAGAAGGTGGGCATAGCGGAACTAACACCATCCAGGCTACGATTGCGGATGCCGCTGTGACTTCTAGTAAGATTGCAACTGGTGCTGTTATCACTGAAAAAATTAGTGATGGCAATGTTACTTTTGTTAAGATTGCTTCTAGTGCATACGATGGGTCTATTGCCGAAGGCACCGCTGATAAGCTCGCTACAAAGGTGCAAGTTAAAAATTATGTTGAGGGTGTTCTTAAAGGTAAGGGCGAGTATCTTGGAAGACAGACGGTTGCCACTATTAATTCTTGGCAGTTGGCTAACTTGAATAATGGCGACCACGTTATATGCGATGATGCTGGAACGGTTGTAATAGATAGCCATTCCCTTGCGGTTCGTGCGGGTGAAGATATTATTCTTTGGAAATATACCGACGGCGGGGTTGAACACGCATATTGGCAGTCGAGTGATGGCGAGTTCAAGTTGATTCAGTCAGCTATTGGCGACCCTACCGCTAGTGGTAATGCTATTGAGTTCATTGCGACATTTTCGCAGAACGAAAATGGCGAAGTGACGGTAACGAAGAAGATTATTTATACAGCCACGAATACACAGGCGGGTATAGTAACTTTGTCCGATGCGTATGACGGAACTGAAACCGCTGCTACGGGTGGTAAGGCTGTTACACCAAAGGCTTTGAGTGACGGATTGGCTACTAAAGCACCTACAAGTCATGCAAGCACGGCTACCACTTACGGTGTGGGCGATGGCACTCACTATGGTCATATAAAGTTGTATGACAATGTGGACGGGGAGAATACAGATGGTGCTCCGGACCAAAACTCTGTACAC